TGTTGGTTTTAAAATATAAAAAACTTTCGTTACTGAATTCAATTTTTAATTCATTCATAACTGTTCTCCTCCTATAAAAGCTGTATTATCACATCAAATCTTCCGCAACACTAATATCAAAAGTATCTTCGAACCAGTGCCAAATCTCTTCTCTGTGAGTACCTGGACGGAAATGTTCGCTCCACAGCAAACTCCCCCAATATGTTTCAATACATTCTGTTTCGGGATTCATAGGTACATCTCCAAACTGTTCCCACAGTTCCTTTACAGCTTCAAGATTAATTCTCTTGAATGACCTATCTTTAATTCCATCATTATCAACATCAATCCATCGGGCGGCGATTTTATATTTATAATCATTCTCCCAAATATCGAATACTTTCTCTGCCTTTTCAAACGTTAATGCGCAATCATATGTGAATAACTGATCGGGGCCATCGTCTGTTACAATAATTGCCATCGGCCAATATAATTTCATAACACCATCTCCTTTTAATAATTAACGATTTCCATACAACTGATTTTTAATTCTAACCTGTGACATGATTCCTTTATTTGGATTATCTTTATCCAACCAGTAATAGAATTTTCTATACCAACCATCTGCATTAAGCATTTCTACTTTTATGGAATTATCCATGAAATTCCGCTGCGGTCGTGTCATATTTGTTTCATAGTTTCCATAACCATCGGGGAATATATAACGGTCATATCCACTTGAATAATGAACTTGTAACATATTCTGACCTTCCAACTGAAGAATCCATTCGATCATTGGCTTTATCTCCCTTCTGTAAAAGCTGTTTATTAGTACACAACTTTATCAATAGTTTCATTTGTATTTGCATCTCTTAATTCAATCTCAGAGATGCCTACATTGCATGTATCCACGCCAATCCGATCCATTAATGTATCAAATTCTGCAAGAGCATCTTCGGCCTTGGTCTGATTTGTCTTGAAATAAATATATGACATAGTGCCGTCAATCCAGATCACCAATTCATTTTTCATGTGCGTTCTCCCTTCATCAAACCTATCTTTTATCAGTTGTAATGGACACCACGTTTCAGATAGAGCGGATAATCTGCATTGTAGTTATCCGTTACTCCCCATCCATTGCAGTACTCTCCATCTTCCTCAAAGTGTTCAATATCCATCAAGATATCATCCTCGTTGGGAAGCCACGTGCCATCGGCGGTATCAATTCTTGCATCGAGGATTTCTTTTCGTTTGGCTTCTGCTTCACGGATGTAAGTGTTGACTTCTGCCTTGCCAAGTTCTGTAAGTTTTACCATATCTTGTATCTCCTTTTTCTATTTAAATACTATATGTTGTATCTATACTACTAATGAAATAACCGTTTTATTACTGGTTAATAATTTCCTCATTATGTTCAATGCCCAGTTTATTCATTAAATCTACCAACGCATCATGATATCCGTCTGTATATCCCTCGTCATATTCATTTAACACATAGTGCATATTTTCTTTGTTGTCTGCAATAAGATCCATAATAATATCTTTAATCATAGTTCATTCTCCCTTCAAATCGTTGTTTGATTAAACTCGGTTTTCATTAGCCACACAATGCCGTCTTGTAAGTGGATTCTGTCAACTTCGGCTGTTTAATGCTACCATTATACTCTTTAATAAAATCTTCAAGTGCGCCGTTGCTGCTTTCCATCAGGCGGTCGAAGAACAACTTACCCTCAGGATAGTTAGTAATCAACAGTGACAATTCCGTTGGCGGCATCCCGTTATACTCATCAAGCGGAACTTCGAAGTACAGTCCCGTTACAATCCGGCGTTCCGGGTCAATCATTGCCGTGGCATCAAGCCACATGTCAGTAAACACGTTATCTAAATCCAAGCCGAGAAAATCTAGCACTCGTCTCCGTATTGAATAGCCTGGATAAAAATCAACCACCACCCTTTGCTGTTCTTCATCATAAAGCCATAATGTATTCATGTCGATTTCTATCTGGTTTATTTCGCTATCTCTAAATGTCATGTAATCACCCCTTATTTGTATGCCTGAATTGTCAAGTAAACTCTTGTCCCGTCTTTGAGGTCGACCACAACTCCATTATCCATTGTTAATAAGTCTGCCTCTTCGAATGTCTGGACATCTTCTACCTCCGGGAAAAGAACATCTTCATCATAATCAGCTTCGATGTAACTATTATTTTTAATCGCTTCTTTGATACTATCTTCGATTTCTTTTTCGTAATCCATGATTTATCTCCCTTCAAATTCAAACTCTACATCATCTACGTCAAGCAGTCCATCAACTCCGCCATACGCAAATTCACGTAAGTCATTATCATTAGGTACTCCGTGGTAGTACCCAATAATTCTTTCTCTGATGAGTGCATTTCCTTTGTATGTCCACTCCCAAATAATTGTCGAATCATTACCGACCGTGTAGGTCTGACCTACCTTGATTCTGACTGAATTATTCTCCATAGTTACCACTCCTTATAATCTTTCAGAACCTCGTCTATAGTTGCCTTATTCTGCCGGCGAAATCCACCCTGGGGAGTGCCGACAGGATTGGCTACTCCATTATCAAACACTATCCGCTGCCGCCACATGTAGTGACGGTCGGCGGTATGCTTGACATCGAGGAGTTTGTGAGGGTTTCTCTTGTTACGGTATGTTGTTACTCTCATGTGGTAGTCTCCTTTCGTTTAATAATCAATTGAGCATTCACTCCATCCAATGTCGTCACAGTAGTATGGAATCCCATCAAGTACTACAACATCCGACATACTTAACGATCTTCCGCAATACTGAGACGGACGTTCATCTGTATTGAATATGACGAACAGTTTTTCAAGCGCACCATTTACCGTTTCGCTTGATATTGTTCCTCGCCAAACCGGAACGTAATCGCTCATCTTCCATCCGTGTTTCATGGCACATTCAAAATCTCTGAATGTGTAACTCACACTCATTGGTGCCATGTAGATTACGTATTCTCTTTCTTTCACCATTCCGCTTCTCCCTTCTTAAGCTTCTCAACGTACTCTTCGTGCCAGCTACAATATTCTTCCCATGATGTTGTCGGGAAATGTTCGTCTACATCTTTGCGGTACACCGGACAGCTTTTCCAATTGCTGCAAATCATAGTGGGCATATCGTCCATTTCGCTTTCCGGCATCGCTTCCTCCCCGTATGGGCAATCCACGCATACGCTAGTATAGAAGCGCAACTCATTGCAACCTTCGATATATTTCTGCCGGCGGTATGCTTTGTTCTTTTCGTACCAGGTCAACCGTTCGAATTCCTTCTCCGCTTCGTGGGCTTCATCTTCGAAGCGACTACGGTTATATTCAGGAACGCAATTCGGAATACTACAATTAATAATTCTCACGCTATCATCTCCCTTCAAATCCGACTTTTATCAAAGCCACTCGTCAACATGGAATGCCCTGTCAGCGAGGTACACATCATCTGTTACAGCGTCTCTGTTTGCTCCCACAACCATTTCGGTTGCATCAAGGATACTCATCATGTGAGCCGGAACAATGAGTAACTCATGGATGCTACTCGGAAGGATGTAGTAATCTCCGAGTTTCTCTTTGATAGTTGACAAAACATACTTGTTTAACAAAATTCCTGCACCATTCGCAAGTTCGTCGGTAGTAAGCAATATCATCGGCTCATCCCAGGCAGTGAACTCGTCTACGTGTTTCATAAACCTACCAAAACCGCCAACTGTCAGCTGTGCGTCTAACATTGTGCCAAGTCTAGCTTTCTCCGCCATATTGGATTTCGCTATGACGATTTGCATCGGAGTTACATTTGCCGGAAATGCAAGCGCACCGTCGAGATTGTATGCAACATAGAAGTAAATACCATTTTTTACTTCAATCGGTTCAATAGCATCATTTTTGCGGTTCTTGTAGCTGCGCGCTACGATGATGAGATTCTCATCGGTCGTGTTGTTCATCATATTCATGAGCTTGTCGTGCATCGGGTGGTTCTCGTTTACGTTAATAACTTTGTTAATCATAATTAGTCCTCCATTTCTTCGATTACATCTAACAAATAGTTAATGACTGTGTCACAATCCATTTCTTTTACCTTGTCGAGGGACATTTCGTTATCCCTATATTCGTAAGGATCGTGGTCTTTGAGGAACTGATTGAGCCGAGTTGCTGTTTCCGGCTCAATGTGTGTTACAATGTACTGAATAAGTTTGCGTTTTATCATAACCCATCACCTCATTTAATAAATTGATAAGTCAAGCGGTTGTAACCAGTGCCACTCACCTCCCGGGCGGTTAATCCGTTTCCGTCGGACTATCCAAGTGTGGATGGTACAACAGCTATTTGTTGCTATCGCATATTCGTACTGCCCATGCTGGACGGTATTTTCGCAGTTTGCTTTGTAGGCTTCATAAATCCGTTGCTGAAATTCTATGCTCAGCATTATATCACTTCCTTAATTACAAACTCAATATTATCAATGTGATTCCAGTTGTAACCACCTCCGGCTACCAGTCGAAGATCGTCTTTAATAATCTCCATTGCTTCGTTATTAGTGCAATAATCTGAAAATCTATATTCATCCTCAAATGAATAAACCTTATCGGGTTTCCATCCGCCAACGACATAGTCTTTATCTGGATGCGTCGGCTTTATAGTGTAGTTGATTTTTCCCTTATAAATTCTACTCATCGCAGTGTCCCTCCTTAATGATCGGTTCCGCGACCGACCGAGTAAACTTCACCGGTTTCTTTATCTACAATCTCCATACGGAGTGCGTCCCATCTGCCGTCCTCATCTTTGCAACACCAAGTTCCCTTGAATTTGCACTCAATGGGTGCAGTAGCTGCGGAGATTAAGTAGATGCGGTCAATTTCCACATCATAGCAATCATCCATATCCATGGTATTAAAAATCTGGTTGCTAGTATAGATCTGTGGGTCTTTAAGTTCTCCCTCAATTTTGTAGGTCACCAAATATCTCAACATAATATCACCTCACCCTACATTTCTAATGATGTTATTGATAACCATGACCTTTTCAACCGTAATCACGGTTACAGTATCACCGTTTGCCTTGGCAAGTAATCGGTAGTTCTTAGCGATTAAATTTGCCGCGAACTCCGAGGAATGAACGGGGACATATTCCCGGCGGTTTCCGTAGTCAAGAACTACTCGCCAATACATCAGTATTCCTCCTCTCTTGGCTGATTAAGAAGTATGTCGGTAATCATTTCTGTGATTTCCGATTCCTTTACATCCAACTTATATGAATCCCACGGGTCAATGAACCCATCGGTAACATTCAGGCTATACTGCATGTTGAGAAATATATTTTCGATTGCCTTCTCAACCATTCCCTCAACGTTGGATCTGATATCTTCTCTTGTCATAATGGCTACCTCCTACCAATCATGTTCTTCAACCAGCTTGTACTCAAGGTAGCTGTTTGTATCTACCTTGAGCCGTTTGGCTTCTTTAACCAAACTATTTACCAGTGCAACATCCTCTGGGTTATTAACCATAAGAACGTCACAACAGGTGTGGATTTCAATTCTCTCTGGATTGCCGGCTACCAGTCCGCCGAAGTAGCGGATGAACCGGATTCCTTTGGATTCAATCTGACTCATAGACATCCTCCTTTAATAAATTTCATAGCAGAGAAGAGTATCAATCTTGTCTACCTTATTGAGTAGCGAATCAATCATATCAACCGTATCGTGATTACCGGCGTACTTTTCCTTGTCAGCAATAAGCCGTGGTTTATAGTAGTAGCGGAGTAGATGCCACAAGTAGAACTTCTTTTCATCTTCACTCATGGTGTCGATTCGTCCGCCCATAATCTGGAAGTCCGGCTTTCCGTTACCAATGAGCGGAACGACCACACTGTTCTCACACTGATCGGGGCCATTTTCTTTGCCTTCGCCGATTAAGCGGAGTAATTCCTTTTCGGCGGCCTCGGGGTTGTCGGCATCTACATCATAGTAGTTGCCGTATGTCTCCTCATAGTAAAGTTTCATAGTATCTACCTCCTTAATAAATTATCCAAACACCGCTCTCAGCATTTTCTGACGTGCTTTTTCGTAGCGGACGTTGTTACCCTCGTTTGCCTTAGCTGCGGATTCCACATCATAAATAATGGAATCAATAACCACTTCAGTCAGCAGAAAGTCCCGAGCCAATGACCGGAACTGACGTTTCCATTTGATTTTCGCCGGGTTACTGTAGGCTTTGCAACACAAAGTATCCACGCAAGTCATCGGTCTTGCTCCTCTGTTGCGAGCGATTTGCTTTGTTGTCATTATTCAGTCTCCTTTCTGAACTCGTCAAACAGTTTTTCACCGTTATACTTTTTAATAAATGACTTGTACAATACAAGCTCCTTTTCCAGGCTATCAACAGTTTTCTCAAGCGAGTCAATTCGCTTATTAATATTCTCCTGGACCATGTTCCGTAGCATCGGAACTGTGTCACCGGGGATTTCCGTTGTGGCTTCTGCCCCATGGTGTCCGTCCTCGGTGGTAATCCACATGAACAGCTTTGCCATGTCGGCATGTGGATCTAATGTGCGGAGAAGTAACTGGCGGATAGCTAATCCAAGCGAATCCGTCTGGTATTCATTCATTAACTCCCAAGGGTCTGGACCACCGGTATCTTTCTGGGAGTTTTCATAAGCCGCGGAGTTCTCTTCCGGCAACCATTCGACTGAATAGCCGACGGTAAGCTTTGCATCGTTATAACCACATTTGTTTTTCGGTGTGATGGAATCGTACACCGGAGTTGCGGTTGACGGGGTTTCTTTTTGAATCTGGGCAATCTGCCCATACTGATCTTTAATATGGAGTTCCCACATAGGTATTATCTCCTCTCTCCTTGGCTAAATACTCCGTATCATTCTCTGCCCCATAAGCATCAATGAACATCTCTTCGGAGAATCCATTGACGTGCTGCCAGTGGAGCATTGTCAGTAACGTTTTGTCATCCTTGGCAAGCATTCCGTTTGCCTTGAGGAGGCCATATGCATTAAGGATAACTTGCCACGGACTTCCTTCGGCATGGACTACGGAAACAACTTCCATAATCATATCGTCGGAATCCATAGGCCAGAACAGCGCACCCTCAAACACCTTTCCGTCAGTGAAGATGACGAGTTTCTTTTTAAGTTCGCCAAGGATATTACTATATACCTTGGCAATCATAATGTTGGCATATATTTTTTTCATAGTGCCACGCTCCTTTAATAATTAATTATAATCAAGAGTTTCTCTTTGTCAAGAGTATTTTTTACCATTTGTGATATTTCTCGTGGGTTTGCAGAATGGGCACTGCTTTCCCTCGGGATATGTGGTGTCAAGTGCCATGCAACCGCCGAACACCTTGGCGAAGCACTTGCGTTTGTCATTACACTTACTTACCTTAATTGATTTCGCTGCCATTAGATGATTCCCCTTTCTTTGATAAAATGCTTGAATACCGTTGTAATATGCGTGTCATTGCACTCATAGGTTTTGTACCACTCACAGATTTCTTCCGGGCGGAACAATGCGTTCTTGAGGATATTCGCTGCCCAGGTTGCGAAGTCCTTTACATACCAATGATTTGCCTTTCCCTCTGAGAGGAAGTACCGGAACTCGGTATCCTTGACGTAGAGCGAATAGCGCCGCTCAATCTCGGGTAACAAGATTTTTAGTTTCATGGTGTTATCTCCTTATAAATTATTTTACCTTATGGTTACATTGAAGCCGGCGAGGTATGGGATCACCGGCTTTATCTAATCACAAGGATTAGGCAACCACTTCGAAGCGCGGTTTCTCTTCGCGGATGTTCTCCAGAACCTTCTTCTCCGCGAATGCGATCATTTTCGCTTCGTAGTTCAACGTATGACGGTAATCATCATCGGCGTTTGCGAACACCTTAAGTGCAACCGGGTCATACTTGTTGAGGAGTTTCTTTAACTCCTCTTTAACAGCCCCGGTGCTTTCCCTATGAAGTACAAGGATATGGAATACGAGTTCCATACGAGAACGAGTAATTCCGTGTCCGGTACACCAAGCCGGAGCGGACACCAACACCTCAAGGATGTTTGACAACGTGATTCCGTTGTCATTACAGGTGTAAATAACGTATTTCGCAAACGACGGATATGTTATTTTTAACCCCCTGGAACCACCGCTTCCATAAGTATGGCATCCAATCCCTGTTTGGGAAAGTACCTTATTGTAGGTTTCCTCCACCCAATTTGGGTAAACAACTTTTTCTCTGTTCCCCTGACGTCCGGTGCTACTGTACTCATACGGCGAAATTATCCGCTGGTACTTCTTCTCTTCCTCGTGGATTTCATCCCGGACGGTTTCCACCATTTCCATTACGGAATCGAAACCAAAAACTTTTACCATCTGCTTTACTGCTTCTTTATTCGTCATAATACACACCTATCCTTTCGCTTATTTAATAATTAGTTTTTTGTTATTAGTTAATTGGCTACGTTTCCCTTGAGTGAGAGAATCATATCGGTTACTTTCCGGAGCAGTGCCGGTTCCAGAACTTCCTCATCACAGAATGTATCATAGAGGAAGTTTACGGCGGTTTTCTTTACCGCCCAGTATACATCATTGTAGGTTTGCATTAGCTTGAAGTATGGTTTCTTTAAGCAGTACTTTAATAATTTATCAGCCACATTTACCACCTCGCTTTCCCTTGAGGCTAATACTTTCTCTCTGGAATTCTAAACCAATCATGACAGCTCCGATGAGCCAGCCAATGATTAAGCCTAAGCCGAATAGTGCCATTATCCGATCCACTTCCTTTCCTTACAATCGAACGTCGCACCATTTGCATCCTGGTACGAATTTGCCTTTGAGTAGCGGAAAATCCACAAGCGGTGTCCGTTTACCGTGCGGATTTCCATTGTACCGTTATCCATTGCATAGCGTTCCCGGTATCCGCCGGCTTCGTATGCGTCCTTTTTCGTTACTATCTGCGGAGGCATAAGCTCATCTCCCTTCTTAATAATTAACGCGGAATGTATGGACACGCTCCGCATCATCAATCAGTTCTTTGTACGTATGAGAACGGATTGTAATTGTTTTATCGGTGCACTTTACAAGACTCCAGGTCTCGTACTTGCTAAGTAGACGAGCTACTCGCGGATTTGCCTTGATGTGGGACTGGTAAATCCGGTTAAAATAGTCACGAGCGACCTCATGATAGATGCGGTTTCGCTCTGCGGTACGTTCCGGAATGTCGGTATAATCATCCATCAGATTATATTTCCGTTTGGGATTGCCGGAATGTACACGGTATCCGGCTAACCAGGGCAGAGCAACCATATCCGTAAAGCTACATCCGAGATTCTCGTTTACTAGCTTGAGGATGTTTGCCTTGGTGTAGGACAAACCGGTTCTCTTGCGTTCAATAGGGTGGATGTATGTATTGCAATCTCCGTTTCCATTGTGGATCTCAAAGCAGAAATCTACAACGATCATGTCCGAGCAAGTGTAGTAATAGTCACGCTCATATCCTTTTTTCACGGCTCCCGGCGGTGCGTCATACCGGTGGTAATTCTCACAGCCGGAAAAGAGTTCCAAATAGAATTCCCTTCCGTCATCGGTGCGGAATGCCGTTCTGATACGGCAGTTCTCAACATCATTTACGTTGGTACCTTCACATCCAGCACCCTCGAAGTACAATGTTCTTCCCATGATATATTCCTCCATGATTGTTTTATTTGCGGTTCATAACCACATCTATGCCCACAAGATGCCTTATGAGCATAGTCTAGCTATGAATAGCAATATCACTTTACCTCAACGAACCCGACTTCGCGGAGTTGAATATAAGCGTCCGCAAAATCATGGCACAACGTTGTGTTTGTACCTATAATATATGTTCCGTCAGAAAACACCCGGAACGTGATTTCTTTGCCATTGTTTATCATTCTAATGATTGCCATTATGCCTCGCCTCCTTCCGCAAGTGTTGCAATCAGATTACCGATGGACTCCAGTTCCTCGCCGGAAAGTGTGATACCTTTACCACAGATTTCCTCACCCTCATCGTTAACCTTCCACGGGCGGAGATCGTATACCGGCTCTCTATCGTTCCAAGAGATATAGCGGAGTTCCAGAGCGTATCCACCCTTACGTGGCGCAACTACTCCGCAGTTCTCGATGACATTGTAGTTAATAGTGTCAGTGTTCTTTACCGTTGTTTTACGAATAGCCATAGTGATTCCTCCTTGTGTATTATATTTAATAGTTCATCATTCGACCCAGTAACCGCGATCGCGGTATTGGTCGGCTTCTAATTCTGTGAGTGACTTAACCACACATTTCATAGTAGTGCGGTCAGTGATGGTAAATAGGTGCTTTTGCTCACGATGGAGCAATTTAACAATAAGGACAGAACCGTCCTCTAAGCGCATTCTTTTCATGGGAATAACCCCCTTCGTAGTAATTAACCCCTCGCATAACCCCCCAACGCACCCACAGATTGCACGTAGCTAATCCATGAGCGGTGATCTAGGTTGCGGACAGGGCAGTTATCCGGTTACTTTATCAACAGCAAAGGGAGCATAGGATTACTCCCACACTCCCCGGTTTGGACGGAGTTAGTCAACCTTTATTTTCCACCGGAACTTTTCCCCGTGAGGGTCGGGTTCTGCGGTGGACGGTTCGACCTTGACAAAGTACCACGTTCTAATGACGTGATTCTTGCCGACGGTGAGATCCAGGGTTAACTTGAACGTTCCGTCCATAAGCTGTTGAAGGGTGAGCATAGTTCTCACCTTCTTTCTGTGCGTGGTTTCATAGTGTAACCGTATGGGATAAACCGTATCGGTTACGGACTATGCGCACATACCAAACTGCGAATGTATTCACGGTCTGGTATCTGCACATAGGCAGATAAATTCAGCTATTGAGCCACTCCTCGCGCTGTTCCCATGTACGGAACCAACGCAATCCCCGGGCTTTTGCCCACTTGCGGAATTCGGGCAGACGAGCCAAAAATTCCGCACTTACCACGTTACACTCATAACACGGGTCGTAGCAATACATCCCCGGAGCAAAGCTGTCGAGAATGTCCCATAAATCGAGAAGTCCTTCGTTAAGGCGGACTTCATCCATACGTTTACTAAAGGTGGCGTTACTCATAGTGCCGTGCTGTTGGTATCCCGGTCAGCTTCCGGGTGATAGCTGTGGTTGATGGGTTACAAAATCCACGCCCGGGGATTGAACCCGGCGCGAGTCCTACTGCGTGGATAACTTGCGGATAATCAAAGCCACTTTTCTTCATGAAAAAAGACGGTCGTTTGCCCCGTGGGTAGCTAATCCACGTTTCGGGAATCCTCGTGTATGTATACCTACACAAGGCGACCGCCCAACACTATTAACCGGATTTGGTAGTTCCGGTTTGTGGCTAGTTTCATCGGTTTACCGGACCGACAGGTTAATATTGCGTGGAACCACCACGACACACTATGCCTGAAAGGATAATCTTCCGGCGCAATCCTTGCGTGTGATAACAAGTCGAACGTTTGGCACGTCCGTAGCCCACCACACACTATTTTTGTCGCGGCGCACTTGTGGCGTGTGCGCTTTAGGTAAAAAGAGCGTATAAATTATTTTTTATCATTTTTCACCTCGTTTATTTGGGCATAAAAAAACGGCTACTCACCGGAATGAGTAACCGCTTGTTATGTTATTAGTTTTCCTCAGAGTAAACGATTTTGCCGTTTACCCTAATTATTAATTTCTCACGTTTGACCGGCTTTTTCTCCGGTCTGATTTTATTCTGGGCGACCTTTAGCCCGTCCCGGGTTTCAAATCCGGAACGTGTATATTTGCCGGCAGTACCGGAAGTACTCTGTCCCATTTCGAACGGCTGAGAATATCCCCGATCTCGCTCGTCTGCGGATATACCGCGGTATCCGTCAAGTTCGAAAATATGGTCGGTCTCAACTGCGACACGCCGGCGACTGCTGTCATAATCGTGCGCAGCAGCACCAAATGCACTGATTGTCGATTTGCGCATTACCGGCGCGGACTCCATGATTTCACGGTCACGTTCGACACGGCAACGGCGTTCAAATGTCTTGGTGCGGTAGAACGCTTCTTTTTTCTCGGCTTGCCGATGATGACAAATTTCGACGTGATCGCCGAGAATCCCGTGCTCTTTGATATACGCCTTCACAGCGTTATATATACGGGCGTTCTTTTCAAGTGTGGACGACTTCCAGATGTTGCGCTTTGTATCGCGGATTAAAAGACGCCCGGTGAAATAATCCGCCCGGTATGTAGTACCGTCAACACGCCCGTAAAATTCATATTTCGGCAGAGTTTCGCCGAAAAGAGTACACGAAAAATCTTTAGTTTGATTGCATGGTTTCATAGCTTTGTTCTCCTATCGTCTGAATAATATTTTATTGCATCAAAAAAGAACCGGAGTTAAACGCCTGCCCGGCGTCCGGTCCTTTTTTCGTGCAATAAAAAAGCACCGGGCAATTAGCCCGGTGCTGTGTGTATCACATGATGAAATCAACAACCTTTGTTCTGGAGGTACTTCCAATCTCGCAACCGTATTTTTTAAACATGGAGGCACAAAGAAGGATAAACGCCCGTTCTTTTTTCATCGCCCGGCGCTTAATGCCGAAAATCTTTTCGTCCTTCTTTCCGGCACTTCCCCGACCGTCAACGCCGTATACCGCGTTAATAAACATTTCGACGGCTCGGCTTGACATTTCGGGAACAAACGTTTTGTAAATCCCCCGGCCGGCGTCGATTTGGTTTAAATTAAACTTCCATGCGAGTAAATTATTACAAGCTGTTTTAATAGCCGTAAACGCTTTTTTCCGGTCGTCACTCCAAGACTCAACGCCGGTGTATTGTTCGCCGTACGTCTTGACATCTGAAAACAGATTATCAAATCCGGCAATACCGACCGTGCCGGAAACAATGCCCATTGAAAAGGCGTAAACAACGGATACATAATCACCCTTGTTATAATCCGACAGAGCGTTAATCCTTGCTCCTAACTCCCGGATTTTTTCTTCGTCCCGGTCGTCTTTATCCTTGTTAGACTCCGCGTCTAACTGGTGCATCATCTTTACGCACTCGAAATAATAAACCGTGTTTTGTACTTCCTTTTGGAAAGTACCGGAGTCAATTACAAAGGACGGTGTTAAAAAATCACGATTTACTTTGTTAAAGTCCTTGTTGTGAGAAGTAATACTAATTGTGTTATTCATGTTTTTTTTCTCCCTTCTTAATAGAAAAAATTGATTTTTACCGGGCTTTGTTTTGCCCTTATTCCAGTACACCAAACCGGGCGGATTTGATGCACTGAATAAAGGTAAAACATTGTCTCAACCACCGGTTGAAACAATTTTATGTATAAGGTGTTTATAGTGGCAGTTTGTGCGATTGCATCCCCCGTCGATATGGTGTAAACCTTCGTTGAAGTCTTTACACCTTCCACTGTAAACCGCGGTATCATGTACGCCTATTTGTGAAACAAGCCCCCGGCGACTGTCGCCGTTGACTATGGTCAAATCATATAATTGCCAAGTGGTTTTGTCAATAAATAGTTATTTTTTGGCAAAAATAGCCCCATTTTTCAGCATTTTTTCGCTCAAATCCGCTTGGTTTTGGGGACGCTGCTTCACCAACACACTACCAAAAAAATCTGACCCCAATAAATCCCTAATCTAGAACTATCTCTCCACTCCACACTCCTTCATCGCCCCCAATATCGTCCCACCCCACAATCCCTAAATAAATCCAGTACTACCAATACAATAATTTACTCACTTATTTTTCTCCTCATATAATAACTGACCTCATATAAATCCTCGAGTTTGATAATCCTCACCCAATCATCTCCAATATTACCTTCCACATCCGGATAGTACCTCAATCACTTAATATATCCACTCCCCACCCCCACCATTACAGCAAATAATATGCCGACCTAAAAAAAATCACCCTTACTACCCCACAAAGGGCGCCAATACCATCCGTAGTGCGGATAAAGCCCGGTATGCGCCCGCTCACAACCTAATTGCGGATAACCAATCCCATACCCCATATCTTCAATACCCAACTTCCTTATATATAATCCCTAATTTACTTCCTCCAGATAAATCCTCCAGATAAATTACCTATTGCCGAGTCCTCGGTCGCTTACGCTCCTATTGCGGATCACAACCTCTATTTGCGACCGAAACAAGTAAATTCCCGGAGCGGATAACCACCCCAATACCTTCCGCCTCGAAAAATCCCGCAGCTAATCAACACTCATATCCATATTTCTCAGCTAATAAACCCTTGTACCTAATTACGTAAGGAAGTCCGATGGTTAGTTATAACCCTTAATGCGAACAATATCCCCCAAAATCTGCCGTTGACAAAACTAATATAGTATGATACACTCTATTTAATAAATAACTAATGGCGAACAAAATTTTTTTTAATTTTTACCGCTTCCCTTAATCCTATTAGGAGCGTAGCGAACAAATAGGATTAAGGCGAGGAACGTTGTTCCAACGTTCCGAGTTGTACCTCCCGGTAGTAACCGAACTAATCTAAGAATAATACCTAATAATTTATTTATTAAATAAGGAGATGACTCAATGAATAATAACGAACCAACCACCAACACTATCCCCAGATTCTCAGTAGTAGATAACACCACCGGCGAAATCGTCAACCAATATTTTCCCGGTGACCGAGTAAATATCACCAGAAAATCGCAGTTTGATTATGTTAATAACCACGTTCTTGACTTTAATAAAGAAAAATCATTCGTCAAAATATATGATGAAGTAGTTCCACTCCTGGAGAAATACCTTACGCAGCCCGAATTCAAATTTACGATTTGTCTGACTCCGCACATATCATACGAAGACTGTATAATCCGCCGTACTCAAAACCGCAATTCAGACATTCTTACCCTAAAGGATCTCGCTGAAATTCACGGCCACAAATACGGCTACGTAAGAAAAATTATGTCTTCATTAAAAAACAAAGGCATAATCGGTAAACATGAGACTGGGAATATCCTTGCGGAATTGAGTGGTACCGACGAAGGCAAAAACATTGTATACACCGTCAATCCGTATGTTTATTTCAGGGGAACCAATATATTGACTCCCGTCCATTCATTCTATCAAAACAGCGGCTGGGAAGAATTATTAAAGGCTAATTCTTTAGATAGGTGATATTGTAGAATTAAGACCACGAGAAAAAAGATAGTGCCTTCCGGAAGTTGGTCACTACTGATAAGACTATAGAGGGTTTAAATCGAAAAAATCGACTTCAAACGGGCTAATTCATTGGGGAAAATGCGATTTAGGGGTGTTCCCTCACAGTAGCGTCCCATTTATTGGACATGCTGATTTTTTCCAATGATTATATGGATTAGCGAGTTAACTCCAAATTTAGGGGTGTTCCCTCACAGTAGCACCCCCATGTGCTCTCTCAGTCACACTTGAGACAAAATTGGATTTTTTTGGACACAACAATATGTATCTTGCTTATGTGAATTTGTGCAGTTATTTTCACACTGTGAAAAATCGTGCCAAAATACCCCCGATTTTTCACACATTCACATAACTACCAATTAGTAGCTACTAATTAATAAGGAGGAAACTATATGAACAATACTACCACTACTACCCCTACAATAATCCTTGTCCGAGACAACTCCGAAGCCGAGATAATCAAGCTATATTATCCGGATTTCATCCAGGCTAATCGTACCGCCGACATTCCGCACATGATGTGGTACTTTAAGAGATACCGTGATATAATCTTAACTCAGAATGAATTCTGTAAGATGATAAGAAAATCCAGAACTCGTGGCTGTGAATATATGGATTATCTCGCGAATTATACGCTGCGGATTCTCGGCAACATCGATCTGGTGGAAACGCTGAAAATCTCCACACATGATGTAGGACTTCTGAAGAATAAGTTCTGTAATTATGATGCCATCTATCATAAGTTAACCTGGTCGGATGAATATTGGGATTATCCATACTCCGGCAAATTTGGTCGTGAGAAGAATTTTGCCGATCGCGGCGGCTTATACTATATTGGTTACAAATTATACGGCGTTATCCCAGCGAAACCATTTGAGTTATTTAGGAAGGTCCAAGTTGCCGAATTTAATTATTTACTTCGTAAATTATTCAGTGTGTATGGAGTTTCTTACTCGGTTTATGAAACAATGATTCCTGACGCCTTATGTAGAATTAATTTGACTAACGGCGATCCATCACAAGCTACATACACCCCGGATTATTCGCTTAATTCTGTACTTGAGCAATTCCTCGCCTACCATAATTTCACTATCAATAAAGAAGATTTGATTGTATTTAATTATCTACGCTATAAATGGTTCAGTGTGGATTTTGTACCGGATGTTATTTCGGATAATGAAGCAATTACGGCGATTAGGAAGTATGTGAATGCCGTAATCAAATCCTACTATTGTAATTAATTTACTAATTATTTATTAAATCCGCTTGACATAAGTAAATCACTATGCTATAGTTAACCTACCGAGATAATTTTACCCAGGAGGTATCAGCTATGAGAATTTTCCGCTATCAACTGCCGCCACCGTATTAGTAGCGTAACAACTTATTGATTATTTATTAAACAGAAGGGATATAATGCCATGGCCGAATTAATCACCTATACTCCTCAACAACTTCCGGATACTCTCGTAGATCTTACACAGTTTCTTCTTATTAATAAGTCAAAGCTTAATGCCTACCGATTGAAACTAAGAACTATCAACAGATTTTCAGATGCCCAGGCTATTCATGAGCAAACACTCAAAGAAGCTCAAGAATTATCAGTGGCCGTTATTACGGCAGAACAGCGCATCGGCGAGATATTAAAAGAAATGCCGAAAGCCAGCGGCGGTGACAGAAGGAGCGATGATTTCAAACTTCGAGGTGCATCGAATTTTGAAACTAAATCTGAAGCAATTGCCGAGATGGGTTACTCCAAGGACGAAGCGTCTGATTATCAGCGAATGGCTAAGAACCCGGAAGTTGTTGATCAGGTAGTTAGGGATAAACTTGCAGCCGGAGAACTTGTAACCAAATCTGATGTGATGAGACAAATCAAAGCCCATGATAAGGAACTGAAGAAAAAGGATGAGCAACTTCAGCAGAAAGATTCCCAGATTAATAAATTGAAGACTAAGATATCCTCATTGGAAAAGACATTGTCCAACATCACAGATTATGATAATAAACCCGGCGAATCTGCCGAAATCGAATACCTTCGCAGCGAATTAGCTACTTATAAAAAGGAAGTTGAAATTCTACGCAACCGCAGCACATCCGCCGAGGGTCGCGATGCCAACGTTGCATATACATTCTGGCAAGCAACCAAGACTTATATAGACACCGTTCTCGCGCCAATGCTGTATGATGATTTGGTTATTAACAATCAAGACAACTTATGCGGCACCCATATAATTGACGCTTGTACTAAAGTTATTTGCGCTGCGGAAGATGTTCTTAAGCGCTTTAAAGCACCTACTATAATTGATGTTGAGTAACTAACAACTATATGCAATTAATTATTTATTAAATTTGGAGGAATACTATGAGCACAACTGAAAGCACCTTCACACCGGCGACTACTGCTGCTTCTTCTCTTACTCATGATGAACTTGCTACATTCCGTGAGATTTTGGGAGTCCCGGAAAAGAATGCCGTTATTGAATCACTCACGCAGACAAAAGAAGCAATCAAGTCTCTTAACTCAACAGTATCTGAATTAAAAAAATTTTCGGAGAATATACAGGACATGATGCTTGTTCTTGGTCACCAGACTAATGCATTTAATAAAATTGCCGACGGGATGAGTACTTTTGCGAAATCAAATGCTGATATTGCTAAGTGCATTCAGGATTTATGTTTTTCTCAGAAACATCAGGAATTAGCGCTCAATAAGCTGGTTGAATCAAACAAAACCGCTCCGGACACTATTGCCAAAGCTATTTATGTAAATGCCGCCAAAACCGAGAAGGCATTCTCTTCAGCTAATAAACCCATAGATGTTAACGGGTTATTCTACTCCACTTTTGACGAGAATGATAAAACTATGTGGATCAAAAGGATTGATGGGATTGCTTGCACAAAGTGTCTGGAAACTGGTTGCAAAACTACCGATGAATTCTATGAGATTCTTTATTCCGACATGAAAAGGGTAGATCATTATGATGTGACGGAGCTTCTCTCCCAGTATAAAAAGATTGATTCTACCGCAGATATTATCAAGATGTGTGCGAACTCTGATGCTCTTCGTCTTAGTGTGGAGAAACGTATTAATAATATTCACTATAAGAATTATGTTAAATCTGTAGAAAGTATTAAGGCAAAATCGCCGAAAGTGGGCTATGCGGAATCCCACAGGTGCCCTGCTGATATTTCCACACTGATTAAAAAGATTACCGGTGCTTCTCGTCCGTCCGGAGTTCAGTACCACAAAATTCTTCGTCAGATTCTGCAAGCCACCAATATGAGTGAGACAGATATTGTTTCTCAGATTCATGATGAATTCAATATCGGCAGTTGCAACGTATGGTTCGCAGTCAGTAAATACCCCACCCTGGTAAATGCACTCCAGGAACTTGCGGCAACTAAGTAAGGAGGATTAATCATTATGAATAAATACTATATAGCTAATAACATTCAATTCTTGCGAGGTATCGGGCAATTTGCCCCTACCCCGTCCGGGGCGACCCATATGAAATTGGTAGATGCCCAGAAGGCTGTTAATCGTTCGCCGGATTCTTACATGTGGTATAGAACCAGAACCTCATCCAAGGGCAATGATTATGTCGTTACTACCAGAATGAAATTTTTGAGTAATGATGATACTACCGTTAATGATATCAAGAAAGCCAGAGTATTTTCCACACCGGAAGAAGCATATTCTCACATGGAGTCGGTGCTTGATTATATTGACCGAGACTTACGAGTGGTTATTGATGATAAATTTCGCCACGCAAAACAGATGGGAAAAGTCACTACGGTTAAAAATCCCGTTTCTGACCCTGATAAATTCTCCGGGATGAATTCATCGGAACGAGTACTTATTCCCAAAGCTATCAGAGAAGAAGTGTACCGTAGGTCCAACAATACATGTGAGATTTGCGGAAAACCGTTGAGTCGATTTTCATACTCTATCGACCATATAATACCGCTGTCTCGCGGCGGTACAAATAATATAGACAATCTCCGTGCCGTTCATCCGACGTGTAATAAGCTCAAGGGGAATTTCACTGACGTCGAAATGAAAAAGGTGGTCACCAACGTGTATGAAAATATGTCTGGCGAAGTACCATCACAACCGTCTCCGCAAATTTCCGGTGCGGATTTGGTAAGAGGTTGTGTCCGTCATATAATTCAGAAGTATAAGCAGTAAGGGGGAATTATCCATGCTATTAAATAAGGAAGCTTTTCTTGCGACCATATCTGCTATGGAACAAACAATCCGCTTTGATGATGCTATCAATGAAGCCGGACGGGAATTTTCCGATGGGTATTATGTTGATTGGTGTCCGCAAAATTGTGTGTTTAAATTGGCTGATGTTCTTGAGGCAATGTTTGATGATAAGCTGGAAGTCATAAGTTGGTTTTGTTTTGAGTTGGATTTCGGCAAGTATTATGGCGGCGAATTTAAAAACGTTGTTGACGGAGAAGAGTACCCGCTCAACACCGCGGGGGCTTTGTATGATTACTTGATAATGATGATGGATAAAAATAAGGGGAGAAATACTATTGATAACTAAATCAGATTTTGTAACGGCGATTGAGTCAATGGCCCGTATTGATGATTATCAAAATGCAAAAAACAGTTTATACAAAAAACATAATGTGGACGGTTATTTAATTGAACCGGATAATAACGACGCAATGTTAAGATTGCTTAAGCTACTCATTCCGGAAGATGCCGATTTTAATGCGGTGACCACATTTTGTCTGGAGAAAAACTATGGGCGCGGTAAAACCAATCAGGAATATACCGATCCGCATGGTGTTAAGCGTTCTATGAAATCGCCGGAAGAACTGTATGATTATTTATTTGGTTTATCCACTGAGGGGGCGGTATAAATCAGCGAGTACGGAGTTGAAATTAAAAATATAGAAGCTAGTACAAATTACGAGTACAATTTAGGATTACGTGATCATTTTGAATACAAACGGGCAATGTTGGTAAATAGCTTGTTCCTCGACTTTTTAATGGAGAACGGGCTATATGTTAGTAATAGCGGAGCGACACGGGATGTGATTGGTTTGGAGTTTAACTTTAAAACCAGATCTTACCGGGATGAAATCGATCACTTATATAAAACACTGAAGGGTGCTCGCAATGAATACCGAAGCGCCGTAGCCAAAGATGACCAATATTTGATTGCTAAGGCTAAGAATAAAATCGCCAAACTCAATCAATTATTCGAAGCTACCTATGAGAATAAGGATCAATATACTCGGCGACTAAAAGATAAGGTTCGTAGTGACTATTATAACAATGGTGTTGACGTAAAGTATGTATCGCGAAAAAAAGACGGTACTATATATAAGGAAGAAACTATTCACTACAAAATGCTCTTCCGCTCCACGGGCAAAGCTAAAAAAGGTAGTTGTATGTTTATTCGTGATGAGTTGTTTGATAAAGCACGAAACTTTCTCTACATGGGAATTAAATTGCCGAGTACCAATGCCCCAATTGTAGAGATATCTGCTTATGCTCCGTTGGTTGCCAGTGGGATTGTCGGTTACGCAACTATCAATCCGAGAAATATACTGGTTCTTAATGATGTAAAGCGGTATTTTACGCGAGATGTTGTCACTATAGAAACTGATAGTCGTCGGCATTGTTATGCAAAATGGCTAGATGAGTACGAACTAAGTAACGAATTGTTTGACGGTCAGGCGTTAATTGATGATTCAGTGTTTCCGGAGTGGGCGAATGGATATGTATTGTTGAGACATCATTTTACCAAAATGGCAGCGTTTCATGCAAATATAAAGCAATTTTTCCGAGATTGGTGTGAGAAACACGGCGAGGATTATTCTACGTATACCGTCAAGGATATCTGGGGTAATGACCATTATGTTAAAGATATAGAATTAATAACTACTAATAATGCTGTCAAGTGGATTAAGTTTGACCTTTCATATGATTATTGGTGTCGATGGGTGGAGTCTAACGGCTGCAAATTTGGCGTGGTGAAGTATTCTCATCCCAGTAAATTGGGTAAGGTGCAGCGAATGTCGTATCAAATGACGAACTCATTGGACGAAGCAACCATGAAAGCCGTATGCGCGGAGACAGTTAATTATATTCAACAGCTAAAAAATGATAATGAAGTATTTTTCGATTATCTCCGCCATAACATTAACTTCGCTAATGATTATAACGTATTGTTGGCGTTGTGTGAATGGAATCCGGAGTTTGTAAGATGTTCATATTTTAGGGAGCGGAAAAGTCGAATCATACGTGAATATGCAAACAATGCCAAAAGTGGCAAACTAATTCAGAATGCTGACAACTTGGTTATTGTCGGTTCTCCATATGCAATGCTATTATATGGTGCTACCGGAAATCCGGATGATGTTGACCTTGATACTACGTTGCTTAAAGAACAAGGTACCATTCAATGTTATACCAGTCGATTTGATGACGGTGAATATCTGGCGGGATTTCGCAGTCCGTTCAACGGGAAATTCAATATGTCATATTTACATAATCATTATGATGATAGGATGAAAAAATACTTCAAGTTTAGTGATCAGATTATTGCTATTAATATGATTGGTACAGATTGTCAAGATCGTAACAATGGGAGCGATCAGGACAGCGACTCAATGTATGTAACCAATCAACCGGATATTGTTCGTCACGCAGAGTATTGTTACAGAAGTTATCCCACTATTGTTAACAATATCCCTAAAGACACTAATAAATACAACAATACTATGGACGATTATGCGGCGATTGATAATGCCCTGGCAAAATCGCAGCTTGACATAGGATTGTCATCAAACCTTGCCCAGCTTGCCCAGACTTATTCCTATACGTTCCATGATAGAAAATATGATGACTATGTGGCAATCCTTAGCGTTATAGCCCAAGCGGCTATTGATTCTGCGAAGCGCCAATTTGATATTTCTATTTCGGATGAGATCGCCCGTATTCAGAAAGATATGGACATAGATACCAATGGTTATCCGAAGTTTTGGCTTAACATTAAGAAAAATTTTAATAAGGAAAAAATCAATCCCGATCTTCACTGCCCTATGAATTATTTGGCGGACTTAAAATTGAACAAGATGAGTTACCGGCAAGATGCAGTCGGCTTATGGGATTTTATGGAACATATCAAATACAAAGGTGATAGAAAACAAAGTCGCAAGGTCGAGGAGTGGATTGAGAGGTACTCTATTAGATACTATGCGAGTATTAGAGAAGAATATATATATACTGGGGAATATGACAAGGAGTTTCTTCTTATTAGAAGTGACTTTGATGAGTTAATAAATGATATTAGGCAAATTCGCCTATCTACTAATTACAGAGATTTGGTATGTTATCTGATTAACCGGGCATTCCTTCTTTCGACGGCGGTTAAAAATAACTCTGCCAAGCTATCGAGAAAAACGGATAAGAACAGATCGATACTTCTGAAGGTATTGTATGAAGTTAATCCAAAGCTATTTTTGTCTTGTTTTTTAAGGGAATTACCGCCTGATGTGGGGTCACATAAGAAAAAGTGAAATGCTTAAAATTCCAGTAAATACGTGAAATTTTGCAATTTCCCCATTCAAGCATTTATGAGGGATCGCAAACCCTTATGTTTACTACATTTACGCTATATTGCCGAGAATGGCGTAAATTCAATTATACAATTATATTAAGGAAAAAAAAGGAGAACTATATTATGAAGAAACTTGATTTTGTAAAACTGTGTGCAGCAAAGTGTAATCTTTCTCAGAAGGATATGAAAGAAGTCCTTGTCGGTGTCGGTGAGGCCATTGTAGAAGCTATGAAGACCGAGGACGGTGTTACTCCGTTTACGGGGATGAAGTTCTACACGGTTCACAAAGACGCTTATACCGGACGCAATCCGCAGAATGGCGAACCTCTTGCTATTCCGGCTAAAGAAGCGCCGAAGGTAAAATTTGGTGCAAGCGTAAAGGAAGCTGTTAACGCATAATTTTATTTGATTATTTATTAAAGGGAGTGTTGTTGCGCTCCCTTTATTTTTTTTGTAAAATCAAAAATATATTATAAGGATGTGAAAATATTTGATTAAAATTTCTGCTGATGAGGCAAAATTTTTAAGAAGTAAAAATCGTGGTCAAGATATCCATATGAGCAGTGCGACTCATAAAAGTCGGGCTAAGGTTTATTACTTAACTACATCGCCAAAGTCTATACGGTTACTTGAGGAATATAGGAATTCCAAGAATGTAACTACATTTACCAGATAATAATTATATTACCGCAAGGGGGCTTATAGTATGGGCGATGCAAAACTATTCCTAGATACTAATGTGTTGATTGAGAATCCGGATTATTTCTCAGATGTTGAGTTTGTTATTTCTGATAAAACATTGTTTGAGCTCGAAGAAATTAAAAATAGCCGTTCCAAGACAGATGATGTTCGTTCGGCGGCTCGTAAAGCAATCCGATTCTTAAACGATCACAAAGACCGATATGAGGTCATTGTCTATAATAATTCCATTAGGGAATTAATCAATTCTTACAATATACCCGAAACGCCGGATAATATTATTTGTGCGTGTGCGTCTTGGTATTCTACCAATGTAACTCCTATTAAATTTATTACTTTTGATGTGGGATGTCGTGTAATTGCCGAGCAAGTGTTTGGTTTAGACGTTGAGGAATTTGAACATCAGGATGAAATTTATAAGGGATACGTTAAGATTACCGGGGATACCGAGTATATTAATAACTATATGAATAACTTAGACTATTCTAAATGGTATACGAATGAGTATATCATTATTAATAATACAGATGACGATTCAATTAAGGAAATGCGGTTTGACGGTTCGATGTTTGTACCGTTGAAGCTGCCACCGTCAAAATATATCAAAGGTAAGAATTCTCTCCAGAGATGTGGATTGGACATATTGAATAATCCAAGCATTACTATAGCTTCAATATTAGGTGGCTACGGCTCTGGAAAATCCAGACTAAGTACTTGTATGGCTACTTATGCTATTCAAGAAAAGGGATGGCAATCTAAGATAGTTGCACTTCGCGAGGTTATTTCGGAGGGTGAGGCAGTCGGCTATTTACCAGGTGAGAAACTAGACAAAATTTATGACTTCTTACTGCCCTTTGCCGATCAATTAGACGGAGGAGAATTTGAACTTGAATCATTAATTCAGCGCGGAGTAATCGAAGCTAATACTCCGTATTTTATTAAGGGTCGCACTTATAACAATAGCGTAATTGTTGTAGATGAAGCCGAGGATTTAACAGAAAAGCAGATACGATTAATCGGTACTCGTGTCGGCGAAAATTCTCGGGTTTTTTACAATGGTGACTATAAACAAAGTGTCATTAATCCGACAAAGAATAATGCGCTTAATAAAATGAGTTTGGAATTACGAGGCAATCCTAAATTTGCTTGTATTTATTTAGAGGAAGATGTTCGAAGTGAAACAAGTAAATTGTTTGCTAAGTTATTTGAATAATAAAGGATTTGAATATATGGAAACAAAACCAATATTTAATGGATATACTGCGAAACAATTAGTTAGAAAGGGTAATAAAATAGTTGACCTTCAACCTGATAAAAATCGGAGAGGTGCAACTATTTTTTATTTTGAGGTGACTGAAAAGTTTATTAATGATTTGAAGGAGTTATCTCATAATAAATGAATAATGAAAGTACTATAAAGAAAGGACTGATGAGATGGGAAAATTATTAACTCATGAAGAATTTGTGGAACGATTAAAAAAGAAACATCCAAATATTTAGGTGTTATCGGAGTATGTAAATTCAAAGGTGCCTATTAAAGTAAGATGTTTAAATGATGGTTTTGAATTTTTAAGAAAACCGGATCAACTTCTCAGATTAAAAAATGGATGTCCAGTTTGTTCTGGCAGGAAGGTACTTCCGGGTTGCAATGATTTAAATACTTTAAGACCGGATTTAACCAAATATTTATTAAACCCTAAGGATGGAGACAACGTAAGACCTAAGTCAAATAAAAGAATCAAAGTAAAATGCCCTAATTGCGGACATGTGAAAGAAATTGTCGTTTCGGAATTACATACTTATGGTTTTTCATGCCCTATATGTTCCGATGGGATAAGTTATCCTAATAAATTTATTAGGAATATGTTAACACAATTAAATGTCGAATTTAGACCAGAACATATTTTTGAATGGAGCCCAACAAAACGTTATGATCAATATATTCCAGATTATAATTTAATAATAGAAAATCACGGGAGACAACATTTTGAACAAGTTAATTATATGAGGTCTTTGGAAGAGCAAAAAGAAAACGATAAAGAAAAAAGAGAGAAAGCCATTTTAAATGGCATTGAAAATTATGTAGAGTTAGACTGTGCGTTTTCCGACTTAGAATATATTAAAAAATCTGTATTAGAGTCTTCTCTCCCATAGATATTAAACTTTAGCGATTCTGATGTTAACTGGACTGAATGCGAAATAGCTGCGAATAAATCTAATTTTTTAGAAGCCATTAAACTATTTGATGGCGGTATATCTCAAGAAGATGGGGCTAAATTGTTAAATATTGGATTTCATACATTTCGTGACTATATCCTTAAAGCGGATAAGCTTGGATTATTAAAAACGGATAAAGATAAATATCGTAAATTTGCGCAGTCTATTTATATAACGGAAAAGGATAAGATATTGAAGGAAATAATGGATTACAAAAGTAATAATCCAGAATCTGATTATGTTGAAATTGCAAAAGCTCTTCACAGAAGTAAGAGAAGGGTAAAAATTTTTTTGCAAGATGCATATGAAAATGGGGAAATTGATTATGATTTTATAGCTGAAAGAAAGCGAAATGTTTATAATAATAATCCGTCCGTAAAAAATAGACGTAAAGTTTATGCTTATGATTTGGATTATAATTTAATCGGTGTTTATGACTCTTGTATTGATGTGGAAAGAAAGACAAACGGTAAGTATAATCATAAAGCTGTGAGTGACGTTTGTCTCGGGCGTCAAAAAACACACCATAACACATTTTTTTCATATGAAGAAATTAAAAAGGAGAATAAGGAATAATGTTAACAATTAATACAATTAATCAAAATACGAATGATGAAACAGTTGAAGGTAAAATAATAAGAAAAGCTGCAATAGCTAATGAACTTCTTGATAAGGGGCATAGAATTACCCATCTTAAGGCTGACAGAAATGATGCTGACCACAAACGGTCAGTTTTTGTTTTTGAGAAAACCCCCGAACTGGAAAAAGACCTTGATGAAATTATGAAGCGTCGTCGCCAGGACCGTGAGGCCGATTTTGAAGAGCGTGTTCGCCGTGAGGTCGAGGCTCGTCTCAAGGCAATGAGTGAGGAATGATTAATAACTAACGGGGGATTATATATGAATGATTTAATACTGCCGATTTCCGGCTCTCAGTCGGACACATATGATGAATTATATCGAGAGTTCTTAAATAAAAGAATTCTCGTTTTTAATGAAGAAGTTGATGATAACATGGTAGAAAACGTTGTGATGTATATTCTCAAATGGAATATGGATGACGTTGATATCCCGGTAGATAAGCGTAAACCGATCAAAATATTCTTTAGTAGTGTCGGTGGGGATACGTTCGTCTCACAGAATGTTGCGGATGTTATTCTCCAGAGTAAGACGCCGGTTATCGGCATTGGGTTATCTTTGGTTGCGTCTGCTTGCTATCATATATTCTTGGCTTGTCATGAGCGCGTGGCCTTCTCTAATAGTATCTTTTTGCAGCACGATGGTTCCATAAGTATTGCAAACAGTACAAAAAAAGCGAAGGAAGTAATGAGCTTTTTCTCCTCCGCAGAAGACCGAGCAAAACAATTTGTTCTTAACCGTACTAACATGGACGAGCAATTTTATGATGAACATTATGACGTTGAGCTTTATATGTACGCAGATCGTGCTAAAGAACTTGGCGTCGTTGACAAGATAATTGGTGAAGATATTACAATTGATGAGGTACTTGCTTAATATATTGATATAACTGCGGAGATTTCAGGGGTGGGGATTTCCGCAGTATTTTTTTAAGGAGATACAAGGATTATGGAAGAATTATTACAAGCATTGATGACCAACCCGGATGAAATTAACTCCGTGGTTACCGGGGTTATCAAAGCGGCAAAACCGATTATTTATTCCGCTGCCGGAGAACTCTTTGGTATGTATAAAGACTTGGTCGGCAACGATGAATACTATGCGGTTGAAGCCACTAATTATAAGAAGAAATATGATGCGTTGACCAAGGCCGGGTTTAAGCCGACTCAGGCAATGGATATACTGCTTGCTTCTATTAGAAGTGCGAAGGATTACGCTGCGAAAACTTCCGGCGTATCTGTGAAGAAATAATTGATGGATTAAAAGGAGAAATAAATTATGCAGAATTATAAATACAAGAAACTTGTCAATTCTAAGTTCAATATTAAAGGTACTCTTTCCGCAGATGGTACCACTCTTGAGTATATTAATGGTGACGCTGAATCTAAGACAATTTCTATTCTAGATTGTTTTAAGCCGTTCCGTGGCGAGGCTATTGATGTGAGTATTTCTACTAAGGACGAGATGGATTTGACGGATTCCTTTGAAGATGAGGAATGATTATCGGGAGGTAATTAATGATTGAACAAATTACCAAACGTTTACCCGGAGAAACAGAACTCCAGTATATTACCCGACTGGGGGATAAAAAATATGAAGGACTTATTGATATGACTTGGCCCGAGTTGGCCGAGTGTATTAATAAAGAACTCAATGATAACCCGGACGAGTATGTTACGGATTCAGTTTTTAGGAAGAAGTATGCACTGGTTCGTAAATTCCGCGAGGATTTCGGTGACGCTACTCAATCGGCGGACGCCGAGGAGCTGCGCGAACTTCGCCGAGAACTGGAGAAAGAACGTGTCAAGGTGCGCGATGAGCGTAATGAGTATAGGCGATTACTCCGCGAACAAGCGCGGAAGGAATCCTATATGGAGCAGTTTGTTCGTTCTATTACTGATGCTGCGGATTCTCGCGCTCTGGAGTACGAGGACAATGCTCGTTTTCATGGCACTATTACTTCTGATAAAGATATGATTATTCCGTTATCCGATGTCCATGCCGGTCTCGAGATTAAGAATTTTTGGAATGAGTACAACGAGGATGTGTTAAAAAGACGACTTAACCATTACCTTGACCGTATATTTGAGATACAACTTATTCATGGTTGTCAGAACGCCTACGTACTACTATCTGAGATGCTATCGGGAATTATTCATTCCACTCTCCGTATCGAGAATAATCAAGATTTGATTGACCAGTTTCTTATGGTGATGGATTATGTTGCAGATTTTATTGCGGCACTTAGTTACCGATTTAATGAAGTAAATGTATATGTGGCGCCCGGGAATCACTCACGAATTACTCCAAACATTAAAGAAAGTCTCGATCATGAGAATTTTGATAATTTGGTGATTCCGTTCTTGAGTGCTAAACTTCAGAATTTTAAGAATGTTACTTTCCATACTAATGACATTGAACAAGGTATTGCGATGTTTGCCGTTCGCGGTATGAATGTGGCATTTGTCCATGGCGACAAAGATACCCCGGATAATGTCATTGATAACCTTAATCAGTTGACAGGAATTAAGTGGGATTTAATTCTCCTCGGTCATCGACACACCAATGCTTATATGACCAGGAGCAACGTTAAAGTTGTGCAAACCGGCTGTTTGTCCGGTACTGATTCGTTTGCAATAAGTAAGCGACTAAATAACTACCCCGAGCAGACTGTTCTTGTTATCGATGAGAATGAAGGCCTTGATTGTATATATGATGTTAAGTTTAAGCAATGATGAATTTGCCTAACTTGACCGCTATGATTAAAAGGATGGATTATTATGAGAAATGTTGAAATTATTAGAGACGTTGATTGTTTCTTTAATGATTATTGGGACGATGAACTGAGATTTGCAATTATCGCCGATTATCGCCGATTACGACGATGCTAGGGATTTCATCAATATTGGAATCCGCTTCGGCTGCGAACTTAGCGATTGTTCCGAGTTTACCGAAGAAGATAATGGGCCGTATATTATTAGCATTGACGAACGTACTATTTTGGTACAGCCGGCGTTTACAGACCCCGAGAAATATGTGGGAGATAAGATGCTCGTATACTGTGAGGCGGACTATTATTTTATTGCTGCCGAGTACGCTTATGATTATATTGAGGATTATCCTCACGTTGAGGGCGATGTATTCCCAATGATTATCGGTGAGCCGGAGTTTGATGAGGAAGGTAATAGGCTTATTCAGAGTGATGAGCATGGTCCACATCATTCTCTGTGTATAGACGAGGATAATCACGGATTTTGCTTCTGCTTTTAGGATGAAACCGGTCGCCATCAATTTAGATATAAGGGGACTAAATTCCTTGATAGAGGTATGATTGGAGATATTATCAATACTGACTTTTTGGGTTGGTAATTTTTTGGCTGACAAAGCCGTTATTCCTAAAACTTGTGGATGCGCACCACGGTAGTAGCTAAGTAATGGTTATACGCTACTATTAATGCGAGGTAGAGAAGTCAGTCATCTCGCCAGAGTCATGTTCTGGAGATCGTTGGGGCAGAGCCAACCCTCGCTACTTTGCGGATAAACATGAGGAAGTCATGAGCCTTATGGGGACATTTATCATCCGAGTGTCCTATTCCGCTGATTTTAATAATCGGATGGAGAAGGGATGAGGATTATGAAAAATAAAACTAAGAGAACCGTATTAAATAATTTGGGAAAAGTATTTAATGACTAGACTGGTGAAATAATTGAGCCGGAAGAAAATAAGAATTATAGGATAATTATTGAAGAATCCGTACCGGATAATGCCGAGGAAGATGAACGCATTCCGTTTATGACAGAATATACTTTCTCTAAATTGTTCAGAGGGGTTGAATTAGAATTGGATAAAAGACTTACAAATCCAGAAGTCGCTACTTTAATATTTCTTATACATTTTGTTTGCTATGGTGATTGCGTCTTAAGAAAAAACGGAGATGCTCGTGGTAAAGCTTTGTCGATTAAGGACTTAGCCGAAATAAGAAATATGAAGTATGATACATTGAGGAAAATAATGAATTCTTTAAAAGATAAGGATGTTATTGGATTTCATGTACGTGGCGGGCAAAAATGGATTACTGTAAATCCGTTTATATTGTGTAGAGGTATTGAATTTGAGCCTTGGATTATAAAGTTTTATGAAGACTCCATATGGGCAAAGATTCAGTTTCAAGAAATAAAACAAAAAAGATAAAGAGTTATCTTATGGCGATTTTGTCGTTTTATTAAAGTATATATTTAAATATAAATAATTTCTGGAATCAGAAATGTCGTCTGCTTTTTGATATAATTTCCAGATGTTATATCTGATTCCAATTTTTGACTTATAGGTCAACTTTTGGAAAGCTGATTTTTAAGGAGGTGAGTTTATGCGCCTACGTGACAAAATTATTTGCAACCTTGTAGCTGTTCTTGGTGGCTGGAGTATGACGGTTGCATTTTGCAATGTTGTTAAATTAATAACACATTGATTTGTTTAGGTTGGTACGCGGGAGAGTAACTACTACTCTTCTGCTTCGGGTTCGATTCCCGTGGTGAAATTTATTATTTTAGAGTATGTGGTGTAATGGTAGCACACTTCGCCTGGGACGAAGGGGAGACGTTCGAGTCGTACATATTCTATTTACCAGTGATGATACTGGCTACATTCTGACGGAATAACTGCTTAGAGAGGGAAATCACTCCCTCTCTTTTTTGTTATGAAAAGGAGGAATGTTATGACTGGAATTTATAAAATTACTAATTTGGATAATGGGAAAATGTATGTTGGTCAAGCTGTTGATATTAACAGAAGATGGAAAGACCATAAAAGGCTGTTAAATAAGAATCAACATGGGAATAGTCATCTGTAGAGTTCGTGGAATAAGCATGGTGAAAATAAATTTGATTTTTCCATTATTGAATTATGTAATGAAAATGAATTAGACGAAAAAGAAATATATTGGATAGATAGATTAAGGACATATCACGGATTTGTTGATTGTAATGGGTACAATAATACTCTTGGAGGGCAAGGTACTTCGTGTATACATGTAGTATTACAATTTGACTTGTCTGGAAACCTAATTAAAGAATGGAACAATGTCCCGCAGGCCGCCAGAGAACTAAATATAGATCCTAGCGCAATATATTTATGTGTGCATAAAAAAATAAAGAGGGTAGACAAATATATATTTTGTTTCTTAGAAGACTATCATGGCTTTGACAGCTTGCAGTGGTATTTTGATGAAAGAAAAGTTGCACCTGTACTACAGTGTGATTTATCTGGGAATATTCTTAAAAAATGGGAAACGTGTAAAATAGCGAGATTAGAATTAGGATATAATCCAATAAGATCAAGGACTAATGGGACTTTGGTGTCTCATGGTTATATTTATATTTATGAGGATGATTATTATATATTAACAGATGAATATCTAGAATATATAAATAATGTACATAATAGGATGAAGGCTAAAAGGGTTGTTCAATTAGATGAAAATGGGGCTATTGTAAAAATGTATGATTCTATGCATGATGTTACACGGAGTGGTTTTCATATTAGGATGGTTAGGGAATGTTGTCAGAGGAAAAGAAATACAGTAAAGGGATTTGTATTTTGTTATGAGGAAGATTTAGATTATTTTACTCCTGAAAAATGTTATGAGTTATGTAATACTATTAGAAAAAGATATCGTGGAAAAATATTACAACTGGATTTGGATGGGGTACTAATTAAAACATATAATAGATTATCCGATGTTGTAGTTGATGGATTTAATATGAGCAACATAAGTGATTGTTGCAAGGGTATTATAGATAGTTATAAAGGATATAAGTGGAGTTATGATAAAAAGGATGGTATTTTATGATTAGATTAAAACAAGCACTTACAGAGGAGGAAATTAGAAAAACTGGGGTCGCTTAGGTTAGACAAGAATATAATAAATTAGCTAAGGATTATAATCGCATAATAAATGGGGATGTATTTCTATGTCCAAAATGTAATGAGTTCCACAATACCGATGCTTTTTATTCGGATAAAAGTTACTCAAGTGGGCTGTTTCCAATTTGCAAAAAATGTTTAATTAAAATGGCTTGTGATTATGATAAGAAAACGAATCAATATACTGATAATCGGGATAAAACAATGGATGTACTTAGAATGATGGATTTGCCCTATATTGATTCTTTATATCAATCTGCTGTTTCGTCTACCTCTGAGGATATACAAGATAAACATAGAGGAACCGCATGGAGTCAGTATATCGTAATGGTAAAAAGTCTGTTTCAGTATAAAAATAAAAGCTGGAGAGACTCAGAATTTCCCCCTGATTATCTCGATAAAGATGAGGAAGAGATAAACGAAAATTCTAGAACTCTGAAACAAGCCAAAAAACGATTTGGTGATGGGTATACAAATTCTGATTTAATTTTTTTAGAGACAGAATATCAAGATTGGATAAAGCGTTATGCTTGTGAAAATAAGGCACAAGAAATATTATTTAAACGTATATGCTTTAAAGAACTAGATATAGATAAGGCCCAAAAGGCTGGTAAAGATACAAAGGAATTAGATAAAACGCTTCAAGATTTAATGGGGAGTATGTCATTAAAACCTAATCAAAATAATTCCAATGCACTTACAGAGGCTAAAACATTTGGGCAGTTGATACAAAAATGGGAAAATGAAAAACCTATTCCTGAGCCTGACGAAGAATTTCGTTCAGTTAATAAAATAGGACTTTATCTTGATGTATTTTTTAAAGGTCATATGTCTCGTATGATGGGACTAAAAAATGCATTTTCTCATACGTATGAAAAGTTTATCAAAAAATACACAGTTGATAAACCACAATACGATGAAGATACAGATTCCGAAACTCTATTTGATCAGATATTCGGAACCACAGAGGAATTGTGATGGCTGAAAAAAAGAAATCTGTTCGTGAAATTGCTCAGGACAAAGAACAGAAAATAATGTAGACAGTTGCTTTTAGAGCAGCTTATTATCGTGCAAATCCAGAGCGGTTTGTTGAAGAAGTATTAGGCATACACCTTAAGCTTTTTTAGAAGATATTAATATGGGCGATGATGCATTATAATTACTTTATGTTTATTGCCGCAAGGGGTATGTCAAAAAGTTGGCTTACTGCGCTCTTTTGTGTTGTAAGATGTATATTATATCCTGGTAGTAAGATTGTTGTTTGTTCCGGTACTCTTAAATAGGCAAATGGAGTATTGTTAAAAATACAGGATGAACTAATGAAAATGTCTCCTATCTTATGTACTGAAATAGAAAAATGTAACATAGGATAGAATGATGCAATTATTATGTTTAAAAATGGTTCTTGGATTACAACAAGAACTAGTACAGATAATGCTCGTGGTGCTAGAGCGAATATCATTGTAGTTGATGAGTTTCGTATGGTTGATGAGACTATTTTGAATTTGGTTATTCGTAAATTTTTAACGAGTCCTAGATAGCCGGGATATTTAAATAAGCCAGAGTATTCTCATCTGCAAGAAAGAAATAAAGAAATATATATGAGTAGTGCTTATTTTAAAAGTTCATGGGCATGGAAAAAGTTACAAGCATATGTGGTTAATTTTTTCGATGACACTAAGAGATATTTTTGCTGTGGACTACCATATCAATTAAGCATCAAAGAAGGTCTTTTGTCCAAAGATCAAGTAATGGATGAAAAATCAGAAGCTGACTTTAATGAACTTGCTTTTACTATGGAAATGGAATGTATGTGGGTCGGAGATGATGGTGATAATCTCTTTAAGTGGGAAGAGATAAATAAATAGAGAAAAATCAAAAACGCCTTATTACCACTAAAATTCTATAATGATAAAATCAAAGTCCCCGATGTTTCTGCAACAGAAAAACGAATTCTTTCTGTTGACGTAGCTCTTATGGGATCAACAAAGAAAAAGAAGAATGACGCAGCTGCATTATATATCAATAGTGCGATTCAGTAGGATGACATAAGTTATCATTCAAATGTAGTTTACGGAGAAACTTTCGAAGGGTTAACAACTGACGAACTTGGGATTATTGTTATGCGTTATTTCTATGAATACAAATGCACTGACTTAGTGGTTGATACAGGAGGACTAGGAATTGGAATTTTCGATTTTATTTGTAAGGATCAATATGATTCTTCGACTGGAAAAACATATAAAGCGTTAACGTGCATTAATGATGAAGACATGGCTATTAGATGTAAAGTTAAAGATGCAAATAAAGTTGTTTGGTCAGTAAAAGCTGGTGCAACTTTCAATAACGAAATATGTGTATTGCTTAGAAATGGAATATAGAATGGTAGAATTAGCTTTCTTATTTCAGAACAAGAATGTGAAGAGGAATTGGTAAAATTATATAAACCCTATTCCAAACTCTCTCCGACTGATTAGGCATATATAAAGATGCCGTATTTGCAAACAACTATGGCAGAGTATGAATTAATTAAACTCGATCATGAGGTTAAGAATGGTAACATTAAAGTTAAAGAATAGTCAGGTATGCGTAAAGACCGTTACTCTTCTATTGCTTATAATTATTGGTGTGCGTGTTAGTTGGAGTTAAAGTTGAGACCGAAAAACCAAGATATAAACTCTCTATTCTCTCAATTTACATTCCGCCAACCTAGAAAAGTAACCAGATTTAAATAATGAAGGAGGTGCCGTATGGCAACAAGAAAGAAAACCGCTGACGGCGGCCCCAAAAATAATGAAACTAAAATAACTACAATCCCCGCGGATGTGGAGGATTTTTCTTATAAGCGTGATCGTGCGCAAACGATGACATTTGCCAAGATGGAAGAAATTCTTCAGCGTAATGCCACTAGGTCTGTAAACAGAACTTTCACGCAATATACTAAAGATCTCGTAAAAACATATGTTTAGTCTCCGGCTAACAATCAAGATACTCTTCGAGAAATTTCGAGATTTTTAGTTAGGAATTCAATGTTGTATCAAAAGATGATTATGTATATGGCGGCGATGCCGTTGTTCTATTATACAATTACTCAAGCAAATGATTTAGCCGAAGAGATAGATGTGGATAAGGCGCTCAAGGGTTATCAAAAAGTACTCGAGACTTTTGACAAGTTTAGTCTGAAGAAAGATATGTATACCGCACTATATCTTGCAATCCGTGACGGATTTTATGCTGGGTACGTTTATGAGAATAAACAAGGAAGAACTTTTTTAATGCCGCTAGACGTTCAATATTGCAGAATAGTCGGAAAAAATGAGTATGGAGAATGGGTCGTATATTTTAATGCTGCATTTTTTGACGCTGCTAACAACAGTGAGTTTGTTCTCGGAGTTGATGGGCAAGGAAGTTATGCAACTTGGGATGAGGTATTTATTAACGGATACCGTTCATATAAGGATGGCGGACGTGATTATCAATGGTTTAGATTACCGCCTGAAAAATGTTGTGTTTTATTGATTGGTCCGGAAGATGAGTTCTCGTTCCCATTGCCATATTTTCTTCCGCTGTTTACGGATTTATTAGATTTACTTGATTTGCAGCAGATTCTTCAATCTAAAACAGAACTTGAGAATTATGCTTTGATTGTGAATAAGATACCGTTAGTGGATAATGGTAACAGCGGGGATGTTGATGATTTTGCTATCTCAATGGAGATGGTTAATTATTTTCGACAGCTTGAGGAACAGTCAGTGCCGGATTTGGTCGGTGTTATTACTGCTCCGTTCGACATTGATAAAATTACGTTTAATGATACGTCACATGCGTCGGATACAGATGCATTAGCGAAATCTATAAATAATCTGTTTTCCAACAGCGGATTAACACAAACAGTTGTGTCCGGTGGAAATTCTACTTCTAATCTAGCTATTAAATTTGCTCAGCTTGCGGATCAATCAAATGTGTGGGTCTGGGTAAATAGGTTGGAATCTTGGCTGAATTTTTATATTGCGGAAAATATATCTAAGGGGTATATCTTTGAGATATTGAGAATAACCTGGTTTAATGAGGATGATTATATCCAAAGATATAAAGATTCCGCAACATTAGGTGGTCCGGCATTGGACTATTTATCTGTTATTGAAGGAACACCGTATAAGGCAATTAACAAGATTAGGTTTGAGAATGCTATTGGTATCAAAGATATGATGAAACCTTTGAAATCAAGTTATAATACTTCCAGTAACACGGTCGGAAGACCTAGGTCGGACGATGATGATTTAAGCGGTAGTGCTGAAAGAAGTAGAAATACGGGCAGTACAATTGCGTAAATTAAAGGATATAAAAGGAGAAGTGAATGTATAAAATTCTAAAACTAAATAATATATTAAGTATATGTGGTGCGGTTTATCGTGTTGATTATGATGTTATTTATAGTTGTGATAATGAACCAGGTGATGAAATTATATCATGGTTTAAGTCTACAGATTATCCAGATGATAATTATTTGATTTGCAAATATAATGATTCTACCGGGAAATATGAAGAGACAGTTGGCGTAGTATTTTATAATATAGATGAAACTGAATGTGAATCTTTTGTAGATTGTGCAGAGCATGATTTTCGTGTCTATGGAGACGTAGCACATAATCCTGTTCCGAATAGATATCTTTATAAAGAATTAAATGATGCCATTAAAAACCTTGATATTCTTGATAAAGTTGTTGATTTAGTTAATGATGAATTTTATGACAAATATTTATAATTAGTAATTTAGAGCGGGACTAATCTCCCGCTCTATTATTTTATTTGATGGATTTAACGTGGCATTGCGTTAATAATTTAATTTATTGTTTTAGCGGAGTGGTGTAAGCAGCACAGGTAGTCTCTGATGTTTTGGAGCATTGTGTTGAAAAATACAATTGAAAAGAAGCCTAATTCGGGGAACACCTAAGTACGTTTTGTATATGGCAATCCCGAGCTAAATTAAGATTATTATATCTTATAAATGTGTGGAGGACATAGAGCTTCTACCTAAGTTTAATATATTATTAAATATGGTAATGAGATGTCCCAGACTACAACGAATAATATTCGGTTATGGAAACATAATGTGGTAAGAAAACTACAGGGTTCTGAGCCCGTCGGTTTGGGTGCAAGTCCCAACTCCGCCGCTCACACAGAATAATATAAGGAGTTACAAACTTTATACGGAGAGGTGTCCTAACCCCTCTCCTATTCTGTGATTATGATAATTAAAAAAAGAATAAATAAGGAGATAAAAAGGATAATGAAAAATTTTTACCCGAATACAACCGAGTGTATAGAAAAATATAATCAAATATCAGATAAGATATTTAATGGTGATGAATCTACTACTGATGTAGAGGATGAATTTCTTCTAAACTTTTGTCTATATCTTGCGTAGGCATTAGTTGCCGACGCTGGGTTTAGTGAAAAGACCCGTGAAGAACTTACGAAAACTGCCGACATAATTAATGATGTTTGTAGGTGATATTATGAAGGATAAACAATTTTTTATTCATACATCTGATGAAGAAACCGCCGAGAAGTTGCGAGAACTCGGCTATGAAGAACTTCCAAAGGAAGGCACTCAGTGGGTATTTATTAATAATACCAATTTAATGTTTTCTGCTGATGACAGTATGAAGGTAAATTTTACAAATAAAATAACATTTTGATACTCTCCTATTCTTTGGAGAGAAATTCTAAAAAGAAGGGAGGAAGTATGTTGAAGAAGAAAATTCTGACATTAGAGAATTTAATTGAATTTTGTGAATAGCAAAATTTCAATTCTTTTGATTCGAAATAGACTGGGTATCAGCTAAGCGTACAAGTACCGGCGGTATTTGATAAAGAAGAATCAGAAGATGATTCTTTATTGCTTGGTACAGTTAAACTCATGCATTGTGGACGCAACAAAAACCGGTCAAATTTAACGGAGGAAGGTTTGAAGAATAGCGCTTCTACTGTTGCATATAAACCGATTCTTGCAAATTTTACAGATGTAAACGGAGAATTGGATTTTACATCTCATGATTTTGAGTTTAATGATGATGGTTCTATTACATACTATGAAAAACAAGTAGGATGTTTTACCGCAGATAAACCATATATTGAATAGGATTCTGAGCATGAAGACAGAAAATATCTGTTTGCAAAATGTGCAATTCCGAGAAACTACACTGCTGCTGCCGATATTATTGAACGTAAGGGTGGAACAAAACTTTCCGCTGAGTTGGGCGTAAATAAAATGTCTTACGATTCAAAAGAGAAGGAACTTATTCTCGAGGATGTCGTTGTGTTAGGAGCTACATTGCTCGGAGTAGATCCCGTTTCCGGAGAAGAAATCGGAGAAGGTATGGAAGGTGCCAGATTAGATATAGCTGATTTTAGTGCCGAGAATAATTCTGTTATGTTTAATAAAGCAGAGTTAATTGACGAGATTACGCAAGCTGTTATGAATAAGCTTGATAATCATATAAATAACGACCAAAGAAAGGAGGAACATGGTTTGGAATTTGATGAAAACAAAGTAGATGAAACTATTGAGGAAGAAAACATCGAATTAAATGAAACCATTGATGAGGAAACTCAGGTTACTGACACAGAAGCTTCTGGAAAAGTGGAAGAAGAAGTTACCGAAGAAACTCCCGAAGTGGTTGATGAATTTGATGGAGAAGATACCACTGACGATTCCGAGGAAGAAGAACCGGAAGATGTAGTTACTGATGACGGTGTACTTAATAACGGTCAGCAGAAAAAATATAGTATCGACAAAACCGTTTCTTTCAACGGTGAAGTAAAGACATTCTCTTCTACGTTAATGGAGAAACTTAACGCACTTTATGAGCTTGTGAACTCCACTTACGGAGAAAGCGATAATGCCTGGTATGACGTGGACGCACTGGATGATGAGAAAATCGTGTATATGCATGATTATTGGAATGGTAAACATTACCGTCAGTCATATCAAGTAAAGAAGGATGTTTATTCCTTAAAGGGAGATCGCACAGAGGTATTCTGTACGTATTTAAGCAAAGACGAACAAGCTCAGCTTGAGTCTATGAAGAGTAATTATTCCGATATTTCTGATAAACTTGCTAAATACGAATCTGAACCCGAGAAGGTTGAAGTTCTTAATTCCGTAGATTATACAAGTATTGCTGGTACTCAGGAATTTGAAGATCTTAAGAAACGTGAGAATTATTTTAATCTTACAGTTGATGAGGTCAAAGATAAGGCTGACGCAATTCTGCTTCAGTATGCAAAGGCTGGAAAATTGAATTTTGCGGCGGATACTTCCGAGAAGAAAGAAGAACCGAAGAAAGATTTCTTTGCATTTGGTAGAATTGATTATAATACAAGTTTTCTCGATGGATTACTGAGAAGCAAAAAATGAAAGAGGTAAATTTTAATTGAATACTAATATTTTTTATTGCTATTCTCCCACTCTTTGTAAAGAATTAAAAAATATCGGGGAGAAATATATAGCAAAAACAACACATCCAGAAACTCATAGGGAGTGTTGGATGTTTTTGTTTACGGATAATTTAAAAAAATATTTAGATCAAAGACCAAAAGTCAATCATAAATATGTAAAAAACACCAAGAATCCTAAGTTTAATTAAGGATTCTTTTTTTATTTGAAAGGAGATAATTAAAATGCCAAGAAAAGCGAAAACAACCGAAGAATTCCAAAATGAATTAAATGAAAAATATCCAGACACGTATACCATTATTGGTGATTATATAAATGCAAAAACTAAGGTAAAAATTAAATATAATAAATGTGGCCATGAAAATGAGGTTCGTCCGTCGAATCTCTTAGGCGGGTTTGGATGTCCTATTTGTCAGAATTTATATAGGGTGACCCACGATGAATTTGTTGAAAAGATTGAGAATAGATATCCGGGCAGATATGAAATACTTGGTAAATATATAAATCATGAAACTCCAATATTAGTTAAATATTTGGAGTGTGGGCATGAAAAAGAAACTACGCCTAGTAAGGTGATGTCTGGGAAAGGATGCCCAATTTGTTATAATTCGGAAAAATTAACAAACGAGGAATTTCTAAAACGTTTTTATGATTTGTATGGGGATGAATATATTCCATTGGACGAATATAAAAATGCTCATCAAACAATGAGAATTAGACATAATATATGCGGGACTGTTTTCTCTCGAGCAATTCAGACATTATTATATAAAGGCAATTGTTTATGTCCTTTATGTAATCCTGAAGTCAGAATTAGGCCTATGACCAATGTTAATGACATACATACTTTAAGACCTGACCTTGAAGAGTTTTTGCTTTCACCACAGGACGCTTTTAAGTATACGCCTAATTCTGGGGTTAAAATATGGTGGCTATGTCCAGATTGTGGACATAAATTTAAAAGATTAGTTAATAATGTTTCATTGAGAGGGTTTAGTTGTGAGTTATGTGGTAACAAAACGAGTTATGGGGAACGTTTTATAATGGCTATGCTTGATAGTTTAAATATTAAATATGAGTATCAATATATTCCTAAATGGGTGGATTTATCGAGATATGATTTCATGTTTTGCCATAATAATATTAAATATATTATTGAGGTAGATGGTGGTTTTCATTATTGCGACAATAATATGTCTGGTCAAACTGCCAAGGATGTCATAGCTAAAGATATGATTAAAGACGATTTGGCTATACAACATGGGTTTACAATTATTAGGCTTGATTATAATTATGGGAGTAAAAACAAAAGGGATTATATTATAAATTCTATTAAAAATTCAATTCTTTCAAATATATTTGATTTGTCTGGTATTGATTTTGACGAAATTGATAAAATTGCCTCAAAGAGTATTTTATTAAAAGTATCTGATTTATGGAATTCATATGAAGAGAAGTCTTTGTATCAGATTTGTAAGGATTTAGGAATAAGCGATTATTCTGCGAGGGAATTGCTATATAAGGCTTCTGCAATCGGATTAATCAAAGAATCAAAAGAAGAGATAATTGAATTGAATCGCCAACATGGATATAAGATGTTGGGGAATATCCCAAACAAGGTTTTATGCGTTGAGACTGGAGAAATATTTGATTCATATTCCGCTGCCGATAAAAAGTATCATGCTTCTATAACTAATTATTTTAGAAATGGTAGAAAAACATCTGGGCATCTTCCAGATGGTACTCGTTTAACTTGGCAAAAAATAGAAGAAGAAAAATTAGTTTGTTAGTAATAGGTTATTTAGCCTATTATTTTTTTATATAAAAAATAAGAAAGGAGAAAATATAGTTATGGCTATTTTTAGTAATTTAACTGAACTTGCCGGCGGTACTCATGGGATTTTCGAATCCTCCCTCTTAAAATCATCGATTTCCGGACACCTCTGGGATTGCCTTGTAGTAACTGAGACCGGTACTGGCGCAAATATCACAAGAACACCTATCTAGGTAGATAATGCCGTTGCGGTAAAAGTGGGGGACTTCACTCATAATGATAAAGGTCTCCAGGAGCGTTATGCTACAATCGCCGGTGTTAAGGATAAAGTCGGTATTGTTGGTTCCCCCGCACTTATTAAAGATGCGAGAAGCCAGTATGAAGCATCCGAGGGATTCTTCTACAATAAGGCTGGGCAGGATTCTAAGGTTTATGAGGTTGTCGGTGACAAATATGACGGAGATATTTTTGGAGTATCTCTTAACATGTTTACTGCTGCTTCTCAGACCAATGTACAAGAGGACGCATATGTTGTTCTTGATGGAACCGGAAAATATGTTGCTCAGGCAGCTGCTCCGACAATGGCAAACTATGGCTTTGTTGGACGTGTTCATAGCATTTATACAAACAACTATTATACCCTTGTTCGTATTTATGTAATTCAGAACGTGGATAATAACTAATTTTGAAGAAAGGAGGAGAAAATAATGAGAGATATTACATGTTTTAGTGCAAATGTTGTTGCTAATTTTGATAACAATTATGAAAATATGCTTGTTTTTAACGATCTTATGATGGACGCTTCAAATAATATTTATAATAAGTATTCTAAATCTGAAACAAGTGAGATTATCCGTAATCAGTTTAATAAAATTACAGGTATCGATTTTAAAAACGCAACCCGTATGCAGCGTAGATAGGCCTGGAGAGCTCACGGTATTGAAATTTGTTCGGTAATTGAGAACACCCTTGCGGATAAAATGGTTTCTGGATGGGATTCTAGTAACGCTCGTTTTATGGATCTCGTTGAGGATGTTAATATTGCTCGTGGTGATATTAATCAGTTTTATGTGAATTCGAATGCCCTTCTTCAGGTTAGTAAATGGGCTGGAAATCATCATGATGTAGTGCGTCAGAAAGTTCTTCCTGGGAAGGCATTTAGCATTGATACATCACCGTATGTAATTAAAGTATATACAGACTATGAATTATTTATGCTTGGCAAAGTTGACTTTGCGGAGATGATTAATCTTATGTATACAAGTATTGAAAAACATCGTTACTCTGCTCTTTATACCGCGTTTATGAGTCTTGATACCTATCTTCCGGCTGATATGAAGTCTAGCATTGCTATTGTTGAAGCAAGTAAAGATTCTATTATTGATAAAATTGAAGCAGTTAAGGCTGTTACGGGTAAAGATGTAATGCTCGTTGGTACTCGTGTTGCTATGCAGAAACTTCAGAATACTGTTCCGTATTCCATGTGGTCAAATGAAATGAAAACCGAACGTCATACTAAAGGTATGCTTGGAATGTGGGAAGGTTATGAATGTCTTGTTCTTGATCGTGTAAACGAAGAGGGGACGCGCACTTCTATCTTTACTGCCAATGATAATAAGAAAATCTTTATTATTCCGATTGATGATTCTTTTAAGCCAATTAAAAGAGTTAACGAAGGTGACGTAGAAGTAGCAAGCCGCGGTGAAGATGGTTTGTTTTATCAGGATCGTACTATGGATACTGAAATCTGGTATCATGAAGGCATCGGTGTTGTTATTGATGAGCTCTTCGGTGTAATCGAGGATAATCAGTAATAAGGACTATATAGGATTACAAGGAGAATAAAGATGATTGTTAACGAATTGTCCAAAAAACTTGGAGTAAAAAACAAGGATGTTATAGATTATTTAAAATCTCAAGGTTTTAAAGTTTCTAGTCATATGCAAAACGTAACTGACGAGATGATTGAAAAATCTACTTCTTATTTTTCTACTCAGTCAAAAACAGTCGCCGGTAAAGAACTTATAGAAACGAAGTTGGCTCCGGCGAAAAAACGAGAAAAAATTATCCCTAATAAAGAGATAAAGAAATTTGCACCTGACGATTTAATTCCATGTAGAAGTATTGTCCCATGGTATCTTGAAACTGTTGGGCTTGATAAGATTGTAACATACAAATGGCCTAATTTTGGCGATTTAGAATATGTTACATATAGGGATCTTCAGTCATGGAGACAGAAACCGGTTATTACCGATGGAATGATTATGATTGAAGACCCTGATATTTGTGAACAGTGGAAACATGATATTGGTGCTATTTATCAGAGATACCTTGGCGTTAACTATCCGGAAGAGTTTTTTGATAAATCCGACAGTGAATTTGAAAAAATGCTAAGTGAAGCATCTAATACATTCAAGGAAGTTATTAAATATACCGCAATGGATATGATTCGCAATGAAAACTATCCGTCTTTGCAGAAACTCGTCATTATTGACAATATTCTGGGTACCGGAATTAAAGAGTTTATCTAATAAAGGAGGTATCCCATGACCTCTGAATTTGATGAAATATATTCTCGCTTTTACCTACGTGTAAAAGATTACGAGACATCGGGATTAGAAGAAAAATTAGTGAAACAAATGTTACTCGGCTATTTGAAGTCTACGCTATCCAAACCAATGGTGCGTAGGCTTTTTTAGTCGATAACGCTTGATGAAGATATAGAAGAGATAGAATATGAATTGCGGAACTCCCTGGATGAGGATTCCGATAAAGATTTTGTGGAGGAAGTATTAGCTTTGGGGATGGTTGAACGATGGCTTGATCCTAGGTATCATTCTACGTTGTTGACATCGCAACTTATATCAAACAGTGAATAGAAGTTTTATGCATAGTCAACTCAAATGAACGAACTTCATGCTATGTACGCCAAAGCTCAAACAGACCTTCGAAAGCTTATCCGAGATTATGGATATAGTTTATCCGTTATCAATGGAGTTGATACCGTATGAAAACTCGGTATGGTCACTACTCTTCTGCCCAGATTCATTCTACTAAAATTTCTTTGCGTAAGGCAATTTTCTTCCTGTTGCTTTATGTAGATCCGAATACAAAGGAAGAATATCCAGATATTGATGTTGTGGAGGCATTCCATAGCTTACAATATAAATTAAATGGTTTAAATGGTATTTTGTGTGAACCGCCGGAACTGGTGCTTACAATGAGTATCCTTGAGTCGGCAAAATCCGAATATTTAAGTGAAAGTTTTGATTTTAAAAATTACCGAAAGCTTATCCTCGATGCCGGTGCGGAGATTATGAAAATAAAGGAAGGTGATTGATATGATTACCTACAGAGATTTTTAGGCAATGCACAATAATATTAGTGTACCGGGGAGGGCGAGGAAGTAGCAAAGTGATGTAATCATGGATGCTACGTTTGCATAGGATGTTTAGTATTAGGTTGGATATTTCTTCGATTACTACCATACCGCGCCGCAGAATAGACTTCGTCTTGAAGGATTTAACCCGGAAGAGGATACAAATCCAACCCCTATAGATGTGAAATTTATTGCACATAGTTCTAAGACATTTCAAAAAGATGAATAGACTATGCATATTTAGTTTAGACCAGGTCATGAGTGCGGTGTTGATTATTACGAAGAAGTGTTTGGTAAGCGGTATAGAGCTAGATATCCAGTTGGTCTTTATGTTTGGCTAAAGGGAGAAGATGACATATACCGTAGATGGTTAGTGGTTGCTACAGCTGACCGGGATGAAAATATGTTTCCGACTTGGGAAGTACTTCGTTGTGACGAAGTGTTCCGCTGGATTAAAGATGGGAAATATTATGAGTTCCCTGGGGTCAGCAGGAGCCAAAATTCTTACAATAAAAATTGTTGCCTTATAAGGAAACTTATGAGTGAAAATCGGGCAAAATCGGTGGAACTCTCTCGTAGACAACGCCGAGATAACTTCGCAGATAGCGAAAGGCTGCGAAGTATTGTAACGCATAGGAATTGAATAAATATAATATTCCCACGAGTGTCCGACTCCTAAGTCAAGTTAATGATATGGAGAAAACATATGCTGATCTTACTGGCGACAGTAAGAGATAAGGATAAAAAGCCTTATGATAACATAATGAGTGGATTATGGCTCGATTAGAAATAGTCGCACGTATTAGTAATAATACGATGAAAACTTCTTGAATTGCTGGAACTTCCTTAGAGATAGTATAACTACAACGTAATAATGAGATACATCTAAGCGTGATAGTCAAAAAATATATTATATTGGATAATCAGCAGCTAAGACTTGATGAGGGTAAAGTTCAGAGACTAAGTGGCTCAAGTAAGTCCAGTGGGAAGTAACCGCAATTGCGGTTAAAGATATAGTCCGATCTTATATGAAAGTATAAGAAAAATTATTTAATCATTTTGAATAAAAACAGGACAGCGGGTTGCAAACCGTTTTTTTATGCCTTCAACATAAAAATTACTGTTTTTATTATAGCATACATTATATCTTTTGAAGGAGGATTAATTATATGTATAATAAAGATGCAAAATACAATAGAAAATTGTTTTTGGAGAATATTGATAACCATATCGATGAATATAAGTCTGGGAAATCTATTAAAAAATTATCTGAAGAAAATAATGTTAGCTAGAGATTTATATCTGAATTATTTATTAATCTAGGAATAAAGAATCCTGGTCGTAGAAAATATTCATTAAATGAAGAGTATTTTGATATAATAGATACCCAAGATAAGGCATATTACTTGGGATTATTGTATGCGGATGGTTGTAATAATGTTCCTAGGAATGCGATACATTTAGACTTACAAATTGATGATCGTGAAATAATAGAAAAATTTAGTGAAGATATAGGATCTAATAGACCACTGCGACAAATTATTAAAAGAGATTCGTATATTGGAGATAGATTAATAAAAGCTGATAATGTTAAACCATAGATATGCTTAGAACTATCAAGTAAACATTTATCAAATTCTTTAGTAGAGCAAGGAATGGTTCAAAACAAAAGTTTGATGTTGACGTTCCCAGACATTCCAGATTTTTTACATTCACATTTTATAAGGGGTTATTTTGACGGGGACGGAAGTTTTTATACGTTTCAAGATAATGGGCTTTTAAGGTGTGGATTTAAGATAATATCTACATTTGATTTTTGTAATAGTGTTAATAAAATATTTCAAAATAAATTAGGTGTAAATTTAAGTCTTCAACTCGCTCATCCAGAGGAAAATGATATTACATCCGTTCTTCAAACATTAAGCAAAAAGAATGTAATAAAAATCATGGATTGGTTATACTATGATGCGAATAGATATTTAGAAAGAAAACATTCTAAGTATTTGGCTTTTTTAAATGAATTAAATAATTCTTTATCAAATTAACGACTTGATAAAGTAACGTATATGTATAAATTTTAGCAACCAGAAGACTAGACCTAGTTCTGTCTTCCGTTAAATCGTGATACGGAACATTTATATTATAACACTTACTTGGTGATAGATGCCAACGTATTAACAGAACCTCGCGTATTTTAGATTAGTAAAATAAATCGTTCAAATTCTAAAGGAATTGCGATTTTTACTTGTGCGCAAGATCTTGCTAATCAACATACACTTAAAGCTGATTATGATGTTGATGGCAATGTAGTTGCTTGGTGGGCGGATTGGAAAGCTAGTGAAGTAGAACCTACTCCGGCTGTTCCGGTAGATGATATTATCCCAACTCCCACTACCACTACTACAATTACATGCTCAGGTAAACAGCAGATTCGTATAGGCGGCTCTGCCAAAACATTCACCGTGGTATTTGCCGACGAAGACGGTACGTCGATAGATACACTTCCCGGTACTTGGGAATTTTCTATAGACGGGAATTCTGTTCCACAAGAATTGCTGACGTTATCTGTAATAGATAATCATGTTAAGGTTAAGTTCTTGGGAGACGATTCGTATATCGGCAAAATACTTACTGTAACATATAAAGTTGACGGCGAAGATATAATTGCTTCGTTGCCAATTGAAATCATTGCGTTGTAAGGAGGTATGAGTTATGGAATTAACAACTGAACAACTTCAGGAACTTCGTGCCTATAAGATTACAATGGATGATAATAATATTCGTTTTAAAGAAATTATTAAAAAAACTCTCATAGATGATCCTTTGATTATTTATTTATTAAACAACAAGGAACTTGAGGATGAGAATGCAGACCCAAGCGATTATTTAGATGTTAATATACTTCCGTACTACATGATTCATCCTACTCAGCACAATGTGTAGAATTTTATTTGTTATGAGGTGCAATTTAAAGAAACCCCTCGATACAATGACAGTCTTATGTATGTAGATATTATTTTCTATATACTTTGTGAAGAAAAGAACGGTATTGAAAAACTTACCGGTATTGCTCGTCACGATTTAATTGCTGCCAGAATAAAACATTTATTTAATTGGACAAATAAATTTGGAACACAATGTCATGTGCTGTCGGATTTGCCGTCTGTTACGGATAATGACTATGCTACTCGCACTATAACGTTCGAAATGGTTATGGGCAAAGACATTGTTAAAACCAAAGACAATGTTTCGCGTGTAGTAAATAAAATAGGTGGTTAATATGGGCGAGTTTAAATTCAACCCATTAAAAATGTATTTTGGACTACCGTATGAAGTCGGCAATGGTATGACACTATATATTCCGACAATTGGTGACATCCTTTATTTGCCTGATGCGGACATTTCATTTTACAGTTCGCTAAATATATGGGTCAGTAATCCAACGACATATCGGCTTCAACTTTGGAATGCTGGCGTTGATTGGAATAAAATAACAGATTATCAGTTATTCCTTATGTTGTATAAAGGTCAAACTCCTGAGGTTACAAAATTATTATTTGGAGACATAGACTGGGAGAAATTCGACTTATATGCCAAAAATGTTTAGCAAGAGGATGAAGATGGTAATCTGGTTGATTCATAGGTAGTAACTCTTTATGATGCCGCAGATGATATAGAAATTAGCGAAGAGGATTATACTACAATTTCAGAGTATTATCGCACTGCTTTCAACATTCATCCTAAGGTTGAAAAAGCCAAAGGTAAAGCGACGAAGGAGGCAATTATTTGGGAGGATGAGCAGAATTTGGCTCGTCAAAAAAAAGATGGGGATGCTCCTACTTCCGCATTGTTGCCGTTAGTTTCTGCATGCATTAATCATCCCGGGTTTAAGTACAATCTTGAGTAGCTTAAGGATATTAACTATGTTGTGTTTATGGATTCTGTGCAGCGTTTACAAATCTATGAAAATACACGGGCGCTGTTAGCCGGTAGTATGAGTGGATTTGCGGACATGTCTAAAGTTCCAAAGGAATCATTTAATTTTATGAGAGATTTAAATAGTGATAATAAATAACTTGGTATAACCCGAAATAATCGGTTAATACAATAAAATGATAAAAAATATTATGAAAGGAGAAATGTATTATGGCATTCAAGCTTGATTAATAATCTAGTCAGCATATATAGAAATATGTATATGTCATAATTATAATAACTAATCTAATTGCTGGGAACCCCTAAAGATAGTGAAGCTACAACGCAATATCTAATAGATATATACGTGAGAGCTACGAAAGTAGAAAAAAATTACTATATGGTATATGGTTAAATCCTAAGTACCGTTAACAATGGGCAATCAGCAGCCAAGACCGTAAGGTAAGGTTCAACGACTATTTCTCATAAGAGAAAGTAGGGAGTAAGCTATTGACTCTCGAAATGGTTAGGTCTAAACAGGTAATGCTGTAGAATAAGATATAGTCTGTACTTATTGGAAACAATAAGAAGTTCATTTGAGAACTACATGGGACTAGCGACCCCATGTGAACATTTTTCTTTTTAAGAAAACTAGGATTTGATTATTGACCGTATCCAGGTCGCAACTGCTGAAGACTTTGACGGCAACGTTCTCTATACACTCACCTAGCTTTAGGAAGCTACTCTTAATATTACCGCAGAATCTAATGATGTTACCGATAAAGACGGCAACCTCGTGAAACGTTTCTGGAGAGCAAAAACTGGTGAGTTTACCGCAACTAACGCTTTCATTAATCTTAATATTCTTGGTTCTGAAGCGGGTTCCGGTAAAATTGAGGCTACTGCAAATCATAAAATTACCGCACCTGGTATCACAATTGCTAAGGCATCTAATGGTCCGACAGTTACTCTTAAATATGTAACCGGCACTCCGAAGGTATATGGCATGGAGAACAACGGTACTCTTGGTACTGCATTCCAGACTGGTGGTAGTGCTACAGCTTCTACGTTTACTTATGATGATGGGACGGGAGTTCTTACTCTTCCGCTTAGCAACGATTATACTCAGTACATGATTCGTTATGATCGTGAACTTGACGGCACAGCCGCAACAGCTGGTGCTGTTGAGATGATTAATAAAGCTGATAAGTTCCCGGGAACTATCCGTCTTATTCTCAAGGTTCTTTGTGTCGATCCTTGCTCCGCAGATACACTTCGTGCAGCATATATCGACATTCCGTCCTTCCAGGTATCGCCGGAAAGCGAAGTGTCACTGAGTTCCGACAACCAAACTATCGACTTTAATGGACAGCTTCAGGTTTCTTACTGCGACGCTGATAAGAGACTTTATAGCATCTATGTTGTTGAAGATGACGAGGAAGACGAATAATTTATTATTTATAAATAATCTGGGGTCGCCGGGGTCAAATCCGGCGGCTCTATTCAAAAAACATTTTAAATTAATTATCAAGCACTAAATCATACATTCGTTATTTTATTTAATATTGAAAAGAATACGGTATTTATAATCCGTTTTATATATAGTGAAAAATTATGATTACTAAGGAGGAAACGACAATGGCAAAAAAGAAATTTGAAAGGCAGTGTACTATTTGCTCTTCGACATATCAGTATTGCCCTAATTGCTCAGACTTTGATAGATTACCGCGTTGGATGGACGCATATTGTTCTGAAAGATGTAAAGAGATTTACAATATTACTGCTGGATTTTTAAATCATTGGCTTAAGCCGGAAATTGAAGCTGCTAGACTTAGCGAACTTACGCTTGATAAAGAGTATGTTGAGAAGCTTCCGGATTGGGTGAAAGACGCGATTAATCAGCTTCAGCAGATTGATACTACTAATGCCAAGGCAATTATGTCAGCGTTAAAAAATGAGACACCGGAAGTTAATCCCGAAGTCTCAGATGTGAAACATGAAGAAGCTGAGATATCTTCGGATGGCGATAAGACTATTGAAGATAATAAACCTCTGAATGATAACCAAAATAAGAGTTATCAGAATAAGAAGATTAAGCCAAAATTTGCGGCAAAATAAATTAGTGAATGTGATTATAAGATACGGAGTGAACCGGCATGACCGGATCACATATTAGGGGACGACTACACATTCGTTTTGTGGTTGTCCCCTTTTTTTACGATTTTTTAAGGAAGGAATAAAAGGTATGAGAGACATTAATGATATTCATTCAGATATAACGGGAAAAGATTATTATCCATAGGACGGCGTCCGCATAGTTAATGTAAGACAAGCCACTTTATATTTAAAACATGGATGTGAACTTCTTGATTTGTATATAAGCGTGGATTTTAACACAGGAGACCCGATATTATGTTTTATTTTTAATCGGGAGCAGAGCAAGAAATATTTTGATTTATGGTGTAAGCATGAACTTACGTAAGGAGAATACTATGCGAGAAGTATATTTAGATAACGCGGCTACAACAAAACCATATCAAGGAGTAATAGAGGAAATGTACAGTGTATATTCTAGATATTATGGTAATCCCTCTTCTACTCATATGGTCGGAAATGCAGCTAAAGAACTTGTAAATGTTTCTAGGGAGAATTTATCAAAAACAATTAGTTGTTTTCCCGAAGAAATATATTTTACGTTCGGGGGTACAGAAAGTGATAACTGGGCATTGAGTATTCTCGAACCTGGCGATCATTTAATAACTAGTGTAATAGAGCATCATGCTATTTTAAATAAGTGCTGGGCACTTGAGAAAAAAGGTGTTAACGTAACATATATAGGGGTTGATAATGGTGGAATAGTCAATCCTAAAGATGTAGAAAATGCCATAACTCCTAACACAAAACTAATATCTATAATGAGTGCCAATAATGAAATCGGTACTATTCAGCCAATAAGAGAAATTGGAGAAATTGCTCATCAAAATAATATAATCTTCCACACCGACGCGGTTCAGGCATATGGTCATATTCCCATTGATGTAAATAAACTTAATATTGACATGATGAGTGTAAGTGCTCATAAAGTTCATGGTCCGAAAGGAATAGGATTCCTATATGTGAAAAACGGGATAGATATATCACCACTTATTTATGGTGGAGGACAAGAATTTGGCAAGCGTTCTGGCACTGAAAATGTGCCGGCAATTGTTGGTTTTGGTTGCATTGCTGATATAATTGTGAATTTAAATAATTCAAAAGATACGGCAAACATTCTTTATTTAAGGAATTATTTTGCTAATAAGCTTTTAGAGGAATTCGACAACGTAGTTATTAATGGAGATTTTAATAATCGATTACCGGGAAATTTAAATGTGTGTTTTAAGGGATGTCGAGGAGAACAGATACTGCGAATGTTAGATATGAGTGGAATTTATGTTTCTACCGGATCCGCATGTAATTCAGATTCCGATGAACCGTCATACGTGCTGAAAGCGATCGGTTTATCGGATGATGATGCAAACGCTTCTATTCGATTTTCACTAGATTATGAAACGACACAATCAGACATTGACTATGTTATTGATAATTTAAAACTAATAAATAATAAAGGAATTAAAAGGAAATAAATATTATGAGAAAGCAATTGGAAAAAACTATAAATAAATATGTAATAGCCTCCATTGATGCAGAAGGAAAAACTGTATATCTACGTTCATTACATGACCATAAATGGGAAATTGTAACTAATATTGAATTGGCTACTAAAACATATGATAAAGATATCGCAGATATAGTGCTTATGAATTATATTGCATACGGCGGATCCCAGTGGCCGCTTATGCGGCCGTAAGTGGCCACGGAGCGGAGCGAGTGGCCGGGTTTATTGAGTTTTGAATACCGTTATCTCCTATAATGAGAACGCCCACCTATAGCGATGGAGATTCTTATTAGGAGGTAGCCTATGCTAGACTACAGAGACATTCTCAACAAATACTTCGTGATCAAGTTGTCGGTGAGAGAAATCAGCCGGCAAACCGGTATGAGCAAATCCGGGATACAGAAGTTTATCCACGCATTCGAAAAGTGCGAAGATCTGGACTTCCCACTCCCGCCCGGGATCACAAACGCCGGAATTGCCATGAAGGTGTATGGCAAAGTGCCGGGCGAAGGCGGTCGAGATGAAAGCTACGAGTACCCCGACTACCCGAAGGTTCTGAAGCTCATGAACGAAAGAAAGAACATGACGCTTCAGGTGTGCTGGGACCGGTATGTCAAGCGCTGCAATGCCGAGGAGAAGAAACCATACCAGTACCGGCAGTTCTGTGAGCTCTTCGGCAAGTGGTGCGAGGAAAACTACGAAACAGCACACTTTACAGCCGTGATCGCCCAGACGATGGAAGTCGACTTTGCAGGCAAGACATTTGATCTGATCAACCGTCTTACCGGCGAGATCACACCGATCGTCGTATTTGTTGCTATCCTTCCGTATTCCCAGTACATCTACGCTGAGGGTATGGAATCCACAAAGGAGATGCAGTGGATCGAGGTCAATAACAACGCGTTGAAGGCTTTTGGCGGCGTTCCCGCTATCGTCGTTTGCGATAACTGCAAACAGGCCGTGATCGCAAACAAGGACTGGATACAGCCGGAACTGAATCAGGACTACGCAGAATGGGCGGAGCACAACCACACCGTGATTCTTCCCGCCAAGGTCCGGAAACCCCGTTTCAAATCTTCTGTGGAAAACGCGGTTGGCATTCTCGAGAAAGGGTTCTTCCATGAACTGGAAGAACGCAGATATTTCTCGCTTGAGCAGTTCAATGAAGACCTCTGGGAGAAGCTGGATGAGCTGAATGACGCTCCGTTTAAGAAGAAGGAGCATTGCCGCTCCTACTATTGGGCAGAAGAAAAGGAAGAGCTGATGCCGCTCCCCTCCACGCAGTACCATTACATGGAGAGGGCCACGGCAAAGGTGTCAAGCGACTTCCACATCCGCTTTGACAATGCTTATTATAGCGTAGACAAAGCGTATCTGCACAAAAAAGTCATCATTCGTGCAACTGCCTCCGTTGTCAAGATCTTCAGTCTCGAAGGCGAACTGATTATCGAATGGCCACGGGCAACCTACAGAGGCGAATGGAAAACAGACTCCAGCCGTCTGCCGAAAAACTACGAGGATTTTTCGGAATGGAACAGCACCTACTTTATCCGGAAAGCATCCACAGTTGGCAGCAACACTACGGAAGTAATTAAGCGGATCCTGAAGAGCCGGAAGCTGGAAGTTCAGACCTACAGGCTCTGTGTGGGCGTTCTTGGCTTCACAAAGAAGTACAGCCGCTCTGCCCTGGAGGAATGTTGCAGGCGCGCTCTCGCTGCTGAGAGGACGACCTACACCTATATCAAAACCACCATTGGCGCGGTAGCCGAAGAACTTGGCTCTGAAGGTTACAACACCGATAAGAATAAAAAGCGGAACGAAGGCTCCTACATCATGGACAGCAGTTACTCCGACATGGAAAAACTGCTGAATCGCAGCCGTACCCTCGCGGATCAGTCCGGAAAGGAGGCGCAGCAATGAATACAGGAGCAAAGGAGCTGAAGTCAATCCTGGAGGAGCTGGATGAACTGAAACTGCCGCATATGGCCGCAGAGCTTGAAACACTTTATAAGCAGCCGGCCTTTGTTAATACAGGACGTCTGGAGTTGATCAGTACTATCATTCACGCCGAATATATCGTAACGATTACAAACCGCTATACATCGCGTCTGAAGAAGGCAAAACTGAAAGGAAGTGACAGCTGTCTTGACCAGTGTGTTGATTCCAAAGAGCGCCAGTACCAACCGTTGGATATCGTCCATACGCTTTCGTCGTTGGATTTTGTACGGGAAGGCATGAACCTTTGTATCTTCGGGGCTTCTGATAGCGGAAAGACCTATCTTGCGAGAGCGCTTGGTGCCGAAGCATGCCGGGAATATCGTGTAGGTTACTATCATTGCGATGAACTCGTAAGTGAGCTTGCCGCGGCCAGAAAAATCGAATTCAAGCAGTATCAGAAGAAGGTAAAGGCGATCATTAACCTTGATCTTGTGATCCTGGACGACTTTCTTCTGCACCCAATCACAGAGGATGATGAAGTCAAGGCTCTGTATGACATCCTGGAAAAACGGAATGAATTGTCAAGGAGCTGTATTATCTGCTCGCAGCGCGAGCCAAAGGCATGGCCCTCCATGCTGATGGAGGATGAGGTATCATCCAACTCGTTGCTCAAGCGGGTGACGAAACACTACATCGTTATGATTGAACGAAAAGTGGCTGATTAACCCCGGCCACTGGCAACGCCGGGTGGCCACTAGCAAACGCACTGGTGGCCACTGGGCGGCGCAAAACGCATTATATGGAAGATTTCCAAACTAATACGGAATTTGTGGTAATACCATTAACCATAGAATATTATTTGGTTGATGAAAGTTAAATTTTATGAGAAGGGAGTGATCTGTTATAGGACGTAAAACAGTATATAACAATATAACAACGCCGGAATTAATCAAACAGATTCTTCCCACTGAATAAATAATACTGTCATAGGTATTTTTTATTATCTGCGCAGAAACATTAGGAGTAATTAACCTAGTGGGAGCAGAACCTTTCACTGCTCTTCTGCGCTTTTATTTGTGAAAGGATAATCATTGTTGAAAGGAATGATAAATATGGAAAAGAAAAAAATGTCTCCACGTAAATTTGATTTAAACAAATATGATTTATATGTGAACGATTTTATATTAAAAAGTATTAATAATCGTAGACACATCTCACATGCTAAACTTAGATTTTATGATTTGCCTGATGCTAGATGGTTCGTAAAGCATTGCCCGGATTCAAATGTAAAAAGTTGGTCTGATTTTGTAAATTGGTCTGGATTGTTTACAATGAAAATGCCAAAAGAGGAAGCAATTGAAAGAATAAAAAAATACAGAAAAGAATTAGGCAGACCTTTGTATTATGATGACTTTAGGGATCTAGGGGCATTAGTCCCATCAATAAGATATATAAATAAAGTATGGGGTTCTCTTAATAAAATGAAGGAAGAAATTGGATTGGAAATCATACAAGAAGATATGATGTCCAAGGCTTTGGACATAGAAGGTTTTAATAAAGCGATGTAGTATGTTTTTAGTGTTGCTATGTAGAAAAATATTCCTTATATTACGGATAAATTTATTTCTTCTTTGGATAACATTCCGTCTATAGCATGTTTACAAAATTCATGCAGAAAATATTATAATCAGACACTTGGTGAATATATTAAAAATAATGGATTTGAAATTGGAATAGCAGGGAGAGGGACATTATATTCGTTTGATGATGGAGAGATAACTACAAGTTAGTTTGAATATTTATTATCTATGTACTTAAGGTCTCGCGGATTAGTTTTTGGAATAGATTACTTTAGAGATGTAAAATATTCTGATTTTATAGATAGCTATAGCGGGAATATGAATTGTGATTATGTTATTAAATATCATGGGAAAACGATTTATATTGAAATTCCCGGAATAATAGAAGCATATAAAGATTATTATTATATGGATAAACCTATTGATAAAAGCGATTCTAGAGAAAAGTATAGATTGAAATTGAAATATAAAGAACATTTATTAAGTAGTGGAGGACTAATATATTATATTCTGTTTCCTTGTGATTTGACAAAAAACAATGTGGATTAGATTCTTGATAATCCTAGTATTGACCTAAGAATTAAGATTGAACAGTTTAGGAAAAATAATATTGACTGGGATTTAGTATTAAAAAATGGAGAATTAGAATACAGTACAGAAATTAAATATGGTAGGAATGTAATTATGTATTCTAATTATGGAGGTGATAATTAAATGGCTAGAAGCCGAGGAGTTTATAATAGAATATATACCGATGAAAAATGGGCCAAGGTTAATCCAGAAAATAAAGCCATTATGGAAGACTTCCTTACGGAACTTCGCCAGCAGAAAAAAAGTCCTAACACCATTAATGCTTACAGATATGATTTGAAATTAATATTTATTAAAATATTAGAGGACTTTGATAATAAATCAGTGCTTGAGATGACAAAGAAAGATTTTAGACGTTTAAATATATGGTTTGACGATTCCGGAATGTCGCCGGCAAGATGCAATCGTCTCCACTCTTCTATTAACTCAATGTTGACTTTTTGCGAAGAAGATGACGATTATGATTATGAAATCAATTATAGTAAAAAGGTTCGCGGAGTTCCGAATGAAAAGGTCAAAACCAATGATGATGATTTCTTCTTTACATATGAAGAGTTTGTAAAAACACGAGATATTCTTCTTGAACGTGGTAGACTGCAAGATGCTGTGTTGTGGTCATTGATGTATGATTCTGGAGCGAGACGCAATGAGGTTTATCAAGTTAAAAAAGACGGTCTTCTTGAAGGCAATAAAACCAATATAGTCAGAGGAAAGCGAGGAAAGCAGTTTCCTCTTATTTATTTAAATGACACCAGGGAATTAATTAGGCAATATTTGGAATGGCGCGGAGATGACGGAATAGATTCCTTGTGGATTAAGGGACATGGGGAAACGGCTTCTGAAGTTGACTGTGGAGCTCTTTATGACAGGATTGTTAGTATTAGTAAAATATTATCTGAAGTTCGCGGAGAGGAAGTAAATATTTTTCCTCATAGTTGTCGCCATTCCCGACTCCAAGCGTTGAAAAAAGGTTGGGATGACCGGCTTAAAGATGAAAATGGCAATAATAAGGTATTTGAGTTAGATCAAATCCAGGCATTTGCTCATCATTCTGATTTGACTACCACTTCCGGCTATTTTAAGGATGAAACCGAAGATAAAATAAATGAGATGTTTGGAATACAATGAGGCGGTTTATGGAAGAATGTAAAAATATATTGGAATTTTGTGAAAAGTTTAATGAAGTAGTGCGACGTTGGGGATGCGATGATGTTACTGAAGATGACGAACATTTTGTTGATTATTGGGAAACATATTTAGCCATAGCTATAGTTAAAGATATTGGTCGCAAAGATTGTGTGCGAGATATTGCCAATATAATGCTTTCTATGACCGTTTGATAGGAGAAAACTGAATGGAATACAAAATAATAATAGACCAATAGTTGGTTGACGAATATAACAAGTATTATTTCAAATGCCATCCTAGGGCGAAAAAAAATCCTATTGATAGACCTATAATGCCAACTCTTAATCAGATTTTGATTTTACAAAGGGTTCAAATTGCCGCGTTAAAAGCTAAATATAAAGAATTTGGAATGTGGTTAGTAAACCGTTATGAATATGAAAATTTATGCTTAGATATGTTCGAGCTTGAGGTAAAAGTTTATATGCCAACGAGAAGAAGATTTGATTTAGACAATTGCGTTGGAGGGGTTAAACTGCTTATGGATGCGTTTACTGAATCCAAAATGATTATTGATGATAATTATCTTAATCTTACAAAACTTACAATAACTGGTGGATATGACAAAGATAATCCAAGAACCGAATTTTATATTAAAGAAATATAATTTTTAAGAGGAGTTTTTTATGGATAAAAAGTGGACAGATGAGGAAAAGGATAAACTAGTAAAATTATATAGTTAGGGGAAAACTGTTTAGGAGATTAGTGAAGTTTTAAATAGGTCATCTGGTAGTATTAGAGGGATGAAAACCAAACTAGGATTAAACTGGCTTGCTCCCAAACCAATAACGGAAAACGAGAAACAGATTATAATTGATTATTATAATGACCATACTGGCGAATATTTAAATCTTGAGACTCTATCAAGAAAAATAAATAGACCAATTATATCTATACAACGTGTTGCTAGAGAGGCTGGGTTAACAGATGGCAATAGAAAGGCAACCGATGAGTTTATTGAAAAAGTGAAAAATGGTGTTGATTTATATCACAAATCTGAGAGATTTCAAAATGAGGTAAGACAAAAATTGTCACTAGCTACTTAGAATTATCAAAAAGAAAACGGACATTCTAGAGGTATGCTTGGAAAACATCATAATAAAGAAACAAAAAAGAAGATGTCCGAAACTCATTAGCAATTATTTGCGAATATGTCGTATGAAGAGAAACATAACATAGCTATGAAGGCTGTATAGACAAGAGCAAAGTCTAGAGGTTATGGAACAACGGAAAATGCGTATTCAAGATGTAGAGGTGGAAAACGTGAGGACTTAAATCAATATTTTAGAAGTTCTTGGGAGGCTAATATTGCCAGAGTTTTAAATTGTTTAAATATTTAGTGGAAGTATGAATATAAGCGTTTTTTCTTTAATGAAAATATCAAAGGTATTGCGAGTTATTAGCCAGATTTTTATTTGCCCGATTATGATTTATGGTTGGAAATTAAAGGATGGATGGATGAAAAATCTAAATTGAGATTAGAATTGTTTTCAAAACAATATCCAGTTGAAAATTCTAAACTAATTATTATAGATGAAAAATTGTATTACTCCATTTAGGATATTTACGGTTGGATAGACAACTGGGAATTTAGTAAAAAACATAAGAATAATAATATTGTCGAAGATAAATCCAACTGCTTAAATCTTAATTCTTTTTTTCAAATAATCGGCTATGACAAAGAAAATCCGCACACAGAAATTACGGTAACTACTGTAGATGATTGTAAGGAGAAATATTATGAAATTTGATGAATTTATGGAATTATATGATAATTGTAAAGAAACGGATAAGCGCATTGTATTTGTTAAAGAGCATATTGTAAAATCTTATATCCCTCTTGAGGAAAAAGATGTTCGATCTCAGATAATTATTAATAATTCTTATTATGATGAGAATAGGAATTTTAAAGTTAATTCTACTGCAAAACATATGTTTACATTTTTAAGTATTGTAGATATGTATACGGATATTGATATAAATTTTAAGGATGGGCTTAATGAATATAATAAATTAGATGCATCTATGGCACTTGATGATATTGTGTCTATGATTGATGAAAAAGATTTAAATGAGTTCAAAATTATTCTTAATATGAAGTGTAATGACATGATAACAAATGAATATGAGCCGCATAGTTATATAAATAAACAAGTTGAAAGATTTGGGGAATTAATCGGAGCTACACTATATCCTATTTTTGAAAAAATAGATTTAGATAAATTGAATGCAATATTAGATAACACGTTTAATTGATAATAACATGAGCGGTATAATTATATACCGTTAAGGTAGGTGTGCAATTTATGAATAAAAATATTATACCGGATTAGATAATAAAACTTGCGCTCGAAGAATAGGTAAACAAAATAAAAGAAGAAATCCCTGCTGCTATTGGCGGTGCCGTGGCAGAATGGTACGGTTCTGGTGGTCCAGGTAGTTATGATCGTGTTTTTGGTTTTGATAGTTTTGCAGAAGTAGAGCCGGAAGAAAGATGGCACGGGATAGAAGGATGTGATTTGGTATATACTTTTACTTCTGGGACGGTGGGAGTAAATTCTTGGGAGGCGCCATGGGGTACAACTTACCCAGGTGATTCTGGACATGCGTTTGATAAAGCCGTTAATTATGGTGTTCATGGTGGACCGAGACCCAATGGTGCTGGTGGATGGTCATTTGCAAATGTACCAACATCTACGCCTATTAGTGATTTAATTGTTGAATATATAAATGGAATTTTATAAGGGGGTGAGTAATAATGAAAGAAACTGAAACCGTGATTGTGCCGTTGAAAGTTGAAGTTGATGATAGTGGCACTAAAAAAATAGACGAATTGGAAAGAAGAGCTAAAAAACCAATTAAATTTAATGCAGATATAGATACATCAAAAATATTAGACTCAATTAAGGACATTGAATCCGCGATTAAAAATGTAACAAAGATGTATAAAGGATAGAACGGCGAAGATTTATTTGGTTTAAATGTTGCAGGGATGGACGAACTTAGCAATTCTCTTCGAGAAGTATAGAGCAATTTAGAAAATGTTGGAAGAACCGTTAATCAGATAGCCGGAAAAACAACTGTTAGACCAGAGGAAGTAATCGGTTTTGATATTGATAACATAAATCAACAAATTAAAAATGCTAACTAGGCAAAAAATAATTTTAGGAAAATACAAAGAGATTTACTTGATTCTAATAGTCAAGGATATAGAAAGATACAATAGCTTGCTACATCAAATGTTCAATTGGACGGGCTATTTTCTAAGGAAAATGCAAGTGATTTGCGTGGTTATATTGATAATTTATTTAAATATTTGGGTCAAGGCGGAGACTTGAGTTAGTTAATAGGGTTTGACGATAAAGATTTTTCTCAAATAATATTTGATATTACTAAAAAATTAAGAACTGCTCTAAACCCCGATAACAGAATAATTAAAGATTCCGGCGTGTTTGAAAACTATAAAGACATATAGGCTAGACTGGTTGATGTTAGAAATAAAAATTTATAGAATCTTGGAAGAAATCCAGATGAAATAAATAAGTCCTAGGTTAAGTCATTAAAATAGCAGCGAGCAGAACTTGAGAGGGAGTTAGAGGCATCCAAACAGATGGCTGATAGAGTTGAAGATGAGACCGAATCCGGCGTAGCCGATTCTATTGGCAAAATTAAGAAAGCATTTCAAGATGACGGAACGTTTTAGAAATTTCAAAATATTATAGATAAAGTCTCGTAGTCCCTAGATGCTCTCGGAGAAGATGGTAATGGACTAACATTTAAAATTGATGAGGGACAAATAACTTCCGCAACAAACGCATTAAATGAACTTAAAAATGCACTTAATGATATTAAATAGGCTATTAATGATTTTGATTTTTCAAAAATAAAAATGCCAAATATAGATGAAACGGAATAGGCTTTAAATGATACCGAGGAACATATAGAAAATATTAATAAAAAAAAAGAAAAAATGTCTTCAGAAATTCATGCTACAAGTGGTGATTCTACGTCTTGGAATACGGAAAATATTCAATAGTTGATTAATACACTAGAAAATTTAAATACGGAAATAACAAATATTAGTTCTGCATTTGGTCAAATAGATACAGACGCTGGAATAGAACCGTTAATTAGTTAGTTTTAGTCTTTGTTATCTGTGGTTAATTAGGTATCTGATGCTATAGGTAGATTTGGAGAAGGTACTAACCAAAAAGCTAGAAATAATCAGAAATCATTATTGCAACTTAATAGAGAAATGTGGGATTTTTCGAGAGCCACATCAAGAAAAGAACAATAGTTTAATGTGCATGTTAAAGACGATGTAGCGGACGCAGCAATTGAGGCAAATATAGAAACAGAATGGTTAAATTAGGCTGAAAGATATTAGGCAGCATATAAAAATATATTAGACGTCGTAAACAAATATAAATTATCATTAAAAGATGAAGGTATGCTTGGTGGAGATGTTAGTGATATATAGCTTTTAGCAAATATTATGGCATAGTCACCAAGAAGTTCCGGGTTTTTGGAAGCGTTCCCTAATGTTTAGGAATTCGTTGAATAGTTTAATCCAGATAGAATTAAACTATTACCAGATTCAAAGACCCAGATTAAACAAATAATGGCATTCATCTCTTCTATATAGAGAACCGCTGAAAGTGTCGGAAAAGGGGAAAACTCATTTTGGGATCAAATGTTGGAATCAAATTTTCCGGCAACGGATTTCAAATATATAAGTAAAAGAATTCGTGAAAAGGCAGAAATTACAAAGTCTCCTGAAGATAAACAGAAGTTAAAAGACCAGTTACTTGAAACGTTGAGTTAGACCAGAATAAAAGCTGATGATGAAATTGGGCAATCCGATTCCGTAAAAGAATACACACAACAAATCCAATTATTTACAGATGCAATAGGCAATTTGCATAATGTAATGTCAAAGGGGCTTCTTCCGAAAGACGCAAAAGCGCCATCATTTCTTGAGCAACTTAACGAAACAATGCAGAAAGTTGCTGAGAACGCCGAAAAAATGGGAGAGGCTATATAGAACGCTTTTAGTTTAGGTGGTAACGATTCTATATTATCAAATATTAATTGGGAAAGCATTGCCGGTAATTTTGATGAGTTAAATAAATCTATCACAACATTTCAGTCTACCATATCTTCTATTGACTTATCTTCTCTCCGCGAAGGTGCAAACGCAATAAAAACCGAGGGCGAGTCCGCCAAAGAGGCAATCCCATATAAAGAAGAATTCGCGAAAGTAAATAAAGAAAAAGTTGCTGAATCTGGGAAAGAAACGGCAGAAAAGATTGAAGAGGCAGCCGATGCTATAGATGATGAAAATCATAAAGCTGGAGATTCTGATGGGGCTCCAGTTTCACCAGTTGCCGTCCCAGACGACAGACGTCGAACATTTGGAAAAGATATCCGCTCCATAGAGGGATATTCTGATGCAAATCAAGATTTTGTAAATCAGCTAATAGCCGACGTTGCTACTGGGCAAAAAGAATATGATGCGGCAATGGATGAGTTTAAATCTCATATAGCTCAAAGATAGGAAGAACTTGTAGCCGAACGTGAAAGAAATGGTCGTGTAAATGGTGAAATATTGAAATTCACAGAGGGAACATAGCCTATTTTAGATGCTATGGGAATGGCGGAGGATGAACTTCCGGACGGATATGGTGCTTTCTTAGATCAAATAACCAAGGAGTCTATTAAAGGTGAAGAGGCCGTTAGAAAATTTGCCGAGTCAGTTGGATATGCTTTTGATGAAATATCTGGATCCTGGAAGAAGATTTCACAAAATGGCGAGGATATTTTGCCGCATTAGAAATTTGAAAATATGACCAAGTTGGCTCCAAAAAGTTTGTAGTCTATAGTAGACGACTTGGAATTTTAGGTTACAGAAAAAAATCTTCCGTTTACAGACGCGATAGATCAATTTAATTCTAAAGCAAAAGAACTTGGATATACTTTTAATGAAATATCTAATATGTGGGATAAAAGTATACCCAGTGAGTCGCCTATAGACGATATTATAATTGATGAACAAAACTTAGAAAAAGAAACAACTAGGGTAGCGTCTGCCATTCGTGATGAATTCGGTGTGAAGTCCACTAAAATATTTGGACAATTAAAAAATGAAGTTCGAAATCTTTTGGTTGAAACCGCAAACGGTGAAACACCAACTTATGATAATCTGTTTGATATTCTTTCTAGGGATAGCGGAGTAATTGAATCATATGGCGATATGAATTTATGGAAACAAATTAGAAGTTTTGTATCATCTAATAAAATACGAATCTCTAAAAGTGACCGAGAAGAATTTGGTGATGACTGGAACAACATTCTTGGAACTATTGGTATTGGTACTTTATCAACTAAAAAAGGTTCAGATGCGATATCATTTTTGGAAGAGATAAATGAGTCTTTTGGACACATCTTTGATACTTCTACTAATACATAGGGTGCATTGTCATAGCTTTACGAATATTTATCTAATCCACCATCTAGCAAAGATGATTTTCTAAGTTATATTAAAAAATCAGTTGATGATCAACAACATTTAAATGAATTATTATCTGAGTCTTCGGTAAAAATTACGAAAAACACAACTGATGGAGCTAAACCGCTTCGGGACGCCACTAAGGAAATAAAAAATGAGGGTGACGCTGCCGAGGTTTCGGAGATAAAAAAGAAGAAATTTGAAGAGGCTAACCGAAAAGTTGCTGAATCTGGTGAAAAGACGGCTGACGCCACAAAGAAAGCGACAAAAGGCCTTGATAATGAAGGTAAAGCTGCTGAGAGAAATTCAGATGCTATATCTGAGGTAACTCAGCAAGGTGATACTTCTGATAATCGAAAAGGTACGTATATTGGGGAAACAAAAGTAAACGGCGAAAGAACGTCCTATACTATGCGATTAGGCTATGGAGAAAAGGCAACCACTAGAATTATACGCGATGAGGATGGTAATGAGTTTGAATCGGTTAAAACAGACAATACTTATGAAAGCCTTGAAAAACAAGTAATAAGCATGCAAAACAAAGTGCTTACGCTGGATAATAATATTAAAAATGCCGAAAAACAAGGTAAAAACACCGACGCAATGCAAAACGAACTTGGATTATACTATGATATGCTTCAGAGAATGACCGATGAATTATATGGATATTACGATAGCGCTGATAATAAACCTGGACAAGATTAGAAAAAAGATTTCGAGAGAAGGGCAAAGGAGTCTGCGGATATTGTTTAGGCGAAGTTACAATAGAGAAATGAAGAAATAGAATTTAGACAAAACGAAAAGCGAAATAAATCCATTGAAAATACCGATGCTCTTATTGCTAGGCAAAAGGGCAATCTTAAAAATATAAAAGCGAAATATATAGATAATGCGGGAGTAACTTTTTCAAGTGAGGACGATACAAAGCTTACTAATTTGTATAATAAAATATTCGAAGATTTCTTTGATAAATACGCTGGGCAAGAAATGCCGAAAACAGTAAAGGAACAGCTAGGGGCTGCGATTAATGAATATAAAATAACGGCGCAGTAGGCTATAAAAAATCAAAAGGCAAACACTCAGTTTAATCCATATAGCATAACAGCTGCCAAAGATAAATTAACTACTGATATACATAATACCATGCGTAAGATGTAGAAGTCTAATGTAGATACCTCAGATTTAGAAAAAGAATTGAGTGATCTTGAAAAAAATATCGGCTCCAATCTTAAATCCAAAGACCTAGAGGAATTTAATAATAAATTAAGATCTATTCAACAACGTTTTAAGGATGTAAATGCTGAATATGAAGGTCAAAAATCAGATGCTATGGCAATCGCTATGGAAGAATAGCAATATCAAAAAGCGCGTAACACTGAATATAATATGGGGCGTAAGCGTTATGAGGCATAGGGTAAGGCACAAGCTGATGATAATAAAAAACGAAATAAAACGATTAGTGATTTTTATAAAGAACAAACTGATAAATTTAAAGAATTATTTAACGCTAGAACTAAAATGAATGAGCTAGAGGCAAAAGCCGAGTCTAATCCTGAAATTAAACAAACACAAGAATGGGCTGAGGCCGTTTCTAGATTAACAAAAGCATATCAAGAAGCTGCTGACGCGAAGCGTGAATTAGAGGCTATAAAAGATGATATTACAGATGAGCAATATCAAGAAGGGATAAAAGCGTGGGAAGCTGCTCAAAATGGCTCCGCACAATCCTAGGATAAAAAAACAGCTGCAGTGAATAAAAAGAATAAGGATGAATATGAAGAGCAAATTAATATAATAAAAAGGGCAATTGAAGCTAGAGATACGTATAATAAAATGTTGACAGATGAGGCAAAAGGGCAAGTGATTCCGGACAATGTAAAAAGTTCTATTGTCAGAATGATGGAAGATACAGCAGAAGCTGCGGACGAAGCGATAGAAAAAATATATGAATTTAAGGAAGCATCGAAAATTACATAGGAATAGACAGACTCTGCTTTAGACAAATGGGTAACTTCGAAAGATGGTTCTTATAAATCCAGAGATGATTTAGATAGAGCTATTGCCTCACATGATGCCAGATTGGCAAAGGAATGGGAGGCTACTGAATCTAAATATGTCGGTGAATAGGCCGGTAAAATATAGCAATACTATGATGCCGCAAAGCGAGCCTCTAATGCATAGGATATGTTTAATCTTGGAGAGATAAGCGCCAATTAGCTACAACAGGCGATAAAAACAATGGAAAAGTATCGCGAGGAAGCAGAAAAAGCATATGAATCGCTTGACAAATTGAATTAGAGAAACGATGGGACTGTTCCTAATGCGGCTCTTGATACTTATAGACAAAAAATGGCAGATGTGGACGTTTTAAAATCAGGGATGTCCGCATTTAATGATAATGAGAATTATGAATTTGAAAATGTTGAGCGTGGATATCAAACACTTATTAAGTATGCAGAGCGTTATGCGCAAATTAATGAAAAGCAGAGAAACGGATAGATGTTGGATTATTCTGAATAGGCGTTTTTAAACAGATATGGAACTTTTTATGAAAATGCGATAAATAAAACTGGACTTTTCGTCACCGCACAAGGTGAGGCATCGGATGCGTTAAAACAATTAAGACAACAATTTGATGACACTATGAATGAGGCGCAGACGTCTGCATTTACCGACAGCCTTGAGGAAATGGGTGAAGTTCTTCAAAAATTAGGCAATGGAAACTGGAATGAAGATGGAGTAAACGTTCTGCATGATTTAAACGAAGAGTTTGAAAATTTGGTTAAAATATCTGGGGAATATGAAAAAGCCACCCCCGATAGACGTGACTAGATTTAGGCTTAGGTATTATCTTTTAGAGGCAGATTGAATGACGTAGTTCAACGATCTAGTGGAGGGTATTACTCTCCCGCCGACGAAAAAGATGCTGCTACTCTCAATCGCCGTATGTCAGAGTGGATGTATAAAAATTCCGCTGCCACTGAATACTTCCCACAAATTCAAAACCTTCAAGACGCAATAAATGGTGCGTCCGCCGGTAATCTTGATGAAATCGCCGCAGCATTTGAGCGGATAAAAACCTAGGCTACGGAAGCCGGAGATGTCGGCAAATCATTTGGTGAGACTCTTAAAGGTTCGTTCAAGGGAATGGCGAGATATTTACTTACATACGCGGATTTGTATGAAGTAATCAATATTGCCAAGCAAGGAGTAAATATCGTCAGAGAACTTGACACTGCCCTCACGGAAATGCGAAAAGTGTCTGACGAGCCACTTAGTGTTCTTAAAGATTTTGCACAACACGGAAGCTTTGAGGCTGCCGATCGCGTCGGGACAACGTCTAAACAAATTCAAGAAAGTACTGCGGATTGGTTAAGACTGGGCGAGTCGTTTGAGTAGGCACAAAAAAGTGCGGAATTGTCAACTGTACTTCTTAATGTGTCGGAATTCCAAGACATTAATGCTGCAACTGAATCATTAACTGCAATGAGCCAAGCGTATAAAGATCTTGATAAATCGGAAATCATCGATAAGTTAAACTACGTAGGCAATAACTACGCAATCAGTACGTCAGAGTTAGCTGAGTCACTTCAGAAATCTGCTGGTACATTACAAGTAACGGGTAAAAACAATTGCCCGATAATATAGAAATATATTATAAGAACATATCTAATTGCGGGTAAAACCTTAGAGTCTTATTACTACAATAAGCAAGCAATTGTTTATGATAGTCTTAAAAAATAAGAATTGGTAGATCGCGCAGCGAAGTATCTTTTTAATTGAAGATAAACGTTCACAGACTAATTGTACAATTCAATCGCAAATGGAATTGGAAAAGGTATGCCCCTCCACGTAATGGTGAGGGTGAAGAAATAGTCGGGACTTTGCCGAAAGGTAAAGAATTTATTGATAGATAAAGATTGATAATTGTTTATCAATAAATTAAGATAGCGTTGCGAACTATCTTTAACATGATCGGATTCATTTGACGAAGCTGTGGCTCTTACTACTGCTGCAAATGCCGTCCTTCAAGATCCTCTCACGGTTGGCCAATCCCTTAAGACAATCTCACTGAGATTGAGCGGCACTTCCGTAGAAGACATGCAAGAAGCCGGCGAAGAAATCGATGGTTTAATTACTACACAATCGAAACTGCGACAAACGATTCTTGACGCAACAAAGGTGCAATCAAACGGATATAAAGGTTTTGATATACTGAATGACGACGGTACTTACAAAACAACATACGAACGTATGCTCGGTATCGCTGAGGTATTTAAGGAAATTGGTGAGGAAGATAAGAAACTGGGCACTAATAGATAGTCGCTATTACTTGAAACGGTGGCAAACGGCTTGCCACAATATATAGAAATATATATAAAGAACATATCTAATTGCAGGTAATGCCTTAGAGCTTTATACCACAATAATAATGAAAATATATTATGATGGTTTTATAACATAAAGATTGGCTGTTCTTGCATCGAAGCGCCTGTATGTATATTTTGGATATATATATTGGCGAACGTTCATCGACCAGATTATGAATAATCGTAGGGTACAAACTTATGGTACGCCGAAAAGGTATGCCCCTAACAGATGATGCTGAGGGTGAAGAAATGGTCAGAACTTGCATGAAAGTGTAAGAGATTCGTTTATTACGAATCACATGGTGTTGTGAACCATGTTTAACATAATTGAGGAAAAACGCGTGCAGCAGCAGCAAGTAGCCTATTATCAAATCCACAGCTATTAAAAGATGTCTATCAAGACTCTTTAATGAACTCACAAGGATCGGCACAAAACGAGCTTAACACATATCTTGATTCTGTAGAAGGAAAAATGGCACAGCTTCAAAATAGTTTACAACAACTGGCAACAGTAACAATTGACAGTGAATGGCTTAAAGATATCATTGAACTCGGCACTTCTGCCGTTGAAGTAGTTACGTAGTTAGTAGACGCATTCGGCGGCCTTAGTGGAATTCTTGGAGCCGGAATCGGCGGATTTCTTCAGTTTACCGGAAACGGATTATTCCGTAAAAACGGTATGGGGGATTGGGAATTTGGACATATCTTTAAGGATATGAAAACTAGATTTGATTCTACTAATGGGGGATTTTTTAAAAGTCTTAAGAACGCATTATTTAACACGCAACCAAAGGAAGATGCAATTGAATGGCTTAATAAAAGAATAGCTGGAAATAGAAATGCTACTACCGTCGGATAGCTTTTTGGCTGGGATGGAGTAAGAGATGTTAGGCAGACCGGTTTATCAAATGCTAAGGATGAAGCGCAAGACATAATCGCCGGCATTGCAGAACGTGGCGGCAAAGGTATGCTTGTTGATGATTTTAAAAAGGCACTTAATGAGAAAGCAACATTTAAGGGTATAGCTACCTCATTCATTAAAGACGTTGGTTTAACTGCTATCTCCGGTCTTGCAACAGGTGCAATTTCTATGGCTATTACGGCTGCGATTGGTAAAGGGATCGAAGGGATTAATTATCTAGCACATTATAGAGAAAACAAAATAAATAAAGGATTAGCGGCATAGGGAGAAGCTAGAAAAGCAAGAGAAGAAATGACCGCTGTTAATGAAGTTGGCGAAAACGCTAGAAAACGTTATAATGAACTTCGTTCCGGTGTTTATATGAGAGGAAATCAAATTAAAAATCTCTCACTCTCAACAGAAGATTATGAGGAGTTTTTGGCAATCAATCAATAGCTCGCGGATACATTTCCATCCTTAAAAACAGGAGTAACAGATAGCGGATAGTCTTTGGTTGACTTAGGGGAAAATGCTCAATAGGCAACAGATAAATTAAATGAATTAATTGAAGCACAGAATAAAATAAAAGCAAATGAAATTGAAAAACAAATGCCTGGTATAGTTAAAGGAATCGTTGAAGGAAACAAAAACTATGACGACGAAATTGCCGGTGCGGAAAAACAGATATCATAGGTACAAGAAATACAGAATAAGATTGCAGAGATAAATTCTACTGGGTCAAAAGTGTGGGATGCTCCTACAAGTTCCGGGGCCAGATCCGCGCTAGAAAATGTACTGAGCAGTCTTGGGGTAGATTATGGTTATTATAGCCACGGAGATTAGGGTGAAAAAATAACATTTAAGTTAACATAGGACGATTTAAACTAGTTATCTAGTTCTATGGACGGGTACCAGAACATTCTTAATGGTTATATAGAAAGAGCACAAGATACTATAAAGTCTGCCAATGTTTAGAAGTCGGCAAATTGGGCGACTGGATTTGTTCCTAATTTAATTTCGACTTTAAAGACAGATCCTAACTTTTTACATCTCGGCGAAGATTTAACGGATAGTATTTTATCTTAGTTATATAATATCGATTATGATACATTATATGAACAGTTAGGTTCTAATAGCGAAAGTTTTGATGATGATATTAAAAATAGAATACTTGCGCCGATAGAACAAGCTGTTAGCAACGGAGACGTATCAAAAGAAGCTTTATCTAAAATTTTTAATTTTGAATTTGATGACGCCACCAATAAAGAAATGAGAGATCAGATTAATGGTGTGTTAAATACGATTTTCCCAGGTGGCGAAGGAACTGAAAATTATAAAATAAAGCAAACAATTCTTGTTGGTCTTGAATACAAATATGAGGATGAAAATGGTGATTACCACTGGAACGCTACTGACACTCGAGCTGCCATATTCAAAAGACTTGGAGGCGAGGTAACTCAAGATGCTAATGGTAAAAATGTCTATAAACAAGGCAAAAGCAAGATATCTTGGGATGACATACAGAGTTTAACGCAAAAAGAACAAAGAATTGCCCAGACAGCGATGAACAATCAAAACTTTAATTTTGTTGGCAATACAATTGAATCCCTCAGAGAATATTTGAACCAGTTATCCTAGATTAAAGAAGAAGCCGGAACCGGTACTCTTGCGGATATTCTCAATGACGAAGATTTTTCCAAAAGTGCATCACAGTATGAATCTAATTTATCATCACTGAATAATGCACTAGAGTCTTACCGTGAAAACGGTAAACTTACAGCAGAAGAAATGAAAAATTTGCAAGATGCTATGCCAAGTATGGACGATTTTTCATTTGAAGGCATTAATAACGCTGCGGTTAAATAGTTGTCTGAATATATCAAAGAGTTTAAAAAAGTATAGGCAGACAAAGGTCCACTCACACCGGAAGCCACAAGGGCATCACAGGCGTATATTGATAATTTAATTGAATCTTATGATAACCTTACTGTTTCTGCCGAAACAGCAAAAAACAGTTTAAAAGAAACGTTTTCATATACAGATTAGACAGGTTCTCATCTTAACGAATAGAAATATAATGATGTATTAACTGCTCTCTCATAGAATGGCGAAGAACTTGATTATAATGTTCTTTGGGAACTGACGCTTGATGGTACGATTACGGCAGAATCAACATTATAGCAAATTTTAGCTGAGTATAATCATAAAAAGATTGAATGGGATTTGATTATTAAAGATCGTGAGGCTGAAGCTGTTTTAGAGAAAAATGAACAAAAGCGAAACTTAATAAATGCAAGAAATGAGAACCGTCAAGCAAAAGGCGAACGTTTAACTGAGGAAGAACTTAATAATAGTGTCATGCCATTATATGAATCAGATATTTAGGCATATCACGATAAGGCCAATACCGCACTTGGAAGGATGAATGAAGCGGCTGATAGACGTGATTAGGTAGCATATGATAAAGCATTAGCTGATTATAGAGAGGCTATAGCAAATATTTCAAGCACGGAAACAGAAATGATAGAAACCAGAAAAGAAAATGCGCAAACAGATTTAAATAATCTAAAAACGGATTATGCCACTTCCAAAGCTAACGGAGATTAGTTACAAAAAGAACGCACCGATATTGAAAACAGAGGAGAATATATTTCTCATAATCTTGCAAAGTTATAGGCGAATAATGCAAAAGAACAGATTGGAATTTAGGAATCTATTATGTCTGAGGCCCTTGATCTTGCTCAAAGATATGGGAATCCAAAATCAGATATATATGACCTTGAGTAGTCAGCAAGCATGTATTAGGAAGCATTAGATGCTGAAGAAGTTATATCCGGTCTCCAGAAATACACTTCTCCAATGTATAATGAAGCAGAATCTCATCTTAATGTATTACAAAATTAGATGACAAATATCTAGGACTAGGCTTCTGCTATTAATGACGAAATTACCGTAAATTAGGCAAAAGGTATCAAAGCTAACGAAAAAGAATACAAAAATCTTGCGACTTTATCCAGACAGCAAGCAAAGAATTTATCAGACCAAAACAGGGCATTGAGGAATCAACTTCCTGCACTTAGAAACAACAAACAAGAATACCAAGATACACTTAACCAAATCCGCCAAAACGAATCATCCATGGCGCAAGCACTTGCTGACGCCTATGGCTATGATGATCAAGCTCGTAATTTATTACTTACTCAAGCGCAAGACCTCTCTTCTGCTATTTAGTCCGCATTCTCGGAAATGACCACTCCTACCGGTATTACTCCGGATACAATCAAAGCAATATCCACCGCATTTAGCGACTTAGGTTCTTCTGCCGATTTATCCGGTGTATTCTATAATACAACCGACGGCGTTAAAGCGAACGTTGTCGAATTACAGCGTCTCGCGCAACAAGAATATGAATTATCTAACAATGATTTAACAACAAAAATCAATCAAACTACCGAAGCCCTTAACCGTATGGAGAATGCCAGCGGTGATATAAATACTGCGGGTATTAGCAAATTAAAGCAAGAACTTGCGGATTTATAGCAACAGCAATCACAAGTATTTGCCGCTTATCAGCAACTTATGGAACAATTCTCACAGCATGGTCAAATTGCACTTGCGGATCAAACTGTAAATCAAGGAGCAAATTATGATAAGGCAATGAATTATCTCAAAGAAGCTAAAGAAATGTGGGATAAAGGTCTGATTGGCACCGACGACTACAAGACCCGCGCAGCTTACTTTGACGAATGGGGTTTATCCGATCCGACACGATTCAAACAGAACTATGATAAATTCTCTAAATATATGACCGATGATATCTAGGGCGTACATAAATTCATGATGGATTTGCAGAGTGCCGGTATGGCGACACTTGAAACATATGAAGACGGCACACAAGGATTGGTGATGAACTTTACCGATTTAGCTAAAGCCGCCCATCAATTTGGAGCCGGAGAAGAATGGTTCCGTGACATGTTTGGCAAAGCTGAGGAATATGGTGGAATGGGTGCGTTCGTCAGTTCTATTGAAGACGCTCAACTTCAGACGTAGAAATGGACTAATGAACTTACCAATGCATAGCTTAAATATGCCGAAATGAAGCGTGAAGGCGCAAGCGCCGATGATTTGGCGATTCAGTAGGATGTCATTGATCAGTATCAAGGATAGCTGAATGCCGTACAGACAGCTACTCAAAATTTCTAGCGAGGACAGGCATAGGAATACGTAAGCAACCTTAAGAATCTCAAGAGTAGTATTGCAGACCTTAAATCATATTATGATGATGCAATGGAGCGAGGCGATGAAGCAAGTGCAAATCGTTTTCTCCGTGAAGCACAAGATTTAGCCGATGATTATGGTATCAAAGTAAATGCCGACTTCGAGGTTGATGAAGCATCTTATGAATCTGCTATGAAAGACCTTGAGGGCAAAATCGGTTCGTGGGAATCTCCTCTTGGTGCTGAAGCATTTGGAATAGATCGTAATACCGCCGAGTTTTCGGCATTCGAAGCCGGTAAGACCAAAATTCAGAACGCGAAAGATGCGGTTATGGAATATGCTGACGCCCTTAAAGGCATATCGTATGATGAGCTCAAATAGATTAAGTTGGGAGATGGAGACTATAATGTTAAGGGACTCGAAGCTGCTGAGGATGCCCTTGAGGGTATTGCACAAGCAGCTGGCTTATCTTCTGCCCAAGCTGAACAGCTAGTACCGATTCTTGCGGCGCTTGGAGTAATTGATTTTGCTGGACCTATCAATAGTATGAATCAATTCAGTGATAGTACTACTGTTGCTACCGACAAGGTTGAAGCATTATTTAAAGGTACTCAATTCGAGGGGGCTACTCAATTCGATGCCGCTTCGATGAGTGTTGATGAACTTTAGAATAAATTAGCTGAAATATCCGAAATGAAAGCGCAAATCAATGTCGAAGAAGAAGGCGGACAAGAAGCACTTGCATAGCTTGAATAGCTTGAAGCAAAGACCCAACAGGAGTATAACGTGCGAGTTGCAATAGAACAGTATCTTGAAGATGGCGGTTCATTAGAAGAATTATAGCAATCGATGAATGATGGAACTCTTTCCGCCACTTTGGACATAGATACATCTGATGTGGAAACCGCCGAAGCAATGATTAATTCTATTGACGGAAAAGAAATATCTATGCCCGTCAAATTAGACGAGGGTTCTCTCTAGGGGATTAATGAAGCTGTTAGTGCTGCGATTAATGGCGAGGAGTACACAAAGGAAGTTAAACTTGAAGCTACCGGCTAGGATGAAATTCAAGCATAGGCGGAAAAACCAGCGACAAAAAAAGTTACTATAGTTGAAGTAATTCAAAAAGCAAAAAATGCTATTTCGGGTTTATTTGGCGGAAATAAAGATTAGACGCAAACAAAAACAGAAACAGTTACAACTACTGCAAATACCAGTTAGGCAGCCGGTTAGATTAGTGCATTATCTGGGTTAATTAACAGAGTTAAAGCTGCTGCCCAGAATATAGCATTAAACATAACAACTTCCGGCGCTCTTTCACAGGTTTAGGCAATCCAAACTGCGGTTGATAATATCAAATCATCTGCCTCTGAACCTATAAATATTTAGGCTAATAATGAGTAGGCTATTTCTTCTGTGGAAGAAGTGGTCTCCACTGTTGAAGATGCAAACCCCAAAATTACAATTGGTGGAGACAACTCTTAGGCAATGAGTTCAATAGCTACTGCGGTTTCTCATGCTAACTCAAGTTCCGGTAGAATTACCATTAATGGCAATAATTCTGGCGCAATTAGTGCGATTAATCAAGCGGTTGCGTCTGCGAATGGAAGAACCGCCAGAATCACAATTGACGGTAATGCAGATAGGGCAATAAGCGCTGCGCAAAGTGCAGTAAGTAGAATTCGTGCTATGATTGCCAACATTAGTATTAGTGCCCATGTTAGTGCTACTGTTACTGGTACTGTTGTGAAGCCAAGTTAGAGTGCAAGTTCTAGTGCTTCGCATAAACCTGGCAAAGTTAATAAACCTGGTAAAGCAGAAAATGCTGCTTCATATTCTGGTACTCTCTCATCAATAGGGCGAGGTTATGCAAAAGGCACGTTTGACGAAGAAGGCAAGGTAGCAAAATCCGGTAGCGCATATAATATGCTTAACTACAAAGATATGAGTGGATATGCAAAAGGTGACATCGCAATAGACAAAGACCAAGAAAGCTTGATTAATGAATTGGGAACGGAATCAATCATAAGAAACGGCAAATGGTTCCTCGTTCCTGGTGGACCACATATAGAAAACCTTAAGAGGGGCGACGTCGTATTAATTATGCGACTTTGTATGGCAACATACATTGAAAAATTTATCTAATTGCTGGAAAACCATTAGAGAATAATAACTACAACGAAATTATGAAATATAGATAATCGTGAAAGTTTTTAAAATATTATTATTTGGTAATCAGCAGCCAAGATTCGAATAGAATAAGGTTCAACGACTATCATGTAGGGGGTAAGCTATTGACCCTTGAAACGGTAAACTACTCTTCTATTTGAGTAGATGATATAGTCTGATCTCATAGGAAACTATGAGGGAATTATAATAATTCCTTCTCAGCGTAGCGAACTGAGAAAAACATATATGATTTAATCACAAACAAACGGAAGATCTTCTTAAACAAGGTCGTACATCTAGCCACGCACGTATAATTGGCGGCTCATCCGCATTTGCGAAAGGGACAGTTAATGGAATGAATGCTCATGCCGGTAATGGCGGCGGAACATTTACATGGACCGGTGGCGGTGGTGGGCAATCCGGAGTAACTGTTACCGGCAATAATAACAACGTAAATGTCGGTAGTGGCAATTAGCAAGCAAGTACCGGTGGTGGCGGTAACAACAATGCCGGAAATAATAACAATGACAATGCCGATAAACCTCAATTCTCCCAAGAAATATTCGATTACGTTGAACTTCGTCTTCAGTATTTTGCTGACGCAACGAAGAAAATTGCCGACAAGATTACCGATTATGTGACCAACGCAACTAAGGGGAAACTTCTTCGCAGCGAAGTTACCGCACTCCAGAATGAAATTAAAGCCAACTCTCGCGCCGCGACGACATACAAAAATTTCGCCGAAGAATTAGCAAAAGCCTATGTTTATACGGACAAAGACGGAAACAAACAGACAGTAAATATCTGGAGCAAATTTAATCAAAAAGATTTACTTGAAGGCAAATATAATCTTGAACAAATAGAGACGACCAATCCTAATTAGGCCGCTTTTGTTGAAGGCGCTCGCGCATATCTCGATTATATTAATAAATCTCGCGACGCAAATAATGCGATACAAGAACTTGCGAATACAATGAGAGATCTTCAGAGCCAGATTATCTAGCTACCGACCGAAAAGCTAGAGAAGGCGCTTGATAAAATTGAGAACCGAATCAATACTATTTCCGGAATAACAAGTGCAATTTCCGGCGGAAAATCCGGCATTGCGTCTGCGCAGCGCTGGATAGAATTTGCCACGGGGGTAAAAGCATAGAAAGATGTGGTAGCTAAGTCTACAGCTGACAGAGCCACTAAGTTATAGAATTATAATGACGCCAAAAGTAAATATGAAAGCCGCAAAGATTTAACATAGAAATCCAAAACTGAATTAGAAAATTATCTTAAAGCAAATAAAAAAGTTTCGAAGAATGATAAAAATTCAATACTAAACGCAATGAAAAAAGGTGAACTTATTCCATATAATAAAAATAGGGGGCCTTATTTCAAAAAGCTTGTCGATGATTACAATAATAAAATCAAAAAAGAAGCAGCTGCCAAAACCGCCAAGAATAGTGCGGATAAAGCGTATTAGGCCGCTAGAAAATAGAACCGAGCCGACAAAAACGAATTGAAAAATTTACAAGACACTTCTTATGGATAGGCTAATGTACTTATGGAAAGCTCTCTTAATAAGCCGAGTTATATAGCGCAAAATGAAAACATTGATAAGGAAATGCGTTAGCTGAAAGAGGAATTGAAAAAGCGCCGGATCGCTATAGAGGAACAATAGGAAATAACAACCCAGTTTGCATCTCAATAGGCTTCGCTAAAAAAAGAATCCGACAAAGCAAAGAAATCTATATTGAGCAATGACGCGTATAAAAAGGCTTCCAAATCAGAAAAAGATTTTATTAATAAAGCTTTAAATAACGGTTGGAAAATAGATCCGACAAGAGTGTCTAACGAACTTGGGGAGGCGGTTGCGTTATGGAATAATGCTACGGCATCATTGGAAAATGTTACCGGCGCTCTCGGTCAAGCCAGAGAACAAGAGCAAAAAATGAGGGAAGAACTCATTTAGTCTGCGGTTGAAGTTGCAGAGCGCGAGCAAAAGATCGCATAGGAAAAGATGGATAATATCGAGTCTTGGTATCAAGCGGCCGTTAATTTATCCAAAACCTGGGCGGATCGCCGCGAAGAAATACGTAAAGTATGGAAAGAACGCGGATATTATATTGCTCCCGACCAACTTAATAGCACATAGCCGACATTCAAGACCAATGGAAAAAAAGTCGGTGAATCAAGAGTTGTTTATTCGGTAGATAAAGGATATTATATTGCTACTAAGAATGAAGACGGAGAATACGTCAGAAATACCAATATACCTCGCACGACATTACTGACTGACGGAATTAGCTATTCTTATGATCAATCCGGAAAAGCAACTATCAAGAAGAACTCTTCGATTGACTTTTTGAAGAGCAACTATGAAGGACAAATCGACCGATTAAAAGACGCTCAAAAAGCATATGCAAATTAGGCGAAAGCCCAGCAGGAGTTATTAGATAGCTATGTTAAAGCCGGAACAATTCTGGAGAACTCCGAAGCGCACAAAGCAATGATGGCAAATATACAAAAGGCTAATATAGAAGTATATAAATTAGATGAAGAAATCAATAATTTATATGATGATATGAGGCAAGATGTATATTTCAAACCTTTGGAAGATATGATTAAAAATATTGACACCGTACATAAAGCCTTAGATTAGCTCAAAGGAACAATTTCTCCGGAAATGATGTATACGACCGACGGCACCTTTACTGAACTTGGTACTGCAAAATACGCAATGGATGTTCGTAGCTATAAAATGCTACAAGATTAGTTTACAAAAATTCGAACAGCTCAACAAGTGCTTACTAATCGGTTAAGAGAAGATCCGTCTCTTGATATAGAAACATATAACTCCAAAATGAAAGAATATGAAGCGCAATCTCGCGATGTAATTACTTCTCTCGCGTCTCAGAGACAGGTGATTATTAAGGATGTAACCGATAGGTATCAAACAGAAATTACTTATATTAACAAACTTATTGAAGCCCGGAAAAATGAGATAAATAAAAAGAAAGAGATGTACGATTACGATAAGAAACTACGCAAGCAAAATAAAGATGTGCAGCTTATCGAACAGCAAATCCGCGCACTAAATGGCCTAATTATATTGGGCATTCTGTTTAATTGCTGGGAAACCCTTAGAGATTTATCACTACAGTGATAATAAATAATTACGATAGTTTAAAAATGATAAATATTGGGCAATCAGCAGCGAAGTTCTAGACATACTAGGAAACGTTCAACGACTAGTCCCGATGAGTGTAGGGACGTAGGATTGCAAGCTGGCAATTCGAAACAACAGACTATGGAAAATTTCCATAGATGATATAGTCTAATCTCATGTGAAAGCATGAGCAGTGTGGATATACCATTGGTTATATCTCACACGGCATGGTGTAGCGAACCATGTGAATATAAATGAACTGATGCCGAGAGCCGTGCTCAAAAGGCTCGCCTTGAAGCACAACGTGCGGAAATGCAAGAAGAACTTGATGACACTGTCAAAGATCATATAGTAAATCTCCGTATTGACGGATTAACCGATCTTTCAGCAAAACTTCAAGAAAATTATGAGAAGTTTGTAAAAGACTTATCTATAAATATTGACCATGCGGCACAACTTGTAGTTGATTCTGCCACTAACCTTAAAGCTTCACTTGGTAACGTAAATGCTTCTTTTAATGCTTATCTTAAGTCGTTCCACCCCGATGCCTTCTAGGGCGAACAAAATATGGGTGTTCCATAGATGGTCGGAGAAGATCTCGATGTATAGTATAAATATGTTGAAGGAGTTAATCTTAGTAGCAGTAATATACGCAAGAAATTAGACATTTATAAAGATAATCTTTCTCAAAAAGAATACGACTATTGGCAAGCTATGAAATCCGAGGCGACAAAAATCAGCGAGCAGGTCGGCGATCTTAATGACATGTTTAGACAATTACTCATAAACGGTGATTTCAGTGGCGGTAAACTAGGAGAAGAATATCTTAGTGGCGGTCTTGCGAAAGGAACGAAATCCGCGAAGCCGGGGCTTTATCAAATCAACGAAAAGGGTCCGGAAGCTATTATCACCCGTCGTGGTGTAATGTTAATGCCGTTAAAAGCCGGAGACGGAGTTATCCCGGCAGACCTTACGGAGAACCTTATGGCTATGGCTAAATCTGGAATGGTGCCTGTCTAGACACCTAACTTCCAGACACCGGAATATAATATTAATCATAGCACAAATCAGAACATCACCATCCACTATGACAATCTTATTCGAATTGACGGCAACGCGGATCAGTCCATAGTGCCACAGTTAGAAGAAATTGCCAAGGGATTAATGAGCAATGCATCATTTAAAAAGAACATTTATAACTATACTACCAAAGAAATAGCTAAAGATATGAGAAAAGCCGGACACTGATTAACCGGGGGCTGTTTGACTAACTTTAGTCAGCAGCCTCCTTTTTAATAATAGAAGGGAGGGGAAATATGGCCGGTTTTATTTATAATGGGAAGTCAACATCTAATATTCTGCCAAATGTAGAACTACTGCTCTGCTCCACCGACGGCGCCGTAAGCAGTGTCCAGGGAGTAACGCGTACTCTTATGGGTGGCGAACCGACTATTAGCCGCCCATTTGTTAATGAGTACGGCACAATAGCTGAACATTTAGAATTCACATATTCTCTTATTAAATCCGATACAACCATGTTTACATACGCCGAGCAAATCGCCGTAGAACGGTGGTTGACCTCACCGAAATTTTCATTGCCTATTCAGATTACAGATTGTAATGGCGTGGTTCGATATAAATACTATGGAAAATTTACCACGACTCAGTGGTATCCGATTGATGACGGTTTTTATGCTATGGATTTTACATTTTCGGTTAATGGTTCGTATGCATATGAACATCATATAATGAATTTATCACCACCCCCGAATAGTGCGGTTGATGACACAGATGGACTACCAAACTGGAGCTTCACTGTTGATTGTGCTTCTGATGAATTGGAAGAATGGGTGTATCCAAAATTTGAGATATATTGTGCAGATTTAAATAGCAATCCGTCATTTAAGTTAACTAATGTTACCGATAGAGGGAATACCATGAGTGTGACGACCTCTCGCCATGTTAAATATTATTTTGATTGTCATCATTGTATTGCTTCAGATTAGTCAGGAACTCTCCATTTTAGGGAACTGGGATGGGAAGATGTTGATAATATTTATTGGTTTAGGCTTAAACCGGGCAGAAATTTAATTGGCGTACATGGAGATATTACAATAAAATTAGAGTATGACTCTCCTGTTAAAATTGCCGGGGGATGGTTGGTATGATTTAGGATGTCAAAAAAATATACTTGTGTACTCCCGATTTAAAAATCAGAACCGTATTGAACGGTTTGCAAACAGATTCTGTAACTCTTCATCAGTATGTAAAAGATTATGATGAACTGACATTTAGTGTAGACCGTTATTTGTCCATAGACGGCGAATTGGTCGAGTCTAATGGATATGAAGACCTCAAGGTTTATATGTATTTACTCCTCGAAGGGATTGGATTTTTCCAAATATAGGAACCGACGGTCCATAATGACGGCAATTACGAATATAAAGAAATCCAGGCTTATTCGCTGGAAAAAGAGTTTGAACAAAAGGATTGGGTTGGACTAAAGATTAATTGCGGTAAAGAAGACAGCCTCGAAATGTTAGCTACCGACAATATAAATGAACTTGGCGTGGCTAAAAATTTTGTTACATTTTATAATCCGGACAATCCGGAGTTATCTTTTGTTCATCTGATGTTGACAAAACTCCCATACTGGAGCATTGGACATATTGATTATGGCTTATATAAAATGCAAATTCCAATTATTGAAGTTGATAATGCAAATATATATTCAATAATGACCAATACTGTCGCCCCCAGACTAGGATTGATATTTATTTTTGATTATCTTAATCGAACAGTTAACGCGTACGGAAAAGAGAATCTTGATTTCGACACCAACATATTTATTGGCTACCGAAATCTGGCGAACAATGTTGATATTACTGTTAATGAAGACAGTGTATTTACAAGATTCAGAGTTCGCGGTGACAATGATCTAATGATTACTAACGCCAATTATGGTGAGGAGCAATGTTTTGATTTGTCGTACTTCCTCGGCGAACCATATATGGAACAAGAATTAGTTGATAAAATAAATTAGTGGATACATCGCCGTGACACGTACAGGGAATAGTTTGTTAGAGATGAAAAACGAGCAGCGGAACTCAACCGGCAAATTGATGAGTTGTAGTATCATGTTCCGAGTGATAATACCTATTGGAAGCAATGGGATAACATGAGTTATGAAGGACTGAAAGAAAATCTTGTTTTAAGTGAAGCATAGTTGGCTGCCATCCAATCTTCGGTAGACGACCGAGAGGATTCGGAAAAATATGATAAAAATCATAATTATATTCCTAAGAAAAAGGACGGTTCTGAGGAAGTAGATCATGATTGGTACTTAAATAAACTAGATACTACAAACACCGGAGGACTTTATGCCTACATTGAACTTGTTACATATGTAATTCCATACATTAAATAGGCAATGATCAATATAAATGTGCCGAGTGATCAGAAAATCCGATTTGGCACAGAAAGCGAAGAGAACTGGGAGCTGTATGGTTTATATGAACTTGATGGCAAGCTTAAAAACTACGAAGAGGATAAATTACCGGCGCTTAATCATTTCTCCAAGGATTGGAAAACTCAGATGACCAAGCAAGAAAAGCTTAATTATGTTACAGAAGAAGCTTATAATATTTAGGGTCGAAATGATTATGTTCATATCCAAAAAATGATTAAACAAATGAAAGAAAGAAAAACCCTTCTCGAGGACAGAATAAAAAATCTTCAAGACGCACTCGCCGAAGTTGAAGGCTACATCAGAGATGCCAATATTGCTAATAATCTGGATACATGTGAGGATTTCACCGAGGACGAAAAGAATTATATCAGAACATTATTTATTGACACGGATTACACCAACTCTAATATATTATCTACTTCTCTCGATAATGCCGATGCCTTAGTGGATCGTAGTTATGAGTTATACAAAGATGCTGTGGACAAGTTGTCGGAAGTTGCTCGTCCACAATATCAGTTCAGTGTGAGTTTGGATAATTTACTGCGCATTCCCGAGTTCGCTGACTGGACGGAAGATTTACGGCTAATGAGATTTATTCGTTTGGGAATCCGCGATGATTTTAGTGTAAAATTAAGAATCATTGAAATCGAATATAATCCGTGCGAAGTAGATGAAAATCTTACGCTGGTATTCTCATCTATGATAACATCCCGTAGCGGGCGTAATGATTTTACTCAGATAATTGATGATGAGAATAACAGAGGCCAAAAAAACAGTATTTCGTTAGGAACCGGAGCTTCTAAAAGCGATGAAGAATATGCGACAACCTTACTTACCTGGATGACAAAATCCGGCTTATTTACCAATGCGGTAAGAAGTCAGGCAATGTCTGTTGTCGGCGGAACAAATACTGCTGAGGTTAATAATTTAATTTCTACCTATATGGGCAATACTAACATATAGGTCGATCATATAACCGGAACATAGGCATAGTTTGATGAATTATTTTCCGGTAGGTTGAGTGCCGATTCCATTACTACTGTTCTACTTAACGCTCAAACCGGTAAATTTGATGAAGTAATTACGAAGTACCTTGAAAGCGATATGATTGTCACCAAATTGCTTCAGGCATAGAGTGCTGATTTCGACCAGTTGTCTACCAACATATTAGAGGCCGGCTCGGCGACGATAGATTAGGTAGTAGCCAGAAAGATTAGTGCTTCCGACATTGATGTCAGTCAAATTAAAGGTGACTATGCGGAATTCGCTGAGTTGATTGCACCATATATCTAGGCCGGTACTGTCAGTGCTAACGCGGTAATTACTGCATTATTATCTGCAACGGAAGCGGACGTTGAGCGCCTTACCGCCGATACCGCATTTATTGAATATCTTCAGAGTACATTGGTTGTTGCGTCTGAAATTAGAGTCGAAGATCTTAAAGCAAAACTTGCCACAATTGATGTCGCAAATATAGAAAGTGAATATGTCGGCAATGCTTTTATTAAAAGTTTGCAGGCACTCTCTTCTACCGCGGCAACCAGTACAATTACAGACGCTTATATTTATGATGCTGTGGCTGGAAAAATTACAGTCAGCGATCTTGCGGCTGGGGATATTACTGTCAGCGACCAAATGCGGATACTGTCTGAGAATGGTAAAATGATTATGAACGGGTAGGCACTCCAAATTCTCGGCACGGATTCACAGGGCAATGATTATGTCGGTGTATAGCTTGGCTATGCCACAAACGGTCAGCCGAGTTTAGTACTTAGAAATGAAAGTGGGGCGACAATTATTGAGCCGAGTGGTATCACGGCGGATGCAGTCGCGGATGGTTTGATTGTAAATAACATGATTCATGACGGAACTATTTCAGAAGATAAGCTCAGTTTTAATATCATGAAATAGGGAGATACAGTGTCCATAGAACAGATTACTACCGGAGGTGGAAGCTTTGGCGTTGAATATACAGAGTTCAAAAACGGCACTACTACTGCCTTGGACACATTGCGTTATGATTTAGAAAATAAGGCTAATTATGATTTATATATTGAAACCCCGTATGGGACGAACATATGGGGTGGAAACATTCAGCTGAATGTAAAATTATTAAGAAATAATGTTGATGTCACTGATGAATATGACGCGTCATGTTTCATTTGGACACGAACAAGCCGTGATTAGGACGAAGATACCTATTGGAATGCTCGTCACAGCATAGGGGCAAAAGTTATCACAATTACGGCAAATGATGTAAGAAAGAACGCCGATTTTTAGTGTAAGTTTGAATACGAAAACATTACCGTTGAATCGGATTAAAAAGGAGGGAAATTGAAATATGGCTAAAATACAAGCATTTTCTAGCGTAAGTGTTGTAGACTTAACCGACGTTGGCCAAATTAACTTCTATTGCACCAGTAATTTGCCAAATAGTGTTATTTATGACCCTAATCAGAATAGCGGCAATGGCGTATATTCTCCCGATTGGTCATCTAATAACTTAAAAATAACCCCGGTAATTTCCTACAATGGGACAAGTCTTGCGCTTAATGCTACCGGATTAGTTATTACATATACAAGAAAAGAAGGGACCGGGACACCTACCGCACTGACAACCGGAGAAACTGTTGTGAGTGGCGTTCTTAATGTAAAAGCAAATAAACTTAGTTCTGTTGCAAGCGGATAGCTTACTTATATTTGTAAGATTGTTTATACAGACCCAAATACCGGTGTCCCGATTGAGGCAGAAACATCATTAACATATACGCTTGTAACAATGGCGTCTGAATTGAAATATGCCGGTATATTATTAGAAAATAATGCCTTTTTATATAATACGAATGGGGATCTCGTCGGCGCACAAAGCATTGAACTTACACCGGAATTAACCAATTGTTCATTGCAACAGTGGCAATATAAAAATTCAGACGGTGATTTTGTGGCGTTTCCTACAAGTGCCGTTAATCAACAAACAGGGGTATTAACAATTACGCCGAATATGGCAAACGTATGGATTAATAACGATAAAGCCGTAGTGGTAAAATTAACTACTAATGACGACACAGTCTATGATTTTGCTCAGATTATAAAAATTAGGGATGGAGCTCCCGGTAATGCAACTGTTACGGCAATTTTAACAAATGAAAATCATACGGCTCCTGTTAATGCACAAGGTGTAGTCAATCTTGATAATTCATCTACTCAAATCCATATTTACGAGGGTGGCACGGACATAACAAATTAGTGGACAATTACAAAGGTAGATGGTAGCGGTTTAACCGGCACATATGACAATTCTACGCACACCTACACGCCGACAGAATTTACAACTGATGTTTCTTATGCTGAATTTACATGTACAAGAACCGGATATAGTTAGATTACCAAACGATATACTATTCAGAAACAATATGCGGGCGTGAATGGCAAAGACGCTGTTGTTTATGAAGTAATCCCTAATGCTTATACATTAAATTTAGATGAAAGTGGCAATTTTACGCCGACAACGGTTGTATTTACAGCATACGAAAAAATCGGGACTAACGCAAGAACCAATTATTCCGGAAGATTTATCATTAGTGATTCTACTGACGGTACATAGTTTACAGTAAGAAAGACAAGTAATACAAATATGTCTTCAACCGAGTCTCTGAATTATACACCTGCAAATAATGTTGTAATGATTAAATGTACTTTATACGCAGCCGGTGGTACGACCCAAGAACTTGACAGCCAATCTGTTGTAATTACCAAGGATGGAATTTCGGGAGAAGACGGAACCCCGGGCGTTGACGCAATAAACATGGGGCTAGGTAATTATGCAGATGTTATTCCGTGTAATACTTCCGGTAACGCTGCTGCCGCTCGTGAGATATCAATCCCATTTTTTGCATACAAGGGTATTACAAGAGTTCCGGTTACGGCAACTGTAGGTACTCTTCCGACCGGGGTTAGCGTTAAAAGCAATACTGCCGGAACTGCCTAGGCAGACGGTATGCTGAAGTTAACGGTAGCAAATGGCGCAACATTTGGGTCTTCTTCGACTATGACCGGGGACATTACTATTACATTAGCTGCAGAATCTAAGAGCATAGATTATAAATACACCTGGACAAAAAGTAAACAAGCCGCCAATGGTACCAGTGCTGTACTTCTTCAGTTATATAGCGCAGACGGCGGTAATGTTGAGGAAGGTAAAAATACTACCATTACTGCCATTGTATATTCCGGCACAACGGACGTAACAAGTTCTTCTACTTTTGTTTGGAAGCAATTTACCAGAGGAAAATATGAGGCTATTGATGGTTAGACCGCAAGTTCTATTGAAATCACTCCGGCTATGGTTACCGATCAAATGTGGCTTAAATGTGAAGCTACTTATAATAGTGGAACATATAGTGCGTATTATACCATTAATGACGTGACAGATCCTCTCGTTTCGTATACATATGCTACAATCGCCGAGTTTAAAAACTCTCAAGGATTTGGGGCTATTTATACCAGAGTATACAGAAACGGTGTTGAGGTAGATCCAATTAAATCGACAACGTTTTCAGCTACTGCTCCCACGGGAGCAAGTTCCGGAGATTTTTATTATCATCTTGATAGTACTAACAAAACGTGTACACTCAAAAAGTACAATGGAACGCAATGGAATAACGCTACTTCCGTAGACAATGATGAATATATTTATTCATACTATCGAATCAATAACGCCGGCGATTCTGTGGATACTGCGGCTCCGTGGAAGACAGGGAGAGTTTAGTATGTCGATCCCACCATGATTAACGGACGTATGCAATTTATTTGTGAAGTATCTTAGGATGAGTAAACCTCATAAAAGGAGGTTTTATATAAATGGAGAAATATAATAAAATAATGTTCATTTATTTTAGAGAGGAGGTGACACATGATGTCAAAAATACTGGCAATGAGTTCCACGTCTGTGGTTGATGTACAAGATGGGAATTCGGTAGTCGATTCAATAATTGAGTATGCTACATCCGCAAGTGGTACGGTTGTACCTGGAACACCGCTTAAGGACGGAGACGGCAATATTATTACCGACATAAACGGCGTGGTACTCACCCAGGGTAGTTGGAGCGCTGAATTACCGACTATTGCCGAGGGCGAATGGTTGTGGACGAGAACTCGCACCATATACAGCGATGGGCAATTTACAATTGTTTATAACGTGAGTAGATCGGGTATGGACGGTACCCAAGGTGACCCTGGCGCAACTGTTTCTCGCGAACGGGAACAATGGTATGTGTCTACCTCTTCAACGAGTGTAACCGGCGGTTCATGGTCATATGAGGAGCCTGACGAAATCCCGGAGAATAAATATCTGTGGGGGCGAGTTGAACTTACGATGAGCGACGGTAGCGTGGTTTATTCCGACGCTGTTCACCGCTCTACAATTAGTGGACTAATAAATCTTGCCGACGAAATTAATAAAAAGATAACGCAAAAAATCTGGTAGGACGATATTAGCTCTTCTATTAATGCATATGACAGTACAACCGGCGCCGACATAAGAAGTCGCGTAAGTCAAACCGAATAGGATATTACAGGGATTACTTCGACAGTTTCCGATATATCATCTGAATTATCTACCAAAGCAGACGGCGAAGAATTCAAAACTCTGAAAAATACAGTTACTACCAATGAGCAAACCGCGAGTTCATTCCGACAGACAGTTACTTCTACATATGCAAAACTCAGTGATGTTGATAAGGCAATCGGCAGTATTAGAATTGGTGGCAATAACTTGTACGTAATTGCAGACGAGGTTCCCGGGTATTTGGCTGCTACAGGAGGAACGGTTGTAACACAGCATGCGGTTGATAAGGAAGTAACCTCGTAGTTTATCCCTGTTCGTGAAAGCGAAACTTATATTCTCTAGTCATGGGTGACCCCGGTAGGTAGTGACGGTGACTCCTGGCTTGCTTATCAATATTATAGCAATAACTCCGGGACTGCGGTAGGTAACCGTGTTGCGAAATATGGAAATGATGCCAATTCCGGCGTTGAAGTAACCGCCGAGGGACAAGAGCATCTTATGTATAAAATAACAATTCCGGAAGGAGTTAATTATCTGCGAATGTCGTACCGAAGTTATAATGACGGTTATGCAATGGTAGAAAAAGCTACTACTGCTTCTGAGTACGCTATTAATCCGCGCGATCTGGAAAAATATGCGGATGACGTGGTAAATACTGCCAAATCCGAAATTAAACAGACTACGGATAATATTCTACTCTAGGTTAGTAGCAAAGTCGGTGCTGATGAAGTTATTTCAAAAATAAATTTATCGCCAGAAACTGCCACCATTTCTGCCGGCAAGGTAGACCTTATCGGCAATGTCAGCTTCAACATGTTGGACAACACCACTCAAACAAAAATCAATACTATCGAATCCACGGCGAATACGGCAAACTCCACGGCAGACGAGGCGCTGAGTTCCGCGAACTTGGCCAATGATCGCTCTGTCCCCGGGTTGGCTATGAAAATAAATTACTCTGCATTTTCAACATTTAATAATGGTGAGTGTTATATTCACGGCTTCAACAGTGATAATGAGCCGGCGGACGTCAACGGCTACGTATATTGGAAGGGGCGCAAAATTAATGTTGCGAGAGTTATGATTAATCCCAACACTGTTTGTCCGTTCTATAAAACAATATATCTGGTAGTCAGATTGACGTCGGCTTCGGCAAATTCCGGCGATCTTTATATGGTTTGGTATGATTCGGGCTGGAAGTATGCCGAGACTCCCACTCCGGGTTCGGTAGGCGGTACTTGGTCATGGGACGAAAACCGCGACGTTGTAATCGGACAATTCGTCGAGCCTCATAGCGAAGGGGCAATTGTCGATGCCAGATTATACGACCCGGCGAAAACAGCATATGAAGTTATTACTACTTTGGACAACCCGTATGGTTATGCATACGATGCGGTAGTTTGGACTACTAACAATGGAACTACTACTAAAAATGCGATCGGCATGATTAAGAAATGGACAAACGGCGCTATATCAGATACCACAACGATTTAGGGCGGTTGGATAGCTACCAACACAATTACATCAAGTTAGTTGGCTACTGACGCAATTATGAGTAATAATTATCGTGCCAATACTGATACGGCTTCTCCGTATTCTATCGCGGGTACGTTTCTCGATTTGGCAAACGGTAACTTTTGGACACCGAATTTCGGCGTTATTTAGGTAGCCCCAAGCGGTACGACTGTTACTCCCGGGGCATGGTTTAGTGGTACGGTATATGGTACAGCGGGTCGATTCGGCAGTAAGTCTTCGTACTGGAACATTGAGCAAGTTGATGACTACAATATAGGGACTAAAGCTGCGCTTGTCGGTACCGGGAATGCATATCTTCAAACGGGAAACTGGCAAGTTAGTGATAATTATGTGTCCACGCGAAAATATGCGAGTACTTCCGAGTATTATGGCCAGTCCACATATTATAAGGATAATGACACAAACACGTTTTATGATGTCGGTATGAAGATACCCTCTGATTTTAATGGCTATACAAAAAACGAAAGTGCGGTTACAACATACAACAGATCATTCTTCTACGGAAGAAAATACACCGGGAGTTCTGTGCCTGGGCTTGATTCTAGTTGGACATACTTTTTCTGTGTTGATAATGAAGGCAGTATATATGAACAAGGTCAGCCATTAAATAAACGCTATGCGGCAATTGGTGATGTCGAAGGGCAATATATATCTACGACCGGGGGTACGGTCAATGGTAATCTTATTGTAAAGGGGACATTAACAGGTACGGCAACCGCCGCTAATAAAGTTACCAATGCGTTATCAATCAACAACAAATCATTTGACGGTAGTGCCGCCGTAAATGTCGGCACAATCGGCGTCGGTTACGGTGGAACCGGAGCAACTTCATTTACTGCCGGAACCGTGTTAATTGGTAACGGCTCCAACGCTATTCAGACACGGGCGATTAGGAATAACACTGCTATAGGTTATTTGGGATGGACAGGTGCGAATGTTGATAACACACTGATTACCACAAATACACTAGCGTATTGGGATGGTAGATTTAATAATACCAATTCTAATATTCGATATGTGTATTAGGGCAAATTAGGCGATATTGTCACCCATAATATTGATGAATTTATAACAACTGACGGTGGAAGCGTTACAGAGTTAACTGCCGGCAACCTTATTGTAACCGGCGCAGGTAGATTCACCAATGGATTATATGGAGATCTTACCGGTAATATTACCGGGGGTTCAACCAAGGTATTTGATAGTGGTAATGGTACTGCTACTACATTTGCTTACTCAAAATCGGGATTAACAGCAAATTGGACAGCGACCCCATGGTTCGCAGCTTGGAATGGATATGAGCTGAGAGCAATTAGCGCGGCCAATGTAAAGACTACTTTGGGACTCAATAATGTTGAAAACACTGCTGATGCTAACAAAAATGTTCTCAGTGCAACTAAGTTTACCAGTGCGCAGTCAGTAACATTGACCGGTGATACTACCGGTACGGCAAGTTCTTAGGCAGGGTGGAGCGTCGCGACGACAACGAAGAAATTAACTAGCCTGGGCAGATTAGAAAGTGCAAATGTAGATAATACTTCAGCCGATTATAAAAGTAAGATTTCATATTTTTACTCTTCCTCATCAATGACACAAGGAAAACCACCTATAGACGGTGGAATATTAAATTTTGCATGGGATAGCGGTAGATGGGGAGCATAGTTAGCTATAAAAATTGATACTACCCCTCATATATATATTCGAGGTAATAATAGTACCTCATGGGACGAAACCTGGCTAACTGTACTTGACTCGAATAATTATAATATCTACGCTCCTTCCAAAGCCGGTACTGGTGCAACCGGTACATGGGGAATCAGTATTACCGGCAATGCCGCGACTGCTACTTCTGCTACAAATGCTGATGCAGCAACTTCAATAACTCCAACGGCATTAACTAATTAGGATTTGAATGATTATCGTACGGTTCAAAAAACGTTGTATTATTATGCCCTTGGAAGCAATAATGTATCTAATAATCCAGCAAATTCAAAAACTACTCCGGATACAAATGCTGGGCGCTAGTTTGGCATGGTAACTTATGCTTCTGCCGGTGGTCATGTAACACAAGAATTAGCATCTAACGGAACTAAATGGATACGGTTTTACGATGGTTCTTCAAATTCTTGGAGTTCTTGGAATAAGTTTTTAACGTCAGGTAATTATACTGATTATACTGTAACAAAAGCCGGTACCGGTGCATCCGGTACTTGGGGGATATCTGTTACCGGAAGTGCCGGAACTGCCGGTTCTCTAACTACCGGACGTGATTTTACCATCGGTAAGACGAAGAAAACCGCCGTCAAATGGGACGGTGCAGTAACATTTACTCAAGCAGAAATTTCGGATTGCGCAACCGACGGAGCAAATGGTTGGATGAGTAAAGAAGACAAAGCTAAGCTTGATTCAATTACCGTATCAGACATTGGTACTGTCGGTGCCGATACTATTCGTGGTGCTACTAATGGCGGTATTAATGTTACTATTTCAAGTGGTATAGCCACCATCAAACATACGAACCAACTTACTGCCGGCGGAACTGCACAAGGTACGGCAAACAATACCACATTAACTAACGGCGGAAGTTTTACGGTACCAACCGTAACATATGATATCAATGGTCATATTACCGCAACGGGAACTAATAAACTAACATTACCGAGCATAACTACTATTACCGGTAATGCCGGGACAGCCACAAAGTTTGCGAGTGCGTAGGCGGTTACGCTTACCGGCGATACAACCGGTACAGCAAGTTCACAAGCTGGATGGAGTGTAGCGACTACCACAAAAAAAATAACGTCACTTGGTAGACTTGCTTCTGCCGATATATAGAATAGCACTTAGTTAAGTAAGGTGACATTTGCTCTTGCATCATCCTCTATGACAACTCATAAACCGCCGGCTGGAGACGGATGTATTTTGACATTTGGTTGGGACAATGGTGGATGGGGATCACAGTTTTATGTATAGCACACAAAAACACCACAAGCTATGATTAGAGGTGCTGCAAGCGCCACTATTGATGGTGTTGCAAATTCTTCTGACTGGGGCGAATGGCAATATTTGTTAGATTCCCATAACTATAATACTTATGCTCCTAAACTTGACGGCACCGGGGCAACCGGGACTTGGGGTATTAATATATCAGGCAATGCTACTACTGCAACCACCGCCACAACCGCGACGAAGTTAAGTACAAGTGCCGGCTCATGGGGAACACCGGTTTATTTTAATAACGGCGTACCGGAAAAAACAACATATTTGAGCTTATAGCCGGAAGATACCGAGAGTGTTATATTGCCGTTTTTATTTAATGATTTAGCATATCTTGATGAACGAGGCGGTTCATATGAGATGTATTCGACCACGGCAACGTCATTTACCCCGTTATCAATCGATAAAACGCCTATTTCTATTAATTTGACCAATGCGTTTGATGGTAGCCCAACATATGTCGGAATTAATCGTCCACAAACAGAAACAACGGTTATTGATATCACATGCCCGTAGACTTATACTTATAGCAATACATTCTATATAGATTTCGGATCTGCTAATTGGAGAGCAAAAAATATATAGTTCTTGGTATATAATTCTGCAACAGAGTCGGCTTACGTATAGAAAGGATCGATTACCAATAATGTATTTGGTCACTGGATGGTCAGATTCTCTCATAATTCTACCAATGCAAGTGGAACATCTGTTACCGGTTTTAATAGAATAAGGATTGTATTAAGTGGATGGGCTATTAATGCATAGAATAGAATTGCACAAATTGGTATTGTTAATTATGGTGGTATAGGTACAAGAATGACGCATATGTCAAGAGGAATTGATGATCCCATTCATCGGTCAATCACTCCGAATACAGATAATACTTATGATTTAGGAACTTCATCTAAAAAATGGTCAAATATTTATGCGACAAATTTAGTCGGCGACGTAACGGGGAATGCTACTACTGCTACTACAGCTACGTCTGCGACAAAAGCAACAAATGCCGATTACTTAGCTAATCATGTCGTTGATGCAACAACCATTAACAACACAGCCGGTACGTTCTCATTTGCCGGAAGTGGGACTCCATGGGCTGGACTTGACTGGGTCGGTCTTCAAGTCGGAAGCAGCAATGATAAATGGCAGCTTATTGCCAACAATGGTGTCCTTCAATGGAGACAGAATGATTCCGGTTCATCCGATACTGCTAACTGGAATGCTTGGAAAATATTGCTCGACAATAGTAATTATAGTAATTATGCCGTTCCTAAAACCGGCGGAGAATTTACCGGAGCGGTTACGGGGACGAGTTTTGCGACAAGCAGTTATATAGCGGCAAATTCCGGAAATTCCGGCGCCGCCGGAGGAATAGCACTATATGGTACCGCTCCTACTGCTTATGGTATTGCAATGAGACAAACATCTAATGGTGGCAAACATGGTCACGTTCAAGGCGATTGGGCAATTTATAGTTATATGAGCGGAGCGGATAATCGCGGTTGGATATTAAAAAATAATACGGCAGGTGCAACGGTTGCTTCTGTTGATAATGCCGGCAATGCTGCATTTAACGGCGAGGTATCCATCGGAACAAGTGGTACTAATATTGATGGATCGTGCAGCCTTATAATGAACAAAACACTGGGTTGTTTGGATTTTGTATTTAATTAATAAAGGAACTGATGATAATGAAAAATAAATTTAATTGGGAGGAGGTGGAGTATGTTAGCTTTATGGTTACCGTTGATTAATAATCTTAATAACTATGGGCTTGATAACGCGGTTATCACTAATAGCGGAGCCACCATTAATACGTCCGGGAAAATAGGAAATTGCTATAGTTTTAATGGCAGCAATAGTTTTATTAGTGTAGATGATTCTAATTTATATAATATAATACAAGGTGGCGATAAGCCGTTTACAATAATGTTCTGGATATATCATGCAGATTCAACAAGAGGGATTATATTTGGAGATTATGGATTATCCGGACATATTAATTTTAACATTGAACTAACCGCTAGTCACCAAATTAGATTTTTCTGGAATGGTGGTCCGGATAAAATATTTACAGACACTACCGCAGAAATAAACACATGGGTGCATATAGTGCTTGCATACGATGGGAGTAAAATATGTATATATAAAAATGGTTCATTACAAACAGATACTTATGCCAGTTCGTTAATTAAATTAACAAAAACTTCAGGGTTATTTTATTTAGGAAGAGATTACAGAACCGGAGCGACTACTCTGAATGGAAGAATTAATGATTTCCGCATTTATGATACTGCTCTTTCTCCTCGTGAGATCAAGGAAGTATCCAAGGCGCTGCTGCTTCATTATCCGCTATCACGAGAAGGTTTTGGAGCAGATAATATTATTCCGAATACTTGGCCAGAAGAAAGAACTTTTGAGTATCCGTCTAGTTCATTCTCGGATAGATGGAGTTGTGTCACGGCTATTGTTCCGACGGCTTCGAAATATACATTATCGTTTTGGGCAAAATCAACTGTTGACGGCGATAAAATACGAACGCATTTTTATAGCCCAAACACAACCACAACCTGCGTAAGTAGCCAAGGAATTACAAAGACAATTAGTGACGGGAATATGGATTTTACATTGTCTACCGAGTGGGAACATTATTGGGTAACATATTCTTAGAATGAAACAACGGCCGTAAAACATGTGATTTGTCCGAGAATGGGAGCGGTAGGAAATACTTATAATATGAGTTCCGGAACCGGAACTGTCTCGATAAAATGTATCAAACTTGAAGAGGGTGATACACCGACGCCTTGGATACCCAACTCGACAGATAGTCTCTATTCGGATATGGGATTAGATAGTAATGTGGTTTACGATGTGAGCGGTTTTGGAAATAATGCTACTAAAGTTGATACTATCATCGCTTCTGGAGATACACCACGGTATTCTGCAAGTTCCTCATTTGATGGCTCATCATATATTATTAATAATACTTCCACCATCCATTTAAGTAACGAATTTACGATTGCCTGGTGGGGCAAAGTGAATAGTTGGCAAAAAAAATGGGAGGGGATGTTTCTTCTACAGAATACTGCGGCATTAAATGGTGTCAGCGGAACTTTTTCTATATGTAATGCCTTACATGCTTCTAATGCCAATAAAATGAGCTTAACAATTAGATAGGGAGAATCGACATATCCGTTCGATCACTATAATTGGACGTACACCATAGGTGAATGGGCACATTATGCTCTTACATATGATAATGGAGTAATTACAATGTATTAGAATGGAAAATCTGTGTATACAAACACAATTACAGATAGTAATTCTATGGATTATTATTACACCATAGGAAAGAGAGTTCATAATTGTGATTGCCAAATGTCAGATTTTAGAATATATAACACCGCTCTCAGTGCCGATGAAATTGCAGATTTATATCATACGCCTATCAGCCTGAGTAACTCCGGAACTCTCCTAACCCAAGGCGAATTATCGGAGGTGTAATCCATGGGAGTACCATTCAATAAAACGGGAATTATATTGGCATCCGGAAGCCCCATATTTCCTAACTTAATCGCAGGTAATTATTCGTGTATTACAACATATTCGTCACATTCTTTCACGGGAAGTGTGTCTTGTCCTGGGATAGCTGATATTATTGTTGCTAATCAAGGCAAAATACTTTGGTTTTCGTATGATTACTGTACGCTGGGAGAACGTAATGTTAATACTGGGCGACATTCTACACTTGGACGAAGATATGGGTGTCATTTATCATTCCGCTATTATAAAACCGACGGAACTTTGACCTCAACAATATATCCTTGTACTGGTTCATTAGAGTTAGTCGGTAAAGGGAGAACTGTTATGAGTTATACATTGCCCACAGACATTGCCTCGGTATCTAACTTTAGCGTAGCGGTACAACCATATGCCGGTCCGGCAGAAGGGAATCCGGAAACTTGGTACATACGTAATCTTAAAATTGAAATAGGTAGCCCGTAGGCAACTTCGTGGTTACCACATACTACCGATTGGGGATACGTCGATGGTTCATAGCCGGGGTTTATCGAAACCGGCGATCTAATGCGAGTTTATGACGGGCGCATCGATACTACTGAATTTATAGAATATTGAGGAGGCATGATTATGTCGGAAAAAATCGCAGAAACAACGACCGTGGATAATCTACGGGCTAATTCAATCAACTCGGACGAGGTTTACGCGGGCAATATGGTGGTCACGGGAGCGGCGAGGTTTGCTAATGGGTTCTACGGAACCCCGGCTAATTCCCAAGACATCAATGCGGTTTCTGCGCAGACAACGTTGAGCAATGATTATTATGTTATTATGAGCAATGGAACAAATTTGATACGAGTAAAATATAGTGATTTAATAGCGGACTTGAGGTCAAAATTAAATGGCTGATTGTCGCGACGTTGGTCGGTTGCCGGAATTGGATATTTTCGGTAGCCGACTTATTTGATTTATGGAGGTGATTAATGTATGGCTTGTTGGATAAAGAAAAATATTATTGGATTAACTAGGGCTGATTCTTGTTGCATATAGTTATCTCTTAACGATGCCGACGGAAATCCTTATGAACCAAGCCCCGATGATATCATCAAATTTGGGCTGAAATCGTCAACCGACGATGACGAAAAACCAATTATTGAAAAGATTATTCCTCCCGAAACGATGGAATTGCGGATTAATCCAGAGGAAAGCGATATTCCTCCCGGGGATTACTTCTATGACATTGAGGTAACACTTGCTGGTGCGGATTTTGTGACGACTGCCATTCCGCCTACGCGATTTAAAATACTTCCGGAGGTAGGCAACTGGAGGAGATGGACATGAGTGATTTAACATTATATGGGAATATTAATCCAAAATTATAGTTAACTGGTTTACTTAGTAACGCAACATTACGCGGTATCCCCGTAGAGCTATCAATTGATGGAACTACGCTTCGCTGGAAATACCTTGACGAGGATTCATGGACAGATTTGATCGATCTATCGACGATTGACTATGAGACTCTTACTAACTTACCAACGTTGAACGGTATAGAATTAATCGGCGAACTAAAGGAATTATTTATGCTGCCGGCTGACGAAATCAGCTAGGAGGAACTCAACAATTTATTAAATAACGAATAAGAAAGGAGGGTGATACATTATGGCAAAACCAAAATTTCTTTCTTTTGACGGAGTACGTACTCTGGTTACCTACATGAAGGAGAAATTAGCCACAAAGGTTGACAAAGAACCCGGGAAGTCATTGTCCGATAACAACTATTCGGATGCCGATGTGGCTAAATTGGAATCAATCGAATCCGGTGCCTAGGAGAACATAATAGAATCAATCCAGGTCAATGGCAATGCGCAAGCTATTGACCAAAAGAATGTCAACATTGCTATCCCACTTGTGGATGCAACACTGACAAACTCCGGACAATCCGCTGATGCCAAAGCAACCGGTGATGCGATTGCCGAGGTTAACTAGTCGTTATCTCAAACTGCTACTGCAATTAGACAAGAATTTGATAACGCAGATAATCAACTTGCCCAAGAAATGACTCAAGCGCTTGAGGAACTTTCCGGCACTATTCCGACTAAGACAAGTGATTTGACCAATGATAGTGACTACACAACCAAAGGTTATGTTGATGACGAAATTTCTGGCGTTGAATCGGCGATTCCGACCAAAACCAGTCAACTACAGAATGATAGTGATTATGCTACCAAATAGTACGTTGACGGAGAACTTGATACTCTTGAAGCAAGTATTCCGACTAAGGTTAGTTAGCTATAGAATGATTCTTCTTATGCTACTACTACAGAACTTACCAATGGATTAGCTACTAAAGAAGATACTCTCCAGTATGGTACCGCTACTGCTACTGATGTCGGTAAAGCTATGATGCCAAAGACGGTTTCCGACGGCAAGGTAACTTCATGGGAATTTGGTGAAGCTGGTAAGGTTGATGATGTTTAGGTTAACGGAACGAGCATACTTGAGAACAAGGTGGCTAATATTCCGATTTCTAGCACCAATGCGGCAGGTGTTATAAAAACAAATAGAGCATACGGATTGGAAGTTGGTGGGAGTGAATTTATTGCTGTTGTAAAAGCAGAAGATAACGATTGCCATAATGGCACTAATAATTTCAGACCGATTGTACCGTCACAGCAACATAAATCTGTATTTTACGGCCTCGCAAAAGCAGCTGGAGACACAACACAGAGTCAATCTTCCAATGCTGTCGGAACATATACCGATTCCGCAAAAACCGCAATCCAATCTATGTTAGGAATTGACTCAGCAATCGCCGACGCTATCAGTGATATAACCAGTTTTGAATTCCAGGTTGTTACTGAACTCCCGGCTACCGGAACTAAAGGCGTGATTTATCTGGTTGCTCACACTCATGGGACGAATGATGTTTTTGATGAGTACATCTGGATTACGGATAAGTATGAACGGCTTGGAACTTTGGATATTGATTTGAGTAATTATGTGACATTTGATGATATTGCTACAGGTAATAAAGCGGGGGTAGTAAAGGTGGTTTCTACCAATGGGATTTATGTTGATTCTAATGGTGTACTATCGCCTACTAATCCTACAGATCTTTCTCTAAAGCTTGGCAATAATACGAAATATGCAGTTAATACTGCTCGGTAGCATATTGCAACTTTCTATGGTTTAGCTAAAGCAGCCGGTGATACAACTCAATCGGCATCCGCAAATGCCGTAGGAACCTATACTGATGAAGCTAAGACTGCCATCAAAACTATGTTAGGCTTCGCAACGTCCTCAGATATATCTAGTGCAATAGATAATCTCGTCAACACTCGCTATCACGTTTGCGAACCCGGTGAATATAATTCAACTACCTACATCCCGACATTAACCGGCGAACTTGGAGTAATTTATCTTGTGCCAAAGCCAATTGGCGACACAGGGATTGATAACAATTCAATAACCGGAACAGCACAAGTTGGTACTGCTACTATTGCCACAACTAATAATATCTTTTATGAATATATTTACACCGGAGATAAATTCGAATAGATTGGTGACACCAAAGTTGATTTAACCGGCTACCTAACGGATGCCGACATAGCAACCGATGCTTCTGTAACAACAATGTTGAATTAGGTATTCTCATGAGAGGAGGATTGGTATGAGTTATACGAAAACTACATGGAGTGATGGAGATATCATCACTGCCAATAAAATGAATAATATAGAAACCGGAGTAGAATCGCTCAATACTGACGTTGGGCAGCTACAAACGGATTTAGATAGTCTTACTGAGACCGTGGAAAATTTACCGACCGGTGGCGGAGATGCGCCGGCGGATTACTAGGAACTTGTCGATGATGTATCTTAGATAAAGGCAGATTTAAGTGTGTATCAGAATAAAATGGGAGCAAAAAACCTGCTACAGCCATCAACATATAATAGTCCGTCTGTAGTGGGATTATCAATAATAGCAAATTCAGATGGGACATATACCGTAAATGGGACCACTACAGGCAAGTTATATGCAAATGTTCAAACAGTCAATCTTATAGAAAATGAACAATACATTCTTAATGGTGGACAGGCAAACATGAATTTGCAGATTCTAACTGAAGAAAATGATATAGTTGCCACCGTTAATGGTCCATCTGATGTTGTTTTTACAGCACCATATACAGGACTTTATCGACTTAGGTTTTACACTACTGCAAACAGAACGTTTGATAATGTCATTTTTAGACCAATGATACGATATAATGGTATTATTGACCCGACATTTTCCGCTTATACCCCCTCAAATGCTTCCTTGTTTGCATCTGTAAAGTTGATAAACAATGATCTTGTTACACTAAACAAGCTTGCTTCTTTTCTTGAAACGCAAGGAATATACCCTTTTACTGCTGATTCTACGTTATACAGACCGGGATACCCAGCACAAATTGTATACTCAAGGGAACAAAATGGGATAGAGGATTTAGTGGTATATGCGGATGATAACGACGATTATTACGTGTCTGCACTGTTTGCTTATCATGCCAGTCAGCATACATCGCAAATGGAGATTAGAAGCACAAGCGGAAGAACCGGAATTTATGTGTCTGCTCCAAGACCTTCCAGAAATGATTTACCGACTGAAACAGTATATATTTACGACAGCAACAACATACTTCTTGCAAAAGCAGTTGTTGATTGGTCCAAAATAACATTAGCCAATGGTTTAGGACTTACAATAGAATCAACGAAAATAGAGGAAGCGTGCATTATGCGAACTTCTGGCATTATAAGGTTCTTACCATTAACCGATGTATATATAACCAATGTACAACAGAGAATATATTTCAACGAACTTTGCAGAGGTGCAAATGATGGATATTTTGTTGTAGAAGCAACAGGCGCCACTTATCCAGAGATAACATACTCTGACAGATATATTCAGTTTAATGTGAGGTCAACCAAAAACATCACCGTAACCATAAAATTTAAAAGAGAAGGAATACAAGTGGCAAGTAAGCAGATTATTGTTCATTGCAATATATCAGAATTGCCACCTAAAAAATATCTTTTCTTAGGTGACTCATACACAAATGCCGAATATATTCAAAAATGGTTTTATGACCACAATGAAGGAAAAGTCACATTGTATGGATCAAGAGGAACAGCACCATATTTGCATGAAGGTCGAAACGGGTGGAGTGTTAATGATTACTTCTCTGCATCAAAAGGTGGTGTTACAAATCCATTTTACAACCCTACAACACAAACATTTGATTTTAGCTATTACATGGCAAACAACACATCATTTAACGATGTTGAAATTGTTAATATATTACTCGGTAGAAATAATGGTTTTTCTACAAGCATAATACCTCGTATGCAACAGATTATTAACAGCATACATAGTTATAATGCTGATATAATAATTACGGTAATGGTAGGAAGTAATGTTGCAGCGAATAACACCGGAACAGGAAAGTATATGCAGAATAATCAAGAATTTGATTTAGCTTGCTTCCGTTACAATCAGGTTGTCGCATATACAAATGCAAACATTGTTTATCAAAATCTTAATCTTGATAATATGTATGATTTTGTAACAGCACAAGTTAATGCAACATACAACAATCCAACACAGATAACTGTATATACAGATAACGTGCATCCGTCACAGTATGGTTATGAAGCGTTTGGTATTGCATACAATGGATATATGCACAATCTATTAAACAGCTAATCAACTCTTTTAAAGCACACAATTTTAAAAACAAACGGCGAATGCTCTGAAAAAACATTAGAACTCAGCAAGCCTCCGATAATCGGACGGAATTGTAGACCGATAGCACTACTAACTTAAAGCACACTTATAATTATTTATTAAATACCATATTGTTGACATTAGAATCCTTCTTATGCTATAATTCTATTGATTAATTATTAAACGCATAGGGAGGGTTGTCAATGGATTATCGCATGGAAATAGTTAAAACAATTGAAAATAAATTATGCGGATTATTTACTTCCGAGCAACTATCGGTTATTTCAGATACGGTTATTCTCACACTGAATGACTATGAGGTAACTGAGCGTTGCACGGAAATTGTTCCGCTCGATGACACTAATACCAGGCTAATCAGCCGCTATATTGGTTGTCTAGTTATTGAAGGTAAAAGCCAAAATACTATCTATCAGTATATCAGAACCATAAAGAAACTATCTGATAGAATTAATAAACCGTTTCCCGAGATGGGAATTTATGATATACGAATGTTCCTAGCGATGGAGAAAGATAGAAAGGTATCTAATCGCACTCTTGAAAATACCAGGGCAAATCTAAGCGCATTCTTCCAGTGGATGACTAATGAAGATATATTGGATAAGAATCCGATTGCCAAACTTAAACCGGTAAAATATACGGATGAAATCAAGAAACCGTTCTCCGACGTCGAAATTGACGCTCTTCGGTGTGCATGTAAAACAGCGAAGGAACGAGCGTTAATTGAAATGTTGTTAAGTACCGGAATCAGGGTATCGGAGTTAACTGCTATGAAAACTACCGATGTTAATCTAATAGATTATTCCGTTCATGTTCGCCACGGCAAAGGTGCAAAGGAGCGAATGGTTTATACTAATGATTTGGCTGTTAAATACGTGAGTTATTATCTGAATAACCGCCCGGAAACCGGTAATATGTTGTTTTATAATCACAATCATGAGCCGTTAAATTCCGGCGGAGTTAGGTTTATTCTTAACCAACTTGCTAAACGTGCGAACGTGGACAATGCACACCCTCACCGCATGAGACGTACATTTGCAACGAACTTATCTAAACGCGGTATGGATATTCATGAAATCCAAAAGCTTATGGGACATTCCAATATTAATACTACTACTGCTTATATTTGTTTGGATGACACTACTCTTCGTACATCGTACAACAAATATAAAGCTTAATTATATAATTAATTATTAAAGAAATGAGGTGAATAATAATGGCAATTACGACATTAGATCAATTGCAAGCATCTCTTTAGAAAACAAAACAATATATAGATGGGGAAATTACCGAAGTTAACGCGGCGATTCCCACTAATAATAATCAACTAACAAACGGTGCCGGTTATTCTACTACTACTTACGTTGATGATGAGATTAACAGAGTTGAAGCGGCAATTCCTACTAATAATAATCAGTTAACTAACGGAGCCGGTTATTAGACCGAGTCCGATGTTAAAGCTGTAGTAGCCGATAGCTTCCAAGACGGTATTGAAATAAATGTGACGGGAACTACTCCTACTATCACAGCTAACCCCAACACTCGCTATGTATGTGGTGAGGTTACTTCGTTAACATTCACTCCTCCAAGCGAAGGTGTCACTGAAGTAATATTTTCTGCCGGTACTACTGTTCCGACTCTTACTCTTCCCGCAACTGTCAAAATGCCCGAATGGTTTGTGATTGAATCCGGTTATACATACGCAATCAGCATTGAGAATGCAACTTATGGGAGTGTGGCATCATGGCAGACGTAACGAACGAAATTATGACAAATGATAAAACGAAGATTTTATCGGGGGAATTTTTGAATTTTTACACTCCCAGAAGCCAGAGAATACGTAGTTTTAAGGTATATTTTAGTCCGAAGCAAGAAGGGAGCGGAACTCCTAGTCCTGAGAATGTGCGGCCGATTAGCGGTTGGACTGGGGTTGAGGTAAATCATTGTGGGAAGAATTTATTAGAAACAAATATAAATAGTTATCATCATCCATCTAATGTTAAAACCGAACCAAATGATATGATTTTTGCCAGTGGTGAATTATCTGGAACTATTATTTCCGGTCAACGAGATATAGGCGTATTCGTTTATGACAATTTACTTCCACCTGGTACGTATACGTTATCATTTGATTATATAAATGGTATTGGAAATTATTATTGGAGACCATGTATTATTGGAAAACCATCTTTGGCATGGACAGCTTCATATAAGACTATTCCACAGGCTAGTAACGATAGCGGTCATATTACAACAACATTTACGGCAGAAGAAGATTTCTGTATTAATCTATCTCTTAATTGCTTTGGGAATGCGTCAAAAACTGCTGTAAATAGAATTTATAATCTTCAACTTGAACGTGGCTCAGAAGCTACCGAATATACTCCCTATAAAACCAACCTTTCATTGCCGAAGGAGTATCAATAGGTTGAATATTTGGAGAGTACAGGGACGCAGTATATAGATACGAACTATTATGTGCAAACAGAGAATATAAAGATTTTGGCTGATTTCACAACAAAGACTATATCATCTGAACGCGATTTGATTGGAAATCAGGATACTAGAACAGGACGTTTTGTTGTTGGCATCTATCAATACAAGTTTTTTGGATACTCTAGGGAGTATCAATCGAGTGAAACTAATGTGACTACGGACGCTTACAGTAGCACAGTAGATACAAAATATAATTTTGAAGCAACCTATAATCTTGATAGTAACGAGAAAACAATGGTCGTTAATGGCAAAACATATACAGCAACGCATACAAACAGTATTAAATCAACTAAACCTGTTCAACTTTTTGCAGACGGTGCTTCAACTCATATGTTTGGTTGCAAATGTTACTCAATTGCATTATATGACGGTGAAAATCTGGCATTTAACCTTATCCCTTGTTACCGCAAATCTGACAAAGTCGCCGGAATGTATGATGCGGTCTCCGGTCAATTCTACACCAATTCTGGAACTGGCGAATTTGTCACCGGCCCCGCGGTCAACCGCTATGATATTGATTGGTCCGAGGATGTTGGGACTGTGTATGGTGGGTATGTAGATTTGGTGAGCGGAGAATTGGTGGAAACTTGGGAAAGACGAGATATGAGCGAATTTTCAAGTATTGAAAAATCTTCTGGTGCTGGTGAGCCATGGTTACATCGTTTTTTATTAAGACATTGGGTATCAGGAAAAGGATACTGTGTTAAAGCTTCAAATGAGATATTATGCGATTGTTTAGAAAATGCTACTGCAACTGCTGATGGTACATTTCAAGGGACATCAATGTATATTTATGATAGTACGGTGTCAACCGTGGAAGAGTTTAAAACAAAATATGCTGGTCATTATATTGCCTATCCATTTATTAATGATAGTTTTTACACTACTCACCAACTCTCCCCCACCACCCTAAGTACCCTCATGTTCGACAACAACTTCTGGAGCAATGCCGACCGCATTGAAATCGAATATGATTACATCGGGGTGTTTGATCCAATAGAGTCCAGGAAAAATATCTTTACAGCGACGCCGCATACAGTGACCGCCAAAAACAGTATTATTAGCTTTGGTACGGATATGGCGGCGGATTTGAAGGAATGTAAGGTATGGTTTTTGCCGAAGCAAGACCTCCATGGGTATGATAAGCCGTGGATTGGGGGAAGTGGGAAGAATTTGTTGGATCAAAATAATTTCGAAGAAAATAATGGAGCTATTGTTTTTGGTGGCACCGTGTCTTCATCAACCCCAAATGGATCTATTCATTTAAAAGCTGGAACATATACATTTTCTGTTAATACAACGGCGGATGTAATTGCTAAAAATGATGATACTGGTATGGTTAGTAGTGCAAATTCAAATTTATTAACTTTTACTATTGAAGAAGAAAAAGATATTAGATTATTTGTAATAAAGAATGGTTCTACTACTTCTCTTGCTTTATATAACTATCAGCTAGAATCTGGTAGTTCCGCGACTAGTTATGAACCTTACTCCAACATTTGTCCCATTGAGGGATGGGATTCTATAACTATGGCAAGAGTAGATAGAAATTTATTAGATGCTGAAAATCCAGATGAAGATGGTTTTGCATATTGTCATATACCAAAAGGAACAGTGGTTGTAGGTTCAGCAAACTATGCTAATAAAATAAGATATTATCGTAAAGATAAAACACAAATTGATTATTGGACTATGACATGGACATCTCAATACACTCCAGGACGATTTTATAGGTCATTCACATTAAAAGAAGATGCATATTATTGGAGATGTGAATATCATAATACAACTAAGGGCATTGAATTACAGCTTGAATATGGTTCATCTCCTACACCTTATGATACAAGCGGTACATTTATCACTATTCCATTTCCTAAAACAATCTATGGCGGATATGTGGATTTGATTAATGGGGAGATTGTGGAAACATGGAAAGAGTATGTTTATTTAAACAAAACAAACCTTTTTAATGATTTAGGTAATGGATACTATGAAGTTGGATTTGGTGGAGTTGGTGGAAAAGGATATGGATCTTCAAATAATAGTATGTGTTCAAAATTATCATACGGATATAAGAAGTCTAGTACATTAGAGATTGGATACGAATTAGATTATGTATTACTCAATCAATCTAATAGATTTCATACTCTTATTCATTCTGAAACACCCTTAACAGCAGATACAGCAAGACAATGGTTTATTGATAATAATATTCAACTTGTTCGTGAGGTATATTCGCCGACGGTCTACCCCATCGACCCCCAAACTCTCACCACCCTACGTGGCGCAAATACCATCTGGAGCAATTCAAACTCCGATGTAGAAATAACCTACTGGAAACACAATGATGACGCATATCAACATGTACCCTCATCACCCATCACATCAAATGACAATTTTATTATCGTAACCGACGACGGATACGCAATTGGAGAGGAGGATGATTTTATTGTCTATTAAGGTAAACGGAGTAAAAAAGATAACTAATCTCACAGCCGCCTCGACAATTAATGATGCGGATGTGTTTATGATAGAAACAACGAGCGGCAGCCGGAAAGTAACCGGTGCCGTTCTTAAAACGTTAATTAATAATTTAGCACCAGATATTGACGCTACACTGAGTACTACCGGGCAAGCTGCCGATGCTAAGGCTACGGGTGATGCTATATAGGCTATATAGGACGGAACTATTTCGGACGTAACAATTGGTGGAGTAAGCGTGGTAAATAATGGCGTGGCTGAGTTGCCGGATATCTCCTACCCTACCGCAATCACTGTGACTACTCCGCCAACGCAAACCGAATATGAAGTCGGAAATACATTTGATAAAACCGGTATGGTAGTAACCCTGATTTGGAGTACCGGTGAAACACGAATTTTATCGGATAACGAATATACAGCTACTCCTGCAATTCTGTCAACGCTGGGTTCACAAAACGTAACTCTTACATATACCGGGACAGAGCCGTATGTTCTGACTGCTATTTAGCCGGTAACGGTTGCGGATATTATTCCCGACACCTGGGAAAAGATGATACAAGTGGCAAAAACCGGTAGGGCAAATGAATATTTTAATGTAGGTGACGTAATTAACGACACGTATACAATTGGTACTACTGAATATGCCAATCCGTGGATTGTGGCAGATTTTTAGACAGTGGAACTTTAGGACGGCACAACTTACGATAATGTGCCAATTCTCATAATGGAATATTTAAACCATGATACAGTGATATTTGACGCGCCGGAACAAACTGAAGCTACTGAGCAAACAGCGTCTGCCGGTCATTATTACTATGGATATACGGCAGAAGGTACCGTATATACCGCGCTTAATCTGAGTGTCGGTGATACTATTCCATACGAAGATTATGACAAGGTGTTTGTAACATTATGGAACTAGGTTAACGCTATTCGCTATGGAACAAATAGTTGGAAGTATAGTTGTGCTAGGCAATACCTAAATAATTCCGGAACTGGATGGTGGCAAGCACAACACGAATGTGATGTAATGCCGAGCGGATATGATAATAAATTAGGATTTGAGAGCTATATATCCAGTGATCTGGTTAACGCTATTCATCCGATTAAGATTACCACAAAAGAGCCTAATTATATGGGCGGTGGAACTGATTATACATATGATAAATTCTGGATGCCGTCACATCATGAAATGAATTTGAAGAATGCTACTAATATATCAACGGTGGACGGGACTCCGTTCCAGTATTATAAAGAACTGCTTGAAAGTGAAGAGACCGTGGCAAGCGGAACATATGAGGTGTTAAAAAAATATTAGGTAAATGCTACTACTTCTGCACAAACATATTGGGTTCGCTCGGCTTGGCTCGGGAGCGTTTTCGAGGGTTTTGTGTACTCGTCTGGTTATGTGAACGGCAATTACCCGTACTACGCTATTCGCCTCGCTGTCGCTTGCGCAATTATATAATCAATAATCATTAATAGGCGCTCGTAAGAGTGCCTATTTTTCTAGGAATAAAAGGAGGACTAAAACAATGTCAAATGTACCTAAGGAACAACGTAACGAATCGCAACTTGAAGGTTTGATAAACGCGAAAAAATTATGCGTTTATACTCTGACGATTTTATAGAACAACAATAATTTTAAGGTTGTACCTTGTGGTGACGCAGAAAAGGATAAGAAAAATCCACCACAGCCGGAACTGGTCGCAAAGATCCGCGAAACGGTACTGGATTTATATATGAGTGCATATTCTGCAAACTCCACGTTTCTGAATAAGAATAATTATCGGCATAGAAGAAATTTGCAAGACAAAAGTACTTCAAAATGCAATGAACTTCTTGCACTTATAGAACTGAGCGCACCAATTTTTCACCTACCGCCAAAACGGTATACTTATTGGACGCAGCAAACAGTTCTGGTGCGCAATCAGTTACAACGATGGAAAGACAATGACTACAAGAGGTACAAGAACTTAAAATAATTATATTTGGGTTATAAGCTATTAATGTGCTGGGGCGGGTTCGCTCGGCATGGCTCGGGAACAATAACGAGGGTAATGTGAACTCGTCTGGTAATGTGAACAACAATAACCCGAACAACGCTAATCGCCTCGCTGTCGATTGGAGACGGGATTTTATAAAAATACATGCGTATATGTCGCAGAATGAAGAATCCCGGTTGCAAGGAGTTTATAACCCTGTGTGGGTGCGGTACTCCCATACTAAACAATATTTTGCTGATGTGTTGTCGGTGAACCGGCCGCACTATTACAGCAAGAAAAAGGAGGTTGTATTTATGAATGCAATCGAAGAAGTCATGAGTTTTGAGGCTTTATATGAAAGTCATTTAAAAGCGCAACAAGGAGTCATATGGAAGGACTCTGTTGCGAGATTTTCACTCCACGGATTTGAAGAAATCCTATAGCTTTCCAATGAACTGAAAAGTGGTGAATATAAGTCTCAAGCTCCTGTTTCTTTCTAGGTAACAAAACCAAAACCAAGAGATATCTTGGCAATATCATATCGAGACAGAGTCTGGCAGAGAACACTTAATGACAAGATATTATATCCGACAATGTCAAAATCGTTTATTAAAGAGAATGGCGCATGTCAAATAGGTAAAGGAATAGATTATTGCTTGGATTTATTCCGCAAGCAACTTCGACGCTTTTACATTAACCATGGAACCGACGGGTATATTTTGCAAATTGATATAAAGAAATATTATCCGTCAATGAAGCATAATATTGTAAAGGAAATGTTTCGTAAAAAATTAGAACCGGATGCGTATGAAATTGTGGCGCAAATTCTCGACGCATAGTATGAAGGTGATACCGGATATAATCCGGGAAGTCAAATGGTACAAATTGCCGGTATAAGTCTGCTTGACGGTCTCGATCATTTTATTAAAGAGAAACTTCATATCAAAGATTATATTCGTGTTATGGATGACATGGTTCTGATTCATGAGGATAAAGAATATTTAAAGTATTGTCTGGATGAGATCACAAAAGAATTGGATAAATTATGTTTAACTCCTCATGAAGACAAGACACATATTACTACTCTAGCCAAAGGAATTGAGTTCATAGGATTTTAGTGGAGAGTGACTGACACGGGCAAGGTGTTATAGTTCCCGCGAAGTCAATCGGTTAGGGAGTTTAAATATATTCTGAAAAAGCTAATGAAAATGTACGCCAAAGGCGAACGGACGAAACAATGTATAGAGGATAGTAAAACCGCGAGATTGTCATTTATGAGCAAGGGAAATAATCATTAGCTAATAACAAAGTTACAACATTGGTATGATGAAAGGATGAAATATTATGAGTAGCAACGGAAAGATTTTTTATCAGCCCAGAACAATGTCGCCGAAGGAACGTGTAATGATGTTAAATCTAAGGGCTGAAAATGAAGAATTAAAATAGCTTGTTGCAAAACAGGCAGATGAATTAAACATGTTCACTAATACCATTATGGGAGATTTAGACCAAACAAAGGAGGAAGATGACTATGAGTAATATTACAGCTAAAGCAAAGGAACTTCGCAAGCTCCTCGAATATGTAACTGAAACTCTTGATGATCAGACAGCATTGTCTGTTGCAACATTTGTTGAACGGTGGAAACCAGATACTGATTACGAAGTAGGCAAACGTGTTAGCTATAAACCCGGCGAAGAGGTCGAACTGTGGAAGTGCCGTCAGGCTCACACGAGCCAAACCGGTTGGGAACCGTCCACCGCTACTGCTTCTCTGTGGGAGCGCATTGACGAAATTCATAGCGGCGCTATTGATGACCCGATTCCGTATAATGAAAATCTCACGGTGGTCAAGGATCTTTATTACACTGAGGACGGAATCCTTTATTTGTGTCTGAGAGACAGTGGTCAACCGCTCTATGCTGCTGCTGCTTCGTTAGTCGGTAACTACTTTGAAGTTGTTGAGGATGAGGGTGGCGACGAGCCGACTCCGGAACCAACTCCAGATCCAGAACCTACACCCGATCCCGAACCAGAACCGGAACCCACTCCGGAACCGACTGAAGAAATTCCCGAGTGGACACAGCCCGATGCCGGCAATCCGTATATGACCGGCGACAAAGTAACTTTTGAAGGTGTTGTTTACGAATCGACAATCGACAACAATGTTTGGAGTCCGGCAGCATATCCAGCCGGCTGGAAGGTGGTGGAATAATATGATTATTACTGCTAGAGTTAATAATACAACGTTCAGATTATCCCGTTGGGATTCCAATATGTTTAAAAATGATATGGTGCTGTATGTTCAGAGCTCCGATTTTGAAGCAGTGAAATCCGCGTTTACCGACATTAAGCGCCTCGATATCTATATGGACGGTACGGTAGTCGGTTCATTTACGTGTTTTGACGGGTTCTCTCAGATATCGTATCTGGGACGTATGTATGTAGAGGGCGAAGGCAAATTCGCCGAAACTATGAGTGTTGCACTGACTAAGGCGAACCTCATGGAGATTATTGAACGAATCGATCAAGTCGTGAACCCGGTAGTCGATCCCGAAACCATGACGCTTGCCGAGGTAAAGGATTACTACCTTAAACGTGCGGAAGCGGACTATCTCGATACTGTCACGACCGGAGTTCATGCGGAATTATCTACCGGATCTAAACTGTTCTCGATGAGTCCGGATTCTCAGATGGCTATTATGAACTTATATAGTGTGATTATCTCCAGTGATGGAAAAATTACTACTGTGCCGTATGACGGAGTTAACTACTCGGTTGATGATTTTATGAAGGTATATCTTGCTATGCAACAGTTTGTTAACGCTAATAATATCCGGCTTACCCTAGTGAAGGAACTGATTAACGGTGCTACTACCAAGGATGAAGTTGCCGGCTATTCATTTGCTATGGATTTTGATTCCGCGACTAGTGAAAAATATACCGAACTGTATAGTGCGGCGATTGCAAACCTTCCACACATCGGAACTACTCCGGGACAAGGTGGTGGTGACGGCAGTGCTGCTATTGATGAATTTATGAATATCGTCTATGGAGACGAAACAACTGAGTGATGATTGAGTGATGATTGATTGATTAATTATTATGTGAATGTAAATTTATGAAGAAAAGGAGAATTATAATTATGAAGAAAAATTTGTATGTTGTTGAGGCTGTTAACTGTGTAGCATTTTATAACCAACTTGTTAATAATAAAGAAACTATGGATAAACTTCCGCTCAAAATTAAGTGGAATCTGAAACGCGCTATTGAAAAAATGAGTGGCGATACAAAGGCGTATGAGGAGTTCAGAGATGCGGAACTCCAGAAAATCCGCGACGTATACTTTGATGAAACTCATGCCAACAAGACAATGCTACCGGAACTTGACGAAGCCGGCAATCCGGTTGTGGATGATGACGGTAACGAAGTTATGAAAGACGGTCTTCAGGTTAAAGATGAGTACCTTGAGGAATATCAGAAGGCAATTTCTGATCTTAATGCTCGACTTGATGAAATCCTTAAGGAACAAAACACATACGAATATAACGGAGTTAACATTGATGATTATATTGACACTATTGACGAACGCATCGGCTTCGACACACTTAATATGATTGATGCAATTCTTGGAGAGCGGGAATAATTTCCCCTCTCCTAAGGGAGAAAGGGGGATTATATGGCTATTCTAAAGAATTTAATTGTTAATGGTGCTTCGCGATTTTTACAAAAGGCATATTTTGATGATATTGCCGTAAGCGGTACGACAACAATAAATGATTTGGACGTTGCCGATTTGGACGTATCGGGGAATGCCAAGTTGAATGGAAATACAAATTTTTACGGTGGCATAGGAATATATAATAACGCCCCAAAAATAGATTTTCATTATAAAAATAATAGTGCAATGACCAGTAGAATATTTGAAACACAAGACACTGTTAATAATAAATATTGGCTAAACCTGTAGAATAATGTAAAAATTCCGGAAACGATTGAAGCAAAGAATTTAGTAGTTAACAACACGTCGAACTTTGGTGACAAAGTAACAATAGACGGCGACGTGGATATAATTGGCAATCTCCGATGGACATCACTCGGTGAACATATGACAATGCAAAATCTCGGCGGTACATTACTTGTCGCTCCGACCATATATTAGAGTAGCGTTACAGATGTTACGGTAAATATTATTAGCGGAAAAACGGTAACCTTGACGGTACATGATGAAACTAATATTGTAGACAACACCGGTTCTTCCACACAGCAGAATTATTGGACGGCTTGTGGCGCGGACTGGCGAGTTGGTTCAAAAGTGAGATTATCCGGAAAAATTGATACTTGTGTGCTAGGTGCGAGTGACGGAATGATTACTGCTATTAATGTCGGCAATCATACAATGCAAATAAAGGCGACTATCGAAAACGCTTCCAGATTAACATAGGGGGTCCAATATCGAACAGATGTTTTAAATGAATTTGCAATAATGATGTATCAAGTCTGCCCAACCGGAGTATAGGGCGAAACTACATATCCTGTCGGATTGATATTAACTTCCTACGGAGATAATAAATTATCATATATTGATGTGTATGGCGGCAGGGATGTCTCTCCTGTTGCGCGAATGGGCAATCTCGGAAAATTAAAATATAAAGATAAAACAACCGGAAATGATGCGTTATTAGATTATCAATGGGGTTTATACACTAAAGGCAATTCATGGATAGAAGGCTATATAGTGGCAAATGAAGGATTGATTGGCGGTTGGACAATCTCCGAAAAAATGTTGTCGTACGGCAATTTCGCCGATTCATAGAACGGCAGCGTCTATCTTATTCCAGGCGGATCAAGCAATGACATGGGAATTGGCAATGCCGGAAAAGCAGCAATAGGAGGCTCTGACGCTACAAAGGACGGATGGGTAATTACTTCACGCAATACATTTGGTGTAAATACCGACGGTGGGCTATATGTGTCATATGGTAAAATTGCAGGCTGGGACATTTCTTCTAATTATATAAAAAAAGGGAATTTAGGCTCTAGCAGGAGCATGATTTTAAGCCCGTCAGGATATTATGTTGAAAATGCCAATGTTGGTGGATCAATAGATAATACATGGGCAATTGCAATTGATAATAGTTTCGGCGTGGATAACGTAGGTAGAATATACAGCACGGCGGGCAGAATCGGCAACTGGATTATTACAGGTAATAAGCTGTATGGTTATTCTAGCAGTGCCTCTGGTGCTACTTTAGGAACGAGCGGAATATTCCTAATACCTGGCGGCGCGAGTAGCCCGGCAAGTATTGCCGGGTCGAGTAGCATTTCGACCTGGGCAATTACTGCGGGATCAAATTTTGGCGTTACATATGATGGTCATTTATATGCGGCAAATGTTACCGTGTCCGGAGAGATTAATGCGTCAACTGGAGAAATTGGTGGTTTCTCGATTGATGCTGATTCTATATTTAGCAAAACAAAAACATCAACCGCTAGTGGAGCGCTAAGACTGTCTACTACCGACTTTAGTAGAACAATTAATGGTCTTAGCATAACCGGTTTAAGAGTTTCCGTCGGAAGTAATTTCGGCATTGATAACACCGGAATTGTTTATGCTAATAATGCGGTAATATTCGGTGATATCACTGCGACGGGAGGCAGTATTGGCGGTTGGACAATAGGAACCGGAGACTTACATTATAGTACATATAGTTTGGGACATAGTAATAGTGCATATTTAATTCCTGGAGGTTCATCTGGATCGGCGAACATCGGTAGTTCAGGTAGTATATCTGGATGGACGTTAACCTTGGGTAATACATTTGGCGTAACAAGTACTGGAGCAATGTATAGCACTTCTGGTAAGATTGGCGGTTGGACAATAAAAGCTGGCGAACTGTCATACGTTGTTAATACTAACGACAAAGTAGGCGCTACCAAAAGTGCTTTTTTAATTCCCGGGGGTTCTAGTGCAAAAGCTTCTATCGGCGGCTCTGATAGTATATCCGGTTGGGTATTTACATCCGGCAATACTTTTGGTGTTACGAGTGCCGGGGCATTATATAGTACATCCGGTAAAATTGGCGGTATGACAATTGACTCCGGCGGTATATATACCGGAGACCCCAGAAACAATAATGCAGATACCGGTATCTATTTTGGAAGTACAGATATAACGAGAACTATTGGTATCGGCACTTATGAGCATATAAGACTTGCAATAGGAAATACTTTCGGCGTACAACGTAGCGGAACTGTTTGGATGAGATCGGCTTCTGCGGATAATATTACAGTTACCAGGGCTGTAAGAATTAAGGGATATCCTGCCGAGGGGGAAAGTTCCAATATGAAAGGGGAATCTTTCGATTGTATAAGAGCAAACGCTCTTCGTGTCACCGGAACCGGATACCAGAGGACACTTGCTATTGGTACTAATTTTTAGGAAGCACAAGTTGACGGTACATATGGCGGGTATACAAATATACGGCCTACATGCGGAATTACCATCGATCAATATGAAAATATTATGTATTCTGGGCATAAAAGCATATTGTCTATAAATGCATCCGATATAAACCTACAAGGACGATATGATAGTACTCCCCTTGACACGAGTGTATACATAAAAGGAACTCTACAAGTAAGTAGCCGAGTATTGGCCGATAGTTTTTAGTTTGATTCCGGTGAAAATAGATTCTCAGCTGTAGGAGTAATGAACGTAACAAAAAACACCGAGTATACGTTAATCGCTAGTCATGTATATATGTTAGTAGTTTGGTACAATACCGCGTCCGGTACGGCAGCAAGAGGAGCCTGGATATTTAAATGTGGGCAAACATTTTATATGAAATTAGACACATTTCATGGAGTTTCGGGGAGTGCCGCCACTAATACCGCAACAGGTAGCGGAGTAACGATTACATTGACGACTACTACCATGAAATTTACCGCTTCTGTTAATACGTCAACTTGTAAGCTTATAGATTTAGGATAATAAGGTAGGTGAAACTTATGTCAGAAATATATAAAGGAAAATCATATAACCTTACAGAAACCCAAATTCGCGGTTTGGCAAATATTTGCTACCGAGAGTAGGGTTCCAATGATGCCGGTGTACGGGCATGTGCATCGCATATGTTGAATTATTACGAACGGTATCAGACTAAAAAATATAGCAACCCATTTGATTGTACGGTGAAGTCCGGTTGGTATGGGACTGAATCGTTTAATAAACCATATATCAACGGTAATTATGCTCCGCAATCTGTAATTAATGCGGTGAAGGACGTTATTCTCAACGGCAATCGTAGTCTCCCGTCCTACGTGGATGAGTATGATTGCTTATCCGATATCGCAAGCGCAAGCAATAATGGAGTACCTTTTACTCCTACAAATCGGAGTATGTATAAAAAAGATATTACCAAGGTAAAGAATGTCTATGGTTCGTCATGGACATTCTTTTGTTTTCCCGACGGTGCCAATGGGTATACTGATGCGTTTGGCTATATCAGTAAACCGAGTTCAACCGAAAAACCGATAACCACTACTACTACTGCTGCTACTACTAATGTAGTGGCGATTATTGAATCGGCAATCTCGTTTATGGAGAAAGTCGCTAGGGATGCATCTCACGGCTACGATCAGGCATACCGCTGGAATGAGCGCGGAGATTATGATTGTTCCAGTTTAACGATTACCGCATGGGAACAAGCCGGCGTTCCGGTTAAATCCAAAGGTGGCGCCATGTATACGGGGAATATGTATGAAGTATTTTTGAAGTATGGCTTCAAAGATGTTACTAGCACTGTTAACCTCAATACGGGGAACGGTATGTAGCGCGGAGATATATTACTTAACCATGTACATCACGTCGCTATGTATTGCGGTAGTGGCAAAGAGGTCGAAGCCAGTGTAAACGAACTTGGGAAGGCAACCGGCGGACAACCGGGCGATCAAACCGGACGAGAGATCTTAATCCGCGATTATCGGAATTATCCATGGAATGTGGTACTTAGATATGTAGGAAACGGCACTGCTACAACTACAGTGTCGGCGTCCTCTTCTGATATCCAGTACGGAGATGTCGGCAGTGCGGTTAAAAATCTATAGAAAAAACTTAATTAGCTGATGAATGTCAACCTTGATGAAGACGGTGAATTTGGCGAACATACTTATAATGCTGTTATTGAGTTCCAGAAAAAATATGGCCTTGAAGTTGACGGAATCGTCGGCAATAAAACAATGAAAAAGATTGATTAGCTAATTAAAGAAAAAAAAGACGCCAAACAAACCAACACTACTAAACCTACTACCGCTAAACCTGTAATTTCAGCCGCAACAACTCCAACAGTCAACAAACAACGAGCCGACGGAACATACACTGTCAACAAAACGGTTCAGTACGTCGGCAAATCAATTGATAATAATCTTAATGTGAGGTCGGGTCCGGGGTATTCTTATGCCAATATTGTGTCATGGCCTCAGTTAGAAAAAGGATATGAGGTCGAGGTTTGTGATAAAGTCACCGCCCTCGATGGCTCCGATTGGCTATACATATGTGTTAATTCACATATTTATGGTTTTGTAGCTGCGTAGTATATTGCTAGAGTTAGTTGAGAGGAGGTGAGACTAATGCCAGACCAAGAAATGCTAGAATATGTATTTTAGATCAACTACCGAGAGTTAATAATTGGTATAATAATTCTTGCGATAGTTGGTGTAGGTATATATGTATTAGCAAAAAAAATATAGGAAATTACTGGTATAGAAACAAAATCGATGCGCGAAAAACGAGAGATGCATGAAAGTATCTCCGGTATAAAATCGGAAATAAATCAAATCAAACAAGATTAGAAAGAATCCAGAGAATGCCGTATGCAGTTTAATTAGCGTATGGAAGACTCTCAGAAAGAAGTTATGACAGCTATTAATAATTTGTCAGAGAAGTTTGAAAAGAAAGAAGCTGAGGATACTAAAATAGCTATTGATAATATGCGATGGACAATTCTTGAATTTGCAAATTAGGTACGCGAAGGAAAATGTTTTGACGAAGAAAATTATACTCATTTAATTGAAAAATATTAGAATTACGAAAGAATCTTAAAAGCAAACAATCTCGAAAATGGTCGTGTAAGCGCTTCTATGAAGATTATAAATGAAAGATACGAAAGAGGATTAAGAGAGGGGTTCCCAATCTAAGGAAGTGATGTGAATGTTTAATAAGATTAAGAAGAAAATTAAGTTTTCAAATGTGATGGTAATTCTGGTCGCGATTCTGCTTATTTTATTCACACTTCGAATATTGGATATTGTCGAGCGCGGTCTAATGGAACCGAGTTCTTTAATAGCCGCGGTATTTGCGGCGGGGTTAGGTGAATTTGGGATATTAGGCTGGATAAAGACGACAAAAACTAAGAATAAAGATAATGAAGAAACAGATGAATTACCACCGGGAGTAGGATGAGGAGGAAATGATTTATGAAGGGATTACAGAATTTTTTGGAATTTATTAATACGAATTGGACTACAATTGCAGTATGTATCGGTTTAATACTTGGAATTATTGCGAAGATTAAAAATTTCTTAGGTAAAACAGATGAAGAAAAAATTGAGATTGTTAAAACGTAGATTAGAGAAGTTATGTTAAAACTCATAAGTGATGCAGAAGTAGATTATGAAGCTTGGAATAAAGCCGGAAGTATTAAGAGGGCACAAGTTGTGCAACGCGTGTACGAGCAATGGCCAATTTTAAATAAAGCAGCATCATAGGAAGATATAATTAAATGGATTGATACATAGATTGATGAATCGCTTAAAATCCTTAGAAAGATTGTAGAAGAAAACAAAAAACCTGCAACTACTGAGGAAGTTATTGCTTCTACTCAGGTAATTACAGAACCCGGTGAAGTCAATGGGTGATAAATGGAGACCGCTACTCAACTGGGGCAAAATCCAAAGAGCGACAAAATCGACTCCGGAGATACCGGACTTAAAGAAAATAATTGAATTCCAAGAAATGAGGGTATGGGAATTACCCATAATAGAACAAAATAAAGATAAGTCACAACAAGATAACGACATATAATCAAATAATTTAAGGGGACACCGATTTGGTATCCCCTTTTTTTACGACTTATTTGTACAGATTGCACAAATAACTTTCATCATATATCCAATTCTTGCCTTTCTGAAGCGAGGTAACAAAGGTAACAAATTTGTGCCATATCAAAAATGAGCGCCAGCCCTTGATTTTACTGGGGTTTGAGCGTTTTTAAAACAGTTTTGGGAAGGACTCTCGGCCCCCAGCCGAGCGCGCTACCAAGCTACGCCATACCCCGGTGTATTCCTCAAACCCTTGTATTTACTGGGCTTTGGACATTTTGCATAATAGCACTATTTTTGATAGTTGTCAAGCGAAACCTTTCAGGTAACAAAAGGTAACAAAATTTTGGGTAAAATGGGGGAAAAATAATTCCCGTTATTCCCCCATTACCTTCTTATTTAATTCGGAAATGATACTTGTTTTGGTCGAGAAATCTGCAACATCATACGTGTAGTATTGCTCGTTGACTTCTGGTGAGTGACCGAGCAAACTCGCCGCAACCGTTGCCGAGACACCGCTACATCTCATTTTGGAGTTCAGTGTTTTACGGTATGCGTGAATTCCTCGCTCTGTAATACCTAAAGTTCGGCATTTGTTTTTAATACAACTACATATTACATTTGTATGAATTCGTCCGGATTCTCCGCTAAATACGTATTCAGTTAAGAATCCATTGGCAATTTCGATCTTTTTGAGGTTATAAAGAAGTTCTTTAATTTCTTTGGTCATTGGAAATACCCTGGATTTACCATTCTTAGTACCTTCAATTGAGTAGGTCTTGGTCTTGCGATTATACTTCTCTGATTTGTTAATTAATAAACGATCTTCGAATACGCAGTCCCAAGTTAATGCAGCCAGTTCGCCGACTCTCATTCCGGTCAGCGAAGATAGTACTACGGCATATGGAGGAATGTAAGTCGGATTGTTTTGTATGTCATCCCTCAACAATGCCTGAAGTTTAGCATTATCCTCATCGCTAATAGTCTGGGATTTTTGCGATCTTTTTGATGCCACACAGTACTCATAAAATTCGCCGGGTTTCATGAACCTCATCACATCTTCGTCAATCAGCTTGTGGCGGCAAGCGAATAACAAAGTGTTGTGGATGTATCCGAATAACATTTTGGCTGCTTTCTTCGGCAACTTCAGGGACTCGATCCGCTGTTTTATAAATACAGATATGTCATCTTCAGTAATTACTGACACCGGCATCTTTACAAAATCAGTACCCTCGAGACATCTGGCGTAGTCAGTATCATATCTGACTGCCGTATTATCGGACACCATCTTATCTTTATATTCTCTCCACATGAAATACACTTCTTCGAACGTTGAGCCTAGTGACTCCAACTTTTCATAGCATTCTACTATGATATCTTCCAATTCTTTTCTCGAACTTCTTTTATACAATTTTCTGCCCTTAACGGGATCGGGCAAATATGTGTACCACTTCCCATCTTTATTTTGCGTGATTGCATACTTATGGTTGTTTAGATACTTCTTTCTCCGGTTCATATCATCAATCTGAGAACGGATATATGATGTATCTATAGTAGCATCAGATGCAAGCAGACACAATATCTCATCTTCGTTACCGCTGCTTATATTACATCACTTCCTTATTATTGATATCATCAACAAATTCTTTGGCTACCGACTTTAAATCGCCCAGTGTTCCCGAATTGTCAATGACAAAATCGTAACTCCAATCATATACCTGGGCATCGGCGGAATTACTCGTGATTGGAGCAACTCCGCTTCTGGTGACCAATATGGTTCTAATCATTGGATATTCTTTTACCATGCGCTCGATTTCGGCACGTTCTCTAATATGGAGAAATAACATCTCATGGATTTCATCCTCTAAGAACTCAAATATCTTTTTCTCCATGGATTTATATGGGGCGTCTGAATACTCTGTACTCAAGAATTTCATATCGGCGAGAAACTTCCTATCTTTCTCAGATTTACCACCCTCCCATCCAAGTAGCGAGGCAGCTTCCTTCACTACCTGGACGGATGAGTAGTTTATGGTAGGCACGATTGAACTTACCATACTAACAAATGTATCTTTACCGGCTGTTGCCGGACCATTAATAATAAAAATACTCTTATGCATAATCTTCTAATTCGAACGGAATCTCGGTCTGATAGTAATTCTGTGCTACAACAACCATATATTCTTCGTCTCCGGGATAACGTTTTACATAAACAAACGTATCTCCGGTACCGGTGTAGAATGTATCGCCGTAGTCATCATCAAATCTATTTTTTCGTAACTTAAGAATCGATTCTTTAATAAAGTCGGTTACTTCCTTGTCTTGTACATGAACCCCATCACCGTCAGTGGAATCAAAATGCCAGAAATTATCCGGGAAATTCAGATTATCAATTGTTACTTTTTTATCAAGGTCTGGATGGTCAACACAAGCCTCTTTCTCACAACAAGGGCATTTAAAATACATCATGCCGAGATACCCTTCGTGGAAATCGTCCTCACTCTCCAGTTCGATGATTGATCCGCAATGCTCACAAGCCACTTTAATAGGAAATGAAATAGTCGATGGTTTATTATCGCTATTATGTTTAATAATCTTCATTGTCACCTCCCGGTACTTCCAAAGCCACCATTTCTGGTTGCCGTAACATTATCATCGGATGTAATGCCGAATTTGAGAAATACTCCCTGGACGATTTTGTCTCCGGCTTCAACAAGCATAGTTTTGGAGCCTTCGTTTCTAATCTTGAGGAATATATGACCCTCGTTATCTGAATAAAAATAGTCCTGATCCACTATACCAATCGTGTTGGCCAGAGTTGTATAATACTTGAATCCAAGCCCGGATTTTGGAAACATCATCAGTGCCCAACCAGGTTTGGTTATTTCTACTCTAATCCCAGTCGGTATTACGATATCATCTTCCGGTTCCAAACAAAAATGCAATGGTGAGACAAAATCATAACCGGCACTCCCGGAAGTACTTCTTGTCGGCAACTTAATATTCTTATATGTGTCGGTGATATGTTGCCGGTTTATATCATCGTCCGGGATGCCAAATGTATCTCGCCAATCTTCAGCAAACTGGTCGAGACTTACTTTATAAAAATTTCCAACTACTTTCATACAGTTACTCCTTCATCATAATCAACAGTAAATTTCTTCTTATCCTTGAATTCAGCCTCGGCAGCTTTAACCAGAGCAAGCGCTTTTGTTCTGTCCAAAAAAACGACCTCTTCAAGTTCGTCATAGTTAAATAAGAACGCTTGCTTTGTCTTTTTTTCAGTACCTACGAAGTAGGTATCCTCCACAGTGCGGATGCAGAGTTCATCTACTTCGAAGATACCTGTAGCCGGGTGAATTCTTGCGTAATAATAAATGTCACCTTTAGTCATTATCTAGCCTTTCTGCATACTGGTTATCTGACGCTAATCTCACTCCCAGTATGTCATCAAAATGTGATTTTTGATTTGGAATGTATCTTCCATATTTAATAATTAAGTTGTGGAATATACTTAAATCATTCACCATGTCCAATATTTCAGACTTGTCATAGCCCGTATAAATAACAATATCATCATTACAATCATTATCCCTAAAATATTTAATCAGTGAGAATAACTCATCCCATGAATCGAATGGCTCTAGCCCTTGTAATACAACGCTATTTGTTATTGGGTTATTTATGTATCTTCCAAAAAGTCTACTTAATTGGACTTCAACATTTTCTGCTTTAACTAAAGATGAGTTTTGGCAAAAGTTTGTGCCACACTTAAAAGAACACTTTGGGAACATAAGTACCATTGATGGGACTCTGTAGTTAACAAAGTCCTCATCAATAATTCCTTTTAATGTAATTGTATCCGTCATTGCATAATCCCATCATTGCTCAGAACGTTCATCCAACGGCGCTTGTCGAACTCACGTTTTCTAATTTTCTGGTAACTACTAATTGGTACATAAAAACCAACAACTCTTGCATATGTATCAGAGATAGGTTCTCCGCACTGAGGGCATTTATTCTCACTAATAAAAGCATGTTTGTTCTTACAAACACTAATTTTTGTAGTAAACGCAAAATAAATGACTCCCATAGCTGCAACATAATTCAACATATCCCATGCTGCGTCATTATTCGCGAATCTATTTTCGACATTAATGTGGGCAATGCATCCACCGCCACATTTTTCATCGAATAAAGAACCAAGTCTACATTTCTCCTGGATTGTACATTTCTCCATAAGTGGAATCCACTGATTAGAATAAATGAAATATTTGTTCTGCTCGTAGATTAAATTATCTGCCTGACAAATAACCCCGGCGCAGTTCTCAGCGGGAATCATTTCAATGTTAAATGTAAAGTCACACTCAAAATTATCCTTAACTTCATTCATTGTATCGAGAATTTTCGTAGCAAACTCTACCGCTTCATCAGAGTAGGACTTACAGCCGAATTCATCCGTGTTAATCAATCCAAATAAATCCATAACTTCGTACATTCCGATTCCGCCGATTGTACAAAACTGTTTACTAAGTTCAACGGCTCCATCCTGATAATTGGGAAGCAACCCTTTTTCGATGTTTCTCTTAAGGATATGTCTCATTGAATACAGCGCTTTACAATCAAGCAGAACTCTCTGTCTAAGAATTCTCATATATTTTTTCTTATCAAATTCGCTCTCATAAGCAATTCTTACCAGATTAATTGTACTGACTCGACACGATCCTACGGAAAGTGCGGTACCACCAATAGAGTTAATAAATGCATCAAGTTTGGTTGTATCAGACAGCAGACGACAGCAATTACTTAGTACTCCAACATTATCGCTACAGAAGAAGTTAGAATCATTCCATTCCACATTATGGTCGGAACACCATCTCGCAAAATCTTTATCTACGAAAATATCCCAGTTTCTGGTTTTGATCATTTCTTCAATTTCGCCTTCTTTAAAATCATTACGCTTAAGAAGAGAATATGTAAGAACCGGGTATGTAAACATATTTTGTTCTCTTCTAATCTCAGCAACGACTTCCATGAAAGCTTTCTGACATTTAATCAAATCTTCAACATGATCAATAGCGAATGTACCGTCCGGAAACTCAACTCCGCCGAAAATTCCTTCAAGATAAGGTCTGTCAAAAATTGATACATTAGTAAAACTACTCTGGTCAATTCTTAGGAACGGCTGGTTAAGTCGATAAACAATTTTCTGGAATTGCTGTCTAAGATAGTAATCGGGATTTTTAATATAATAACCGGTTTCAACATCTTTCTTCCAGAACCACCAAGCCCAGATAAGAACATTTGGCAAACCAACAGCACCAGACTGTCTATTTGACAAGAAGGAAACAAATTCAATTAGATCATCTACAAATGTTGTTAAATGTTTTGGAGGTTGATTATTATAATTATTCAAAAAGAATAATCCCTCAGTAGCTAATCTGGTCAAATCATTCGCCCAACAATATGGAAAATACGATGCCGTTGTGCTATCATTTAGATAGAACCCTTTGCTAAATTCTTGCTCGAACCACTGTTTTGCGGTTCTTAATCCCCACTGTTTCTTCATAGTAGAGAATATTTTATTTAGTCCAAAGAGTTTATCTTCACTTTTAGCCTTTTCTGTCATAAAACTACGGATGTCTCGATTATTGGCATTAGCATTCGGATCAATACTGGCATCAGCCAAAGTACCCTTATCCACGAAATTATCAATGAACTCAGAGAAGTCTAACTGGCTAGGATGAATACCGTTAATATATTCGAAATCTTCGCCATATTTATTCTTGAGTTCATTTAAATATCTTTCAAAATCTTTAGTTAATTTCAGCTGAATGTCCATAAGTTATCAATCCTCCAGTTCCTCAAGCCAGTCAATAGCTTCTTTAAACGTTTTTACTACTCCATCAACCTCTAAAATTGGTGTGGATTTAAATCCTTTCTCAATCATTACATCCGCATCCGTGACGGTTGCATATTTAATATTTTCTGAGTCCAATTTTTTCTCAAGAATATTGCATTTAGGACAATGAGTACTATACAGTATCACTTCCATCATCATTCCCCCTTTACATAATACCTATCAAAGTCCTCTTCAATAGCAGCACACTTCTCAGAGTACTTACTGATAATCACATCAAGTTCCTTAACAATATTGAGCAAGTGCTTCTTAACCAGAATCGCCTGTTTAACAATGCGGTCATTCTTCTTCAGTGCGACTTTCTGATCGGCAATTTTCTTACCCTTGGTTTCATCCCAGGAATCATTCTCACCAAGCTTGGCAACACCACGGATATACTGCGGATAAATTGGAAAGATGTTGGAGTCAATAATATCCGCAATAACATTGCGATAAATCCTCGGACCATGAACGTGCTTCAGTACCTTCTGTGAGAAATCATGCAATCCCCAGTCACCCGAATCATAAACACTTACAACAGTACCTTTTTCTTCATTAACATAATACTCGCTCATAATTAACCTCTCGCCAAGAAATCCATAAACAGCATTGTATCTTCGGGGTTCTCACACTTGAGTTCCAGATTCAGATTATTAATCTGTTCCTCATTAATCACCGCAAAGACAACCCTACTCAGCTTACTGGTCAGTACAATATCATCGCCCTCCGGAGACACCACATGTACCTGACCCTTGCACTTATCAACCACGTTGAAGAATCCCTCAATGTTTTTGATGTTAAAAATCTTCATAGTTACTTACTCCTTTAATAATTAATCTTTGATAAAGTGTCTAATCTATATATAACGATTCCCCCAATTGTATTGCCGAGAACATTCAGTAGCAAGAATGGTATGTACATGATGGAGAAACCGGCAACAAAAAAGTAGTAGGCATTAGCCACACAATGCTCAAAACCGCAGTAAACAAATATTGTTACGCTGAGAATAATCCCCAGATATTTGCCGAGTTGATGAGGATTATATCTAAAGTTAGTAACCGCGTAATAAATCATCACATTACACATGATTGCCAGCGGAATTACCGCAAGTCCCTCAGATAATTTTGCCGAGCAAACAGCCGTTGCCTTATCTATCAGAAGTGGACGCCCTACTCTGGTTAACATTGCCACAATAAATGTGCCGAGAAAATTGCCCAGTAGCATCCACGGAAACAAAATAAATTTTGGACCACCGATTGTAAATGCTTTACAGATTTTGCCGGTATACAGGTTGTATCCCATAGTGCAAACCAACAGCAGCCCGATTGAAAAAAGAATAGATCCCACTAATTTGTTATCAGATGCGAGAAATGCCCATCCCGCCATAATCGATTTAGTGAACTACCACACACCTAAAGGTACATGGCTTCTAAGAGTCTTGCAACTCTATTTAAGAAGTGTGATATTTAAGTTTCCACCTGACAAGTCAGGCAATCCTTATTCTTATAGGCGTGTCCACTTCGCCTCTACCGTATAGGATATTCATATCCACAACGCTACTTTTACGCATAATGTTTAATGCCCCATTTACATCTGCATTAAATGAACTACCACTTGCTGTTTTATACAATCCTCTGCACATTCTCTTACCGCTAAACTGATATTCTTTCGGGTTATCAGCATTATAGATAGGAATAGTATCCTTATCCCAAAAACTTGCTTTGGATGTATAAGATTCTTCTTGTTTTACAAAAGTGATGCTGTTTAACTCGCAAAGATACGCTAATTTATCCCGTAACTGAGCATAAGGGATGTTTACAAAGGTCTGATTATTTCGTTTACCCATATTGGTATCACATTGAAATGTTTCATTGTAGCCGACAACAAGCGTACCTATATCGTTAGCAACACAGTAATCTATGATCTTACGTGCTGCTTTGTTCATATAATCGTTCACTTTGTTATTTCTGTCTCTTGCAATAGCTTTTTGACGATTGGTTGTCTTTTTACCAAAACCTTGTTTATCCTTGATAGACTGAAGCCTTGCATTTTCTTTGTTAAACCACTGGTTTATAGATTTAAGCCTTCTTCCATCAATGATGAACGATTTCCCTGTACTTGATACAGCGGTTATAAGATTATTTATTCCAAGGTCAAGAGCAAGTGCGTTGTTTTGGTTTAGATTTCTTTGAATAATCTCTACTTCGTAGATATACTATATCTCAAAGAACCTTGCCTTTGCTTTAGGAATAATACGAATCTCTTTAACCTTTTTATCAAGCAATATAGGTGGTATCGTTATCTCTACAGCTTTATGTGTTTTCTTGAAGCTGTTAGAAAACGGAAGTATCAGTTTATTACCATTTAGTCTTACAAACCCGATTACAAGCGTGGTATATCCGTCTTCCGGAAGATAATGTGGTAACTTACAATCCTTAAAAGCATATTTGCCCTACTTCGCAAGTTTAAGAAGCCCGAAGAATGATTTAAAACTGCCATCGACTTCTTTAAGTATCTGTTGTGCCATGTTGGAATTTAGCGCCTTGTAGTTAGGGCTATTTTTGAGAAGAGCATAGTTTTTCTTATAGTTAAGGTACTCACCCCCCGTAAAGTAATACTGTCTTACATTATAGATAGCCTCATTTGTGAGGTTCTTAGCTATATGACAGAGTTCTCTAATAGTTTTGTAATCTTCCTTTGATAGATGCTTAACCTGTTGCTTTACAGATAGATACATATAGTCTTACTCCTTTCTAAAGACTCGGATTTCTCCTGTATGTATATTATGGCATACATTTTACTGAAACACATTGTTTTGGTAAAATATACTGTTGAGAGATCGCTTATATCCCACTACCCAAGGGTAGTGGGTTTTACGCTCCAATTCTATAAAATTATTCATACTTGATATGCTCCGATCGAAGTTAATTTTTCATAGAAGTCAAACACTTGACGTTGGTCATCAATCGCCACTGGATTAACAGTGACCGTTCTGCCAATTAAAGAAGCAACCCCCATTGCACTGGTGCCGTCAACAACGTACTTTCCACAAACAATATCTACATCAAATGGTACGGCTTCGCAGATAGCACATAATTTATTAACTTTGTCAAATTGAATTTGTAGTTTAATCATTGTTATTTACCCCATTTTTAAATCGGTATAATAATGCGGAAAGCCACCGAGTTCCTCAATCTGTCTTTCATTACACCATTCGCTAATGAAATTGATATTGCCGATATTTTCAAGGCAGTGAAGCACTTCTCCTACGTCCAGATGATGCCCCTGGATGGCAATTTCATTGTTAATATACAGCCCTTCCCAATCATTGACTCGACAAATTCTAACCTCGCAACCGGGCATTCCGGTTCTAATATAAGAAAAACCGTCGATGTTTTTCAGTCTGTCATATAGCATTTGGAGAGCAACAGAATTACCAATGTTTTCATCCGCGGCGTTCACAGATAACTGCCCATGAAAAGTCACATTAACATTCATTGTATTCTCCCCCTATAATTTTGCCGTCTACCCATAATGCTGCTTTACCAATGTACTCAAATTCGGCAGCTGAGCCAAGGGAGTAAATATAGGCAACTCCCCCGTTCAACATCGGCACACCAATTCTATATTTGATATCACCGCCGTCAATTTGTTTGATTTCAGTGATTATTCCTATTACTCCGCGCCAGTCATGTTTTTCATTAAACTGGACTACATCTCCTATTTCTGTCCACCAACTCATCCCTCATCCACCTCATTATCACCAAGTTTAAACTTGCGAATTGTTTGAATCAGTTGATCTAGGGTTAGAATTCCAGGGTTATCCTCTTCTTCGAGAGTGGTTTTCATATCATCGAACCATGACAATAGAAAATCACAACAAGTATTCCAACCTGTTTCGAATGAGTGTTGAATATGCCACCTTGTGCGAGCATACAGTTTATCAAAAGTTTTATCGTTAATATCTTCGGCGGAACGGATATCGGCAAGTTCCTTTATCTCATCTGCCTCAAGATTAGTGATTGTGTTAATTACATCAACCGGTTTCATAAATTCCTCCTTATAAAAATATTGTTAATAGTGTTTAAATATACAAAAATGTGTTTAAGACACACTATCTAACCAATAAATTTTCGAAAATTTCCATAGCAATCTACATTTTCTTGCATTTACTTTCTTGCAATGTTTTGTAGGACTCTGGAAATTTAAAGCATTTTGTTTTGGATATAACGCTGTTACGTACCCTCTATGGGTTTCACCATTTTTGAAAGTGTACTCTACAAAATCTTTATGCTTAATTCCTAATACATTGTCAGTCTTAGCTTTACTTTGTCTGCGTATAGGTTTAATAATCCACTCTTTAATATCAGTAGTATCAGGTTCTAAATCAACAATGCAGATGGCATCATTAGAATGGGACTTCTCTATATTCCAATCTATGCGTTTATTCGCAGTATCGCCGCCCGTTGTAAGATGAAGATCCCCAAGTTCAGATAGCTGTCCTTGCAACCACATTTTACCTATCATTACATGGCTTGCGTAATTGAGATACTTATTATCTGAAGAACTAAGTCTGTTAAAATAGTGTTGCATATACTGTTCTTCTTTCCCCTCAGTTATCCGATGGCATCCTTCACAAAGTGTAATCAGATTGTCCATTGTATTAGAACCATTAAGCCTTTTAGGCTTTATATGATGTACTTCTAATCTTGTATCAGTTCTACCGCATTCCATACATTTACAGCCATCTCTCAAGATCACTGCTTTTCGTATATTTTCATCTAAACGATTAGATTCCTGATACTTCCACCTATAAGGTTTATATCCGTCAGTTAATGCACGTATGTCTATAGCGACATCTTCAAGCCAATACGAAGTTATATTAATCCACTTATTTAAGTAATGCATTACTCGTATAATCGCCTGGCGTTTTTGCAGTATACTCGGTGCAATTCTGTCTTTTCGTTTTGAAGATTTACGATTATTATATCTTGCTTTGCGGTGCCTTTTGTGATACCTATGATACCTACGGTAACCTCTACGTACGTCCATAAGATGTTTTACATCGTTGCGCTGTTCTACAGTACCTTTAAATAATACCTTATTTTTAGTCCGGCATTTTTGAACTAGGGCAATCCCTACATGAAGACCACCATCATCAATTCCGCAGCGAATTTCATCTTTACAGATTTCATTATCAGGTATCTTACGATTCAGTTGTATTACCATTGGGTACTTTGATACAAGGCTGGCCTTCCCTTTTCGTATCATATACCAACCTTTTACTTCTTTTGTTGGACTTAATGGTTTTCCATCGGCATCCAACACAAAACAATAATTTGTCATTTCTGACACCTTCCTTTCGGAGAATTTTCCTTCGTGCCAATGACGGAAAGAAGAACATGTGTTTCCCTGTTTTCACCGCAGGACATTAGCGATGTTTCTTGGTTGGCACTCACAGAGCAACGGACTGAAAGTGCATCCGAAGGTGTGTTTTTGCCTTATCTCTCTATCGTAGTTCATCATGCAGAGTAACTTTCATTATCCAGCACTCACTTAGGCTCGAAACCTACTGTTAAATCCATAATTAAAAGGCTAATCGTGTCCACTTTTAATTATGTTTGACTACATATTTCTATGTTTTTAATAACTTAACAGTTAGTCCTTATTTAATAAGTTCCAAAAATTGTTCTTCAGTAATAATCGGGATACCTAGTGATTTAGCTTTTTTATTCTTACTACTATCACTGGTAGCATCGTTGTTAATCAGATAACTGGTAGATTTGCTAACAGAGCCGACCACTTTACCGCCGAGATCTTCAATAATCTTCTGCAATTCGTTGCGGTTCTTATAATGATGAACAGATCCAGTGACAACAAATGTTTTATCGACCAGTGGATAGTGACCGTCCGGCTTATTCATGAAATCATCGCCAATAAACGATACGATGTTAGCAATATCAAGCATCTGCATATGGTTAAGCATCCACCATTTATTAATGTTGCGACTAAGCACCGGACCAATTCCCGGAATATTTGAAAAATCATACTGGTTATCACAAGCTTTACTGAACGCATCGAATGTCTTGAAGAACTTCGCCAGTAGTTTACTCTGTCCCTCTCCGATTCCAGGGATAGAAAATGCGGTAATAAAATGGATTAAGTCACATTCTTTGCTGGATTCAATCGCAGCTAACAAATTGTCAATTGACTTCTTGCCAAAACCGTCAATCTTGTAGAGTTCGTTCTTATACAAATGAAGAGAATAAACACTCTCAAACATGTTGGTTAAATAGCCAAAGTTGATTAGCTTATCCAGAGTCTGTTCCGAAAGTCCGTCAATATCCATACCCTTCTTTGACACGAATGCCACCCATTTGCCGAGAGTTTTTCCAGGACATTCGTCATTGGTACAGTAAAGAACTTCGGATTTATTCTCCTTGACTATGCGAGTCGGAGCAGAACAAATTGGACAAAATTCCGGGATTTCAATTTCGCCGTTGCCATCATCATCTACTGAATCTACGCCTGGGATTATCATATTGTATTTCTTTATATAACAAGTGCATCCATTAGTAATACCAAGCTGTTTCATAATTGTAATATTATGAAGAGTTGCTTTGCTCACTTCCGTATTATCAATCTCTACGGGTTCAAAAATAGCTACCGGAGTAAGCTGCGCTGTTTTGCCGATTTGCCAATCAACCGAAATAAGTTTTGTAGGATATGAATCATCAACAAATTTAAACGCTTGCGCATTGCGCGGATGATGGGCCGTTGACCCAAGAGAATCTCTAAGCTTTAAGTCGTCATATTTAATTACAATACCATCAATCGGGAATCCCATGTCTTCGGCGGACTTCTTCAGCATATCAATAGCGTTCTGAATTTGATCCACATCACTATCAGCATAAAGGTAAGTAGCATCAACAATATCGAATCCCAACGAATAAGCCTTAGCTAAATCCACAAACAGTTCACCCTCGCCACCTTCAATAACATCCCAGGCGAAGAACTTAAGATGACGTTTAGCAGAAATTGCTCCATCCAGTAGGTTTAGCGAACCGGCTGCGAGATTCCTTGGGTTCTTATATTTTTCGGTATCAAAAATCTTGGAATTAATTTTCTCAAAATCCGGATAGAGAATTACGCACTCACCGTCAATTACATACTTTCCGGACTTGTTAATCGTCATCGGCAGATTCTCAATTGACATCGCATGATGCATAATGTCATTGCCGACCGAACCGTTGCCGCGAGTTTCTAGCCTGGTAAGTTTACCGTCTATATAGGTAGCTGACACACTCAATCCGTCAGCTTTCCACATTGCCACACTATCGTACTTGAGAAATGACTTAACCTCGTTAATTGTATGAATTTTATCCAATGATAACATCGGATGTTCATGTTTGATTTTTTCAATAGCATCAATTGGAGCAGAACCGACAGTTTCCACATAACCAAGCTTCTCAGCCCTAGCAACAAGCCTATCATATTCCTGGTCCGACATTATTGTCTCTCCAGAGCCATAATATGCTTCTTTAGCTCGGTTAATCAAATCTACCATTTCAGCATATGTAGTCATAATTCTTCCCCTCAAAGTTTGTTGTTATAATAGTTAACAGCAGTGTCTAAATAATTAAAATGAACCGACTTCTTTTTGTTCTTAACATAATGAACTACGCCATATTCCACGCTGGAATTATCTAGGTCTACCAACGCACTCAGTGTAACTCGTCCATTTTTATTGCTATCAGAAGCCAGTTCAATTTCGGGTGTCCACCCTTCAAAATCTTTTACGTTAATCATATAATTACCTCAATCCCACAAATTCCAGAAATGTTTGGAAAGTAACTCAAATGCCCGGTCTTTGTATTTATCATTAGAATTGTAAATGTTTAAAATGTCATTGTTAATAGCGTCGAAGCAAGAAATCATTTCGTCCAGTATCATATTCCAACGATGTTCGCTGTCTGGGTCGAGTTCCCCATTGTCCAGCATAAACACCGGATGACCGTGAAGATGATCTCGGAAATACTTCAACATCTGAGGAACAACATTCAGAAACCATGTATCAATATCAAATGTATCTTTCTCACACCATCCATACTTAATCCGCTGATATGCGTATTTAATATTTAATCCAATGTCATGAAGCCGTTCAATCGGGTGAAGTAACCTATAGCGTAGCGGAAATTTATAACAAAACGGTGTATATGGTTTATATTTCATTTCTCATCTTCCTTATTAATGCCTAGCGAGAATTTCGCCATTCTGAGTGGTTTCTTAGTTCCGAAGATATCTAACCATGTGATTAATACTAGTATCCAAAAAAACACATAGTAGACAATTACCGCAGGAGTTGACAATATGGCAAGAATAAGTCCGTAAATCCAGCCTAGTATGTTCCTAACGCTAAAGAAATCACGCCAGAAGCTAATCGGCGGTTTTATCCCCACATAGGCTGCCAGAAAACCCACGTTATAAATTATCAATAGTATCAGTAATACTTTAGTTACCATCTCTTCCTCCTGTTTTGGAAAAATCTCGGGATAATCCATTCGTATCCAAGCCACATTATCACGATTACATCCCGGCAAATATACATCCTCGGCATACTTTGTACCTCTTTCTTTAATAATTAATTAGTATAGATATACTATAGCACACTTTGTTGATTCTTGCAATACCTATTTAATAATTAATTATATTTTCCTATTAGGGGAGACATATACTCTTTTAAGTATTCCAACATCTTATCTTCTTCTGGGAAGAACGGATCTATCCCCTTAATATTATTTAGCCACTCAAAGAAGTTATAGCATAGCTGTCCAAATCGCCAGTCACTTAGGTATTTCTTATGAATACTCTTTAACTCCTCATAAAATCCATCTAATCTATCGGGATTTCTCATGACGTCCACTCCTCGTAATCTTTATTCTTATTCTTTTCTTCAAAACATTTCTTACATATTGGATAGAGCCAATAACCCTTGATTACCATCTTGCCCTGTTTACCGCAATGGATACAAGTCATCTCTGATAAATCTTCGTACCTAGCAATCCAATAATCATACTTAACACTAATACTATCCGGTACTCCACAATCATACCAGGTTAGCCGACCCCATTTCTCCTTAATTTCAAGGATTTCATACTTATCAAGATAGTCCCCCTCAATAAGAATATTGCGCAGATCCTCACACATTTGAAGCCCAAAAGCAGCATACCATCCTTCCGGCAGTTCATCCAGTTTTGTCCATCCGTAATCATAATGAGAATTATGTGGCTTCAAGAACGGATATCGTTCTATCAGCTTTTTATTCTCTTCTCGAATGTTGTGACCGTCATACTTCATCATTTCATCCCGGAATTCATCCCAGCTCATCATATCAATCACCACCATTATCCACAGAGCAATATTTCTTAATGGCATTCTTCATGATATCTTTTAATTCTTTTTCTTCAAATGTTGATCCCACAACAGTCGAACTCCAGTCACTATCTCTATGTGATATCATCAACATAAATACATATTTACCAGTATACTGATACGATTTTAGTGTAACATTAGACACCCACGGAACTTCCAATATCCAATTATGACCATACGAAGAAAACTCTATATTCTTACCTTGACTATAATTATAGTCCAATATATTTGTAATTTCGAAGTCTTCTAGGTCTAATAATCTTTTAACAATATTCTGGATATAAATGAATGCATCCTTCTCTTCATGTTTTTTGCGTTTATCCAGTTTGTTACCATTGGCATCTTTGTTTTTCTCTACCATACCTAGCCATTTTGCGGCTTTGCCGATAGTAGCACAATCCAACATATAATATTCTATTATGGATTTATATAGGCCAAAAGCTTGCTTCTCAAGAAGTTCATATTCATTCTGTATATCCTCAAGAACTTCTTTCTTTTTAGCCACTCTTCGCTCGGCTTTGGCAATTACATCTAATGTTATATCATCATTAAATTCATTTCTGATTTTTAAAATAGCCATATGTTTTCTCCATTAATCCATGTTTTTATAGTCCCATAGTAGAAAAGAATAAATAATAATTAAAAGTGCTCCTAGAACAATATTGGAGGGTCTCGCCAACTTTATGCCAATAAGAATTGATGTTACACCATTAGCTATCATTACAATATAGTACCAGAACCAAAATCCTAATTCATGTTTCATTATTTTTTCCTCGACTTTTTCTCATGTGGATATCTTTTGTAGTGCTGCATCGGCAAACCATGCATTTTACGCCAGTTATTTGTCCCCTTAAGAATAAATCTTTTCATATTTCTTATATCGATGCTATCTACATCTATCGTAGCTCTAAATGTTTTATCGCTATTAAACCTACATACTACTTTATCTTTTTTCCCAGATGCGATATCGTTAAGACTCGGAACTTTCATATTAAACATGCCGCTCCCAATAATATTACCAAAACCATCAAGTATATAACCAATATTTTCAACTACCTTCATATTATATCTCCTTATGAAGCCATACCAATCATCTTTTTGCCATACCATTCGTTCCACTTATTGATAGCATCTTGCTGCAATTCTGTGACAGGATCATTAAACTTCTGACGAGCCTGGACAATATGATTATTTCTTACCTCAATAGTTACCAACGATTTATCCGGTAATTCTTTATATCTGAGGAATAAAATATCGCACTCCCCATCAAGGACGCGCTGTATATATGAGGCTACACAGTTATTCTGCATTACTGCTTCATCCTTAATGTCTTGAGTGGAACGAGGATAATAGAATTTATAATCGCCAAAGGTTTTCTCCATATCGGGATTAATTCTTTTCTTAAAAGCAATTTCATCAAACTGATGTTTTAATCTGTTATAATTTCTTGCAGCGATTTGATGAGTAGTTAGCAAATGACGTGGATATTTATCAAATTTGGGGGATATTTTTTTCATCATATATGCATAGTCTATTAATGTTCCTAAAGCGCTAACTATACTATTAAAAGCCTCATATGTCTTGCAATAATCTAAATATTTCAGTAATCCTTTTGCAGTATATCCATAGTCTTTTATAGCTCTATTATATGTACTTTTATAACCACCCGATTGATAATATGTATCAGTAAATAAGTATCGAATGTCTTGTTTATCCAATGAGACAAAACTCATTGAAAATACAATATTGTAAGCATCTGGTATTTCTTTATATGACTTTACGAGAGTATCACGGAGAGGTATATCATATTCACGACATATTTTTATTAACCCTTTAGGGATATGTTTTATATCATATGACAATGCATTTGATAATACATCAACTCCCGCAGAGAAAAACTGCTCAAATCGAGAATATTCCGGGACATGAGACAAAACAGTTCCAATATTGGTAATATAACAACTGCTATTATTACGTACCCACCGCAAGAATTTTGCATAGTTTTTATCCTCACAACTATTAAAAACCTCGTCCAAGCTTTTTCCGGATAACTGCGTCCTTAAATCTTTAACGACCTTTCCGCTTTTGCCGATGGCAACCTTTTTAGCAAAATCATATTTTACTGTTTTTCCATCATCGAGATCGAATACAAGATACTGTTTCTGCTTATATACTTTCATATTCAATCCTCCCAGGAAAGTGATGTAATCGTATCAGCATTTTTAGTAAACCAAGGCATCAATTCGTGTACAAATAAAATTCCGAAGCACTCATCATTTCCAATATCTACTTTGTTAATATATCCTACGCATTTCCCATCTTTGATAATCGGGGCTCCTTCAATTGTTTCAACCGTATCACGACTTATTTGATATGCTTGAGTAATAATATTTGATAGTCGAGTTCTAAATACAAGATTTGTCATAATCGATTAACCTTTCTCCAATCAAATTTTATTTTCATCGGGGGTACATTTTTTCATCACCATGAAGCTGCATTCGTCCTGGCCATAAAGTCCGCCGAGGCATACAAAAAGTCCAGTGTTTTCAAGGGTTTCAATAAGCTGTTTTGCTGTTTTTCTATCAATTGTCTGAATATCTGCAATTCTTTCAAATCTATCCATTTTTTACTCCTTTTCCGATGAAACTCAGATTTCATTGTTGCTCACAGGGTGGAAGTAAATCATATCTTCCGATCCTTTTCATTACCTCAACACTCATTTAAAGGTATTTAACCTTAACTTTCCTCATCCTGTTTTTCTTTTCACAAATCTCAATAGCTTTGTTAAGATTTTCTTTGTCATATCTGAACACGGTTTTATCAAGTTCATCGCTACTAAACGTCCAGCCGTTATCCATGCGCCATCCCCAGATATTAGTGAACCAAACCGAGACGACTTCGCACTGTCTGATTTTATATTTGCCAAATAGTCCTTGATAAATTACATAACAATATCTATTAAGTCCTCCACCGGGAAATGGGACAAATGGAGAATCGAAGTATTTATTGAACTCTTTAATTTCAGCGCCGTCATAATCAACGGCTGCATCTTTGTGTGCTGTAAATAGCATATTATTAATTCCTTTACAAACAAGTTTATTTATAATCTGTGCCATTTTACACTCCGCTTCAGACACTGATTAGTATACGGGTAAGTCTTTCCTTACATTTGTCGGTGAGCGGAAGGGAAACCTTTTAATGAAATTGCTCACATCTGCGGGCAAGGATTTGCACCTTGCAGTTCATCTTTACAAGCAGCCTCAGACTATCTAAGCATAACCCGTTAATGTGTTTTTATCGACTTTTTTCACCTGTCATCTCACCGGCTATGGTCGTTATGCTGACTACTATATGATCGGTGTTTCCGAACAATACCTATTCTGTCACCGCAGACAAAATACTTATTTTATTAATCTAGTGTTCTTATCACCAAATCTCCTCGCACAAATCTGTTTACTGAGCAAAATCCGTAGGACATACCGTATCTTTTTTCCCATTTTTTTGCTATACGTTTCTTTTTATGCGGTCTACTTCTCCATCCAGTTCCGGTAATACATAATTGATGTGCAGGTTTATCATCTCCCGCAAGGATTTGTACATACTCATGCTCATTGGAGAAAGCATATCTCGACAAAACAAATCTTTTTTTAATTATATTGCCGCTATCATCTGTGACATCGCAACATTCTGCTTCGATGGTTATGTGAATTGGTGTGTTATCAACGGTCATAATATCTTTACCGTCAACTAGCACACGATATATTTCATCTATTACTTGATCCCCTAATCTAATTGCCATATTTGCTCCTTATTGTTTGTATCATTATTTTTAATAATTATATTGGCTGGATAATAATCATCATTGTTATATAACAACACGGTCTATTTTATGTTCTCCTAATTTCATTGGCAGTCACGATACTCCTTGAACCTTATGGAGCCCATTCTTCTCAATAACATTATATTTAGTCTTTATTATTGAAATATTATCTGGCAATTCTTTATTATTTATTTCGTCTATGTTTAGTGTAGCAGAGCTCAATTGCTCTAAAGTATATAAAAGTTCCTCATTATCGTACTGTATGCCGATAGACTTTTCATATTCTTTTTTTATTTGTAGCCTCTGCAAATCACAATTATTTATCGGGGAATGAGATTTTGTACCAAAATTTGGAATTCTACCCAATACCATCTTTTGTTTTTCGTCAGAATCATCGACTTCGGCTATACCCTCAAAATACAGCGTGTCGCTATCTGTATCTAAGTTTCTATAAAGTTCCGCATTCGTAAATTCAGTTATTACAATATTTCCTAAATTAATCATACTTATCATATTCGTTCACGAAGGTAGTGGTTGTTTGATTATTCATCGTGAACTCTCTCCTTTCGTTGTTTAATAATCATATTCTTCTAGTTTCTCTCATAACTGGACTGTACCTCAATTCTCAGCTTCACACCAATCACGAAGTCTTTCTTTGCAATCAATTCCATTGTCTTCAGTTCCATCTTCACAGCATGGATATACAGGACAGCCGTCACAATTCAATATCATCGAATTAATAAATCGATCCTGTGTTAAGCTGCTCACATATTTTTCAAAATTTGTCATAGTGCCTCCAATCGTTTATTTCATTTGCCAGATATTTTTATTAATCTATCATCACCAAGATTCTCATCTGTTACGCCACCAAAGCGACAAATCCATAATAATCCCTGTAACATCCCAGCAAGAGTATATCCATCTGTTTGATGTTCCTTTTCTTCTAGATATTTATCAATGTAGTAATCTATTAGTTCATATATATCCATATTACTCCCCAACAAAACTTAATTTTATTACAACATCTTATATGTCTGATTAAAATACAAATTAATGCATTTATCTTGATCGTTATGTGTATAAGGATATGGAGCCGTCACCAACTCGCCGATATATCCTTCATTATCCCAGGATTTAAATAAACACCTAATTTCATAATTCTCTATATTATTTTTAACGCACTCGTCATATAGTTGTTTGACTGTTCTAATATTATTTTCCATCATTTTTCTCCAGTAAAACTTAGTTTTCATACATTGTTCCAACAAAAACAGCCGAATAAGACCCATCTTGTTTGACATCCACCACATATGTACCAGCATGAAGTGCGTCAAAGTTTATTGATGCGATTGGTTCTGGAATGTCAATTTCTATATTATCGCCAATACCGACTACTTTAACATCACTGTTAATATATTCAGCCATTACTAATCTCTCCTATGAAACCTCAATTTCATTTATTAATTATCTACACAGCAATATAATCGCTCTCTTAAAATTTGGTTCATCCGACTCATATCTTCTAATGGTGGTATTGTTTGTTTAGCTGCTATTTCAAATGCTTTCAAATACGTCTTCATAACATCCTGGTATTCCGAATACGAACCATTTTCTAATCGTTCCCGTACCTGTTCTTCCGTAGCAGACATATAAAAATCCTCTCTCATAGAAGCAAGGCATCCGCCATCACCATAAAAGCAAGTACAGCACGGTTTATCTTTTGTCCCACACATATCCTTATCCCTTAATTTCATTCGCCTGCTATACAAGTAATTTCAGCGCCTTTATTGACGTAAAGTGGCGTTGTTATTTTATCACTCGTAATCGTCTGCGATGACCACCAGTAGCAAGAACTACGTCCGTCTTCCCACACTTCGTTTAATAATTTTTCCAACTCATCTTTGGTAAATTCAATTTTGCCATCACTGTTTGTTGTAAATACTTTAACCATGTTCCTCATATCTCCTCAAAATACTCCAAAAATTCCGGTTTATAATCTTCAAGCCACCAATTGCAGCGGATGACGTTGCTGCGAACCATGACTATCTTCTCGTTCTATTGCGAATTTACAAATACCGTTCTCGTTATAGCTCATATTTTTCTCCAATCAAAGTAAATGTTACTCTGCATCATCAAATCTTATACTTTTCAAACAATATAGAATTTTTTGTTGTCAGCTCATCTGCCATTAACTCAATCACTTGAAGCCATAAATCCTTCGATAATAGAGCATTAACACCAAATTGTTTAATTACAGGCGTGGTAATTATATAATACAATTCATCCATCCAACTCATCGTGATCTTCCTCATAAAATCTAATATTTAACATACATTAAAATAATCACAATTCGGATCAGTACCTCTTACAAATAATCCGAGTTCCATACCACATCTTGGACATTTAAATTTAACAAAATCATTATACTTTTTTCTTGGTACTTGTATACCATAGTCTGGACCAAAAACCGTGCATTCGCATACTGCATACCCATATTTATTTTTATCAACTTCTTCTTTTGTAACGTATTTTATATTGTCCATATTAACCACCGTCAAAGACTTGTTTTATTGTATTCGTATGTAGCACATATTTTACCAACTATATATCCCAACATAAAAACAACATTCCCAATTGCTAAATAGATCATTTTATAACTCCTGCTTTTTCAGCCAGATCATGAATACTCGGAAGATGATCCCGAATTTTATGAAGTTGATTAGCTATCTTATTACACTTATTACTAATATAAAGAGTTACTTGCCATTCAACTTCTTTAATTGAATCCATCCCCCTCCAATAAAAATCTTCACTAATAAACTCCTCGTATATGGAACAACTCCATATATCATTTTTTCTCTGGATAAAAGCTATTGTTCTACCATCCATGGAATATAAATAAGCACGTTCGCCATCATTGTGTTCTTTCCAATATGAATCGTTTAACATTTATTTCTCCTTCGTAACAACAACCTCGACTTTCTTATATTTAGAATCCTTCTTTGGTATGAATTCCAAACAAGGTTCTAATTCGCCTTGACAATTCCAGTACTCATGTAAAAAATATTCACATTCATAGCAGTAATCACAAGCATCAGTCTCTGGATTCCACATTATTCGTCCTCATTCCCAGCCGCCATAAAGCTACCATAAACTTCGTGCTGATCAACTTGCACGTTACCCCTATAAATATTATAGAAGTAACGGCGGCAAGCATATGCTGCTAATGGATTATCAAATATCAGCATTTGCGAGTGATCATATTCATCTAAATAGGTAACCGCCCAAACAGTGTGCATTACTCCTCAACCTTTTCAGTGCAATAGCAAACTCCATCAAAAGTGCCGAATACCTCTTTGGCAAGATCCTGGTAAATTGTGGTATGAATACCGTTCAGATCAAAAAGCGTATCATCATAGTACTGAACAATCTTCGGAGCAAACCGGGCATTCTCTTGTTCCTTTAGCCATCATAAACTCCTATCACTGGACGCAAACCAAAATTTCTATATCAGTGTCATCGAATACCTTTTTAATTAATGCAGACACATCTTCCCAGTGTAATTTATCTAATCCGCAGCCAATCTTCGGCATTGCCAGTTTATCAATCTTGCGAATTTCGCAATCTTCTTTCATCCAAAGTAGCGCGTTTTCCATAGTTGTTAATGTCGGCTTATTCCAATAGTTGCGCTTGGTTATTAGATTATAGACGGGATCCGTAATAGTACATAATCCCTTGAATCTATCTTGGAGCTTATCCCAGTAAGGAACTCTTGATGACGGATACATTTCGAATAATCTCTTGCGACAATTGAATCGTTTATCAAATTCAACTGCGATTCCCGCGCCAAGTTTAAAATCCGCGCTGATGCAATGTGCCAAGTAATAGCTATCATCGACAGTGAATAAATCACGTTTTTCTTCTTTGTACGTCATAAATCTTCCTCATCTATATTATCAGTTGTAAATTCATCAAGCCAATATCTAATATCATCCAACAAACATAAACCGTCACATTCGGCCCCATCATAATAAACAGTTTCTTTTAAAATATTTAATACATAATATGAATCCTCTTGTTTTTTAAGTAATTTCCCGGTAGCTTTAAGAAGTGTCTTGGCTCTGTTTAATGCTTCTTGTGTGTTATCCATATTATACCTCCTAATAACGTCAATTCTCAAATAAATATCGATCTATATAAATTGTTTCTTCATAATATCTAGTTTTTCTCGCTCCGCAATGCGGGCAATAATTAAATAACTTCTCAGGAGCCGGAACAATATGTATCGGATTAGGGGGAATATTTTTATAACAAGGATATAGAAATCCACAGCTACACTTGGCGTAAAATGATATATCACCTTTATATTTACAAAATTTCCAGCAATGATCGATGGCTCGACCTTTTCGTTTATGTCGTGACATTATATTTATCTCCACTGTTTTTATATGATTATATGTTTATTTGGCTCATTACATATTTTGCAAGCAGCTTCTTCGTCCACCGTAGTGACATTATAAATTGTAAGCCAACTGATTATGTTGCTAAAAACCAATTTTGCCTCTTTAACTGTATCGGCCCAGACATAATATTTAGGCTTGTTTGGATTCTTCGGTCTATAATCTGCCTCGATTTCATACAAGTGCATTTAACACCTCATCAAATATTTTTTTATCAACTATATTTTCCAACTCCATAATCAGGATTTTTCATCATCTGATATTCGTCCCATGTTTTTTTATCAACCTTAATCCATCCGTCTTCGACCCCGGTAAATAAATACTGCTGATAGCGAGGATTGATGCATCCTGTCGTTTTGCAATAACCCTCGGATGTTTTATTGTTGCATACATTTGAACACTTACCAATCATAGTACTTCAACCTCATATAACTTGTTGTTGACAGATTCCATAGATATCAGCGGATCATCAAACTTTAATCGAAATATATGGAATCTCACAATTTGTTCTTCGCCATCTTTGTCTACAAACATGGCATTGAACCAAAGTTGTCCAGTGCCATCATCATTTGATTCCCACTCTATATTTCTGGCATTACGAATTGGTATGTTTCCAAGTTTAAAATCCATATTATTACTCCAATTAAATAATCTTTTTATAAATTATTGAACATTCTTTCCCAGTCTTTTTCCGAAAGTTTTTTACCGGAATCTAAAAATTCTTTCATCCTATTATTCACTATTTTTAATGCCTCAGCAATTTCTTCGACTGGAACTAAATATTCCTCCGCCACTTGGCTTAAAGCGTCAACTATTTTTTCTTTATTATCATCCATATAAAAAACTCATTCTATCGTTATACTATCTGTAATAATTCTTGTGCTAATCTTATATTTCAATGCTTCAATAGCAATCATAATCATCTCTGGATTAATCGTTCCAACAAACAGATGGTTATCTTTATCTATTTCGTTATATATATTTTTAAATGCTTCAAGAGCCTTTTCTTCTGTCATTATCGCCGTCTCCATAAAAGAATCGTTTTATGCTACTTCATTGCCCCAGCAGTCCCAGCCAGGTCGTTTGTTTCTCGCAAATAATTCTAGTTTCTTAGTATCTGGAAACATATCTTCTAGCATTTCATATGCACATTGCGGTTTTTGCGAATGCCGTTTTACTTGTTCTCTTATTACATCTGAATATTTTCCGCGAGTACTATCTGCTGGCATTAAGATATTCCCTTTTTTATAAAACCATAACAAATATTCGTGTGTAAATCTGACAGTAAATGCTGTAGCTTGACCAGTAATCTTATCCCATATAATCCTAGCATGTCTTGTGTACCCAAGTTTTTTCATAAACTGTTCTGTATCTATTAAATATTTGTCAATTGTCCACATAAAGACATCATGCTTTTTCTCTGTTAATTTATTAAAAACATTTTCATGCAGTGAAGAGATGTCCTCTATACTCATTGTTGGGTACGATAACTCCCCCCCACTAGAATTTGGTCTTACAGATTTTTTACCGCCTTTTGATTGTTGCCATGGCGGATCCGTGTAAATAATTCCATACTTGTTATTACAGTTTTCTAAATCTATTACCATATTCTATTACCATATTTAATATTTATCAAAGTACTGTTTCATTTCTGATACATCACATGTAAATATTCATTTTCATTGTTCATGGCTATATATGTAATATCTTCAGTTGGATGCACCATCATCTCCGTACCATCGGTATATTTAATAACTATCGAGCAAAGATCATCTAGTTTAATGGTTTTTAATTTTTTTAACGATTCATAATTATGATTATAATAATCATCGTCATCGGTCTTAAACCACAAGCTCATAAAATCATAAGTGTAATTGTTTACTGCTTCTCCGCCAACTATAATATGGTCTCGTTTTAGGTTTCTAATAACAATTTCACAATCATTATTCATAAATAATAATGTTTCCAAATTATCCTTATGATTAAAATGTAATTCAATATGATTAACTCTTTTTATATCCATTAAATAACCCCCCATTTATTATTTGTGTATTCTTCTAATTTTTCCAGATGGATATTTTCTCAAAATTTCATGAGTAACTTCAGAATTCCATTGAGTTATATGACCAGGATAATTTAGTACCAAATCTTTTCCCAAGAAATGATCCGCCAAAATATTCAAACAAGTCTGCGCGTCTGTGCCATTTGGAAACATTTGGCCTTCAGAATCAAAAAGTGTTTTTGCAAATTCTTTATAGTTCATTAAGAAATCCTTTTATTAAAATTCAAACATAGACTCATGTTGTTTATAATACTCGATATTAAATTTATTACAATTTCGTTTAATATTTACTTCATATCCATTCGCTAGAAGAATAGAAACAAAGTCAGATACACATCCCTCGCTGTAACTTCTATCCCCCATTATGATATTAGCCTCGCCACATTTTTCTCGATTATAAACCGTTGGAGCGCTTTCAATCATGTTTGCTATTAATTCTCTACTGTCGAGTTTATCTCTCCACGCGTGTTCTAATAATTCGTTAGCATCAATCAGTCTCATATATTATCCCCCATAGAATAACCCTTTCATTCTGTATTTTCATCCCGAATTATCGGGCATTTGCCCTGGAACAATCCAGTACATCGTCCGTCAACATACGGTTCAAAATAACACCATGGCGTATTATCGTCTGCATCTTCTTCCATAAATGGACAATCTAACCAACTTTCTGGCATTTCTATATTTAATTTAATCATTTCCATAACCTCTTTCATTCTGCTTCAACAATAGTAGCTTGACTATCTATAATCCTTGCAATATCAATATTGGAATAACTTTCCTCATTTGAATATGGTCGGAAAAACCACTGTTTCATTTTGTCGGCATCAATTAATCTACCATGATGCTCCGGAAGTTCATCTATTTGACAATCGTAAAGCCTTTCATTGTCACAATCGAAATCCATTAGAACCATTGTGTCGCTCCACCATCTTGTCCCCGTGACAGAACATGCCATCTGTTCAAGGTTCAATTGGCAATCAGAACACGACCGTGGCATTTTTATACCTTTAACCACTACACTCATCCGACAACCCCCATTAACTCTGTCATTACGCACCATGTCCCAATAATCTAACAGATATGAATTATTTAATCAACCACAAGACTTATATTATGGACATTAGCTTTTAAGTGATCTACCCATCCATGGATAATCCAGTTAACAACAAATGCTATACTCCATGGAATTATCAATATATTATTGTTAATCACCATCATTACAGTTATTGGCAGCATAATCATAAACGTCCAACTGAAAGTATGTTCAATTAACGCAACCTTGTAATCGTTTTTATAAAGCGGATCTGGTGCATTTTTCTCCCACCAGGACTTCTGCTTCATTTGCGCCAGAATCCCTTGAAGATAATAGTCATCTACAATATGGAGGAATACCATGGCGTACAGTAAAATGGTTCTCATAAAACAACCCCTTTCTTCCTTCTAAAAGATGTTTTAACATCAAACCCATGGCTTTTAATTTTATCAATATCAGTATTACCAATTGGTTCTCTCCTCTCGGAAGAACTTTTTTCTAAAGAAAAATATTCCTCGAATGCTAGATACACATCAAGCGGATCAACCCATTCAGCAATCCCACATGCTTTCAGTAGTGGAATATGTTTCTCTATTTTTCTGCTCAGATCATCACCAGGATAAATAAAAAATCTATTTATACTCTTCCAAACTCGATAGTTATTAGTATCGATTGCCTGAATTTGTGAATCAAGCATTTTCTCCGAATCTTTAAGTTTATAATATCCGGGAATAAATCCAAAGTATATAACGTCTAAACTAATCAGCTTTCTGGTCTTATCGTAGTTTTTCCATGATCTTAGCAATTTTATATTATAATCAGTTGCGCGATATCCATCGAATTTGATTATATCTACACCAAATAACCAAAAGGAATTACAAATTTGAAGTAATAGATAATTTTTATTGCTATAATCAGTAGATTGCCAGCTATTAACTTTTAAACTCTCACAAAGAAGTTTCTTAGTTAGTACAAATGAATCTCTCCGATCAAACACCAAAGAATTATCTCGGTATATATTCTGAAGGTAATCATAGTAATCTGTATTTGCATCTATTATTCGCATATCAGTCCTCATGCTTCGAATTCTTAATTGCGTTATTAATAAAGTAATTCGCCCACTGTTTATAACCATCCTCATAACTTCCGGCTCCTGCAAGTGCATTAAGTTCCTCTATGGAATAATCCTCTAGTTCTGCCGGTGGATTACGTTGAAGATATTTACAAGCATTGAGAAAAGCTTGATTGATTATTTCATTGATCTCTTGTGCTTCTTCTATAGGGGCTGATGCCCTCTTATTCCATACGGGAATGACATTATTAATCGCTTCTTCGTCCGAGCGATATACAGTATCATTTTTCTCATAATCCAGTTCACATCCACAGTTATCACATCGGATCGAATATGAATAACATCCGCCATATCCACAGATAGGCTCCTTCTTTAATTCAACAGTACTACCACAAAATGGGCAACATTTTAATTCCATGATTTTACTCTCCAATCTCGGATAATATCCTTCATTATTAGCCGTAAGACCAACTTCTTCCCTACTAATATGTTCTCTATTCCGCAGTTTTTGTATCAACTTCGTGGTTTCTTCCATCAGTCATTACCCCCCTTAATCTCGGGCACCAATCAGGGCGATGTTTTCGATATAGTTTAATCGGTTCGTAATCCTTAGCTGCGCAATATCCTTCATCGGACATCTCATTATAATCATAAAGTTCGCATTGACTACAAACAGGTCTGGCGAGTGCCGTAGACATTTGCGCAAGAGTTTTAAGACATACAAGTATTGATTTTATTTCTTCATCACTATAGTTATTCATTACGCATCACCACCGATTCAGCACGTAAGCTGCATCGATTCTTCGCCTGGGCTAAGTCTACCCACAGGAGTAGTCGGCGACGATGGCCACCAAAGCGATTTATTAGAATCATATCCATCTCGCCATACTTCGTTGAGTAGCTTCTCAAGTTCATCTTTGGTAAATTCAATTTTACCATTGCTATTTGTTGTAAATACTTTAACCATTATTTTCTCCTTCTCAGAATTCAAACATCTTATCTCCAATATATTCTGATTTTAACATACCCAACTGAATTCTTTTGTCGTCTTCTCTAACACTCTTACATGTGCCTAGCAGCCAAAATTCCACATATGCTTCGGCAAAATCCTCGAGCCAATCGGCAAATTCTTCCTCCGTCATCTGGCGAATTCTATCAAAATTAGTCATCGGTATTTAACTCCATCATATACATTGTGGGCTTTACCATTTTGAATCCACATTTTTCATAAACATGAATTGCCATATCATTATCGGCATTAACCCATAGATTATTACATCCATACTTTTCACACAACATCTTAACTACTTGCTGCCCGTAGCCGCGATTTTGATACGGCGGAAAAATACTTAGTCTGGATAACATTTTGTTATTAATATCAACCTCGGCTTCACCTATTTTTTTATCGTCGTCGAATAATTCGATTTCTTGATATAACTCAGCTTCTTTAATCTTCAACACGTATACATCCATCCTTTGTTATTACTATTTTGGGACGAGTGTTATTCTTTTTTATCTCCTCTATTGTCGTCTTGAGATTTTGTATACATTCCGGGCAGCAATCATATTTAAAATGCCATCCACATTTTAATTCTCCCCATTTAGGAGGTAAATCGTTTGATTGATCGATTCTCTCTTCTTTACCGCAGATATCACATATAACTTGTTTATAAGATATGTTTTTAGTCACGATTATCACTCCTTATTGCATTTGCTTGCTCGCTAGTAATCGGATGCAGGGTTTGTAAAGTGCTACATGACATTCCTCCATCATCCCATCTTATACTTACAGCATCACAATTATAATGAGGATTCTCCGTGATTTGTTCGTCCCGAAGGTATATAATATATGGCTTAGCATGATTATTTCTCACTATCTTCATCGTAATCCTCAATTTCTTCTACTGAATAATACCAACTGCCACCGCTAATTGCTGCATCACTAGCAACTATGAATGCTTCTTCTTTGGAGTTTGCGACTATATCATCATATTCTTCTTCAAGCCTAACCCAGACTTTATACCGTTTCATAGTATCTTACCCTCATTGAAGTATGTCTTGATAGCGTCCATATATTCGCTGCGATAATTATCGATGTCTGATTGCCAGGATTTTATCAACTCTGCTCGTTTTTTATCCATAGCTGATTGAAGTTCTAGTTTATCAAGTTTTTTCGCCGCATGAGCCAATCTCAATTCATCAAAATAAGTCTTCATAAAAATCCTTGTACTGCCATAATATACACAGTAATATACCCAATCAGATATAATCCATTTTTCCGGTGCAACCGCTTCAAGTTTAATAAATTCATCAAATGTTATTGTTTGTTCGTCGCTTATGCATTCATAATAGCTCGAAGCGTTAGCGACATATATTAAAATTACAACCGTTAATATCACAATAGTAATAATTAAAATTCCTAACTTCATATATTCTCCAATTCTGCGGATGTGGATTTGCACCACATATGGCGCCATTGTATAACAACTCGTCATTGGTCGTTCTGAGTATGCGCCTTATGTATAAGCGTCTACAAATGAAGGGCGTTCCGCCACTTCTTTACCATCCTCCCGGTTACCCCGATTGTGGATGTCTATTCCGCCACCGCAGAAACTCATTATTCATAATCCGGAGTTTTCCCATCTATAAAAGCCCTGCAAATTCTTAATCCGTTCCTAAGTCCAACGTGATAATTATCGTTCTCCCCGTATTCCAATCCCAATTCCACATTAATTGACCGTAGCAACGCTTCTTTATATTCTTCAACGTCCATTTCTGGCATTGCGTCTTTTTCGTTAAACATAATCATGCCTCCTTATCAATTAGCTGAATTGGATATTCTAAAAATTTTCTGCCGCCATGATATATACTAAATATGACTTCCTTGCCACTACCAATCTCTTCAACTATTTCCTGGCGAAGGCACTCCGGTTTTATTGAATCAACATACATTGTATCGCTAAGAATATAATTTCTTAGGCGCTTCTTCTCATGTTCTTTTCGACATTCTTCTTTCTGCTCATTATGAATATGAAGCAGCTCTCGCGTATTGGGAACAGAATTATTTTTATCAATCATATTATATATCCAATCAAAATTTTGTTTTATTTGCTATTAACTATAATAATTTTCTTATTATCAGGGTCTAGACCATCTGATTCTTCAGCAATAATATTTCCGAAGTTTTTGATTTCTCGCTGACCGTACTCACATATAATTTGTGAGGAGCCTAAATCACAATGAATACTAATCATATCAAAACAACTTTCAATGACCTCATCGAACTCTCGAGGTTTTATTTGGTGACCGGAAACATATAACATTTGATCCGTATTATTGCATATAAGCATAATTAATCCTCCGCTTCTCCAAGTATTGCTCTGCCGACATACTCAAACTCAATATCAGGTTCGCTAGACCAAATATATGCAATACCCTGCTGCGGAATTGGTACTCCAATCATGTAGGAAATATCGCCATCTTGTTCTCGAATGTCAGATATAATCCCTAGCGAAGCCATCCACTTGTGGTCTTCGGTAAACTGGACTACATCATTTTTTCTGTATTTTATTTTCATATATATGTCCCTCATATATTTAATAATTAACTACTGTCTTATGGTAGCACATAGTGTATTCATTGTCAATATGTATTTAATAATTAATTATTTATTTCAATTTTGTATAGCGTATTATCTTCCGGACTAACCACCGAGTGGAATATTACTCCAATATCGCAGCTTCGAGAATTAACAAATGTTGCAACCGTATTCCCCATACAATCCAGAGCATTAAACGAATCCTCGTACACATCCACATTCTTCACCTCGGGAATCGCTCTTGTGGTAATAGTTCCGCCTGGTATGCGAAACTTTACATAGTATGGTTTATTCTCACTCATATCGAAAGCGGTCAAATCTAGGTAGTAAGTTCCGCAATAATCGCACCTAATCTTGTACGGTTCAATCGGCGCTCCACAATTAGGGCAGTTCGTCTGGGTCATAATCCTCACCTTCTTCAATATACTCGCCACGCAATATTTTGACAGCTTTGAGAGCATCAAGATCCATGAGTCCAATCTTATAATCAGTAATTACCAAATGACCGACAAACTCCGGGCGAGAAAAATCATCAAACCTAATATCGTCCAACACAACCCACGAAGTAACTTGCGGATGCTGCCCGAGCCAAGCAAGTATCTCCTGTCCGCGACGTCGCCAGTCAATATCCGGAGTTTTACCGTAGATTTTGATACCGCCTTTGTACCACAGTTTATTCTCTAGATACTTATAATCACGATTCCCCGGCTCACATAGTCTCCAATCACTACTGAGAACAACTTTGGCATCTGTAAGATCAATAATTGTTCTCAGTAACTTGACCTTGGAATCCATCACGCCTAGTGCCCCACTCGGTGCCAGTGCTTTAGCAGAATCGCAATTTAGAACGCCGTCAACATCTAAGAATATAATGCTAGTAGCTACCTCGTTACTCATCATATTAATCACGCTCTCTCCAGTCTAGCGTCTGACCGCATTTAGGACAGCATTCATAATGATACAACATATATGCGCCACAGTTAGGGCACAGAGGTTCATTATGGTACCAAGACGGGTCGGTGGGTTTGGCGGGAATTATCTTTTTCAAATCCCCATCGTCAAAATAAAATCCCCTCGGATACCCCGGAACACCCTTTTGATTAATTTCGCCGTAGTTGAATGCACCGGCATCATTAAATTCAAAATACAAATTCTGTTTAGTAGCTTCGTTAATAATTATTTCAAGATAATGATCTTTTCTCAACTCGGCGTATTGCTCTTCAGTCAGCGCTATCTTCATCTGTAGTCTCCTCACTCTCTAAACTACCATATCGACTGCTCGCTTCCATCACGCTCGCCATAGAATGATTGTTTAAATCATCCATAAACGTTTGTGTAAGACCGTTAACCTTGTATGCGAACTGCGAACCAAAATATACATGGGCGCAATCAGCCTCTTTCTTCGGAATCAGCACATATGTGGTAGCTTCTGTCATTGCACTACCGCCGACTCCCGGAAATCCAAGAGCTGTACTTCCCCAGATCTGCTCAAACATAATAATGTCATAATCAATACTATAAATTTTCTCTCGTCTAAGAATATCGTCCTGAATTGCAAGTAACTCCATTGCAGTTGTTAAAATCGTCATATCATTTTTCCTCCTTATTTTTTATTAATAGCATTATCAATAGTTATGCGATGGATATCTTCGACCGTAGCCAACCACCCATCTTTGATTAGTTTACCGAGGTTCACCGGATCGTATGATGCGACGTTCGCCGCAACGTTTAGATGATATGGGCTAAACATGCTCTCGGCATTATGGTTGTGTCCGTGTATATTAAATGCCCAGGGGACATCTACCGGCTCATGGGACAGAATCAACTTGCGACCTATTATCACCGGTCCCTCATAGATTTCATCAAAATACGGTTTAAATCGAGTAGCTGATTCATCATGGTTTCCCATAATCAGAACTTTGTATCCTCGGATCAATTTAAAATATTCCGGATTACCGACGTCCCCCAAATGAATGAGGGTGTCGGATTTATGAACAGTACGTTTGATAACATCAACATGGTCTTGTGTAGATATCGTATACCCCATAAGTTCCCGATCCGGATCGTCAAAATGTGTATCCGAAACAATGTATACCGAGCCACACTCTGACCATCGCTCGGCGAATTTGTATAATCCTCTAATCATAATACATCCTCAAATAAATCGTTCAATATACTGGCGACAGTCGCCTGTAAAAATCGGGATATCATTATCAATAACCCATCTACGACGAATTACGTCACCCTCATTATAAACTCCCGACCCATCGCCGAGTTCTTTTATAGCTCCGTCGGCAAGTTCCTCAATCTTAATGCAACAAGAGCCGCGCTTCTGATAAGTTGGCAAATCATTCCAGTTAATTCCGCGCTGCTCGTGCAACATATCTTGGATAGCATTGCAAGATTTACCCTGGAGTTCTTTGTGTGAGAAATTCGCCTGACCTACCATCTGGATGCTGTTGCGAGTAGCATCGAGTTGACGCCAATAAAAATAATTTGCGCATTCCTCCTTCACCAGATTGAAGCAACGACTATCGAACATCGCACCTTTTGTCATTGCCTTTAAAAGAGCTTCTTTATACTCATCGGAGTCATCTTGATTGTTTTCAGTTGTTTTATGCATTAAATTATACACATTTTTTTCAAATGCTTCATTAAACGCAAGTGTCGCCATCGAGGCAGTAATGCTACAAACTTTCTGTACCTCGTAATCAAAGAATGCCTGAGAATTAAGTGTTTGGTAGTCAATAAGCAATAAGCTAATCTCATCACTCTGTTGATAGCTCATAACCGCCCCTTGTACATTCTGGCATAAATACTTCGCAGTATCTTGCATTGATTTAATGAATATATCATCAAACGGTCTTTTAAATCCCTTCGTATATGAGTGTCCTGCGCGCATGTCAAGTCGAATAATCACGGGACAGCGCCTCATCAATCTTGTCTTGGGGATTTCTTCGTAATACTTTTTCATTCTTGTTCCAATTTCATCATGTATAGGCATATCTCTTCTCCTTTTATATTTATCTGGTTCGGCGGGTGTGCAGTCGGATCGGTTTATCCCCACTCCTCAATCACACGCATCCTCTTCCGGGTTGCACCATAGTTCGAGGGGTATTCGCAAATACAATTTTTAGTCTATGCCCTCTGGGGTGTCTCGCCCCTGTGTCCCTTTCCCGAGGCTAACATTGTCTTCTCGACTTTGAGGTTACTAACGTAACTCTGTGCTTGTCTACCGCCGAGATTATTATCCATTAACCTTCTTCATCATCATCAGATTCTTTAATCCATACCTTAACTACCGATCCATCAAACGGTCCATCACCTTCGAAGTAATCGCTGGTTACACCGGTTACTTCCCACCACGCATATTGTACCGGATAACTTCCTGCTTCAAATATACCGACAAAACCGCCGTCCTCAATGAGTAATAGGACAATAGCATTCGGTAATAGAACATTCGCAAATAAATCTTTAACCTTTATTTTCATACTAATTCTCCTTACCACTGTCGTCCTTGCAGACAAGTCATAATATATTTTCCGAGTTCACTACTTTGGGAACAATAAAAATACTTCCTTTTACCGCATTCGGCACACATCTTGAGACCTTCAATAAACGGCGGATCATTATTTATCGGACCATGAGTATAATGCCAACGGATTATATGATACTCATGGTGACAAAACAACTGTTTAATAAATCGTTTAATTCTGTTCTTCATCGGCGCTCTCCCATTGACTTCCGGCACGACACAAGCAGCATGACCAATGTACGTTATACTGATTATCATACTTACACGAGTGACAGTTGCGATTTTTCGTATTGTCCATAGGGTTATCCTCTTCGTGTGCTTCCAGCCACTTAGAATATTTTCCTACGGCTAGCCCTACCTTGTAACCATCATCGTGCCCTCTCTTGTATCCCTCATTATAAGCACAATCATAAAGTTCCAAAAACTGTTCATAGCTTGGGAATTTGCCGGATTCTTCCAATTCGTCTATTAATGAAAGAAATTTAGGTTTGCTATCACTTGTTTCAATCGGCTTCGACATCATCGTTCTCCTCAATTACATAAACCTCAAGTCCATACTGATTAGCAATGTCTACCATATGGCGAGTTCCACGGCTTGATCCAATCGGAAATGCAACTACAACGCCCTCATCAGCCTGGGCGGCATACTTGGCCATCTGGCGATTACGGATCGGTCCGGCAGCTTTACCGTAAGTCTCCCAATCGGCTTTAAACACCTTGAGCGGATAGCCATACGTGGTGGCAAATTTTTCGCCACAGATATCTGCTCCCCGACAATGACCGCTGATAATTTCGACATAATCGTTATTGGCAATAGCATGGATGCCGATATTATCCATTACTCGGCAAAGTTTGGCATAATCATTAAACTCTCGTGAACCACAAATAATAATTCTTACCATAGAGAATTCTCCTTAATCATCTCATCATATACAACCGCCACAACTACCATAGCGGAAATCGTTCTTATTAAATGCGAAGTAAATCTGGGATTTGAGGTTATAATCATCGGTTATCGTACTCAGCCATTCATCATTAGCGGCGATCCAATCGACAGAGGATAAACCGTCTTCGTAGTCATTAAATTGCTCTTGCCATTCGTCATCAAAGTACCACTCAGTATAAGTGCCGAAGGTGTACATCGGTTCATTAACAATTTCCCGGGGTATATGGTCAGTATAATCGACACCGTCAATAGTCAGTGTCCAGGTACCGATGCATAAACACGGGTAATTCCCAGACCAAGTGGCGGTTACTTTGTGATTATCCTTACTCATCATCTATATTCTCCTTTAATCTTTTTGCTAAATTCGCAATTGCCTCATCCGGAGTGGCTCCGCATCCATATATATCACGAGTAGTTCTGAAATAACTCCAACATGAATTATCATCGCCAAAAACTTCCTCCGGAATACCCCAGGGATAAAGATTCCATGCGGTAAAATAACCACCGGAATACGTACCATTATATCGATCGCGAACTATGGTAAGGGGATAGATGTCGGGGAGTTCTTTGTCGGTAGTGTTACCATTATTATTAATAATATCAATGTTCATTGGATTCCTCCTCAAGAATTGCAATTATTCTGGCTGCCTGATCGGCATTGATCAATGTGGTATCTTTCATCATCTTTTTACACTTGGCGATTACCAAGTTATCCTCGATGTCTTGTTCCATAGCCGGGGTAAGTAACTCAATGTAGCTACTGTACCATATGTCAACGGATTTACTGCGACCATAGCAATCAAATGTTTGTTGGAATCCGTCAAAATCTACGATCACATCCTTCCGCTTATCGGTAACTCTGATGACTATGCCGATAGCAGGATTTAAAACCCTACGGTAGCCGAGGACAACCTTGTCTCCTACAGCAAATTTTGATTCATTCATAGTGATTACCTCCTTGTATTCGGCTCATAAAACTCAAATGATTTAGTAGTACCATTATATCTAATGAAGCCATTAACACTCTCTCGCAGATTTTCACGGTTATCTATACAACATTTTAATAATTCATCTATCAACTTTGGAGTTAGTCGTTTGTGGTGATGGGATAAATCTGGCTGTATGTATTTGAGTACGCCCTGAACTGCGAGAATCCCTTGTGTAAAACCGCGATTGTATTCGCCAGATAATCGTTCCATGGCAAAATCTCCTTATACTTGTCGGAAGTAATAATCAAATTGTTCATCAGATAACAGCAACGTATAGTAGTCGCTTACGTAGACTTCGTAATCTTCGCCAGGTTGTGAATACTGGTATAATTCTCCGCTAGTAAATAGTTCATTTGGTGGATTGATGCATTCTGCGTACATAAGGTGTCCTCCTTTGGGAATATATATGGTTATTAGTTTATATTTTCCGCACCGACAAAAGTATTTGCCGATGCGGGCTAGTTAATAAATTAAGATTTTTTCTACCGAAACAATGCTTTGTTGAGGTAGACAGTAATATAATTCCGATTACACAATTTAAAACGGTATACTATACTAAGGAATTATATAGTATGAAATTATAAATTGTGTAAAAAAATTCTCCATCAAGGAAACATCATATCCAATTCTTTATCTGACGCTTCTGTATTAAGTAACTCATTAATAATTTCGGGCGAGTAATCATGCGTATTAATAAGTTCATCTGACAACATCCTCTGAGCAACTACATAATCATCGGGATATTTGAAAGCATGTAGTGCTTCAATAATATTTCCTTGAACGTAAACTTCATGCGCCAGATTGCCATTGTATTCTTTTAGTTTTGAATTATATGCCGTTTCTGCTTCGTTATTTAAGTATAATATGATTTTTGCATTTAATAATGCTCTTTTTAGCTCTGCTTCGACGTCGGGAACGGATTCTTTTATGTTGTTGGCGTTGAATATAATTTTATATCGCTTATAATAATTTTTCCATTTTTTCTTCTTATATAAAAGATTCTCGACGGCTGTATAAAATTCTTTTGTTTTAAAAGAAGAAATCACCTGAAACATTTTTGTAAATCCCATTCGATGAAGTATCTCGTATTCTGCATCAAGAATTAATTCTATTTCGCTATCATTAGCTACAAACCATTCTTCCTTGCCGTTCTTCTCTTTACAGACAACTGTTTGTAATTGCCAGTCTATTAATCTTCTATTGCGCAAATTTTTAAGTGCGGATAATAATATTTGACGTAACTTTTTATCACTCCTAAAATAGAAATTATTAATTTCATATGACGTAATGCAGCTATTCATAGAAAGTAGTTTATCGTTATCTACTTTCCCATATTTTTCATTTATCATTCCGAGGAGCTGCCACAGATCTCTCATAGTAAATGTTTCAACGTGAGTACCTTTCTTCGCCAGATAATTCATTAATACCAGCTCTATGTAATGTTTGTATACTTTGTTATTACCTTTATGTCTTTCATCTTCTATAGGGAGCGGTTCATCATAGATTTCAAGAACCTCATACTTTCCTCGTCCTACTTTTTCAAAATTAAAAAATCTCTGAAATCCTGTTTCTCCAAATTTTTCTAGTTGATAAGTTTTGCCAGCGCCTTTTTTATACTCAGCACCTATCAGTTCACACAATTCTTTATAACTATAAACCTATCCCACCCGTAATTCACTAACATCAATATCTATAGTAATCACTCCTTCCAACTATTATATTTTATCTCTTAGTAGATGCGGTAGTTACTTCATCCTTGGACATAATCACCTTTCGGAGCTAACCCCAACCCACCGCTTAATTGGTCAGTTATTAGCTACCGAATTCATTTCTTCGGTAGTAACAATGCCGTCTCAGGCAAAATATTATTTATTATCGGTTTTATTCTTTTTCTTTTTCTTCTTGCCTCTTTCAACAAAATTTGTTGACATAGCAATGTTTCTGGCTGCATTAAGATCGGCATCAAGCTCTTCGCCACAATCTTTACATGTAAAACTATGACCGTCACGCTGCCCCTCGGCATGATTTCCGCACTTGGAACAAGTCTGAGATGTATATTTTGGATTAATAAAGCGGACTACTATGCCATGATGAGTAGCTTTGTAGATAATAAACTGCTGAAGTTCGTAGTATTTCCAACAATCGAGAAGTTTTTTACCATCTTTGTCATCTATTCCGGTTAAATCCTCGAGGTTGATGTATTTGGCATGCTGTTCAATGGCAAAATCTACAACATCTTTTGAGAGCTTATGAGAATACGTTGTAGTAAAGTTGCTCTCACGTTCTTTCAATCTATCGAGTGCTTTCAGTTTTTTGGTTCTTCCGTGACCGCCATTTGTATACTTTAGAGCTCTCTGAAGTCTGCGTCTTTCGGCTTTGGATTTTTGTTTATAATGAAGGAATGTTTCTCCGTCGCCCAGGAATTTATAATTGCCGTTAATGTTTACTGCACATACTGCCGGATTTGCCACGCCGAGATCTACGCCGACAACAATATTTTCATCAAGTTCATGCTTAACAACCGGAGTTTCGATTGATAGCAGTAAGAATATATCTTCGCCCTTGCCAGTTTTCCTCTTCTTTAACTGGATCTGCGAACCGTGGATAATATATTCTTCCTCAAATATTTTCTGTATTACTGAACGGATTTCGCGAGATTTTCTGAGGCTATCACCGAGATTTAATTTAAACAAAATATTATTGCAGAACTGAAGATATATTTCTATATCTGTTTTATACAAATGAGATAAAAACTCCTGATGAGATTCGTAGTTGTGGTAAATACCAGTGTTAGTGCCTGTTTGTTTTTGAACCTTACTACGCAAATTGCAATAATTCACATGAACTAATAACGGATTGCTATTTGAGTAAACCGGGAGAGATACTTTCCCATACATCAACCCGTCTTTTAGTGATTTTTTAAAATCTGAATCTATTGCTCTGGTTATATAACCAAGCATCTGTCCTTTTTGGAATTCCAAATCCAGACTATAAGCGCTTCCTTTTTTACTGGTCGGAATTCTAGTATATAATGCATTTAATTCTTTTCGATCTTCTTTGGACGCATTTAATAATTCTTCCACATACAGATTAGACATATATTGATTCATCGCTTTATTCTGCGATTTAATGCTATCTCTTAAATATGTGTATACTCTATCAACTTCTTTTTCATCTCCAATAGGATATAACTGAATTTTTCTCGTAATCATTTATTATATCTCCACATAAATCTTTACACTTCCAAAGTAGAAGTCTATAGAACTTCGAAACTGCCGAGTTTTTGTATCTATGTAAATCCTTGCACCTACAAAACGTTGATGGCGTTTCGGGCTTTGTCTTTATGGTTTTGTACCTATGTAAATCCTTGCACCTGCAAAACGAAACTTATGCATTCCCCTTGTCGGCTCTAGTTTTGTACCAATGTAAATCCCTACACCTACAAAACATGTCAATCAGTATCGTTCGGATCCGGTGGGTTTTGTACCAATATAAATTCTAACATCTACAAAACAAGCGTAAACTTAAATCAAGCTGGCTTGAAGTTTTGTACCTATGTAAATCCTTACATTTCCAAAACTTCCTTCACTGACATATCTTCCAGATAAGGTTTTGTACCAATGTAAATCCTTACATCTACAAAACAGTTACAAATGAGGGATTTTGATGGCTAAGATTTTGTACCAATGTAAATCCTCACATCTATAAAACAAGTATTCGGACGTAGAACGATTGGCAAAGGTTTTGTACCAATGTAAATCCTCACATCTACAACCTCAAATTCACATTCGGCACTGTATAAAATTTACATCGGTTTTGCCGAGTGGTAATATATTTCTCCGGAATACATCGTAACGGTGTATAACCCATCATCAAAATATACTCCCTCAGCTTTCGGGGCCAAAATAACCCGCACGAAATATCCCTCGCGGAATATCCGTGATTATTGGGCGTGGGATAATACCTCGCCCGGTAGGAAGCCTAATATCTTCCAATAAAATTCAATTTTCATTGCATTTTTTAATAATTTATTTTCTAGTGTTTTCCTAGCTTTTGGACAAGGTGTTTTTCGTCCTATCCCACAATCTCTTCCAGCCGAAGCACCACTCATAAGCTCTATCGTCATTCCATCCAGCAGCAACCATATCTTCATAAAGTCGCTGTCTCATGGTATCCATGAATGGGATATGTATATCTTCTATGGTAGCTTTTTCGCCGAGTTCTATGACACGATTAACAAGTTCTTTCTTGTACTCGGCAGGGTCGTCAAAAAAACTTATTTTCTTCAGCGCTTCATCGCTATCAAACGGCTGATGTTTGCGCTTCTGGCGGCGATAATACCGCTTAAGAGTATCAAGATCCCAGATGAGATGTTCTTCTTCTTCGGTGTCAACGTAAGATTTATCACTCAAGTGGATAATTTGAGTGCCGTCACTATCCCCAACGCTTATTGCGACTATATATGGGTAGTACGGCATTAAATCTTTCTGAGAATCAATTCGTAACGGGATAATAGAATTGTTAGCCGAGTATATTTTTACTTTAGAGAAGTCAGTGATTTCACGGATATCTACAAGAACATCGTATAGATCGCATTTCCCGCTATATTTGCTAATGATAATCACCACCTTATATTGCGGTACTATTCGGCGACCGCTTATTAAACTCATCAATAGCTACGTGGACGTTCCCCGACAGTTTCACCACTGTACCGTCCGGATACTTACAGTAGTACCACTCGATGTGGTTAAACAAATCTCGGAATAGTCCGAACGTCATCAGTCGTCTGTCCGTGTACAAATCCATCATCGTATTCGTCCACTGGAGTACATGCTCCTGGGTTAGGGTTCCGGGTTCTGCCATGTGGGATGCCTCCTTTAATAATTAATTGATTATCTATACATTACCACACATTTAATAATTAATCAAGAGGTAATTTCTTGATAATGTAACATACGGTTAATTTCTTCATCGCTCATGTCATTCCACTTGCGGATGCCGGCGATGTCAAGCTGCGAGAAAATGCCCATCAGCACTGAGCGGACGATGCCGTTGCCGGCCTGCTTGTACAATTGTGAATTCGAATTGACTTGTTCAGCCCGATTAAAGTATTCATCATTTGGACCGGCTATATCCATCAGACGCCAACAACACTTTGGCGTAAGCTTGCGAATTCTGTAACGGTATTTTGTTTCTGTCATATTATCACTACTCATATTTAATCAATCCTTTCCTTAGTTATCACCATCATATTACTTGCATGTCCCGGCGCTCCGCAATCACAACACAGTGTACAAGCTATCTGCGAAGTGTCTTGTAAACTATATGGGTGAAAAATTCCGGGAATATATCCATGTTTTTCGTAAAACATCTTATATCTCCCCCCCCATACCGGTTATTTTTAATAATATTGAAAGGGTCATCTTCCGCTATTACTGAACTCATTATCTACCTCAATTACCAAATATAATCCACTGTTACCGCCGAGACCGCCAATGCTACTACTCGGTAGTGTATTAGCTAATCCTCGGCTATCATATACTCTGTATCCTTGGCGGAAATTCCGAGATAGTCTCTTGCCGTTATCTAGCCACAGGCTACTCTCGAGACCTCCTAAAAATATTAGTCCAATTTCTTGCATAATTAACTATTGGTTTTCTCCAATTCTTTTGCAATTCGTTTTTGATACTCTCTATGCTCGTCATCATATAGAACATATTTATAATCTTTACCCGGTAAGTATTCTATAGGGAATTCTGATATTTCACGTTTTGTTACTACGTCATCTGAGTAGTTCTCCGTTAAACAGTGAACCTCGTAGAATGATGATCGATCAAGAAATGCCGATCTTATAGTGATATTCCCTAATAGCATATTATTTAAATCGTTTAGGCTGATTTCGGTAATCAAGTATGATTCCTTCTCACATAAATCCATCCTCAAAACCAAAAAACGTTCATCATTATCGTCCCTGCACACGTAAAACATCGGATGAAATAAGTCAAAGTATTCCAATATATAATCAAAATATAATAAATGATTGTCAAGTTTAAAAAGTGGTTTACTCATTATTAGCCTCTACTACTAAATATAAATATGTATAACCGCCGAGATTACCGACAGGATTAGCACAGTGTGCCATGGCAACACTTCTGCTGTCATAAACACGGTTACCGAGGCGATATTGCTTGCCATAATTAATTTCGCCGATTCCGCCGAGACAAATCGGCACTAGTTTGTTATCATTATCTTTATTACTATCTCTCATATATTTCCAGGATGTAGTTATCCTTTAGTATTGTTGTTAATGTATTTATGCATCCGTCTGTGCGAGGATGTAACATCATCATGTTGGAACGATGCTCATATAATCGATGTGCCTCATAATCTTTGCGTATACGCTTACCATACTCGGTACGTTTTGGCACAAGACAGCGAGAATCTAATAGCTTTTCATTCTTTTCCATATATTTCGAACACCCAATTATCCTTAGCTACTGAGGTAATCGTATGTGCGAGTTCATCCTCAGCAAGCTCCAGACGTTGCACAAGAATACCGCCACCGGTTCTACTGCGGTCACTCGGATTATTCGGGTTACGTCCCCTCGACGCGCATATTATTTGTTTGATTAGCTTTATAATTTATCTCCTTAATAATCACTATCGGTTCACGGTTGCCACCGCCGGCAGTGTTAATCGCAGGACATAATCCGCGATGAGAATATACATTGCCGGCAAACGATCCGCCTGTGAAACCGTATATATTACCTAATCTAATTAACTGATTTGTTACCATTGTCTTTCACCACTATTATCGGCTGAGTATTACCGCCGGAGTTCGCCTTGATTGCCGGACACAGCCCTTGCACTCCAAACACTGCGCCGGCATAGGCATCTTTGTGACCGTAAATATTGCCGATAAAAATACTACTGATTTTTTCCATAATTATTCTCACGTACTAATATATTGGATTGTACTCCGCCATACCGATTGGCATAGCTACAAATACATGGGCAAATGCCATTCGCCGAGTATACAGTATTGGACTGGTGGGCTTTGCCCGAACCGGAGTAATCGATAAATCCGACTTTAATCGGTTGGTTCAAGTTTTTCAATTTCAATAACTCCATTAGCAAAATAATTTCCCCATCCTTTATAATCCCTGGCTAATATAGCTTCAGCTACATCGGTTAATCTATATGATGGTATTCTATCCTCGTTAGTACTCCCCATGTTTCTAAAAATTGCCGTGATTTGTTTCTTCATCGCTTTTTACCCTATCTATTATGTAAATCCAATATTTTACTCCACAGCCGGCGCAAACACACGGCGCGACCCCCCACAGAGTATACAACATTAGATTGAGTTTTGCCGTTACCGCGCTCTAGCCAGCCGAGTTGGTCAATTGTTGCTTTCTTCATTTGTTACTATCTCCTTAACCAATACTTTTGGAGGGTCTTTGTAGTGTGTAGCTTTAATCGTACAGATGACCCCCCTCATAGTATACTTCCTGATTCTGGTGTATTTTATCAGAAGTCAAAGGAAGTACTCTGCCGAGAACAATTGGCATTGTTGAGGTTAGTTCATTCTTCAACATTGCACAACTCCCGATCCCTCAGATCTGCGGTTGCTGATTCCACGGTCTGTTCTCGCACTGACACAATTCGCAATATCAAGAGTGTCTGGGTTATTAACTGATAAATCAACAGCTTCGAGGATTGTCTCCTCATCAAGTTTACCGTCGGCAATAAGCTGCTGAATGAGAGCATCCGCTTTTTCATTGTTGATATAGAACTTCTCATCTACAACTGGGTCGAGTCGGTCTTTCATAACCTCATGGAGCGGAATCGGCTGCGGAAATTCGAAGTTGATTTCTTCGAGGGTACTTACCATAAAACAACGGTTGCGGTGCTGGGGTACACCATACTCACTGGCTTCAAGGTCTTGCCAATAGTTGTAGTATCCTTTGGATTCGAGGAACTGGCACCATTCTTCAAAGTTATGAAGATTCTTTTTGCTATGGACTTGTGTGACGTTCTCCATGATAAGGATATTCGGAAGATTATGTACTTCGTTTAATAAACGTTCTACTTGCCAAAGTAATCCACTACGAGTTCCGCTGTCTCTGTCCATCCCAGCTTGTTTTCCAGCCACTGAAAGATCTTGACATGGGAACGAGTACGTCCAGATTGCCGTATATTTGTCCGGTTCCTCAACATCTATGTCTTCGCCATGAATTTCTTGAATATCCATCGGTACAAAATCCGTACCATGAATCGCATTATAGCTTTTGACCGGAAATTTATCGAACTCGACCAATTTATAGTGTTCAAATACGTCATCCGGATTAAGACCATTAGCAATAGCCAAATCCCTCAATGCTATCGACTGGCATCCCACGCCGCCGAATAGCTCAATCAGTCTAATTTTGTTTGTTATCATTATTGCTCCTTTAATAATTAATTGGTTTGTTATGGTTATTTGTGTTGCTATCACCAAAGTGATATCGATTAAGAAAGTCGCTATACGACAAACCGGACATATCCACATCTGTCCGGAAACCGCAGCTACATTTAAAAATCCTTTTAGGTACTTGACCGTGTGCGTATGTACTGCACAGGATCATTGCTCTTCCACAGATTGGACATGTCCGATAATTCATAATGAACTCCTTCCTCAAATATTTAGTTGGTGCTTATGTTGACTATACTATCACAGATTATTTATTACGTCAAGCATATTTAATAATTAATTTATTTATCCAATCAAAAATTCTTTTCATTGGATATTCTCCTCTATATATTGTGGTTTATGTTGTTATCCAAGCACTATATATTGTGTTATGATTATTCTGTTAGTCCATTCCTACGAGCTAACTCTTCCGCTCTCATGTCCTGGGCGATTTTGATAGCCTGATCGGGAGAATTGGCATATATGACGTAGTAATCTGAATAAACACAAATATTCTCTTTAAATTCCTTATACAAGTCATAATCATCATATTTCACTTGCCAGTCTCCGTCGCTATATCTAGTGACATTATATCTTAATCGCTTATCTAAAAACTGGCGAGTGTCATACTCCTCATAACTAATTGAATTGTCATTATAATCTCCGCATTTAATAGCCTCGACAATGTTTTTTGCTTCTTCTTCGGACTCAACAACGCCGATTATATGGCGATCGGAATAGACTCCTTTTTCTATTACGTAAACCTTCATGATATAGCCTTATCCCTTTCTTCGTTTTGTGATTCATCATAATGAAATTCTTTATGAATCCTTTTTTCTGCGTCTTCTCTTGCTTTAACTGCATCTTCAAAATTATCATATCTACCTAAATGATATGTTTTCTTATTATATGTAATTGTCGCCATCCATTTTGATCTTGATTTATCCCAAGATACACCTTTTCTTCCTGATGTATTGTTAGAATAAGTTATACAATGTGTAATGTTTTGGTAATATTCTATTATTCTAAGATTTCCTTTTCTATTATCTTTGGTATTATGATTTATATGGTCAATATCTTTACCGTCAGACCTGTCTTTTTTATTCATTACAAGCATATGCATTCTTAAATGTTTTCCGAATGGATTAGATGTTACATACCCAGTGTCATTTATAGACCATGTATAATCTTTTATTAACGTATAATCTTCTAAATCAAAATAGAATTCCTCTCCATTTGTAGCGTATCCAATGCCATATTCACCAGAAAGATCATACTTATTTAATAATCGACTTTCAGTAGATTTCTTTCCAACCCTTTCTCTTTGCAAGCATCCACATGACTTTGTATTACCACTCGTCAAACTCTGAGATCTAACATTGACGTAATTGCCACAATCGCAAATACATTTCCAAATATTTGCTCTGTCTTTTGTCTTGCCAACAACACAAATTGTGGTTAGTCTTCCATATTTTTGATTAGGTTCTACAATATAAATCACCTCAATTCAACTAAATATTTAATACTTACTTGATCTTCCTTATATACTATTACTTCATCATTTCTTAATGGATTGCCATAACCCATGTCGGCTCCGGCATGAGCATGTAATGCATTAGCCCCTCTTTTAAACTTTTGAAGTTCATCATAAGTTAATGAATTGTATTTGCTGTCAAAAGAATAAACATCATATGGTTCTCCATATGCAACTTCCATTAATGCCATAAATCCAGATGATGAATCACCTCTCGCCCAATAGCTGCCACTTAAACTTGTATACCCTAATGATTTTCTTGCTTTAGGGGCGAAGTAAATACCGTATCCGTATAATTTTCCTGTAATCACAGCATTTGTAGGTCTAATCATCAAACCATTATTAATAATTGACCACCAGTTCTCATTTCTGCTCCCATGCCAAAACAACCTAACATCTTTAATATTTTCTTTATCTACAAAATCATCAAATCGTTTTTGAGTAGCCAAATTGGTTACTCTCCACGCTTGATAGAATTTATCCTTGCAGTCGCCCAACATATCTTTAATGACTTCAACTTCGGCATCGTTAACGGGTTTCATCACAATACCCATAGCCTCAAGAATGGTCTTGTCATTCTTCGGAGAATTTTCAACGCTATCATCCCAAGCCGTCTGTTTATCATCCATAGCCGAGTGAGTGATTACCTGGCCTCGCATAACATCAAGCAGATCTTGTTCGTCTTTAATAATACGGGCAAAATCATCAGTTGACCTAGCCAGATAATCATTAACATTACCCATCTTTCGCGGAATTGTGGTAAACAGTTTCATCAATTCCTCATTAAACGCTTTAATCGTTGTTATAGTTGTAAGGCTATCAATTATTTTCTGCGCTTCGTCAACCATCGCCTGAGTAACTTGATTTGATTCCACACGGTAATTCTGCTGGACCTTCTTTTTAGCCATACTCATTAAGCGGTCAACAATCTCTGCTATAGCAGCGTTCTCGATTGCTTTATACTCCGGAGTATCCGGCTTCGTATCCACCACCGATATTAAATCTTCCATCAGATGTGTTTGGTCTACGTAACCTTTGCGGATTTTCTCGTTGTATTTCTTATCCCAGTCTCGCAGAGGGTAAGTCCTCGTTTGAGAACTCGCCCCTACTCTGCCATACTGAACCGTAAAAGTTTCGCCATCGGTATTCGCCAGCATACGATAGTATTTATTGTTATTGTTAGATGATACCATCACTAAATATACAGGCTTATAATCGCTCATAATTAACCCTCATATGCGGAACAAACATACCTAAATACTTCATCACCTACATACATTACAATACTAATATCAGTGTCGAAAAATATCTCATCAATTGCCTGAATCACGTCATCAACAGCAAAACCATTTTTCCCAGTACAAATTGCCGGCATGGCAACTTTTGTGATACCGTTCTTTTTACACTTGGTCTTGAATTCTTCAAGGCAAGCAATAAGATTGTCAAATACCGGTTTATCATAACTACTGTCTTTTACAAGCAGCATATATAAATTATCAAGTCGGGCAAGCTTTTTGCCCTTAAATACTTTAATATTGGATTTACGTTTCTCAATATTAAACATCTGATCCATTACTTTATTGATACCAACATCGCAGTTGAAGTCTGCTGAAAATGCTGTAACCATTGTATAACCCTGTGGTGCAGTTTTAATATCTGCATTAATAAAATTAATCGTCATAGTCTTTCTCCTTATTTAATAATATTCCTCACGTAATAATAAAAATGTCCTCTGATAAACATTCCGGTATATTTTTTATCCGGGATAAACATAATCGGCAAATTGAACTCACTCCAAAAACTATGGTAACTAGCCCAGAAGCTTTTAGCATCATACTTCGTATCATAGTTGCCGAGTACCATGTCGGAGTATGATGCGTTTTCAATGATCATCATCTTATTTTCAGGAGCAAGTGCAAATTCCTTTTTAAGCCTATCCCTGGACCCAGTAAAACAGGAACTTATCTCATCAAGCGAATTTTTTCTTTCTATAATACACACTTTATCAAACCACAAGTCGCGAGATATGCCGAGTTCCTCGTTCTTTGGAATCAAAAATGTGTAATCTCCGAATGGTAATTTCTTACTTATCCATGGGATTTTTTTGCTGTCGAAGTACGAAGTGATATGTTCATTCTTTTGTTCCCGAGTATCGCAGACAATCGTAATACTCCTCAGTAACTCATCCTGCTCTTTCTATGTGTATCGGTAATTCTCCAATATCATTATACTCTCCTTTAATAATTAATCAATAGGTTCTTTAAAAAGTGGCGGTTTCTCACCACTGGAAATAACCTTCAAGCACTCATCAACAATATCTTTGCAAAGTTCCGGCGGATATATAGCCTTTAGTGCCGGATCTTTAATCGCTTGTAATCCGGTTCTAGCACCTCGACTTGCTTTCTCATGACACGGATCGCCATTTTTGCAAGGCGGTTTTAAATGAAGGTCGATGTTACTAAAAAAGTCCGTAGCCTTGCGGTAGCTGAAACCATACTGGCAATACGTGGTAGTGTTGATATACGGAATACACTTCATAAAATCCATCTTTCGGAGAGCGCCGACAGGATTCTCCCAAATCTGGATTGTGGGATTTAATTGTCTAACCAACTCAATGCAATGGATATTAAGTTCATCAGCAAGACGGGCTTTATCAGTTTTAGGTGCGAGATTACCGCTCGGTTCTTTGGTTCTGTGGCGACCGATTGCAGCCACGGAGTATGTGGTGCAATCAGTGCCGAGAAAAATTATATCTGGTTTGCCGAAAACATTAAGTATCTCTTCGGCGGTTATGTCCCGAATGTCCTTGTGAAGGTCACTCGGAAAACGTTCGTCATAATCCACGGTAAAGCACTGGCATCCTCGTTCTCTAAATGCATTACTCATGCACTCGAAGCCGGAGAATAACTCCAGTACTTTAATCGGTTGTTTAAACTCTGTCATTTATTACTCCTCTATTATAGCATTATAGTTCAGTGATTGCAATGGATTTAATAAATTATTTTATTGTTTCTCCCAATCTGAATCAGTAGGTAATTTTCCACCAAATCGATAATGATCGGCACTCCATTTTAATTCTAATAATTCGTCAGTGTGTTTTCGCGCCGCGGTATTATATTCGTCATTCGTAATTTCTTCCATTGTATTTAAAGTTCTATTCCATATATCATCTACATAAAACCCATAAAAATCAAAGTTACCTAAAAAATAATCTCCGGGACAACCTATGGCCGAACTTTTATAATCAAACCAATATAATGGATGCTCATAGAATATAAGTGCCGAAACATAATTATCATTGTTTGATCTTTCTGAAATTATTTTGTAATATTTTTTCATTTTAGGGAACATACCATTTTTCGGGCACTTATCTTCACAATAACATTTTCCAACATATTTCCTATTAGCGCTGACATTTTCTCGAATTTGGCTATTGTATTTTTCTTCGCTTACTTTTCTTAATTCGGCTAATATTTTTTGTTTATATTCATCGGAAAGACTATTAATTTCATTTAATATTTCATCTATTTCCATAACGATTGCTCCTTATAAATTGTCGATCATGTCGTAATCATACATCCAAGTATACATAACCGAGGGATCACTCTCCCAACCGGTATCTGTCTTTCTCATCTTTGGTTCTTTTCCCCAGGATATCAGATATAAAATATCTCCATTCGCAAACGGCTGATCGGTAAACGATTTTTTGCATTTGTCATTGCGATTTTTAGGATTACGCTTTTTACGCACCCTCATCTCGACGGTTGAACCATTATTCAAGCAGTATGCCACAAACTTTGGCGAGTATTTATCATCAAGCTGCGTGACTACGAAATAGTTCTTTGGCAGTTTTGGATCTTTGTAATCAATGTAACCGAGAAGTTCTTCCTCATATTTGATTTTCTGTTTAACCGGGCACGGAGGATACTGACATACATTTAATAAATACTTTAGTAATCGGCGAGTATGGATACCGTCAAATTTGCCGTATACGGTTTTGGTAGCATACTTCTGTTTTTCTTCGTCGGTTATTTCGTACTTCTTAAATATCTTTGTAAAGCTGTAGCCGTTGGGGATTTTATTCTTAGTGCCGTCATCATGTTTTTCATATTTGTATTTAATACAATCCTGGAGTTCTTCCTCGATATTAACTATTCCGAGGGAACGTAGATACAGATTATAGTCGATTTCGTCAATATGAGTCGGTGTTTCGGAATCGCAGAATTTACGGAGTGTTTCCTCGGTGAGTAACTTTACGAACGGTGAATCTTTTTTGATGGATTTTTTGCCGTATAACTGATTGAAATATTTTGTAATCAGTAATAATTGATTTATATCACCAAAATCACTAAAAAATCCTAACTTAATTAAAATATCTATCTGTGTTTTATTCACGGATGTTTTTTCTTTTATATCAAATAATAGATCAACGAAATTACTATAGTTATTTTTACTCAGCTCATACAATTCTTCGGCCATTTTTGCATTGCACTCTTTGATAGATTCAATATCATTGTAAATACAATTCTCATCTACATCCATAAAATAATCCGCACGAGATTTCCCAAATCTAATAGGTCTAATCTGAATACCTTTTGATTTTACATATGTTTTTATCTCTATCATCTTGGATTCATTCGCTTTATATACATTTAAAGCAGCAGTAAAAAGCTGAAGCGGATAATAGTAGCGTAAATATCCAATATACCATCCAATCATACTGTAAGGTACCGAATGATTTTTTGAAAAAATATACGACGAGGCATCCTCTATTACACCAAGAAAATACTCAATACTCTTTTCAGCATGTTCTTTTGTCATACCATATTTTTCTTGTGCTATATGTATATATCCAGGAACATATCTATCATCTTTATTACCGTGAATATCATCCATATATCCACCATCTTTAATAATAGGGATATATTTTTCAGTACCAGTTTTTTTTGCAAATCCTCTTCTAATAATATCGGCTTGACCCATTGTAAAACCACAGAAATCATGTAAAAAATCTATAATCTGCTCTTGGTAAACGAGGTACCCCAGCGTAGAAACTAAAAAATTATTTAGGGCTTCTTCACCGTTATCGTGATACTCACCATTGAATAATGCATCTCTATATGATTCACCAGCCGGTCGAATTGCACCTGACGCCATTGCCATAATATCCAAATATGATATGTTTTTATTTTTCTTCTTAATTTTATCAACAGTCTTTGGGCTAAATACTTTGCTCAATGCTTCTCCAGCATAATCAGACTCGAACTGGAATATCATTGTTGCATCTTCAGCAATTGATTTAATAATATTCTCGTCCGTGAAATCAACCATATCCGGAGTAAGATTTGGTATCCCAGCCAACTTACATGCTTTGTTTATTAACCCGACAGCATTTAATCCAAGAAGATCCATCTTGACATAATTTAAAGAATCAATTTCATGCATGTCAATCTGACTAACAGGACGAGGGTCTGTATCGACCGTAAGAGTCCCAAAATCATATCTTAAATCAGTTGGGGAAACTACTATTCCGGCTGCGTGTCGCCCAAGCGATACTATTGTTCCCATGACCATATCCACATAAAAAAATAGTTCTGGATATTTTTTTCTTATTTCATCTGGAACAAACTCATTTTTTTTGTCATCCTCATAGACGGTATTAGAAATTTTTTGTGCTTCATCAATTGGCATATCAAATGCCCTTGCAACGTCTTTAATGGCGCCTCTCATTTTTATTGTATTAAAAGTAAGAATGTTGCAACAATATACGTCAGGACGATTAAAAAAATATTCTCGTACTTTATACCTATCTTCGGCATAAATATCGGTATCCACGTCGGCCAACGATTGGCGGTCTGGGTTCATAAATCGAGAAAAATTCAAATTATATTTTACAGAATCGACATCAGTGCTATGTATAAGCCATGCAATTAAACTGCCCGATACAGATCCTCTTGATGGTCCATAATACATGCCTTGTTCTCTCATCCAATTTTTATAATCAGAGTCAAGCAACATAAAATCTATAGCATCATTATGCTTATATGTGTCGAATTCTTCTTTTATCCTCGGAAGATAATCAGTCTCATAATTTGGCAATTCTTTAAGTTTATGCTCTTCAATTCCATCCTTGATACGTTTTTTAAATTCCTCTTCCGCATTTTCTCTTCTTGGATATTTATTACTGTAATCTAATTTATAATCCTCAATTAACTCTGCAATATGATTTGTTTCAGCTATAGCATCAAGATAAACTTCTTCCGGAAGAGAATCCTGTGCTTTAAAAGCATTAATTATTTCGTTATAATCATGCCAGCTTAAATCACATTCATCCTCATCATGAAACACAATTTTTTTTGATTTTTGCATGACGGCTCTTCCCATTAAGTGATCTTGAGATACCGCATGCACATCACTTGTGGCAACAAGAGGGATACTAAATTCCTGTGATATTTTATAAAGATACTGATTATACTGAATTTGAGTATCGAACTTATGCGGTTGTATTTCTAACCAACAACGATGTTTATTATTGATTATAAATGTAAGAAATTTCTCTTTTACTGAAGATGTCCCTCTACATAAAATGCCGGCACAACAAGCAGTAAGTATTAAAATATTATCAGAAGTATTAAGGACGTCAGATAATTCAATCCTCGGTGTGTAATAATAATGTCCATCCTCTCGATTATTGGCTATTGATGAGAGATAATTAATCTCTCTAACACCCTCTTTATTTTTAGCAAGCATTATAAGATGATAATTATCCCTCACTAAATTTTCTTTATCGATTGTTTCGGTTATATAAAATTCTTGACCGTGGATGTATTTTATCCCATTCTTTTCACACATCTGCTTTTTAGCAACGTTATGTAGTACCGCGCCATGTTCTGTAAAAGCGATAGCTGTCATACCACATTCTTTTGCTTTTAATATATAATCCTGAAACGGTGTTACTGAATCTATTGTTAAACCACTTTTAGGGTTGGAATCCATACTATGTAAATGAAGCACGGTATAATTATTACTCATTTATATCACCTTATACTAGTTTACGGTTTATACGGACAGCAATCCGACTGACCGCACAAATTCAAACAGTAGAAAAATTGCGGATTCGGCAGCCATTCTGTCTCAGCTTCAATACGATGAATAGTATCGAGCGCCCACACTTGAGCCTCATAGTATTCTTCATAATCAAACGGTATTTTGATAAATTGTTTTTGTCTTATTAAGTTCCACCATAATTCCTTTATACAACCTTCGCCAAATTCATCTTCGATTAACGGTTTCGCGTATAAATATTGCTGGCGTTTGAACTCAAGGAAATGTTGCTTATCGGACTTACTAACCTTTCCGCTCTTAAGAATTTTGAGATTACTTGTTTTGTGATCACACATTATCAGCTTACCATCTGCCGGGTCACGTAATAATAAATCAATAAATCCTATGAACGGATATTTATCAATATTGAAGTTAACTTGTTTTTCTACGCCGACCACTTCGTATTTATCAATCGGTAAGTCTATATTATCAAAGTAATCTAGAACACTATCATACCAATCTTGCTTCAAGTCCTTGTACTTATTTGGCGGAGCATCATACGGAACTTCTTCCGTAAAATGCTCCTCAAAATATGGAGATAAATCCCAGACATCAAACTCGCCCTTCTCATAGCGCTCAAGGATACTATGGACAAATCCGCCAGCGGCACCAAAAAAATTATTTTTTGGTTCTTCACATTCAACGTAGTGTCGATACCATTCATATGGGCATGCGTCGAAGCTATTTAATCGCGAAAATGACCATTTCATTGTATCAATAATAAAATCATTGTTCATAGTTTAACCCCATAGAATTATAATAAGAATATTCCCCTCTTAATTTTTTGTCTAAATTATATGCATATTTTATAGCATCAGTTTTATCATCAAAGTCCCTACTTCGATATTCTTCTCCTTTTCTTATAATTGATACATACCATTTGTCGTTAGATTTATTATAATAAACGTTCTTAAAGCCAGAGGTATTAGTCTTATACAATTTGGTATTTGCTAAATTATTGTAATGTTCGCAAATTCTCAAGTTATTCTTTCTACAATCCGTTGGATCATGATTAATATGATCTACTTCCATATCTTTCAGAGCATTCATAATTATTCTGTGCAAGTACTCATCATAACTATTAACCACATATCCATCATTGTTAATATACCAGCAACTATCTTTAATAATATCATAATCTTCTTTATCAAATTTAAAGCTACCACCAGAACCATACCCTATACCGTATTCTCCAGTTAAATCATATTTATTATACTTTTTGGAACGCTCTATTAATTTTTCTATACTTAAACAGCCACACGACTTTGTCCATCCACTACGTAATTTACTCGCTTCTACGATTGTATGATTGCCGCATTCACATTCACAATCATAATATATCTTTTTATTATCTCTATGGTGTTCAGATAAAACTGTTAATCTGCCAAATTTCTTCCCAACCATTGTATTTTGGACACATTTACCACATGATTTTATTTTTCCAGCTCTTAGATAGGTTCCTTTAACTACCGTTTCTACGCCACAATCACATTCGCAGTTATACCATATACCATCCTTATCTGTTCCATTGTAAATATTTTTAACAGTCAAGTTACCAAACCTTGTACCTTCTGGTATTACTTTTTTATTTCTTTCTGAAACTTTTTCTTTTTTTAAGCATCCGCAAGAAAGTACAGAACCATTAATAATACCATATTTTTTTATTTCTTTAATTGTTCCGCATTTACATTCGCAGACCCAATAATCTGGCTTATCCGCTACGCTTATCACAGTTAATCTACCAAATGTTTTGCCAATATAATCTTCATCTATATACCTTTTTTTCAAAGTCTTATACGCCTTTCATATAACTCTTCAAATACTTCTTTGCCCTTATCGCATGGGCTATCTTTGTCGTCAAGCAATCCCCATCTATCATAAACAACATATACGTTAGTAAATCTTTTTAATAATTCTGTACACTCATGTATTTTTTTCATCTGAACGTCTTTATCGAATGCAATAACCACGTCTCGAACCTTCATTCGGATTAGTAATTCAATTTGGTATTCGTTCAGTTTAGATGTTTCCGCTGATACAGTATTATGGAATCCCCACTGGTCAAGTTTCATGACTGATTTAATACCTTCGACAATAATTATTTCTCCGGAACTATTGATTGATTCCCTAGCTTGTTGCATACCTTGGAAGTAATTAAGAATGCCTATACGAACATAATTCATATATTTCATAATCTTTAGTTCCTTGAAATTCTTAAAGCGAGTGCGCCCCTTAATCCCAATAAGATTATCGTCGTTATCTTTTACCGGATATACAATTCTATTACTCATAGGATCGATTCTAATTTCGTATTTTTTCATTGTCTCCGGAGATATCCCCTCATCAATCCATTCTTGCGGCACTTCATCTTTAAATCGCTGAATGTAATCTTTATCCATATCAAGCGGAACTCGTAGAGGAACTTCTTTATTCGTCTTTTTAAGTTTACTCAATGTTTTAAAAAAATTAAGAGACTCAGACTCAACATATTCGTTAATATCAGAATTTGTTAATTCCGCGACTTTTTGCACTGCCTGTGGGAACGAAAGATGCTCAGTAAGTTGAATCCAGGTATATATCGAGCCGGACTTGCCGCAGCCAAAACAATGCCAGAATTGTTCATCCTCATTAACTGCCAATGATGGAGTATCTTCATCATGAAACGGACAGAGACAATAATGAGTATTCCCGGAATGCTTTGTGAAATCAACTGTCCGCTCCATATAGGTTAGCAAATCGACTTTCGCCGCCATTTCATTTAACGCATCCTGGGAATACTTCACTGTCTATCTCACCTTACACTTCCGTAGTTAACATTGCCTGAAGTTCTTCTAGGGATTTCTCCTTAAGAGCTGCGTCCTGTTTATCCGCAATGATTTCCAGAATGCGCTGATTCTCACGGCGTTTCTTCGCAGCGTTTTTAGCCACCTCGATTGCTGCAAGTTTATCAGCCACAATCGCCTTAACAATTGCAATCTTGTCTTCCAGTACTACGTCTTCTTTACTTACCGTAGTAAGAAGTGACTCTCCGTCAGCGTCTTTCTGCTGTTTCTTCAGTGCTTTATAGATGGTGTCGAGATGCTCGACATCCAAATCCCAAAGATCTTCAACGGTGCAAATACCGCGAAAATTCCATCTATATTTCTTCTTAGTGGCTTCCTTAAAAATGTTTCTCTCACTCATAATCGTACCTCCTTAAAATTTAATCTTGAGAATTCTCTCAGTAGAACCTTTGACCTTGACTACCAAATCGTTTCTCACTGTGGAGCTGAATCCCAGTCCGCTAAGCTGATCATCACACTCTTCAACATGAGCCTTAGTTGCCATAGCTTCCATAACCTTGCGGTGAGCCGGATACAGGTCGCTGTTTAAGAATTCATTATACCAGCCGTTCGGCATTTCCGGATTTACACAATCTTTCAACATAAAGAAATAATGCTTATTGCCGATACCATGCTGCTCATCCCAATAATTCGGTGAGTAACAAATTACATTAACTGGGACAAAATCATTTGTTGTAATGCCCCAAATATCTCGGTTACTAATACTTGACTGAATCACATCCTTGACGGTAAAGTTACCGGTCTTATCAAGTATGACTTCGGCAACATCCACATTTTTCCCGCCACGAGTATCAAAAGAATAATCATAGGAGTGAATTTCACCGTTACACTCAACCTCGGCTCTGAATCCACCGTGACCACCACGTCCGGCATATGTATGAACAAAAAACTTATAAGTCCCGGGTTTCATCCTGTTTGTACTCGGCCATGTAATATTCTCAACTGCCGGGACTCCTTTGCCAGGATGTGTAATATCTATATCAAGATTACCTCCGGAAGCACTACGCTTATCCGCATAATAAATATGGGTGCCATCCGGTTCAATGCAATGAGCGTCTTCGTCGTTCTGGTTCCATTCACCATTATCGTTCCACATAATCGAGAATCTAAGAACACCATCAACTTTACCGCCGGCATTTTTAACATTCTGCTTAAGAATAGAATCAGTCACATTACCGGAGTATGCCCAACTAAAATTGTTGCCCCACTTAAACATCGTCTTGCTGTTCTTGTCAACCGGAGCAATTAGCGATACAAAATTTGAAGCATGTTTATTTTCTACGTATGCTTCAACTTCTGTAGTGGTGGGAAGAACGTTTTTAATAAAGTCCTCAATAGAAATTTCTTCAACCTTAGAGAATTTCTTTGCGGATTTCTTGGTCTCCTTCGCAAGGCTTGCAAAAATATCATCCGCACCCTGAATACGTTTTGATGCGTCACGGTTACTGAACAGAATGTTATTAACCGTAATATCATCGGGATTTGCATATCTTCTCTTGAGCGAATCGAGATATCCGAGTTCTGTTATTGTTTTCTGTGCTTCTTCCAGCATACGCTGCGTAAAAATCGGTTTACTACGCTTATAATTTGCTGGAGCAACAACCGCTTCATACTTGCGGACAGCTTCGTCCAGTCCAACACCGTTACTAATATCGATCAGCAATGTGCCGATTGCAGTATTTCGGATTTTAGACACCGACTCACGAAGGCTCGGAGATTTCTCCCAAGCATATATGTCTTTCTGTGTCTCATCCTTCAGCTTATCATAAGCAATTTTATGAGCTCGGAAATCAATCAGATTTGCTTTGTATTCTTCACCACGGTACAGTGACTTCTGGTTAATAAGTTCGAGTACGGAGTCAATCGAATCCATTGTTAACTCATCAAGACTTCTTTTGAATACATTCTTATTATCTCTAGATGTTCCGATCGCAGTGTTTAAGTAAGTGCCACTTTTAACATACTTCTGCGGAAGCTTAAGATAGAAGTGATTCCATCTAATCGGATTCCCGTCTTCGTCTGTGTCCATGTTATAGTCTGTACCGACATTAGCGCTCGGCGAATAATACACACTCATGATTCCGTGCGATTTAACGAATGAGGATAATGTCTTACAAACAGCATCCCAATCATCATCTCCGGTTGTTACATCCCAGATAGACTCAACTCTGCCATCTTTGATTCCGATAACTGCACCAATCTGTTTAATAAAATGTCGGCAACAACTGCAATCATGTTCGCGGCGAACACGATATATTTTGTTGTGCTGTGGCGGAATTGCTTCCATGTAGGTATTCCAAAGTTCATCCTTGTCAAGATGGACTTCATACAAACAATTATACTTCTCTGCCATAGCCGAAAAATGGCTCTCTATCGCGTCTTTTATCAGTTTGAAGTTCAACATATTTTTTTCTCCTTATTATGTGTCAAATGGTGTTGTATTCTTAGTGTGTTTCTTTGCTTCTTTTATATTCATCAAGTCGCCGACAAACTGTACATCAACGTAATCGTCCTCGCCGCCATGAATACTTCCGTTACGGTTTTTAGCGACCTGAATACAATAATTGCCACAATCAATCCCATCTTGTTTAAGTTGTTCAACAGTTTTGTCTTTCCAGTACATTAGGACATCCGCATATCTTTCTGGTTTTTGCGAATCTGAGACATTTCCAGTCATTTTGTTTAATTGAAGACCGGCTAGTATTGGTATTTCCAATGTTCCGGCTATCGACTTAAGAAAATCGGCCATTAATCCCAAACTCTGAGATATTTCAGCTGCCCCTCTCATTTCGGAAGGTTTTATATAATCATAAATTGCAAAACCTAACTGATTTTTGTTATACCATTTACGGAATGTCTGCTCTACTAATGTCCGACTAAAAATTGGCTGATATTCATGGACAAATCCGGGAGATTTTTTAATAAATTCCATCGCTTTTTGGATACGGTCAAATTCCTCATTGGTGTATTTACCAGACTTGATCTTTTTGACCGTAACCCCACTTAAACATGCAATCGCTCTTGGCAAAAACACTTTATCGGTTAGCTCGGTATCAATAATTACAATTGGGATTCCATTTTTTAGCGCATATAATCCTTGGTTCATAAAGTAACTAGACTTACCTCGACCGGTTGCCCCGGCAACGAGTACAAGTTCGCCCTTACCAAATGTAAAATAATCGTCTAACGTCGGAATTAAATTTGGTATGCCGATGCTACCGTCCTCATTCCGATCTTCACAAATTTCTTCCCAGATAGCATCGATTTTTTCACCAAGCTGGACGCTGTCTCCGCCAAAGATAAACTTTTCAGCAATTTTATCGATTCCATTATTAACATAGTCATTCAGCGTATCTAGCGTAATCTCTTTATTAAAACATTCTTTTCCAATATCGACCGAAAACCCACATAGATCACGCCGAAATGCTAAACCGACAACGGTGTTAGCTAATAATTTATACTCCTCATACGTTCCCCTAGCCGCAATCTTAGATAATTCAATATATTCCTGAAGGTTTGTCAGTCCGTATTTGTCTGCAATTTTTTGGCAACCCGGACTACTATAAATAACATTGTGCAGATTTAAACTATCAATTTTAGTAACTCCGCTTTTTACTAGTTCTTCAATTCCCCAAAACAGGAGTTGATTTTCTTGATTGTAAAAAAAACGAGGGCGTAAATTGTTGTCACTAAGAAGATATTCGGGATGATGGATTAATGAGGCAATTACGCCACCCTCTGCCGAATTATCCACTAACTCCGATATACTTCTTGCCAACAATTACACCCCCAATACACTTGAAAATCTTGACTTTTTGTTATTCGTTGTTTTAGGTTCCGGAATTTTTTCCGTATCCAAATCGGGTAAATCTAACTCAAACTCATTTGCTAAAAACACCTCTTCTTGTTGTTTCAACTGGTTGCGAATCTTCCACTCTTGTTCCTTATCCCAAGCGTCCTTAACGTCCTTATCCTGGATAATGTAATGAAGTCCGGGCGGATGGTTCAGCTTGCCGGGTTTATAGTTAATAAAATACTGTAGTGCAAACTTTAAGTAGTCTACATCCACATGTTTGTCTAAAACCAAGTAATTTATAGTAGATACGAGACCGCCGATCTGCTTTCCGGTCAATGTCGGATTAATATTCTTATAGAATAAATCCCTAATTTCATTGACCGTCTGCATGACGTGATAGCAGTCGGGGTGGTAGTAATGTTTCTGTTTACCACCCTGAACCGCCTCATCTTTAAGTAGCTGAGTACTCTCATGGAGTTTACGGCATTTGGGGTATCTACAATTCACCATTTTAGGCGGTCGTTTTTTAGCCATAGCCAGCCTCCGTAGTTATCTCAGAACGGAAGTTCTTCTTCAACAGTGTCCGGAATGTTCATAAAACCGTTCATATCCGGAGTGGATGCCTGAGAAGGAGTCGCAGCGGTTGCGCCTTTACTGGCAACAAACTCGGCATCGTCAACATATACATCTGTGGTATAAACTTTGATACCGTCTTTGTTTGTATAGCTACCGGTTCTGATATTTCCACTGATTCCGATAGGATCGCCCTTGTGGAACCACTTGGAGATAAACTCAGCTGTTTTAGAGAAGGCAACACAACTGATAAAATCAGCGTCATACTGTCCGGTTTCTTTATTCTTAAACTTTCTATTAACAGCTACCGTGAAACGACAATTTGCATTCGCGTTCTCTCCAGTAGAGTATCTCACTTCTACGTCTTTCGTAAGTCTACCAACAAGATCAACTTTATTCATAATATCTATTCTCCTTTAATAATTAATTTGTTGGGCGGATTTGCTCCGCCCGTATGTGAGTGATGGTAATGGTTAACAGTTACTGCGCAAGAGCCTGGAGCTTAGTCAGAAGCTCTCGAGCTTTATTAATATCTCGAATGGCATTTGGGTTACCACTCGGAGCATATTCCTTAATCGTGGTCATTACGGCTTCATTACCGGAACCACCGGCTGCCTTGGCTGCGTTAATGATTTCGGTCTTGACGGCTTTGAGGTCATCGGCAGCCTGTGTAATGGCATCTCCCGGCTCCGGAATATCTTTAGGAATAGAAGCAGGTCTAATACCAGAGTTTGCCCAATCATAAAGCATTTCACCATGTTTCTCAGTGAGTACTTCATATTTCTCATCAAATAATCCTGTATTGTCCTTGCCACCGGCGTCAACTGAAGCAATATGAGTACCTTGAGCAATTGCGAAAGAGACGGTATACTCGAAATCTGCCTGTTTATCGCCTTCATTACCTAATCCAAGCTTTACGGGGACTTTTTTGCCGTCACGATCCTCAAGAGACCATTCTGTTTTACCTCTCGCACATGTAAGGACATGAGCCGGACACTGAAGAATTTTAGACATGAATTTTGCATGGCGCGGCTTGAGCTTCCCCCAGTTCTGGAAACTATTACCAGGCATTTTCCCATGTACATCATTCAACCACTGCCATTCATGACTAGTTGAATCAATAATAATTACTTTATATCCAGCATCTACTGCCATTTCAATAGCACGAATATAATCTTCCGGTGAATAATCATCAAGTTCAAGAACATCATAATCAAATTTATCAGCATAATACAAAGTTCTTGACTTCTCCGATGAAATAAATGCAATACGACTATTGCATTTTTTTGCTATTCCTGTACCAACACGAAGTGCTGTATACGTTTTTCCAGCCCCAGATGGTCCACCAAACTGGATCTTTAACCAAACATCTTCTCTTACAGCTTTTACAAAACCAGCCATTTAATCATTCTCCTTTACTTACTATACTTAATCAACAGATACATCATGTCACTTAGACAAGCAGCCTTGCCCCAATAAAAATCTCGCTCACTATCGGAGATGCTCTCATCATATTTAATAATTTTGTCATATAGCGCTTGCCTTCTACCTAACTCCATTTCCATTTCGTTTATCTTGTTTTCCGCTATTCCAGTCATGCTTGCCCTCATATTTATTACGACACCAGGGCTTATCATCATCTTCCACGAAGTACCCCAACAGATCGCAAAGTCCACACTCGTTATTTACACAGTTACCGCAAGTAATTTCCATAACTTTTACCTCGTTATCCAACATAAACTCCACTCCAAATTGCAACTGTTAATATCAATATCCCGGCAAACTTAATCACCGTCATAATCATATTCCTCCGGTTTAATGTTGTCGATCGCCTTATATACGCCTTGCATAACATCATCGAACGCTTCGTTATATATTTGATTCAATACATCTTTTTTAATTTTGGATGCTTTTCCGTCATAATATCCTCGCCTATAACTCGGATACATCATAAAGAATGTAAACACAGACCCGACAATAAGTCCAATAGCGCCAGCCCCCAGATAAATCATAATCTCTCCTCGTCATACTCATCACATAAAAACATTAACATGCCAAGTACAAGTGCCGCTGCAAACATCATAACTGATGAGACCATCAGCGAACTAAGTCCTAAACTGCATATGATTGCCGTAATATCTACCAGTAATAGAACTATCAGTATAATCATTGTTGGATTAATTAATATCGACATTAGGCTCTTCATCATCCGGCACTCCCCATCGTTTACGCTGCTCCGCCCAGCATCTGTCACAATCTTCATTTGATGCTCCAAAGCAACCTCGGCAATTTGGATGCCAGTATGCATCCGCTGCGTCATCCGCATTACTAGCTACAATCAGTAAACAGTACATCCCGATTGTGTTTATCACACATAAGACTGTGATTACTATTAATATCTTAATCATCAGTGTTATCGGTCAACCTCCTCCTAAGTAATTCTAATTCTCCGCCGGTTACGCTCGAGTGGACCAACCCAAATAACAACAATCCCATAGTTGTGATAACAATTACTCCCATGGTGGATTCCTCCCGTTTGCATTTAATAATTAATTGCTACTCTGTGAGTATAGCACATCGGTTATACATTTGCAATACTAAATTTAATAATTAATTATTTTCTTTTAAATAATCCAGTTCGTAATTCATAATCTCTTCCATAGTTAATGGTCTTTCGTAAACGAGAATATCATAATACCGACCACTCGGATCATCTTCCCTACCGATGAAACCATCTTTTGGTTGGCATCCAGGCGAAAACCCGCGCAATCTCATTCCATACTTATAAATCATTTCTCATTCTCCTCCTTGATAAGCCAATCAATAAAATCGCAATTCTTGCAGTCATATTCTCTCTCATTATCACAGTTCAGTTTTGGACAATCATCCGGAGATAAATTCTTCCAATAGTACCAATCAACAAACCTATGCAATAAAACGCATTCGGTATAATTACCCGCAAAGTCAGCTATATGCTCACAACTTGTACATGATGGTTCGTTCATTTACCCTTCACCGTCCTTTACCGCTTTCTCTATCACTCCTCGCAGATTAAAATCGTGATGCCCAATTACCTTCCATCTATCGTCTTTATATACCTTGTCACACCATTCATGAATTTTACCTCTATAGTCTAATGATCTATTATTGCCGATATAGATTGTTGCATAATTCGGATTTAGCTCGCCACTAAATATTTTTGGAACGTAAGGATTGATGATTATGTCTCCTACTTTTTTCATCGCAATTCACCTTCCTTCAGATTCGGATAGTATTCGATCACATCTCCGTTATCTAACCAAATAGTTATTCCAGGTTTCCCGTCCGTAAATAATTCATGGCATATCGGTCTGTAATCAGCAACATGAGCAAACGGAAAAGTGTCATTAAATCGGTCGAGAACATCGTTAAATGTAATATCTTTCATTCATCACTCACCGTCCTTCATCATCTTCGCACCGCAGTTCGGGCAGAATTTCCACTCATAATTAAATCTTCCTGTGCACGAAGAGCAATAATACGGCACCAATTTATTGTCACTACGTATCCACCGCCCCGTCTTGCGTTCGGATTGTACAGATGGCAAGGCTTTAATGGCATCTTCGCACCGCCCAAAAACGCCTCGCAATTCAAAACACGCATCGCTTACGGCATCAATCGCTGCCTGTCTGCTTATTGTGTCACTCATAAATTCACCTCTCCATTTTTGCACCGCAATGATAACAGAAAAAATTTCTGTATTTCTCATTGATATCTATCATCGCTCCACATTCCGAACACTTACACATAGTTTTAAGCCAATCGCCATCATATCCAATCCACTTCCCATTCTTCCGTTCCGGCTGTGCATAGGGCAATGCTTCGAGCGAATCAACAAGTTCTTTCGCGTCCGCATAACCATATGCCCCATCTGCGTATGTCAGCTTTAGCACTGATTCGATTGCATCCTGTCTACTTATCGTGTCCTCGTCTGTATTGATTTCGGCCTGTGCAGAGGGCAACCTTTTGTTGTAACGATAGCTTTCACATTTAATATTTGTGCAATCAGTATTACAATGAGTTTTACTAGGACGCTTAACGCCTAAATAGCCAAGTATAATGTCTCTTTCATTGAGACAAGTGTTCATATAGGCGAATTTCTCTGATAATGCGTCTGCAATTTCTTTCAATTTTTCTTTGTATGTTTCGGGCTGCGCAGATGGTATCGTCGTATAATCATCGCAAACGCTATCCAAAATATCTGCAATAGTCATTGTTTTCTGCGTCCACTCTTCGTGTTCATCATCATAAAACGTAGCAGTCACCTTTTCTGATAATGCTACATAGCCGTTGTCATCCATCATTTCTCCTCTCCATACCCACAAAAGAAATCTTTCGGTGTCTCAAACGTCCCGTATCTGCTCAGACATTCACACAAGTGATTGTTTTTCCAGTGTTCGCAAAACTCGCAATGGATGATTTCTGGCTGTGTTGATGGAAGATTCTCAACGATTGATATTGCCAAGCTCAAGCCATCCCAATCATCTACCTTATCCGTACATCTGTATTCGGCATCAAGTGCTTTGATTACTTCTTCTCGACTTAGCAGATTATCCATCATTTCGCCTTTCCAGTTCATAAAAATATTCACATCCCCAACGTTCCGCTTTCGGACACCAACCATATATGCCGTTTTTATGGCAAATGAATCCCTCGCAATTAGTATTACATATGATTTCCGACTTCACTTCCGTCTTCTCTTCCGGTTCATACCTCGTCAATTTATCCAACAAGTCTGTTCTAACGTACAAGTCCGTCCCCTTGATCTCAAACTCATCAAACATTTTCCGCTCTTGCCCTAACTCCAGAATAAATTTATCTCCAGGCTTAAAATTGACTACTTTATTACTGGCATTTTCGTCAGTATCTTTCTCCGTGGTATGTGATGTTATATAATCACTCCACCACTGGTCGAAATCGTGACTATTTGTCACGGTTTTTGATTTTGCCAATTTCTCTTTTTCTACTCCTCGTTTAAATCCGCTAATGTAAATATCCTCGGCTAAACGCTTCAGCATATTTACATCACAATCTTCTCTAGAGTAGTTTCTCGCGGCTATTTCAATTTTGTCCATTATTTCACCCTCTGTTATCAATTTCGTGGACGCACGAATATAATTATCACCGAGTTCGTACCCTAACTGTTCAAGTTGCTTAATTGCCACATCTCGTTCCCATGCAGCTTGTTTATACATGTCTTGCCAGATTTTTACCTTTGTTGTGTCGTCAATATCCATTATTTCAGGTCGTCCTCCAATCTGATGGCATCCTTCAACGCACATGAAGCAACGCCCAGTGCTTGGATTAATAGCTTATTCATAGCATCCAAATCTTCTGCGTATGCAACCGGGCATCTGACACAGTTATCATATTTTTCGCAGCTATCCATTCGATATATCTGACATTCAATTTCTCTTGTAAGGACGCGGAGCGCTTCTACTTTATCCATTGATAATCTCCTTAATATATGGTAGGTCTTTGAGGATGGTTACAAAGTTTCTCCATTCAGAAAGTTTATGCCCGGAACGCTGATGTATCATTGTAATAACATTTTCGTAGTTCATATCAATTGTTCTTCGATAATTATATGACATAGGTAACCCTTGTATAAGAGATCTCCAGTTTTCCTCAGTCTTGTCCTCGAGATAATTTAGTCTACGTTTTTCATTATGTTCTACAATTGCATTTGCTTCTTCCCGATTCATATCTTCCAGCGAAAAGCAATCAATTGTTAGCGGTTTACTCGTCAGCTTGTGCATAGTAGAAGTGGAACTCTCCGTAACTCCAACGCGATAAGTATCAAATTCCTTGAAAAAATAATCTGGAGCAATAATATCCATACTTACATGAATCATTCTTAAATACTTGCGATGTTCCGAACCAGCTTTGTATAATCTCCTCATTAAATCCAGATCTTTCTCTCCGATTACAAACTTTGTTGTGTTATTAGCATAATCAGTTTCCATATGGCTATCGGATTTAGACCAACTATTTAGAGGATTACGCATCCCCCTAATCGCTCCTTCAAAATTAAACACTTCAATATTTTCTACTTTAATCAATTGGTTTACCTCGCTTTTAATAAATTATTTTTTGTTGTAATTACTAGAGCAGGGCGTATCAGATTCGAACTGATGAAAAAATGCAGCAATCAAAATGCTGTGCCTTACCGCTTGGCGAACGCCCTGTAATGGAGGATGGTTAGATAGCCACCCAATCATCCTCACTAATTTTTTCAATTTCAGATCTTAAATATGGAAGTGAATATGATATACACCATTTTTTAACAGTATTTCCATTCACATCTCCATGAATTCTTCCAATTTCATTAAAGGATAATTCTCTAAGCTCTTTTTTTAATGTCTCTCTATCTGGAGCATTTTCACTTGCGATAGTTATTATACCGTTTTCTTTATCTTGTTTTGCGTAATATCTATGCCATTTTGCAATTGTATCTTCATGATAATGATATCTCCTAGCAATTTCAGCATAATTATTTGTTTCATTTATTGCTTGATATAACTCGTCTTTAGGTATTTTTGGAGTTATATGGTCTATTGTGTAACACTCTTTGCATTTTTCTGCACCTCTAGTCATAAAGTTTGTTTTACAAATAGGGCACAGTATTTTATAATTACCGTATCCGTCATATAATCTCTACCCGTCTTCTGAGATTCCTTTTTTAGCTACTCTTTTTGCGTCTTCCTTTTTAAGTATCTTCGGATGTTTAACATTTTTACCTCCGAAATTATCTGTCAACGTATGACAATTAGGGCAAAGCAACTCCAAATTCTCCAAAAGATTATTATTGTGAACGCCATCTATATGATGGATTTGTAACGGAATAGGTTTGCCTAACCATTCTGTTAATCCACATCTTTCACACCTATATTCTTTATATCCTTCTTTTATTAATCGATCTTTAAAATTACTGCCTTTATACGGTTTGTTATATTTCCCAGTTAAAATATCTTCCAGTGGAATTGCTTTATTTACTCTTTTTAAACCTCTTGTTTGTATTAGTTTTCTATTTTCATTTATCTTGGTTAAATCAAGACTCCACTTATCAATTATTTTCCTAAGCGTTGTATGATTACCACCGTGTTGAGACATTTTTAATTTTTCAAGAACCTCAGCATAACTACTGGATTCATCCAATAATTTCTAAAGTTCATCCCTACCTAATTCTTCTATTTTACTCTTGGCCAAGAATAAAAACCTCCTTTTTTTATTTTCTCAAACAAGGCCGTGTTCCACGAAATTAATTTGCGCATCGTGCGGAGTTGATTAAGCCAGAAATCCGTCTTGTGACACCTTGTTTAAGAACGGTGTGGCGAGGAACTTCCTCACCACAAAACCTACTATAGTTACTCATTTCTGTTTCTGTTAAGTAAATGATTGCATTGCTCGTCTTTCCGAGCCGCCGGGGGTTTGTAACGAAAGTTACGGGATAAAAAGTTGATTTGATCAATCACATAGTTACAAGTACGTACTTCCAGGTCTTTCCCTAGTGTCACCAGTTTTTGACAGCTATGTCCTTCGCATATTATTCTGCCACGGGCATCAGACATGTGTGGAATATGTCATTTTGCCTTTCTGCTTTCGCTTATCTTATCCACAATCAGATAAGCCGGAATCCTGGACAACCATTATATCTGTAGGCCGATTCGAACAACCATTTCCCGAGTGGAAGACGGGCGTAATTTACCATTATACGATACAGATAACCAATTACACATGTGCTTTCACCGTTTCTTCGCAGCCTGTACACAACTGTGTTACTCCGGCTAATGGGACCGGTAAGGTTTGAACTTGCATCTCTTTTGCGCAAAAGTGTTTTGCCTTAAGGATTTATTTTTGGCACCTTATTAAACTACGTTCCCTTGTTATTGCGACTATATCAGCCTCGTACAATTCGCAAGGTCGAATAAGCAATACCCATAAACTTTAGTTGAGGATTTTATCGAAAATTAATAATTAAGTTCCCTAAGCCCTACATAAAAAGAATTCTAAATTCTAAATCGCCACTTCCACAGTGGCATCCACTAAACAATGATCAATGATAACTGAGCGCTTAATCCAATTTACACTTAGTTTCTCACCCCGTCAGCATTGCAACATTGATGCTGCTCATATGAGAAATCACTGTATAATATCATATCGCTTCATCTCGATATTATGTTTTAAATGGAGCCGGGATAACCCTTCCGGCGAGGGGCTTAAGTTTGCGAATTTCGATATAGTCGCAATATATTTATTAGCTATTTAATAATTAAAAATCAATTTCTATTGTCGTCAGTGCATTCGACACATTCAGCTTCGTATCGACCTCAGCTTCAAACGCATCAATTCTGGACTCCAACTCGGCAATTTTCTTCTCAATATCGAGAGGATCGACAATGGCAAATTCCCTTTGCTTCCTATACGGCGCTGTAAAGGCTTCTATGTCAACTTTATCGATTTTTGTCTTATTATCGCCGGAAAGCTGTGTTTCGATCAATCTGTCGCACTGAGCGTCCACTTTTGCGTTCTCACGGGCAACGGTGGAAACAGCCGAATCAAATTGCTCTTTCATTGCATATAAAAATCTCTTGTCATACTCGATTGATGACTTCTTTTCTATAGCAGCGGCGACAGTCATCGTTATTCCGCCGATTTCTACCTTGGTAATCGCATTAGAATTGACAATTGCACTTTTGAGAGCGTCTCGGTTATCAATCATAGCCGTGATAGAATCGAACGATGACTTTGCATCATTTTCGTAGGTAGATTTCTTTTTGTGGCCGATTAATTCTGAGTTCTTTTTAGCTGCTCCGACAAATTCGGCACGACCGATTGCCTTATAAATTTTGTCGTCATAGAGTTTCAGTTCTTTCAATGCTTCTGTTACTGTGATTTTTCTCATAATGGTTCTCCTTTGTTTAATAAATTAATTTACATAATCTCTCAAGCAGGAACGGCATGATTCGAACATGCATCTTCCTCGATTGGCGCCGGGGATGTTTTTCCACAATATTGCCAATTAACTTAAACTACGCTCCAGTATTGCCGGCGGCAGTCTTGGCCTTCGACCGCACTTTAATGCTCACTAACACACCGGCAACGAATAAAAAATCCAGACTTGGTGCAAGCACCACTTCTGATAAAAAACTCATATAGAGTTTTTTGTTTATGTGGGTAAGGATTTGCACCTTACATGACATCCTCATCTGAACTGCCTTTCCATGCGTTTACCTTTTCCGCCACCACATAATGTAGGTTTGATTTTCTACAGTGGAACATCCAGGACTCGAACCTGGAACCGACCGGTTATGAGCCGGTTGCGCTAACCAATTGCGCCAATGTTCCAAACATAATCAATACCAATTCGCCTCGTCAATAATTACTCAACCGCCGAAACGCTTTTAGTTGGTTTGCGTTGCCATCTTCGTTACTCTTTCATTACTCTTTTAAGTTCATATCCACGGCAGATATTCTTAATTTTCATGGTTTTCGCTACTTAATCCTTAACATCCTCACCTCATTATCGGCGATTTGAATTGGTATTGATTTGTCCGTATTGACTCGTCCTGTTCTCAGCCCCAACAGTCAGACCACCATCACGCACGATGGGCAGAACCAATCAACCGATACTTGTTACACTGTTGCGTTCGTAATATATTAGTAAATTCTGGTGCGTCAGTCATCATAAGTGAATAAGTGTATATCGTTTCAACTTATTCCATCCTTTTCTTCGCAATATAGGATGCTTTACTTATTTCTGATTGCGATGATTGGATTCGAACCAATACCTCGCCCACGTTTCCCATGTCTACGGGCGTATGCTACCTTTTACAACACACCGCTTTTCAGTTATTCCATACCTTCACATCTGTACTATGGTTAGCTACACCATCGCCACCCTCACACTTTTGCTAATTCTTTCCCTCAATGCTATTCTCTGGATAACCTTTCTGTGTTATTTCGCGATATAACACATAATGCGGATAATGGGACTTGAACCCACATGATGAAACCATCAGCGGATTTTCATACTACTCTATGTTTCCATAGCCATGATGAATCATGTTGTAGTCTGGACCATGTCTTTACCATGTCAAATTAATATCTTGATTTAGGTAGATGGTATATGGTCTCTACACATTTATAAACAAAGGCTGTTCTTCAAACTCCATTTAACTACAGCGCTTCGATAATTTCCATTCAAAGGAATATTTCTAATTCCGGTTTTCGTAGCACCTCTGTTTAATTTAGCTCGGCGTTGTCTTAGCCTTTCGCCGAATTAGCCATCTCCACTTATATCGTTTCCAATATAAGGCTCTCCTTTAACGTCCGCTAAGAAGAAAGTCCGCTTCGTCTGCCTATTCCGACATATCCGCAAGTTTACCGCCTATCACGGCTATGTGGATCACTCACATAAGTTGAGTTTCACTATATAAACATATTATTTGTTATCAGAACTGAAAATCCTTTTCTGGATCATAAGTACAAAAATGAATTCCATTATGTGGAGTATCTTTAAATACTCTATCTGCAATATCCTGGTAGAGAGTACTTGTATTTCTATTAACGTCTGCCAGATTATCGCTATAATACTGAACTACCTTATTATCAAAAACTAAATAAGTACTGTCGCTATCTAAATCAATATATTTAAACGCTCCATTTCCCTCAAATGCACTACGGAAAATACTTGCCATATTTTTGTTGTCATTTGCCGGAATTATCTTTATCTTTACCGCAACGTTGCCAAATCTTTTTTCCTGAGGAAGAAGAATTGCAAGTGCCTCTGCCTTGGTATTAGTTTCTACATAAATTGAAATTGTATGATCTTCCTTATTGTATTCTACTTTTACCTCGGGATCTCTTTTAAACAATTCATTAAGTTCTTTATAGTAATTCATCCATGGTGGAGACATAGTCGGAGCCACTGCCATATTTTCCGCTGTTACTGCTACTGTTTCATTATTCATTTTTCTTTCCACTGATTTGCTCCTCCATTTTCTTCTGCTTACATTTGCCTTAATCATAATCATTTCCTCCAGGCGGTAACTTATAACCGTACTTCCGTTGCCGAAGAAGTTTTTTCATCCAGTAGAACCAGAATTTACTGTAATAATGTTCATCCCTAAAGAACTTGAATACTTTAGCACCGTGGACTAATACATATAACAAATAATTAAAATTAATAACATATATAAATTATAACCATGTACAACCACAGATTTATTGTTAAAATATCATTTGAACACTACCGGATGACGGGAAATTCGTTTCCTTTAATAACTAATTTCGAATGTTACTGTGTTATTCACCAGATCAAGTGCAGTCTGGAGATGTTTTAATTCGGCGTCGGCCTCTTCATACGCCATATCGGCAGTGTCAATATCGAAGTTGGCATATATATAATCAATTACGTTTCCCGTAATTTGACCTCTGCGTTTCTCTTGCATACTTCTCATACGGGCAAATTTTTGTTTTCGCTCGGTCAACATGCCGAGCTTAATCAGCACCTGGTCAATCGTTAGCCCGGTATCTCCGACAATCCTGGAACTGTTGAACAAGTTAATCGCATGTTTGATAGCGAGAATCTGGTCGTCTATAATTTCAATACAAGATTTTGTATCTTCAAAGTTGTAATCCGGGCGAACATCATCAAGCTTTTCGCCGACAGCCGCATGGAATTCCATTCCGTCTATTTCCTTATTGCGGAAATTACTTTTTTCTTCGTACAGCTTTCGAAGTATATTGTTTGCTTCTTTGGACGTTACTGTTACTGTTGTCATTGTAGTTCTCCTTTAATAACTCGTATAACTCTTTCTGCGGAGTGATCGAAATAATAAATAATATCGTTGCTCCGCCAACTACCATAACCCCTATGCAAATCCCAAATATCAACACCACCAAATACATTAGATTTGCCTTACCTGACTTTCTAATCGACAACTCCCAAATATTCCGGACATGGAGTGAGTAAGAATTTATAGTACTTTATCTTCAACATTTCGAAGTCGAATTCACTTACTTCAATATTGTGGTCTTCGCAGAAATCAGATTCTATTGATGCTAAGAAAGCTGCCATTCTCTCAGCGTCGAATTCCTTTACCACATCAAAGTTCGTTTTTATCGTACTCAAATAACTCTCGCTCCCATTCTCTTATCCATCGGTCTTCTATAACTTGTAGGATGATGACCTTACCACAGCCAGGACATACTCCCAATTTAGTTGAATAACCATATCCGTCCTCATCCCATTTAATATTTAATTCGTTTCCGCATGCAAAACAGCGGGCTTCAAAATTCTTCTCCATTCGCTACTATAATAATGACACCATTTAATCATCATTTTTCCTCCTTTTATTTTTCCCACCTGATTTCTTTTCGGCGGTACTACTCTCCGCGGCTTTCGCCGCTTTTTTCTGTGCGTTGATTTCATTCTGAAGCTTACGCATAATAGACTTCATTTTATCAAATTGCGTTTTCTTAGATCCGTTCTTCTCGGCACGTTCCAGAACCTCGCGGTTATATTCATTAGTTCCTTCCTTGTAAGGATTTGGTTTATACTCATAAGTTTTTCCGGCTTCTCGACGGTCGGCAAATTTCTTCATGCGAGCCTCGTGGCGTTTTGCACGAAGTTCTTTATTAGTTTCCTTGCGTCCCTGGTTACGGTACTTCTCACATTTCTTTTTCATTTTTCCCGGTTTTGCCATAATCTATATCCCCTTTACTAGTTAAACTAATTTGCATTTAATAATTAATCTATTAGGATTGTACAACAGAATTTTTCTGTTGTCAATACCTTTTTTAATAATTTTTCAAAACATAAATCCAAAAATAACATTTGCGTCATTTCCATAACATTCATAATAATCAGCAGACTCATCATGCTCAACGTTAGTAGCATCAATAGTGAAGGAACCTTCATCTATGTCGATGTATATCATATTTTCATCGTTCGACACATCCCTCAGAACTACATCCAGACTCATTCCAACACCTAGATCGGGATTCATTTTCATTTCCATTGTAATAGTGGTTTCGTTATAACAAACATCCTCGAGTCTTTTTACCAGCGCTTCTCTTGTGTCCATCATATAAATTCTCCTCCATAAGGTCTTCCCCAATAGTGTCTCCCTATCGGGGAAGCTAACGAACAATTTATCGAACATCTGTTCGATTCACTGAAGTAATCATAGCACACCTTGACTCAATTTGCAAGGCCGCATTTAAATAAATTTCCCATATATATTTTCGTAGATTGTTAAGTTCTGGATTTTACCATATCTTGTTTCTATCGCATTGCGAATATCACTACGCAACACATTATCTAGTGGTAGATCCTTCTTTTGCATAATTTGTTTGATATAATCTAACCGTCCTCCTTCCATAATATCTTTCCGCGAGATTTCGCTCGGTAATCCCATATACTTAAGTGCGCTCCTAAACCTTCCGCCAATAAGTAACATCATATTTGTCTGCGGATTCTTAACATCAATAGACCGGATTATCTTATCAGAAGGAATATAATCATATTCTCTTTGGCGGATCTTAGTACTAACCCACGTTGTTTCCTCGGCTGCCATCAAGATAGTGTGGCAAAGCTCCTTACTAATCGTAATGGTTCTACCATCATGGAGGCGTAATTCATTTCCGTCAAGATCGGAGACGCTGACATTGACTAAATTCTGCGCATTAATCCCCTCAAATAGCCCGAGAAAAATAAACCGATCCGAGTAGTTATTCAATGTCCGGATATTTTCCATCAGTTCTTCTCTGGTAAGAATCAATGTTCTTAGCTTTGTAAAATCAATACATTGGCAGAGTGTTTCCGTGGTAAGCTCAGCAAAATGATTTTGATTATCGTTAACCAAGCGATTTGTTATGCACCAATCGGTGTATATACTCATTGATCCTTTTAAAATAATCAACGTCTGTATCCGTGGTGTACTCATGTATTTCATATATCGAATAATTTCCGTAGATGTCCATTCGCAAATATCTCGGTCATATTCTTTCTCAAAGTACTCCATTGACTCAAACCAAATTTCCGTGTTGGGAGATAATTCCACCTCACTCTTGCGTTCTTTCAAAAACTGGAGCTTGCGATCTGCATTATACATAATTAACGCCTCCATTCTGATAGTGCATTATTTAATTCGTTTATAGCTTTCCTTCTTACGTAATTTCTATTGAATGTAAAACATCTATTTTCTATATTTCTATTATATAAATAATTAATCAGTTCATTATAGTCATTTACGCTAACGTCTGGCAATGTAAAAACGTACATCATAATTATTAAATCTTTGACAGTGTATTTTTTATTGAGATATTTTGGGTTTGATTCAGATAAAGAATTGAATTTCTTTTGGATATCATTTTTGATAGTTACAACTGCCGAAGTTTCGTTTCCAAATTCTTTGCCTTTAACATAGAAAGAATCAATCACAGCTGCAAGATCGGCTTCTTTAATTAATCCGTCATTACGAGCAATCATTCCCTGAAGGTTACTCATCGGATCTTCGTTTAATCTTTTAACGACTCGGTTGGCGACATTGTACTGATTGTAAGATGCGGAATCAGTCCTTTTCATCTGAGTTTTTTGATCTTTCTGGAAGATAAACTGATTTGCCTTTTCCGTAGAGTAGTTAACAAATCTAATCTCCATCGGGTAATCGAAATCCTTGTCAAAATTATATATTTCTGCCATGCCGAGCCAGCGATGATAGCCGTCAATAATGTTGAATTTGTCGTTTACCAGGCTATATATCTTGAGGGTGTTATTGCTAAAACTGAATTCCGATCCCTGTGGAATATTGAGTGTGATATCGTCCGGGATATAGCGTCCATTTTTGAATGACTCCTTTATTTCCTGGACAGACTTCTTATTTATATATACCCTTAGGATTTCCGTATTGCCGGATTTGATGTGGCGGAATGTTCGCTGCTCGTTCTCGTCATAGTTAATTAATCGAGCGTCCTTCATCGCCATAAGTTCTTGAAATGATGTGCGACCAATCCATTGATCCTCGCTTATTTGAACAATGTCTTTAAATACAAGCGGAAATGTAACTGTTTTTTCTTCTGCTTTTTCGCTGCTCAGTACTTCTATTTCATTGTCAGTGAAATATAAACTGAGACGACTTCTTTTAATAAAATATAAAAATGCAAATACCTCAAATGTTGACGCCTCAGCTATATCTCTTTTGAAAGTAAAGTAGTCGGTAGCAACTTCAATCGGAATGTTGAATTTGGAATATATCTGTTTATACAGTTCCATCCTTTCTTTTCTGTTGGTAATTTCTGTCAGCTTCTCATTGAGATAATTATTAAGTTCAGCTCTGCTTGCTTCGCCGTTTATCATGATAAGTCTCCTTTCTCTTATTTAATAATACAACATAATTGTATTAGTTGCAAGCGCATTTTAACTATTATTATATTTTATCTACTAATCTTGCTGCTTGTAATTTCTTCTTTTCTGATACTCGAGCGTATCTTTTCGTGTTTTGAATATTTTTATGTCCTAGCCCTTCTGCGGTTAAATAAATATCCCCAGACTCATCATAAAGATTTGTGCCATATGTTTTTCTCAAATTATGTGGAACATTACCCAGTCCGTATTTTTTTAACATTCTATTGATAATACTATAATTAATTCTTTGCCCCCTATTATTAATAAACAACGCGTCGCAATTTGGAGTTTCTTTTCTAACATCAAGCCATTTAATCAAAGCAGTTTCAGTATTTTCACCAAAATAAACTAATCTAGTTACGTTACCTTTTTCTGTTACCTTTATCGTATGATCTTCCCAATTAATATCCGAGATATTTATTTCTGTTATGGCAGATGCTCGCAAACCAGTTTTAATACCTATAACAAATATGGCCTCGTCTCTTTCTGGATTTTTACTAAAAGCTCGGATATTTGCTTTGATTTCTCTAATATCAGACTTTTCTATCGGACGAACTTCAATAATTTCATTTAATTTTGGGAACTTAAAGTTATAAAATGGATTCTTCGTAATGTATTCCTCATCCTCCAAAAACTCAAAAAAAGATTTTACCGCATATAAATTAGTCCTAATATTACTTCTGCTGTTATTTATTATTTTCCCATTAACATTTCTATATTTTAACTCTTCTATGTATTCGTTAATATCTGTTTTTTTCTGATTTTGCAAATAATCAAAATCTTCTACGGTATGATTATTTATAATTAAAAAATTATTATATCTTATAAGACCTAATATATACAAATTTTTTGTTTTTTCTGTTTTATTCTCCCCCATATACGCATAATATTTTTTTAATATAATAGGTTTGTCAATTAACATTTTTTGTATTTTATTTTTTAGTTTTATTTCATCTTCCTGTCTTCCAGTCATAATTATTTTTTCTCCTATTGATAATATTTCAAAATTCTTTAAATTTACTCTCAGTCTTACAAAATGGACACCATAAATCCTTAATGTGCCCCTTTTCGCGTTTATATCCTTTGCTACGCATAATAGGAAATTGCTTTCCGCATTTATTACATGTAAGATATGATGTAAACATGTTTGTTCGTTTTCTCATCTAATCACCTCTAGATAATTTAAATATCTTTATTGTATCTTTCATAAAGCATCCAATATGAACCATATTTATATGGTACCCAACGTCCATTCTCAATAACTGCTTTGAACATAATATTATGAATGGCGAAGTAATATTTTCTATCTTCTTCATTCTCCACTAATTGTTTTCTGTCATAATATCCTTCCGCAACATTACACACTCCATCTCTGAAAGGTAATATTACTTTTGCAAATCTGTCATTATTATCAATCGCCTCCTGAAGCCAAACCGCATCTTTTTCCGCTTTTAATCGTTCGATTTCTTTTTTAGCGATTTCTTGTTTTTCAAAATATTTCTCTCTTGATGGGACATAAATCACGCTTCCCGTTTTTGCATTAACCCATACCGTAGTTCCTTTTATTCCGGTAATAGGATCGTTGAAAAATTCTCGTCTAACTCTTTTCCCTGTTACAGTATCATAATAATTTCCATTACGCCATTCAATTCTATCCGGAAGTCCAGCGTTCATAGCCGGAGTTATTTTCGCTGTCTTTGTTGCGTCTTTTACTAAATTTCCGCCAAGCCAACCTACTGCCAAAAATGCTCCTAAAATTCCCATAATCATTTTCCTTTCTTATATTATTATCTCAATGCGCCAAGGATTCCGGCGGCCAGTGTACCACAGACAAACACAAGTATTGGGCCAGCCGAACTTCCTTCTCCTGTTAAGCGAACTCCGGCATAAATCCCAAATAAACAAATGATTACAATTAACATCAGAAACGCTCCCATAATATCAACCTCCCTTACGCTACCGCAATCTTCATGCGCTTCTCAAAAGTTGCCTTGTACTTGCTGAACGCCTCTACCTCATTATACCCAATTGCATCCATTATTTCAATGCGTTCATCTTCATCCAGAACCCTGGTTACTTTAATATCAGAAGTAATAACCCAAACTCCCTTACCGACTTCACGGAAGAAATAGTATCCGTTGTCGGGAACTTTGTCCGTAAAGCACTTCTTTGGTAACTCGCTTACTTCCTTATTATAGTCGGTGCTTGCATTGTACTCAACCTCGCACCATACTCGCTTTCCATGTTTGAAGCGAGGTTTGTAATAACCGGTGTCGGTTCCATCATAGGACTTTAACCACGGAGCATCCGGAACATCCGCACCGATGTGCCAACCGCCCCTAGCGGCAAATCCCTTGGTGGGATGAAATTCGGCTTTCATCCACTCGCCGATCGGCACCGGCGTGTTTTTGTCGATAAACAGTGGGAATAATTCACCTGAAGGACTCATCTCGAAAAGCTTGTAACCGGTTGCTGTACGAGTAATTTCATTGTTTGTTTTGTTCGTCATATTACCACATTCCTTTCTGTTTGTCAATACCTTATTTAATAATTAATTGATAGGTTTCTCAAATGTGTCTGGTGTTCTCTTCGCTCTCAACCAATGCTACAAACTCATCCCAGAGCGGATCTACCTTCGGATCATAGCTAGTACCATGCTCAAGAAACAGAACATGCTTCAGATCCTGGCAAGCTCGGCAAGTATCACAATGCTGTTCGCCATCAACTGCACATCTGCAAATGTGCGTTTCAATTCCGGCGGATTTCAATGCGTTGTACATTTCCATCACATGATCGCAATGACCGTAATTCAGACCAAATCCCGGAACCAAACTCTTGACAATGTTGAATCCCTCAACGTCATCGAAAGCGTTCTCAGCAACAGGGTTCTTGGTGTAAGCCCACATACGAGTGGTCGGGCAATTTGCCTTGATACGTTTCCACATAGCAATGTATTCCTCGGAGAAGAAATCACCGGTGATATGGACACGAACAAAACCGAGCGGCTTACCGTTCTTTCCCCAGTTAATCTGAGCGGTGATAGCGTTCTCAAGCCAATCCATATACTGACGAGCAGCTACTGTTTTCCAAGCAATGCTGTTATATACCGAAGCCATTGCGTATCTGCCGTTGCAACCGTAGCAATGTTCACACTGAAGTGGGCAAGTTCCCTTCATAGTGCAAGATTTGCCGTTGAACTCTACTTTCCATGACTTTGTCCCGGCTAACATGCTCCATCCATAGCAATGTGTTTTGGACCCCCATGTGAGCGGAAGTGATACCCACTGTCCCCACGGTGCAAGGATTTTGCTATCTTTAGTTCTGTACTCGATTCCATAGCTTCTAAAGAATTCTTTTTTTCTCATCATTATACGCACACTCCTTAATAATTGATTGATAATAAATAATTGTTTTCTCTATATAAAAAGGAACTAGCCGAAGCCAGTTCCTTTAGTTGTTGATTATTTATGCCATATAAAGCACGGGATTATTTTCGTTGTATGGAATTACGCTAACAAAACCGTGAGCAAGATTCCATTTACTGATCGTTACGGGATACGGTGCGGAAGTTTTCCAACCGCGAGGATTCATGTGAGGGAGAACCTCGCATAAATACCAGGTGGGATATTCTGCCTTGATGACTATCGGCAGATAGATGTCTTTGTAAGTGTCCGTTCCCATGAAGTAATCAAGTTTTACTCTTGCTTTCTGATTAACTCTCAGTGTTTTTAATAATTTCATTTGTCTTCCTCCTCAGTAATCTCTTCAATAAATCCTTCGCCGACAATCAAATCCTCAAGTTCGTTATACATCTGATCGTAATCCTCGGCGTGAGTAACAATATATTGGATATTGTCTACTAAGTAGTCAAAGCTTTCTCTTGTGATTCTCCATGTTGGTTTTCTCATAGCCGTTCTCCTCAATAACCGATCTGCTGTTTGTATGTTTCCTTCAGTGCTTCCATAAAATATTCATTTACCTCAGCACCAAGTTCAATGGACGTTTCCATTCCTCTCCAGGTAATAGTTATTCTGTCATTTGTTATGTCGTCCAAATCGTATCCGTGAGTTTCCTTATCAAAGTCACGCGCATTATAAACTATCGCTTCATAAATTTCGGCGAACTGATCAGGTGTTACTTTGGTTGCCGGAGCGAACGGTTTCTTTTCGGTTACTTTCATAGCATTTTTAATAACAGATTTTTGGTACTCTTTAATTGCGCGATCTTTTATGTCAAGTTCTTCTTCGAGACGAGCAATTTCTTTTTTAAGTTGTGCAAGTTCTCTAGTTGCTGCGGTAGATACGTTTTTAATCAACATTTCTGTCATGGTTTTTCCTCCTTAATAATTACTTGCGATTTCTCAAGTACAAATTAGTGTACTTCTTATATAATGTCTTCGCCTTTACCTTGTTGCCTATCGGATAAGACCGGTGAGTTTCTTTGTAGTCTACGTAGTCCGATGTTTCGTACACATGAACTACATATACCGTTGCTCCGTAATGTTTACCGGTTACCAGTTCGCACATCATCTTTCCATCGGTTGTTGCACAGCTTTCTATTGTGTTGCTCATTGTATCACGCTCCCTTCTTTAATAATCGCTCTGTTCAATTGCTACACATGACCACTCCGGATGAGCGGCGAGAATTGCTTCTACCTGATCGTCACCCTGGAGAGTATCAACCCAAAACATCACCATGCCGGTTTCATCTACAATCGCGCTTCTGAATTCCATTTGCATTCCTCCCGTCAAACTTGATTTTCATTTCTCTTCTATCTGCCATTCCATATACATATCCCACGAATCAATATATGCCATTCTCAATTTATTACTATATAATTCACAATGATGGTCTTCATCATCAAAACAAACGACACAATCTTTTGTATCTGCGGCATTGTATCTTTCTGTTTCTACATATAATTTTGAATAGTACTCATACTCAAAAGACACATAATTGATTGCGTCCTTTAGTGACGGGAAGTGCATTGTCATATAATCGTCATCAACTCTTGCTCTTACCTTTATCATAGCTTTCTCCTCTCATTAAACGTGTCTTTTATTAAAAGTCTCTCAGCTGATATTTGTCTTTCACAATGTATTCTTCAATGTTAATATCAACAATTGATTTAACTCTTGCTTTCTTAGTTGCCTGTTCAACCGTTTCCGCTTTTATCTTCTTTACTTTATATGTGTTACCAACAACATAATCAATAATGTATGTTTTCATTATGTCATCTCCTTTTTAGTATCTAACCAACTGTTTCATCTGGAAATAATCTGCTCCCTCAATATATTTCTGACTGATAACATTCTGAACAATCTCACTTTTACTAATACCAAAATCAACTCTCTGTTCAAGATCCAAGTCATCATTTAAGAAAAAATAAGTTACGATGTAATTACCATCAGGAAGTTTTTCTTCATTCTGCAATTCATCTACATATCCCTCCATATCATCATAAAGAGCAGATCTTTTACACTGATGATAACCAATTTCATCGTTTACATCTACGGCACCAATTCCGTCTTCCCTTTCATCATCTTCAGGATAATCAAAAAAGTAATAATTTCCATCGTATCCTTCGACAATCATACGTTCGTTCTTCATTTATCTTTCTCCTCTCATCAAAGGCGAGTTTTATTAGAGTGCTATCCAAGCACCAGTTTCTTCTTGAATAGTCACATTAATGAATGGATCGTTAAACCATGCCGCACCAAGACAACCATTATTTAAACACGGTGTTTCAAATCCGTACTTGCCTGTGGTGAGGATTTTATCATTTACTAACATCTGACCAACCGCATTCATGCATTTAATAAATACTGTTCTCTTTTTGGCATTACGCTTTACAGTTACGTTTACTTCGTACTTCTTGTCCTTATCAACGTATGCAGTTACAACATATTTCATTTAATCATCTCCTCTCTATCAAAGGCGACTTTATTACATCAAATCTTCCGCAACGCTAACATGAAATGTATCTTCAAACCAGTGCCAGATCTCTTCTCTGTGAGTACCTGGAACAAATCTTCCCCAGAAATCTTCGATGCATTCCGTTTCAGGATTCATCGGAACATCACCGAAATCTTCCCAGAGTTCTTTTACAAGATTAAGATATACATACGGAGTACTTCTCTCAATTTTCTTTCCGTTATCAGTAACATCAATCCAGAAAGAAATAATCTCGAATTTATACTCATCTCTCCATATCTTTATTACATCCATTGCCTTTTCATAAGACATTGCAGCATCGTATGTGTGCTGAATATCCCACTCTTTACCACGTTTAATAATCGCCATTGGCCAATATTTTTTCATTTTGTCATCTCCTTTTAATAATTAACGATTTCCATACAACTGATTTTTAATTCTAACCTGTGACATGATTCTTTTATTTGGATTATCTTTATCCAACCAGTAATAGAATTTTCTATACCAACCATCTGCATTAAGCATTTCTACTTTTATGGAATTATCCATGAAATTCCGCTGCGGTCGTGTCATATTTGTTTCATAG